GTAAAACCTTCATTTGTAAAGGTATTGGTAGCAAGTGTAATTTCAGTGTTAGGAGCTACATTTGGTTGCGTTGGAGCCGTTCCCGAGGTTGCTCCATTCCCATTATAAGTTACGCTACAATACCATACTGCACTAAATATTGTATTTGAAGTAACAGTATATTTATCTTGTGGTTGATAGATTGGACTAGTTGTTCCAGCAATCGTCCATCCAGCAAATGTAAAACCTTCATTTGTAAAGGTATTGGTAGCAAGTGTAATAGAAGTACCAGGAGCAACATTTGGTTGTGTTGGAGCACTTCCTGTTCCACCATTCGATTCATAAGTTACACTATAATACCATACTGCACTAAATACTGTATTTGAATTAACTGTATAAGTTCTTCCTGGTTGAACAATGTTTGTTCCATCATCCCATCCACTAAATACGTAATTTGTTTTTTCAAGAGTAGTTGATTTAATGATAATGGAAGTACCAGGTATGACATCTGGTTGATGTGGAACAGTTCCCGAGGTTGCTCCATTCGAAACATAAGTTACTGTACATAGATATATATAGATTGAACCTTCAGGAAATTGATCGTATAATATTGCAGATGCTTCACTTAAGTCATTTTTACTATTAGTCTTGTAATATGTTACTGTCATTGGAATATCATTTAAAAAGGTATTCGTTCCAACAGTATTTAAAGTATGTTGATCCTCAAAGTTGAAAATTGTTAAGGTTATGCAACCTTGAAAACAATTATTACCTAAACTTGTTAGTGACGAAGGAATTGTCATTGATGTTAAACCTGTGCAATCTTGAAAACAAAGCTCTCCTAAACTTGTTACCGACGAAGGAATATCGATTGTTGGTAAACTTGTGCAAGCTAAAAAACACTGATAACCTAAACTTTCTAACTGACATCCTGCATCAAATTTTATGCTTGATAAACCTGTGCAACCTTGAAAACAATTATTACCTAAAAATGTTAGTGACGAAGGAATAGTCATTGATGTTAAACCTGTGCAACCATTAAAACAATTAAATTCTATAAATGTTACTGACGAAGGAATAGTGATTGTTGGTAAAGCTGTACAATCTTGAAAACAACCCTCATCTAATTTTGTTACCGACGAAGGAATATTGATTGTTGGTAAACTTGTGCAAGCTAGAAAACAACGAATACCTAAACGTTCTATCTGACATCCTTCATCAAATGTTATGCTTTTTAAATATGTACAATAAGTAAAACAAATATTTCCTAGACTTGTTACTGACGAGGGAATATTGATTCTTGGTAAACTTGAACAATAACCAAAACAAGCAGCTCCTATAAATGTTACTGACGAGGGAATAGTCATTGATGTTAAACCTGTACAACCATAAAAACAATAATCACCTATAAATGTTACTGACGAAGGAATAGTGATTCTTGGTAAAGCTGTACAATAACCAAAACAAGCATTCTCTAAACTTGTTATTGATGAAGGAATAGTGATTGATGTTAGACCTGTGCAACCTTCAAAACAACCTGAGGGTAATAAGGTTACTGACGAGGGAATAGTCATTGATGTTAAACCTGTACAATAACCAAAACAAGTACCTCCTATAAATGTTATTGACGAAGGAATAGTGATTGATGTAAAACCTGTACAATTAGCAAAACAACCACTACCTAAACTTGTTATTGATGAAGGAATAGTGATTGATGTTAGACCTGTGCAATAATTAAAACAAGCCTGTCCTAAACTTGTTACTGATAAGGGAATAGTGATTGTTTTTAGACCTGTGCAACCACTAAAACAGAAAACTGGTAAACTTGTTATTTGACATACTGGTTCAAAAGTGATTGATGTTAAAGTTGAACAATTACTAAAACAACCATCTCCTAAACTTGTTACTGACGAAGGAATAGTGATTGTTGATAAACTTATGCAACTTGCAAAACAGTTACTTCCTAAACTTATTACTGACAAAGGGATATTGAATGATGTTAATCTTGTGCAATCTAAAAAACAACTATCTCCTATAAATGTTACTGATGAAGGAATAGTGATTGCTGGTAAATTTGTGCAACCTTGAAAACAAGCATTACTTAAACGTTCTATTTTACATTCTATATCAAATATTATAGTTGTTAAACCTGCACAATTAGCAAAACAATTATCTCCTATAAATGTTAATGACGAAGGAATATTGATTCTTGGTAAACTTGAACAATTAAAAAAACAATAATCACCAAGTGTTGTTAGTGACGAGGACATATTGATTGTTGATAAAGCTGTACAACCATAAAAACATAATTTTGATAAAATTGTTAGTGATGAGGGAATAGTGATTGATGTTAAACTTATACAATCTATAAAACAAGAATCTCCTAAAGTTGTTATTTGACTTACTGGTTCAAAAGTGATTGATGATAAACTTGTACAATAAGCAAAACAAGTCACTCCTATAAATGTTACTGAGTAAGGAATATTGATTGTTGTTAAACTTTTACAATCTGTAAAACAGTTATTACCTAAACGTTTTATCTGACATTCTGGATCAAGTGTTACAGTTGTTAAAAGTGAACAATAAGCAAAACAAGCATTTCCTATAAATGTTACTGAGTAAGGAATATTGATTGTTAATAAACTTGAACAATTAAAAAAACAAGCACGACCTAGTCTTGTTAGTGACGAGGAAATATTGATTGTTGATAAAGCTGTACAACCATAAAAACCATAATCATCTATATATGTTACTGATGATAGAGTCATTGATGTTAAACCTCTGCAACCAGAAAAACAACTCTCTCCTATAAATGTTATGGAATGGGGAATAGTAATTGATGTTAGACTTGCACAATTCCTAAAACAATCTGTACCTAACCCTGTTATCTGACATACTTCATCAAATGTTACGGTTAGTAAACTTGTGCAACCTGAAAAGTTGAAGTTACGACCTAAACTTTTTACTGATGATGGAATACTCATTGATGTTAAACCTGTGCAACCAGCAAAACATTTAAAACCTATAAATGTTACTGATGAAGGAATAGTGATTGCTGGTAAACTTGTGCAACCTTCAAAACAGTTATCTGATAAAATTGTTACTGATAAAGGGATATCAATTGTTAGTAAAGATGTGCAATTTTGAAAACAGTAAGCTGGTAAATATGTTAATAGTGAAGGAATAGTGAATGATGTTAGACTTGTACAATTTGCAAAACAAGCAGTTCCTAAATTTATTACTTGACTTACTGGTTCAAAAGTAATTGTTGTTAAATTTATACAATCAAGAAAACAATAACCTCCTAAATCTGTTACGATTGTTCCGACTTGAACGCTTAATAAAGTACTTGTCCTACTACCATAAGAGTCGTAGGTTAGTATTTTATCGTTTGAATAGCTCCTAGTAAAATCTGTGTATGTAAAAATGGTTTGTGTTGACCATACTGCAGTAAAGATAGTATTTAAGTTAACGGTATAACTTGTATTCGGTTCAACAATGTTTGTTCCATCATTCCATCCATCAAATATATAACCTGTTTTTACAAGATCACTTGATTGAACAGTAATTGTAGTGTCAGGAGCTACAGGTGATTGTGTTGGTACGGTTCCTGAGGTTTGACCGTTCCCATTATAAGTTACAGTACATAACCATACTGCAGTAAACATGGTATTTGAATTAACCGTATAAGTTGATCCTGGTTGATAGATTGTTCCTCTTCCATTATTCCATCCACTAAATACGTAATTTGTTTTTTCAAGAGTACTTGATTTAATGATAATTTGAGTACCAGGATCTACAGGTGATTGTGTTGGAACGGTTCCCGAGGTTGCTCCATTCGCATCATAAGTTACGGTGAATAACAATAACCATACTGCACTAAAGGTGGTATTGGTATTAACTGTATAACTTGTGTTTGGTTGATAGATTGGACTAGTTGTTCCAGCAATTGTCCATCCAGCAAATGTAAAACCTGTTTTTGTAAAGGTATTGGTAGCAATTGTAATTACTGTGTTAGGAGCTACATCTGGTTGTATTGGAGCACTTCCTGTTCCACCATTCGATTCATAAATTACGCTACAATACCATACTGCACTAAATACGATATTTGAAGTAACTGTATAACTTGTTCCTTGTGGATAGATTGGACTACTTGTTCCAGAAATTGTCCATCCAGCAAATGTAAAACCTTCATTTGTAAAGGTATTGGTAGCAAGTGTAATTTCAGTGTTAGGAGCTACATCTGGTTGTATTGGAGCACTTCCTGTTCCACCATTCGATTCATAAATTACGCTACAATACCATACTGCACTAAATACGATATTTGAAGTAACTGTATAACTTGTTCCTTGTGGATAGATTGGACTAGTTGTTCCAGCAATTGTCCATCCAGCAAATGTAAAACCTGTTTTTGTAAAGGTATTGGTAGCAAGTGTAATAGAAGTACCAGGAGCAACATTTGGTTGTATTGGAGCACTTCCTGTTCCACCATTCGATTCATAAATTACACTACAATACCATACTGCACTAAAGGTAGTATTTGAAATAACTGTATAAGTTGTTCCTGGTTGAACAATCTTTGTTCCATCATTCCATCCACTAAATGTAAAACCTTCATTTGTAAAGGTATTGGTAGCAAGTATAATTTCTGTGTTAGGAGCTACATCTGATTGTATTGGAGCACTTCCTGTTCCACCATTCGATTCATAAATTACGCTACAATACCATACTGCACTAAAGGTAGTATTTGAAATAACTGTATAAGTTGTTCCTGGTTGAACAATCTTTGTTCCATTATTCCATCCAGCAAATGTAAAACCTTCATTTGTAAAGGTATTGGTAGCAAGTATAATTTCAGTGTCAGGAGCTACATCTGGTTGTATTGGAGCACTTCCTGTTCCACCATTCGATTCATAAATTACGCTACAATACCATAGTGCACTAAATACGATATTTGAAGTAACTGTATAACTTGTTCCTTGTGGATAGATTGGAGTAGTTGTTTCAGCAATTGTCCATCCAGCAAATGTAAAACCTTCATTTGTAAAGGTATTGGTAGCAAGTGTAATTGAAGTGTTAGGGGCTACATCTGGTTGTATTGGAGCACTTCCTGTTCCACCATTCGATTCATAAATTACGCTACAATACCATACTGCACTAAATACGATATTTGAAGTAACTGTATAACTTGTTCCTTGTGGATAGATCGGAGTAGTTGTTCCAGAAATTGTCCATCCAGCAAATGTAAAACCTTCATTTGTAAAGGTATTGGTAGCAAGTGTAATAGAAGTACCAGGAGCTACATCTGGTTGTATTGGAGCACTTCCTGTTCCACCATTCGATTCATAAATTACGCTACAATACCATACTGCACTAAAGATGGTATTTGAAGTAACTGTATAACTTGTTCCTTCTGGATAGATTGGAGTAGTTGTTCCAGCAATTGTCCATCCAGCAAATGTAAAACCTGGGTTTGTAAAGGTATTTGTAGCAAGTATAATTTCAGTCTCAGGAACTACATCTGGTTGTGTTGGAGGTGTTCCTGATCCTCCATTCCCATTATAAGTTATGCTACATATCCATAATGCATTGAATGTGGTATTCAAATTAACTGTATAATTATTTCCTGCTTGATAGATTGGACTAGTTGTTCCAGCAATCGTCCATCCTGCAAATTTAAAACCTGTTTTTAAAAGATTACTTTCTTTAACGATAATTGTAGTACCAGGTTCGACATTTGATTGCGTTGGAACGGTTCCTGAGGTTTGACCGTTCCCATTATAAATTACACTACATAACCATAATGCACTAAAGGTGGTATTTGAATTAACCGTATAAGTTGATCCTGGTTGATAGATTGTTGGTGTTACTCCATCATTCCATCCACTGAATGTAAAACCTGTTTTTATAAAGGTATTGGTAGCAAGTGTAATTGTAGTACCAGATTCGACATCTGGTTGGGTTGGGGCGGTTCCTGTCCCTCCATTTGCATTATAAGTTACGGTAAATGAAAAATCTGGATATAAATATAAAGAACCAGATGGAAATTGATTGTATAATAATTCCGATGCTGTACTTAAATCAGTTCGACCTGTGGTTTTGTAATATCTTACTGTCATAGGTAGACAATGTGAAAACGTACTCGTTTCTACTGTTGTTAAATTATGTTGGTTAATAAATGTGAAACTTGTTATACTACTGCAATCATTAAAACACTGAAAACCTAAACTTGATACTGACGAGGGAATAATCATAGATGTTAAACTTCTGCAATTAGAAAAACAACTTTTACCTAAACTTGTTACCTGACTTCCTTCATTAAATGTTACTGTTTTTAAAGTTAAACAAACTAAAAAACACCCATCTTCTAATCTTTGGACCGAAGAAGGAATATTGATCGATAGTAAACTTGTACAATTATAAAAACAATATCCACTAAAACTTTGAATCTGAATTCCTGCATCAAAAGTAATCGATGATAAACCTGTGCAAGAATTAAAACAATTATTAGGTATACTTTGGACGAACGAAGGAATGTTAATTGTTGTTAAACTTGTACAATTTTTAAAACAAGCTCCAGCTAAAGTTGTTAGCTGACTTCCTTTATCAAAGGTTACCGTTGTTAAACTTGTACAATTATAAAAACACTCCACATCTACCAATGTTACTGACGATGAAATAAAGATTGTTTTTAAATTTGTGCAACCAGAAAAACAAAATCGATCTAAACTTGTTACGATTGTTCCAACTTGAACGTCTGTTAAAGTAGTTACGTTATTATCATAAGACCTTTTGGATAGTGATGTATCACTATTCGTTGTAGTACTTCCATCCTGGTAAGTGAAGACTGTCGACGTTCCACTCATTTATAATATTATCAATGAAAATTATTATTTACAAAATTAAAATTGTAATTTACAATATTAAAATTATTATTTTACGGTTTTATTCAATTAACGCACTTATGAATTGAATAAAAATTATTATTACACCGTCCGGAAAGAAAAATGAGACAAACTCATTTTCCTTTTCGGATATATTTATTTTGAATATCTTTTTAAACATGATATCCTATTTAATTGCTTACATTCATACTCATTTTCATTTTTTTATATTCATTTTTTTTTATATTCATTTTTTTTATATTTACTATTGTTTACTAAAGACCAATCCTTTTCATCTGATTTATATTTTTTTTTATCTTCCCCATCTCTTGGAACTCTTCTAGATCTTGGTGGGGGTGGACCTTCTGGCTCTGGAAATTCACTTTCCTTCTCGCCAGTTGACTTATAATTGGTTCTTGCCAACTTCATTTCATAAATTGTCTCACACATTAATTTACCACCTTTAATTCCAGTTACATTTACAGCTTGAAATTCATGTTGACCACCCTGAGTTGTTGAAATAACAAATTCCACATACTCTCCTTGAACTAAATATTTATATTGTTGTTCATTGACACCAATACTTGTATGATGTACAAAAATCTCTTTACCGATTTCATTCCCATCAATTAATGAAATAAAACCATAACCAGCCTTATTATTAAACCATTTTACACACCCAACCATTTTTTCCGTAGAGGAGGCACTTGTTACTGCATCGTTTGTTGACATAGTATTATATTGTAACATGGAATTGTCTTTATATTGTTTTAAAGAAGATATAACATATTCATCATCATAAATTTTATCTAAATCTATGTATATTTTTGTAATATCGTTTTTAATATATTTTCCAATATAATAACTAAAGCTAGAACCATTTAAATGGTCGATGTTAAAATTTCCAATAAAAATATGATTACAATAATTAGATACTAATAGATCAACAATTGCATTTTTCTCTCTATCTTCAAAATATTTATCATTAAAAATACATTGATAATTATTTTCAATTAAAAAATCAATCACTTTATTTTTCAAAGAAGATGATACGATGATATTTTGATCCGTTTTTGAAAGGTATTTTTTAATTAAATCAATGTATTTATTTTCAATATATTGTTTAAAACATTCCTCATCCATATTATTCATTTTAGACCAATAATTTATCGCATCCTCTTCTAATCTTAAATGTATAACATTTATTTTATTATCTATATTTATTTTTTTTAAAATATCTTCAGATTTATTCGTAAAATCAGAATTATAAGAAATGTTCGTTAATATATTTTCAAACATAACTTTATCAAAACTATCGATCCAAGCAAAATTGTGTATGTAATCTGAATTTAAAACGTCGATCAAAATATCATCAGTTAAATTTTCTTCGTAAACTTCTTCTATTAAATATTCGTTTATTTTATAATTAAAAAATAATTTTTTTTTTATTCCAACACAAGGATCTCCTTTAATATCATTCAAAACAATATTTTTATTGATACATAAAACATTATCTTTGCAAAAATTTTCTATAACATATTTAGTTAAATCTATATTACTTGTTTCAGTTCCATAAGTAATACCTATTTGTAAATTTATATCATATTTATCTACAATAATAATATCATAATTTCTTTTTAAAAATTTATTTATTTCGAAAATATCAAATATTTGTGAAATTGGAGTATATTTTTCTTTTAAAAAATCATTCAAAAAATAATCGATAAATACCACTTTATGATTATTTATATGAGCAATTATGATACTTGTGATCATTGAAAATATTTGATTTGTAAAACCTGCGCCTTTTGAATAGATCTTTGAATAATACATTTTTATATTTTCTATTATTTAAAGGTAAAAAATATCTTTATACCATTTACAAGGTTTTAATAAATTACAAAATGATAGCATTCGAAAACCTCTTCTTATAATCTTCATACAAAGGTCTCTCATAAAAAGACAATTCTTGACATGATTTTAAAAAATCGCATAAAACACCCATATTCTCTCGACATATCATTATTTTCATCTCTTTCATTTCTTCTTTGCTTATACCACATGCATCAATCCAAGGTAAACTTCCGAAATAAAAATATAAAAGCATATATCCGACACTTTCTAAATCGTCTCTTCGACTTAAATCTTTTAAATCGTGAGAATTTACACTAGAGAAATTAGGTGTCCCAACAAATGATTTTGTTTTCTTCATTTCAATATGTTCGTTGGTATCAACGTGTATATATGTTTTACAAAGACCAAAATCAATGATATATATTTGATCGAATTCTTTTACAGGATCAAGTAAAAAATTATCTGGTTTAATATCGCGATGGATCATTCCCCTTTCATGAACTCCTTGTAAAATATCAATCATCTGAATTCCTAGTTTCAAAACACAATGGAGAGAAAGTTTACCTCTTTGTTTCACCATATCAGCCAAAGAAGGTCCAAGCAAATCAATCACCATATAATTATTGTTTACATCGGTACCAAACCAACGAATTTTCGGAATTCCCAAACAACCATTTAAATATTGATAAACACGTGTTTCGTTTTTCAAGGATTTCATGTCGCCATTGTTCGGCTCAGATTTAATCGCTACTTTCTCTCTTGTACGTATATTTGTCCCTTGAAAAATAGATCCAAAAGATCCATTTCCTAATCGTTTTTCAATTCGATATTTGTGTCCCACGATTTCTTCATATTTATTCATATTGTAAATAATAATACTACGATGAATTGTTTATATATCTTTTATTAAAGAATGATACAAAGAATGATCGTTGATATAAAGAATTGAAATCAATTTCTCTATTTTACAAATTTTAAAAAGAGAGAAAACATTATGAAAATCGAAAATATATATTTTGAAACGTTAGATACAACCATTTCTTTTTATATTGGTAAAAATGCAAAAGATAATTTTCATATTATCGATCTATGCGATCCAGATGATTTATGGTTTCATGTTCATGGACAATCGTCCTGTCATGTAATTGCCTTAATCGCTTCAATCAAAGATTTGGAAAAAAATGAGATCCAAGAAATTATCAAACGTGGATCGTTATTATGTAAAGAAAATACTTTCAAAGTTGCTTCTTTACATAATATAAAAATTGAATATACCTTTCTAAATAATATTCAAAAAACAAAAACCATTGGATGTGTCTTATTTCGTGATCCTGGAAAGGTTAAAAAAATCGTTTGTTAAAAAAAAGGTAAACAAGCCCAGAAAGGTTTTTTACGAGGAGCTACCTCGACCTCGACCTCCACCTCCGACGCAATAGGTTTACTATCTTCTTTTTTTTCCTCTTCTTGTAATATTTCCTTATAATTTGCTTCTAATTGTGCATTTAATTCATCATCGAAATTATATTCTTTTGTTTCTTCAACGGTTTTTTCTTCTTCTTTTACATTTTCTTTTAAATCATTATTTTCTTTAACATTTTTTTCTAAATCATATTCTAATTCCAATTCTTTTTCTTCTAAATGAATTTTATCGGATTGATCCATTTTATATAATATTGTGAAAATAATTTTATCAATTAAAATAATTTTATCAATCGAAAATAATCATTTTATAAATAAAGCGATTGATTTGTAACTACATATTTCAATGTCAAATTAGGAATTTCCTTTAACTTCTTCAAGAATTCCACATCTCCAATCAGTTCCGCAATTTTCTCCATTTCTGCAGAAATATTATTAATTTTCAGTAAAGCCTTTACAAATTCACCTAAAAAAATCCCCTTTTCTTCTCCTATTTTTTGTAATAAAAATTTACAATCTTCCACATTTTCACAATCAGTCCATTTTTCTACATATCCTAATAAATCATAATGACAACTGTAATCAACCCCAGTATCCATTTTTTTCTGTGTTTCTATATCTTGATAAACATCATACATCACTCGAATTTTATCAAGAATATATGTAACTTCACAATCAGGGTGATCATGATTGAGCGATCGTAAATCTTCCGAAACAGTAATATTCGTAAAACAACTAAACACCGACACCATTTGTTTTGAAGTAAGTCTTAATAATGATGATCCATGAATGAAATCCGCAAATACGAAAGGATGAACTTCGCGTAAATTCGTTGCAATTTTACCTTTCAAAGTCAATTCACTATCTTCACAATTCTTTGTAAGAAATCCTTCTTTTTCCAACAAATCCAAAATGATCATTATGTTTTCTTTGGACTCATTTTCAATCTCTTTTATTTGATACAGAATATTTTCAAATTCCATTTTTTTTTCATTATATTTTATTACAATGGGTTGATCATGAAGAATATGTTTATATTGATCTTTTATTTCATCCATACGTTTATCGATTTCTTTGCGTTTTTTATTTACGGATTGTATTCGATTTTTATTTAATTCGATCCACTCATTTACTGTATCCGATGGTGTTTGGATATGAAGTAAACATTCGTTGTATTTTTCCAGTTCACTTTCCAAAAGATCCTTTTTCAAAATGAGTTCCTTTAATTCATTATTTATTTTATCGGTAATCATACTTTTATTTATATATTTTAAAAAATCAGTGGTTCCAGTATCCAATAAATTCAAAATTAATGAATAAGATATTTTGAATTTCGACACCAGTGTTTGTGGTTTTCCTTTCATCATCGTTTTGTAACTCACTAAATCAATCGGACGAAAAATATTATTTAAATGTATCACATGTCCAATCGTATCCATTCCACGACGACCTGCACGTCCAGCCATTTGCGTGTATTCATGAGAATGAAGAACGCGTTCCGTTTTTCCGTCGAATTTGGTAATATCGGTAAAAATAACCGTTTTGGTAGGCATGTTAATACCTACTGCAAAAGTTTCCGTGCAAAAAACAACCTTGATATATCCTTTCGAATAAAGGATTTCTACCATTTCCCTTAAAATAGGCATGACCCCTGCATGGTGAATAGCGATCCCTTTTTCTAATAAAGAAACCATCGATAAATACTCTGGTAAATGTAAATATTCTTCATAATTAGGTAATTTTCGAATGATTTGTTCACATTCTCTTCTTATGATATAAGGAACTTTGGAGTCGAATTCAAGTAAATTCGTAGTGATTTCTTTGGCATAACTCTCTAATAATTTCCTGGATAAAACGAAACATAATGCCGGGAGCATCTCTTTTTCAACCAAGTATTTAAGTACTTGATTAAGGACAAATCCACGTTTCATACGTATTTCTTTTTTATCAAAAAGATCAAGTGTCTTTTTTATTTTCATATAATTCACCTCATTAAACGCCCCTTTTTCATCTTGTAAAACAAAAAGTTGGTTAGTCATCCTTTTAATTTCTTCTTGAACCGTTTTATCTTTAATCACCTTAAAAATAGAATTCGTGGTAGTAATAAATTGATAATGAATTAATGGGACAACTCTCTCATAAGTAGTTGTTAAATACACTTGTTTTCCTAGAGTTCCTGAAGTTCCTGGGTTTCCTGGAACATCAATATGTCTATTTTCACACCAAAGAGCAAATTTTTCAGGTTGATCTAAGGTAGCTGAAAGCATCACCATTTGTATTTGTGCAGGAAGCATCATCATCGTTTCTTCCCAAACCTTTCCACGTTCCGGATCATTAATATAATGAACTTCATCAAAAATCACGCAAGCTAATTCTTTATCAATATCCATATCAAACATCAAAAGATTGGAAGACGTATTACAATCGGTTGTTTTTCTACGATAAAGTGTATTTTGAAGTATTTCGGTGGTCATAATTAAAACGTCGGCTTCCGGATTAAATTTAATATCTCCGGTTAAAATCCCGAAAGAAATATGTGGATATTTTTGTGTAAATTCATAGAATTTTTGGTTCGAGAGAGCTTTAATTGGTGCAGTATAAATGACCTTTTTTCCTTTTCCTACAAAATATTCAATTGCAAATTCACCAGGAAGTGTTTTACCTGAACCAGTATGTGCAGTGACTAAAATATGATGCCCTTCTACAATCGATTCGATCGCATATTTTTGAAAACTGCTTAAAGGAAAAGGATAATTATCAAAATAATCACGATATTTTTCTTCATCTTGATTTGAATAATTTGTTGAACATATTTTTACCATTTTACAAAGTAGTATATTATTTGTATAAACTAATATATCATGGTTTAAAATGTTTATATTATTTTTATTTATTCTATTTTTCATGTTTCCTGTTTTTGGTCATTGAAATTTCAACAACATAGTTTTAATCTGATTTTTTTCTTAATATTTTCTTCGTGATTAAAAATATAAATCTGAAAAGGATATTTTACACCTTCTTCGAATTCTTGATTGGTTTTTATTTTCGATATTATTTTTAACTCGATGATATAAACTTCATAGGAATAGTATCCAAATTCTTTTTCTTTTTTCTGAAAAACATATCCTTCATACTTTTTTTCCAATATTTCAGGATGATTGGTACATAATTCCAAAAGGTTACTTTGATTTTGTATTTTACGTATTTTTTTCATTGTTTCGTTGATTTCTTCCAATTGATCCAATCTTTTTTTATAAAAGACTTTCGATTCGTTTGATAAAGAAATTATTTTTAGATTTTCTTGTAATTTGATCATATTCAATAAATCAACCAAACGTCGAATAGGGCTCGTTATATGCAAATAACTTTCTAACCCTAATGCAGAGTGATGTAAGGTTGACAAAGAACTGACTTGTTCTTTATTCACATAACTACCTACTTGGTTTATTAAAAATGGAAAAAAGGTATTGTCATCATGCATCCTTTTTCTCTCCATTTCTTTTCCAAAAGAAGTACAACGAAAAATTCCATTATTAAAACGAGATAATTCTTTCGAACATGTATGGTTCATCCATATCATAAGATAGGCAACTACATCATGACTGTCATTTATACAAGGAAGATAAGAATATTCATTCTTTGAGAGACTTTTGGTTACATCAAGTAAAAGTTGGTAATTCAGATTTTTCAATAAACTTTTTTCTTCATAAACATAATTTTTATCTACTTGAACCAACGTATTTTTAAATTCTATTTTTTGTATGGTAAGGGTTTTATCTAGTATGTCATCTTCTGTAGAAACTTCTATAAAAACATCCATCGTAAAAGCAACCCGATTTGTTTTTTCCTGTAAACTACAAAGATGATCTCCTAATATATTTGGTAACATTGATCTTTTTCGATCTGGAAGATAAATGGTAGAAATACGATCTGAAAATGAATTCCATAATTCAAGTGTATCTAATACAATCGCAACATTTGAAATGTAAATACTTAGTAAAAAATACATTTTGTTTTTATCTTTGGAAAGGATTTTAATACTGAATGCATCATCAAAATCCATACTTCCTTCTGGATCAATTGTAAAAATCGTATAATTTTCTTTCTTTCGCTCTTCAATCGTTCCTTGTTCAAAGTTTCCTTTATATTTTTCTTTGATACAATCAAATAAATCCCCGTTTTGTTCTGTTATTTTTTGAATGGATTGAACCGTCTTTTTTTCAAAAGAATGAATGGATAAATGTAAATTTTTACAATACAATTGATATTCATAAAAATTAGGTAATTCATCCACGTTTCCAATCACTTGTAAAAGACTACCATAAGGATGTTTTTCTTCCCAACGATCGTATTTAAAGGTAACATATAAATTATTGAATAATTTTGAAAACCCCATATTTTTAATTTCATAAGGAATTAAAAAAGAAGGAAGAAATGTATCGTTTGGAATACATTTATAAAGTAATTTATCGGGTTTATTGGTAGTTTGATTTTTACGTCTTCCGTACGTTTTATTTCCTTTTAAAATTAATACTCCTGATAAAAAAGATTTCTCTCTAACTTTTGATTGAAGAACGATCATTTCATTTGTTGGTTCGTTATTTTCTATTTTATTCCATCGAATAATATCTTCATGGAAAAGTTTGCATCCATTTGGGATTATTTTTTCTTTCTCTTCTTTTTCTCTCTTTTTTTCATCTTTTTCAAAATAAGGAACCATTTCACAATTTGTATAATTTCGGTCTTTTACTAAAAATTTATACATTCATAAAAATAATGATTACTTGATTAGATAATATAATAATAAATCTTTAATTTATTATTGTACTATTATTGTATTATTGAAATTCATCTTTACAAAATAAATGTCTCTCTACATCAAATGAAGTAAAAGAGTATTATAAATCGGTGTCCATTTCATTCTCATCTGGAATATCTACCTCTACCTCCCTCGTTATTTTTGAAGGATAACAATATGAATTATTATCCGACTTGTGATAAAAGACTTCAAATTTCGTATTTTTATCGATCTCTTTCCAAAAATAAAATTTACACTCAATTAGTCCATACATATATTCATCATTTATTTTTTTGAGCCATTCAAAGAATTTTTGTATTTCAAGAGAAACATCCTTGGCAGAATTATTCGTTTCTGAATATTCACTTATCCAATCATATTTTAATTCTGGATCATATTGTAATGAACCTGGATTATTCAACATCCAAGAAACTCCCTCTTTAATATTCGGTATTTCATTATATTTATTTACTGCTTTTTCAGATAAAGAGAGAATATAAATACCTTCAATTGTAATAACCATATGAAATTGAAATTGAATATCTTCATTAAAACCTAATATAAAAACAGCTGCAAAATCTGAACCTGAAGGAAATCCTACTAATCTTTTATATTTCACATATGCCAAAATAGGATGAGTATGATATGTACGTTGCTCATGAATTATCTGAACCGACTCTTCATCACCTTTGTTAAAATGAATACCCTTATCATTCTGGATCGTTTCTAAAGATAACTTGTAATATATATCATCCCCGATTTGTGATGCGTTATAAATAAATAATGATCCACTATATTCATTATTCAAAACATTATTATTCAAAATATTATCAAGTTTTTCAGAGGTATTCAAATAAGGCATTAAGCGAAGATTTAAAATAGCGCTTCTATCTAACATAAATTTAAATTTACATGTTTTTGTTTGAAGTAAGGTTTGTTTATAAATATCAATTATTTCTAATAATGTTTTATAAGTGGTATCTTCATTGGTTACGTAATCATACATTTCTTTCGATAATTCCATAATTTTAAAAGACAATGGTTGTCCATTCAAATCTTTCGAACTTACGATTGGATTTTTAAACCCAAAACTAGTATATAAATGTATTAATTTTTTAAAATTCGGGTTATCTAATCGAATTCCCAACCATAAATTTATTGTTGTATTTGGATCTGTCATGGAGCTATAGATTGAATTAATCGCATGTAATATAATATTGAATAGTACGGTTCCATAACCTTGACCTTGTTTAATATACAAACATATACTATATATTCCTATTTTTACAATGTTCGTATCAAGATATTGACGAATAATACCACTACCTAAAATTTCATTCAAAAAAGAAGGATTGTTAAATAAATTAATATTCTTTTTTAAATTTTCTGAAAAACTAACCATATTTCTGTATTTCATAACCAAAATAAGATATTCATTATCATTATTTAAAATAGGTGTGTTACTGGTTTCTGTAAGATTATTACAATTGACAGAACTATTTATTTCCAAACAACTACAATTATTTATTTTATTTAAAATAAAAATATTTGCAGAAGGTTGACTAAAAATATATTTTTTATAATCTTGATAATTAAAAATTAAATAGGTATACGCATAATTGATTTTTGGATGTTGTACAGTTGTGGAATGTTGTACAGTTGTGGAAGGTTGTCCGCCTATTTTTTTTGAGGTCGTTTTGATTTTATTTACCATTTTCTTTGTAATTTTATGTTTATTTCTTTTTGTTTTTGTTTCTTGCTTCTTTTTATTTTTAAGGATATTTCTTTTTGTAAATTTCATTTTGATTATTTAATATATATTACGATAATAAATTAAAATATATATTTGATGCATTATTTGACAGTTGTCCATGATTTTATTCATTTATACCTTGGGTAAGTTTGTTAATCTCAATAAATGACCCATTTTTTTTAACAATGCTAGTTACTTCTTTCGCATTTAAAACTGTTTTATTCTTTAATGAATAGGCAATTTCAATCATAATATCTTTATAATTATTTAAAATATATTTTGCTTCGTCATAAGCTTCTACCACTAAAGATAATGTTTCATTATCCATCATAAATCTCGTATCATCCGAATATTTCGACCCCATCGAAAAACTGCGACCTAAAAAAGGATTAGACTCATCATTCATATTTTCATTGAAAAAAACTTCCAACTTTTTTCCCATCCCATAATTTCCAATCATTTGTTGGGCTAATTTATTGGCTTGTCTCAAATCTTCAAACGATCCAACGGATACGAAATCTTCCCCATAGTAAATATTTTCAGCTGCCTTTCCACCCATCATGATGATTAAACGTTTCTTCAAAATATCCTTCGTATATAACCCTCCTTCTTTTATTTCTGGTTTTTCAGAAAATAAAGTATATCCCCCTGCTCCATTATAAGTGGCTTTAATAGATATTTTTTGTAATTCAAAATAATTTTTAAACATAAGGGTCAAAAATGCATGACCCGACTCATGGATCGCTACCCTTGTTTTTGTAGCATCCGAAACATCCATGTTATTTTTTACAAGACCCACAATTAATTTTTCAAAGGCATTAAATAAATCTTCTTCCAAAATACTTGTTGCTCCTTTTTTCGCAGACATAATTGCTGCTTCATTAATTAAATTTTTCAATTGTGCGCCAGAAAAACCACTTGTAATTTCCGCCAAAGCATTCATATCCAACGTTTTTTCAACTGGACGACTTTGTAAATAAAAATCCAATATTTTCTCTCTTGAATATTTATCTGGTAAAGGAACACGAATAATTCGATCAAAACGTCCAGGACGTAATAATGCCTGATCTAATACATCTTTTCGGTTCGTTGCAGCTAGTACCAGGATATTTTCATTATCATTAAACCCGTCCATTTCATATAGAATTTGATTTAACGTTTGTTCCCGTTCATCGTTCGCCATATTAATACCTGTTCCTCGTTGTCTTCCTACCGCATCAATTTCATCAATAAAAATAACACATGGTCGATTATCTCTCGCATTTGAAAACAAATCTCTTACACGTGATGCTCCAACACCAACAAACATTTCAACAAATTCTGAACCAGAAATAGAAATAAAAGAAGCATTTGTTTCCGTAGCGATCCCTTTTGCCAATAATGTTTTACCTGTACCCGGAGGTCCTTCCAATAAAATACCTTTAGGCATTTCAGCTCCCAATAATTTAAATTTTTCTTTGTTCTCCAAATAAGAAATTACTTCTCTACATTCTTCCAACACTTCAGGACTTCCTGCCCAACTAGATAAAGATACATTTGGTTGGATCATATTTTCATTTTTATTTACATTCATACTATTTCGAGAGAAAAATCCGCCTCCACCTCCTCCTCCTCTTTGGTTCATATTCATCGGAGATGGAGGACCGTTTGATCCTGTAAAAAAGATACTTAAAAACGAAACCAAAAAAAAGAAAGGGATCGCATAATTTAATAATTGAAAACAAGCAAAAAATACATTTTGAATATCAAATAAAATTCCTCCTCGAAAATCTATAAAGGTTGTATCAATATTCTGTTCAACCGCCTTTTCAACCAATTTTGGAATAATAATAGGATCTACATTGATTAAATGATAATCAAAATAAATATTTGCTTCAGGTAAATTGTTAATAGATACAATTTCTTTATAATCTCGATTAATGAATATTTTCGATACTTTATGATCAGTTAATTCTTGAAACAATTGATTAATCGTTTCTTTTGGAAAAAAACTTTTATATTTTTGAATGTTGGAAATATCTGTAATCAGACTTTTGCAAAAGGTAAAAAAAGATAATATAATAAAAACACGCATATTAAATATTAAAGATATAATGTTTATATCTTTTACGAAAGAAATTAATATTTTTTAAACACTCGGATTATATGACTTTTATTTCACTCTTTTTTATAAGTATTCTTTTTTTCCCAAAAAATAGTCATGCATTTTTCGATTTTTTCAATCACTGGCAATGTATCGGTATTCTAAATAAAATTGACTATTCAAAACCTTATAAAATTAATGTAGGTGATTTACCACTTGTTATTTGGAGAGACGATAAAAAAAAGGAATTCATTAGTACGATCAATATATGTAAACATATGGGATCAACTTTAGACCAAGGAATAATTACAGAGAATGGTTGCCTAAAGTGTCCTTATCATGGATTAGAAATGACTACAAATGATAGATTTGGACAAGTAATGGAACATGAGGGCAAATTATTTTGGTCTCATGATCCTCTCCTTAAAAAACCATTCAGTATTCCTTTTTTTCATAATCAAAATTACGAGAAATCCTTTTTAGAAATTGATATGCCTGGATCTTTCACCGATAGTGCTTACAATACGATGGATTTACGACATCCAGAATTTGTCCATGGATCTATTCTAGGTTTTGGTAATAGTGAACCACCTAAAAATATCAAGCATTTTGTATTCAAAGATCGTATCGGATTATCTTTTGACTATATTTCCAATCCATCCATGTCTGTTCTGAATAACAATGTTAAAGAAACAAGTAATTTTCATATGTATATTTATCCTAGTTTTTCTTGGTCCAAAGTGAGTTTTAATAAAAATCATTTAATTATAGGTGTCAATCTATTACCATTAGAAAATAAAAAAACAAGATGGTATATCACAATATCACATAATTACTACCAATCTTCTTTTGGGAAAAAAATCATGGAAACGTTATCATCGATCATTTTAAGACAAGATTTTGAACAAATGACAAAACAAGCGGATGAAAATAGTTTGAAAAAAATAATATTATTTGAACATCTTTTTAAAGACGAAGAAGTCATTGTTCAATTAAAGGAAATGTTAAAAAATTATGAATATCCGTCCATCGATAAATGTGTTGATTTGTATAAAAAAAATAAAAAAACAAATAATTAATTTTTGTATTTTTTACAAGATTTTGTATTTTTTACAAGATTTTGTATTTTTTGTATTTTTATAAGATTTGTAATGGTTTATAATAACATTTATAAACGATTTCTTTTTTTTGTTTTGCTTAAATGGGTTGTAAAACGGACGCTTTTTTTGACACGTTTTAATTTCGCATTGGTAAAATTGGAATTGTTTGGTAAAACGGATGACGTCTTCGATTTCTGTCTTTTTTTGTCTTTTGGGAAATCTGTATCGTAATCATTCTTATTTTCTTCATGATTACTATTTATTTGATCATCCTCTTTTTCTTCGTCGATTTGAAAGAAAGAACTTAAATATTGAAACATTTTTATTGTAATATTCAAATAATTTAATTTTCCTTTTTCATCGTAAAACAACTTCATTTTCTAAAGTTGGAGGAGGAGGTGACAAATCCTCAATTTTAGTAGTATCTTCTTCTTTTCTTTCATTTGTTTCTTCTTTTTTTAGGTCTGGTATTTGTGTTTGTGTCTGGTTCAATTCATTCATCGGAATTTTTTTACTAGTTTCTCTCTTAATATTATGTATTTGAAGAATATGCATACCTAGATAAGGACTAATCGCTAAATTATTCATATATGTACGATATTTAAAACAAGTGATACTTGTATCTTTACTAAAGCATATAGAATACCACCAATAAGCAGGTATGTATAATGTTTTTCCAGGGGTCAAAGTAAATTCTAAACTCTTTATTTTATCAAAATCTACTTTATATTGCGATTGAATATTCCATACATTAAAAGGGGAAGACCATTCAAAATTTTCATAATCATATTTTGGGTACAAATATTTCGTACTCTTGGGAGGTATTAATTTAATTTTTGCACTTCCTTGTGTCATTAAAAAATAATTACGATAATTAATTTCATACTTTAAAGGTGTCGATGTATTGAGTGAACCCATCAAAATATCATAAAAATAATTGGAAACCATGTATGGACGTATAAAAGAATCGTTATATTGAATATTTTTTATAATTCCTGTTTCTTGTATGAATTCCATATTATTTTCTGTAAAATAAGATGATTGTTGATCTTCTTCTAATAATTTTATGGTTGTATGTAAAGGCAAAGGAACATATAATTCTTCTTCAGATTGAATTCTACGAATTTTCATATCGAAAGAAGAAAAATTGTTTTGAAGATATGTTTTATTCGTGGTTTCGATTATTTTTTGACAATCAAATTCAAATAAAACAGGTTGTCTGAAATCACATATTTCTTCCAATTTTTCTTTGGAAGCATTATCTAATTCATACATCTCTAAATCATCACTTTGTTTTAAATGAAATTGAATATGTAAATAAAAAAATAAAACAATACAAAAAATAAATAAAGCAATTATTAATTTCATTTTAATATTAGGTATTTGTCTTTGAACTTAAATAAAAAACGTATTTTTTTTATTTAATGAAAACGCGTTACCTAAAAATCGAAAACCAAAACCAATTCAAAATAATCTTACAAAAAATGAACTACCTACTTCTAACAACTTTTTGTATTGTGTATTTATTCTTCTGTTTCGGTTTCTGATACTGTTTCTACTTCTATTTCCAGAATTTCATTTTTTTCTTCATTTATGTCATCACTTATTTCTAATGGGGTTTCAACAAAGGAGGTTTGTAATTGATTTTGTAAATAATCATGTTTTTCTACTAGTCCATTTACGTTAATTTCAATACTCTTCATATTTTCTTCGAATTTATTAAAAATAACACTTGTTTCAATCGAATTTTTTTCATTTTTCATGGTCAAGGTTAATAACATATCTTTCATATTTTGAATAGTACTTTCATAACTATCTATTTTTTGTGTTAAACCAAGTATCGTTTTTTCATTTTCTTTTAATGTATTTTGTAGATCTAAAACAGCGGTAGAACCATTATTCTCATTTTGATTGTCACTTGTGGAAATTCCTAAACTTTCCAACCCTTCTTCTTGTAATTGTTGAATGAATTGTTCAACTCTTCCTAAACGTATTGTCACTAAAGCAAAGGCATCTGAAATCGATACTTGACCAACCGGTCCATTTACACCAGCCGTTTTCACAGGAATGGTTGGTTGTTGAAAATATCTGGGTTGTGCAGAAGAATTATTTGGTGGAGGAGGAGGCAGACCTTGTCCAGAAGGTACAAAACGTACATTCTTTGGATTTGTTTGTGGAGGTTGACTTTGAACTGGTGTTTTAGGATTAAAACCTACGGGTGCTTGTTGCTGTTGTGTATTTGGACGTTGTTGTACAATATTACCAGCTCTTCGATTGATTGCTGCAGCATTCGAACGAGAATTACTCATTGTATAATATGTATTTAATTGACTTTGTTTTTAAATATATTTTACGCAATTTTATTTCATCCTAAATATAGAAAATTGAATAGTAAATCAAATTTTTATAAATAAAATATAAAATAATAGAATTATATAAGAAATAATCGATTATATAATAATATACCAGAAATGAAATTAACCCCTTTTATAACATTAATAAATTACTCTCTCAATTATGTGATTAACACAACTCATAAATTAAATATTGATGAATCGCATGGATTAAAACATAGTTTAGAAGTACTTCATTATGCAGAGGAGATTTATAATAGTGAAGTAATAAAGTATCCATTTTTAGAAAAACAAAAAGAAATTATTTACACTTCTGCGATCCTACATGATATGTGCGATAAAAAATATATGGATCAAGAAAAAGGGATTGAAATGATTAAAGATCATATGAAAATTCATATGAATAAGGAACAATTAGAAGTAATGGAGAAAATTATTTCTACGATGTCCTATTCTACTGTAAAAAAAAATGGATTTCCAGAACTAGGAGAATATCAATTAGCGTATCATATTGTTCGAGAAGCTGATTTATTGAGCGCCTACGATATTGACCGTTGTCTTATTTATTCACTCAATTTTGAAAAATTGGATTATTTCAATGCTTTAAAACGGGTGATTAAAATAACACATAATCGAATTTTAACATATCGAAGTGATAAACTTTTTGTCACGAATTATTCAAAAAACAAATCATTCAAATTACATGCAGAAACTATGAAAAAAGTAAATAAACTAGAAAAAATGTTGAATTGAAAATGATTTATCCTATCAAAGATTTAGAAACAAAACACATATTTCACATATAATTGTTTGATGCCATTTTATTTATTTTAATTTCTTTTTATAAATCATATGGAAAGTTTAGACGATGGTTCAAAATCAAAAAGTTTTATTAAACATGTTTTAAATTTTGATGATGACTCAAAAAGTGAAATGTTAAATATTATTCAATACGCACTTATAGCAATTATTCCTATTATTATTTTAAACAAATCGATGCAAAAATTTGTCCCTGAAGCTGAAGAACAAAAAAGTAGTTTAGAATTAACGGCTGAAATTATTATTCAAGTCATTGTTATTTTTATTGGACTTTTTTTCATTCACCGTATTATTACTTATATCCCTACTTATAGTGGACTAAATTATCCAGATTTTAGTGTTAATTATATTGTTTTATCTGTTTTAATGATCACCATGAGTTTACAAACTAAATTAGGAGAGAAAGTCAGTATTTTAGTAGAACGATTAAATGATTTATGGGAAGGCACAAGTGGAGACAAAAAAAATAAAAAAGGAAAATCCGGAAATGTTCGCGTTTCGCAACCAATCTCTGGACAAATGTCCTCTTCTTCTTATTCGGTAAATCAAACCGCTAACAATTCTATTCTTCCTACCTATAATGACGGTACTTCTCTATCACAATTACCCAGTAATTATACACAAGGACAATCACAAATGGCACCAGAACAGTCACCAAATTTTGATAATATGCATCAAAGAGACCCAACACCTTTAATTGGTGCAGCTACTCCTGGAATGAATGAAAGTTTTGAGCCGATGGCAGCAAATAGTGTACTTGGTGGAGGCGGGTTCGGATCTTGGTAATAAATGTTTTGTAATAAATGTTTGTAATAAAATATGTTAAAAACATAATTATAATATAAATAATTATATTATTATTAAATAATGATTATTATTGTTGCACGTTATAATGAAAATATAAAATGGACAAAACAATTCCAAAATGTATTAATATATAATAAAGGAGAGAAATTAGAGGACGGATACAATGAAATATTATTAGAAAATGTAGGAAGAGAAGGTCATACTTATTATAAATATATATCTGATAATTATGATAATTTAGAAGATTACATTATTTTTTTACAAGGAGAACCTTTTTATCATTCACCGAATATAATGAAAAATTTACTTAATTTTGTTTCTTTATATTGTTATAAAAACAAAGAATTAAATATTGATTTTGAATTTTTAAGTGAAAAAATAATTTACTCTTCTTTAGAATTAGAAATTTTGTATAACACACAATGTAAGAATCTTTATAAAACGATTGAAAAAATATTTGGAGTAAATTATCATATGAATGAATGTATATTTGGTGCAGGAGCACAATTTATAGTTTCAAGAAATCAAATATTAAAAAAACCCAAAGAATTCTATGAAAATATTGTAAAAATTTTGGATTATACTATTGATCCAGATCAAGGATATGATATTGAAAGGCTTCATAAATATATTTTTTCTTGAAAATATTATATAAAATAAATAATGATTTAATAAATATTAAATAAATATATTAAATCATTATTCCATAAATATGGATATCAATCAATTATTGAATGCACTAGATAATGAAAAAAACGAAAAAATAATGAATTACACCACCCAAAAAATAGAACAAATGAATGATGATATTTTAAAAGAATTACATTTATCGAAAAAAATAAACATTGAATATTTAGATAAATTACGTGAATATGTTTATGTAGATGAACTCAAAGATTTACGCGAAGGAACCTATCTTCGATGGATCTGCTTAAAAGATCCAGACAATCTACATTTATCCAGAGGTGCCATTTTCTGTGAAACAAAAATCACCGATCAAGGGGTTTATTTGGTTTGTAAAAATCATTATCATAAACATTTTCAATTTAAAATGGACGAATGTCTTATCTTTCGTAAATTGTTAAATCAAGAAAGTATTTTAATTCAAGCATTAGACATGTTAGAAAAATAATTATTTTCTTAGGAATGAGTTGAGTGTCGGTTTACAAATCACGTTTTCTCGTCCTATTCGTTTGTTTTTTCCCTTTTTTAACCGATTTCGTATTTTTTGTTTTATAGAACGGTGACGTATCTTTTTTATATTTATCGAAAAAATATTGTAAATGAATTAGAATTTGTTTACTGATAATTCGATCTATATTTGTTTCTTCTTTTGTTTTTGGTACGATAAAATAATCATATGATTTAAAGGATTGAACCATTTTATTTTCAAAATACTTTTTGTTGTCTTTTATTCCTTCTTTCTTGTCATAAATTTCATCTTGTGGGAATATTTTCTCTCGAACACTCGAATTCCAAAATCGTTGAATCATTACTTCAAAATCTAAATCGTGAATATAAGGTTTGATGTTTATATAATAAACATGATCATTTGACATTTCTGGATAATAGTTGTCATCCAAAAAACATATCTTACTATTGGATGGTATTTTTGTACATTTTACAAGATCATTAAACGTCTTGTCATGAGTTGAGCGACATATTTCGACAATTTCCCCATTTATTTTAAACGCATTAATAATCTGGTCAAACAACGTAAATTTTAATTTATCTTCAAAAAAAGTAATTAATCGTTTACACCATTCTTTCGGGGCTTGATTATTTGTATAAATTAATATTTTATTACAGCATTTGGATTTTTTTTTATGTATTAAATATTTTAAAAGCGTAATAATATTTGGACGTAAAAACTCTGGATATAAATGTAGTATCTCGTTAAAATCTTCTTGTGTTAAAGAATTATTATTTTTTTCTTCAAATAAATAGTTTTGTAAACAAGACCAAAATATACCAAATTCCACAAAATAACCAAGCGTTTCGTCTAAATCAAAGACTACTATTTTCATAAATTTACTATTATATTTACAAAAGTATTATTTTATTTACAAAGATAGTGATCATTCATATCAATATTAACCTTTATTGCCCATTGATGTTTTCGAATTTAGACAAATTATAATATAACTGATATATAATAAAGATAGATCTTGTATTCGAATGAGTAAAAATAAAAATGATACAAATCTAACTCTTCAAGACTATAAAAATATACTGAAATATTATAAATTACCATATGAAGGGTCTTATAAAGAAATTAAAAAAGAAGCCGAAAATATATTGTCGAATAAATTATGTCGTTGTATTAAAAAAGTAAGTGGACTAGAAAAAGATAAAAATGAAACTAGATCGATTGGGATATGTACAAAAACAATTGTAGGACGAAAAGGGTTTACAAGAGGTAAATTTAAATGTAAAGGAAAAAGGAACATTACTTTGAAAAAACGTAAATAATATTTTTATTTTATTTTATTTTTGCATTACTAGGTATATCCCGATAAAAATAAGGAGAATACCCATTATTTGTTTCATTGTATATTTCTCTCCAAATATAAAAACACTTACAGTGATAAGAAGAATTACCGAACCTGTTTTCAGTAACATATTATTGATAAAAGGGGTATTATGATTTTTATCTAATTCATAAATAAGTAAGGAAGAAAGAACGAGCAACAAAGAAATGATTACAATACATGCCATTTGACTGATTTTTAATTTTTTATAATTGGACATCATTTTTTCAATGGTTTCGCTCGTTTCAAAGAAGATAAAAATAAGGATCATTAAAATAAAAACAAAAAAACTATTCAAATAGAAATATTCTCTTGGATCCAGCGTATTTAAAACATGTTTTCTAAAGTAAGGATTTAATGATTTCAAAAAGGTCGTTCCAACTAGATATCCATACATTTTTCTTTTGGTTGGTGTTAATAAACGTAGAGAATATAATATAATTATTTTGCAAGAATTATATTATAAAAGTTTGTTCCATACTTCGTTGTATAACATTTTTTAAATCTTCAAGGGTGTAAAATATTGATTATTTATATTTTACACCTTTATACATTTAAAACTCCGAATTTAGTGTATCTTGTACAATATTATAAATAATTTCATTATTTTTATGTTTTTTTGTAAATCTAACAATAATATTATTATAGGTTTTGCTACAAATGTTTTCTTTACTAGTTATTATCAATAATTTTATTTTTTTATTATATTTGCTTTGAATATAATTAATAAAAATTTCCCATTCTTGTATATCTTCTTCATCTCTAATTAAAATATTATTATAATAATCTATAGGGATTAATTTTTCTTCTAAATTATCGTACATTCTAACAAATAAAATATCCTCATTGCTATTTAAAGATTCATTTAATCTTTCAAATCTTCTTTTATATTTCGTTATTACTCCTTCTTTTTGTAATAAAAAATTATTGAAATCATGAAGCATTATTGCTTTTTTATCATAAACTAATAATTTATCATTATTATATACATATTTTTCATCAAACACAAAAAAATTATTTATATCATTAAATGAATTTATTATAAAAGTTTGCGTTGTAATCAACCAATCATAAGGATATGTTGGTTGATTTAGATTTCTTAATGCTCTAGCTAATTCACAACCACCAATTCCACCTAAACTTATTATTTTCATAATATAATTATAATAGAGAATATTTATGCGTTTTAAATGTATAAAGGTGTAAAGAAAAATTTATATTTACTTCTAATGATAAATTTTTCAAAAACAAATATAATCCTACTATATTTATTACAATAATAAGAGAAGTATAATTTAATAAATATATTTTATGTAAAATTATATTTATATATTCATAATTAGATTTCCATATGTTATATACGAATAATAGTAAACAAACATATAAGCCATTTATATTATAATTTTGAATAAAATCGGGCATTCTTTATTTTTATATGATCTCGTTATTTATTGTAAATGTTTATAATCAATTTTTTTATAAAAACGGTGGGTCACTTTGTAAAACAACAATTGACAAAAGATATCAATTTAATAAATCTAATAAATCTCTAATGTACGCGCACTAGGATCTTTCGCATCGGTATATTTCGGCATCCAGAAATAAGGTAGAATATGAGATTGATTTGGATAAAAATCATCAAAAAGCGACTTGTAATATAATTTCTCCGTTTCTATATTTGCTTCCAAGTTCATTTTTTCCGCAATTTTTCCCTGTAAGATTTCAAATAATGAACGTCCTTGACAACTTACTCCATCACTAAACGCCTCTTTACGTCTCCATAATATCTCTTCTGGTAAAAGATGATTACCACTTATATTAAAATAATAGTCAAAACTTTTTCGAAGTAGATATTTCTCGCATATATTCAAATTCTTATGAAATCGATATTCATGTGGGATGGATAAATAATAATTTACAAAACTACGATCTAAAAAAGGTGTTCTAGGTTCTAATCCATGGGATGAGATCGATTTATCACTACGTAATACATCAAAAAGATGTATATCCTTTAAAAGACTTCTTGTTTCTTTATCAAATTCAATCCCATCCGGGCATCGGTTCATATAAAGATAACCACCGCAAATTTCATCGGATCCATCGCCGTTAAAAATCACTTTAGCATCGCTATTTTTCGAAATATATTTTCCTAATAAATAATTCCCGATACTTGCTCGAACCGTGGTGGTATCATAACTTTCAATTGCTTGAATTACTTCTGGAATGGCATCAAACATCTCTTGTTCCGTAACAATAATTTCGGTATGTTTCGTATTCAAATGTTTCGCAACTTTTTTTGCATAATAAAGATCCACTGAACCTTCTAGTCCAATACTATACGTTTCTAAAAGATTTTCGGGATGATTTTTTAATTGATATTCATTCACTAACGCGGTAATTAAACTACTATCTAATCCACCAGATAAAAGACATGCAATCGGTCTTTCGGTAGTCAAACATCTTTTATTTACTGCTTCTATTAATTTTTTTTTTATATTTTTACAATAATGAATAATACTTTTATTCAAAATGATGTCTTGATAGTTGAGAGAATGGTTTAAATTACTCTGATAAGAAAAAGAAGGAGTGTGATACACTACGTTTTCTTTGACTAGCTTCCAACTAGACATCGCTTTATTCGAAATTTCAAATTCACTATAAGTTCCAGGTGTAAATTGTTTTATCATCGATAATGGTTTTTTTTCATTTAAACCTTCCTTTAAACCTTCATTTAAATATTGTTGAAACTCATGCAAGCATTTTAATTCTGAACTAAATCCATATAATTTAAAATCCTCCGTATATTTATTATTGTACATCGAGTTATTCAAAGAATAATTATTTGATTTACCATATCTATTATCATGATACATATTATTATCGGACGTTTCATTTTTTACAGGACTTAAATAATATAGTGGTCTTACTCCATAAGGATCCCGACCAATATAAATTTTACTTTTAATTTCATTATCATCGATAAAAGAATTCCGGTAATCACAAAGAATAAAAGCAAATACCCCATCCAACATCGTTAACGTCTGTTCTATTCCATATTTTTTATATAAATGTAAAATAACCTCGCAGTCGGAATCTGTTTCTGGATCCAGATCCATGAATTTATATAATTCTTTATAATTGTAAATTTCTCCATTACATATTAATGAAATATGATCGATTTGAAATGGTTGGTTCGATCCTTCATTTAGACCATTAATCGCTAAACGATGAAACCCAAAAGTAGCTTTTATAAAGATATCTTCTAATTTAGAAGATTCCGGTCCACGATTTTTACCTTTATCAAATTGTGTTTTTACAAAATCATACGAAAAAATATCATTATTTAGAAGAGTAAATATTCCACACATTTTTAAAACAAAGATACCGATACTATTTTTATAGTGTTCTAATCTTTATATTCTTTACAAAAAGGTTATGATTATATTTTTTGTAAAGAATTATAAATATATATTTATATAAATAATGGCAGATTTAAAAAATACAAAAGTAATGAATGTCAATCAAAAGGTTAATATAAATGCTTTAAACGCAAAAGAAAAAGTAGAATGTCCTTCCGAAATTCATAAACAAACCAACGAACGAATTTACAATCGTAATATTCCTTCCCAAATGTTACAGCCTTATATTGATGTACGTCCAGTAATGACAAAATATTCTTATTTACCAATTGTTGATCCAAGAAAGGAAGTAAATACTCGTCTTGTACAAACGCCTGTTTATAATGTTCATCAAGTATTTAATCCTGGAAATACACAATCACCTTGGTCAGGGTTTGCTTCGAATATTAATACCGAGAGTGTATTAAGAAATCAAGTATTTGCCCTTCAAAAATGTAGTCAATCGGTTTATGTGCCTAGTAGTAACAGTGATTTATATCATGTTGCATTCCATCCCAAACCAGAAACATATCCCAATTCATTATTATTTGAAAAAGAACAATTTTGTCCTTTTAATCCTAATCCAAATTCAAAAGAAATTGGTTATGAAATGTTTCATAATTCAACACGTGTTCAAGTTCGAAATATGACCGATCCATCGGCTTAAGGTTAAGCTTAAGCATAGGCATAGACATAAGTAGAATTTATATATTTATAAAATAACAAATATATAAATGTCACAAAATATAGAACCGTCACAAAATATAGAACCGTCACAAAATTTAGATGTTTCAATCAATTTAGATACGGCAAAAAATTTAGAACCGACCCCCAAAAAAAATAAAATTAAAAAAAAAGATTGTTCACCATCGATTCACGACAAAAACGAAATAAACGAAACAAATAAAATAATACAAGACATTACCATGGAATATTTATTAAATGGTTCTCTCAATAAAGTTGATCCATTTCATCCCACTTCTTACAAAGATAAAAAATTTTACAGAAAAAGGATTATTCAATTAACCAAAGATTTATTATCTGACGAAATAGATAGTGTTTTTTATCATGATGATATTTATCGTGCTTTCGATAAATTTATTCATACAAGTATCGACTATTTTAAAACGATCGATCGAAGCGATATTCTTCAAGAAGACTATAAAGATTTAGAAGAAAATCTCAGTCATCTCGATGACTTTTTAGAACCTTCCGATATTTCAATCGAAAACGCAAATAAAGGAATGATGCGTCAGATTTACGTTAAAAATTCAACATTAGATGGTTTAGTAAAAAGAACCATTTTAAAAAAAGAAGAACCTATTTTACCAAAAAAGAAAAAAATTAATCTAAAAGATCCGGAATTAAAGAATAAAGGGATTGGTAAAAAGAATAATCTCACGAATAATTAAGGACAGACTTCAAATGAAAACGTTGAAAAACATGATCAAAACAAACAAAACAAGTACCAAAAAAAACAACCATAAAAACAAAACAAACAATAAAAGTAACAAAAAAAATAATAGAAACAACAGACCAATAAAAACAAAAAAAAACATTATTCTTCAACAAGTGAATTGTAGTCCAAAAGATAAAAAAGAATTAAATGATTTTAGCTGTTATAAAAACGGTGACCTACATAAATTGCGTAATTTATGGAATTCACGTCATCCAGATCATTTAATTCAAACAAATACCCCTTCCGAAATTCATTATAAATTATCGTTATTTATGAAAGATTCATGTAATAAAGAATCGTGTTGGTTAAAACAAAATTTTGTTCAAGGAAGCGGATTAAAAAAAGAAATGGTTAATTCATTTGCCCCAGTTTCGCCAAAAGAATGGAAAAAAAATCCGAATGAATGGTTATCTAGTATCGACATTAATAAAGTAATGAAACAATACGAAAAAGCATATAAATGTTTTGATTTTATAGGACCTTCCCCAATTGATTTTGATACAAGAAAAATGTATGGCGAATGTGTTTGGGAAGAATTGTGTCATTTTAATTTAAAAAAGGAAATTGACCAAGGTAAATATAAGATTGGAGTTGTTTTTAATACCGATCCACATTATAAATCAGGAAGTCACTGGATCAGTTTATTTATCAATGTAAAAAAGGCGCAAATCATCTTTTTCGATAGTGCCGGAAATAAAGCCCCTTCCGAAATACTTGTACTTGTAAATCGTATTATAAAACAAGGAAAAGAATTGAAAAAACCGATCCATTTTAAATTCGATGAAAATCATCCGGTAGAACATCAGTACGGAAATACGGAATGTGGTGTTTATTCTCTCTTTTTTATTATTCATATGTTGGTAGATAAATTATCGGCTCAATATTTGAAAACACATCGTATCTCGGATAAAGCGGTAGAAAAATATCGAAAAGTATTTTTTAATGATGGATTATAGAATATTGCCTTTCAAAACAAAAATAATATATTACCTTTCAAATAATAAATATAAACATATATTTATTATATTTAATATCTAAGATAAATAAAGAATGACCGATTTTTTAAATGAAGATAATGTGCGATTATTATGGGAAGTCTTAATGGACGAAAATATTCTTCATTCCAAACCGAAGGAATTGATTGACTATTTTTTACAAATTTTTCAAAAAAATCTGGTTCCCTTTTACGAAAACGAGAGAAAAACGATGGCTTCCATTCCACAAAATTTGATATTCTTTAATAAAAAATACATTTCTTTCATGATGGATACCATCGTAAAACTTGAAACACAGTCTTTATCTTTACCTTCGATAAAAACAATGACGCCAGTAAAAAAAGAAATGATTACCTATGAGGAAATCCAAGAAGAGAGAAAAACCATTTTCGAACGTGAATTAAGTAAAAAACGGGACGAATTTCAAAAAGCCGTTGCTTTAGCCATTCCACCAACGCCATCTTTTGGAGATCAAATACTTGAAGAAAAACCGCCTATCAGCGAATTGGAAAGACGTATTCAACAAACGATTTCAGAAAGAAATTTTGATTTGGAAAATCGGAATTATACTCAAAATACGGTTCAACAAGCAGCGAATTGGTTAAATCCCCAAGATACTTCCGTGAAAAAAGAAAAGGTAAATATGAATGACATCACGCAAAATAAATTGACGAATGGAGGACCCAACCCAGTTCAGACGGTCAAATATATAAAGATTGAAGAACCATTAATAAAAGAAAATATTATTCAACCCATCGTTTTAGATGAAATAACGATAAAGGAAAAACATATTCGATGGAATGAAAAATTAGAAGAACAGTTTTTTATCGTGCCTTTGCAAGAAACAAATACAAATACAAATACAAAAACACTCGATAACAATAATCCTATTTTTTCAAAATTAAAAATTCTTCCAAATAATCCAGAACCTTTTATAAATACTACCGCTTTTAAAGAGGTAAGAATTCAACAATTAGAAGACGAAATTAAATCGATTTACCATAAAATCGATGAAATGTCTGAAAATATAAAACAAATGAAAGAATTTATGTATTCTCAAAAATGAAATAAAAATAAAAAAGTAATTTATAATTAGCCAATGTTTTATCTTTTAGGAATAGCCATTTTCTTTTTAGTAAATCATTCTATTCTTATCACATCGAATGAAATGAACCAAGTAAAATTAGCAAATCCTTCTTGTTTTTCAAATTGGAAATATCCTATCTTGAAACAAAGATTACATAATACTTTTTTAAGAATACTTATTCAAAGTGATTATCGAACCATTAAAAATCATCTATTTACTCTTAACAATTGTGCTAAAGAAAAAATAATTCATAGTTATCAAGAATTTTTAACAAGTTATTATCATAATTGTGAGCATTATTACTGTATTAAAGATACAGATATGATTCTGATTGATAATTTAGTTGAATTGGTTTTATAGAAAGAATGAAAATAGAATATATTTATGAAGAACCGATTTCCATAAATATATTTCAAATAATCGTGGTAATCTCTACATATTATACAACTAATGTCTTGAAAATACGTTGTCCTTTTTCATTTATTTCCAATGTACCGATTTGTACTGGTTGAACACCTTCACCTCGTAATGCTTCTTCATAACTTGCACGATCATATATATTCATTACATTTTTACTCATATTACGATATACATAATCTTTGTCTCCAATTCGAATCGGAAATCCCTCCCATTCGATTTTACGTTTATTCGTTCTTAGGGTAAGATCGTTTTGTTGATCTGCGAAATCAGGGACATACGAGAATTTTTCTTTACTCGGATCACCGAAATTTACGCATTGTACATTCGTACCTTGTCCTTTTGACCCAGGTATATTCGAGTATAAATAGCAATCAAATGCCGACTCTTTCATCGCTTCCGTTAATTGCGCATTCAATTTCGCTTTTATTTCAGATATTTGATATAAATATTCGTCACTTGTTAAAGGAATATTGGATAATTTACTTTTATCTTTTCGTTTTAACTCAATTGCTTCATCGGAATTTAACTGACTTTCTGTAAATGTCATCAAGTAAATAAATACTTCTACCGTTTGTAGACTTTCTGGAAGATTTTTATGACTGCATATACGTCTCGCACGTCCAATCACTTGTTCAGTACGAACCGGATGCCAATAAGGCTCCATAATATGAACATATCTTGTATTTCTTAAATTAATCCCTTCTGACCCGGAAGAAGTAATCATTAATACTTTAATGATTTCGCCCATGTTATTATTATTTGAGATTGCACGTAATTTATTCGTAATATTGGTAGGAACATAATTCCAATCTCCATTATAAATATTACGAATGATTTCTTTTTCTTCGGAGGTCTCTGTTCCAGTATAAAGAGCAAAAGTCAGTTTTCCTAGATTTTCTTCATGAATATCGATATCCCATAATCCAACGGAATTCTTTTTCAATTTAAATTCGGCAAATCCATTTTTTTCAAGAACTAGACTGAAAATACCAAGACCTTCCAAAGTACGAAATTGACTGTAAACAAGATGAAGACCTTGATATTCTGGGTCTAGTAGATTTTCTAATAGGGCAAGATATTTCGGACTATATGTTTGAAGTGCTTCCGGAGTTAAATATTCATTTCCATGATCTTTGATATACTTTAAAAAAGACTTTAATTTCTCTTCGTAATTTTTTCCACCTAATTCATTTAATATGGTATCTCCTTCAATTTCGCCTTCATTTTCATTATCCAAATCATCTTCTTTACGTGTTATTTTATTTGCTTTTTTCAATAAATTTTCTAGTTGAAAAGTAACTCCTCTTTTTTTTACTTCTGGATTTTCTTGTTCTTTTTCTTCTTCATCTTCTGACCCTTCATCTTCATCTTCACCATCTCCACCTATTTTCTTTTGTTTTTTTTCTTCCTTTTCCTGTTGTTTTCTCTCTTTTTCTTGTTGTTTTTTATTCTTCTCTTCCTCTTTTTGTCTTTCTTTCTCTTCCTTTTCTTGTTGTTTTCTCTCCTTTTCCTGCTGTTTTCTCTCTTTTTCTTGTTGTTTTTTATTCTTATCTTCTTTTTTCTCTTGTTGTTCCTGTTGTTTTCTCTCTTTTTCTTGTTCTATTATATTTTGTATGATTTCAGTATCTTTAATGATTGCATTTTCATTTGTTTCCTCAAGTTCGATCGGATGATCATCATCATTTGGTAAAGGTCGGTTTTTAATGACAAAATTACAAAACAAACGAGAGAAAATACGATAAGTAGAAATTTGATCCTTATAAATATCCTCATTTCCTTTTTTAGCTTTTGGTTTCTCCGTTTTTCTCTCTTCCCGTCTCGCATCTTCATATATTTTAAATTGAAAATCACTCATCGGTATTTTAATTACATGATAATCTTTCCCTAACACTTTATCAAATCTAGGTAATAACCCTTCTTGTGCACTTTTAAAATAAGAAGATAATCCCAAAATACGTCTTTTTAACGCATCCGCATTTATTAATTCATTCGTGATTTCATTGATATATCTTGCTTTAAATAAATCAAAATCATCCGGAAGTGCTTTTTTATTACTTATTTTAATTCCGTTTGCCAATACATCAATATCGTTCTTTCGTAAAGTACTAATTAAATGACGTTCAAAATCTTCATCCGAAAAAAAATCGTCCTCCATATGAAATTTCACTAATCCATTCGCCTCTTTTATATTATTATAAACACCTTGATATTCGATATCTGGTCTGGAGTATTTATTCTTAAATCCAAATGGGTTTCTAGTAATTGTTAATATTTTCGAGGAAGGCGAATAATCCATATAATCCATCGTTTTTTCCCCTAAAAGTAAATCATGTAATGCTTGTCGGTCAATTTTTTTCGTCGTTTTAACTTGAAGAGGTATTTGCCATGTTTTAATGTATCCCCTCAAGATATTAAATAAAATACCGAATTCATTTGGATAGTTAATAATAGGCGTTCCAGAGAGAAGAACAATTCGTGCATCTTTGGCAGACATTAAATATTCATATAATTTCAACGCTAAATTTTTAGGTACACGTTCTTTCTCTCCACGTTTATCTTCCTCGATTTTTTTCTCCTTTTTAATCTTGTTCACAATTCGACTAATTAAATTATGTGCTTCATCGATAATGACAATACAATTATCAAATAGATTTCGACTAAACCCATTGGTCAGTTCTTCCAAACGTTTCATACGTAGTCCATTGTAATTAATAAATGTATATTTCGCACGTATCATTTCATCCAATTGATCTTCAAGTGATTTTTTATCTTCACTTGACAATTCATTATAATTTGCTGGTTTTTTAATATTCACAAACCAAGCACCTTTTTTTCGTAGAACGTAATCCGAGGATAAATTTAATACGGTTGTTAAGGTTTTCAAGGCTTCTGGATAAGTATCGAGAGAAACCCATTCCCAAAACTGATTTTTTTTATAAATCTGGTCACCGAATTTTTTAATTTCTTCCATATAGTTACGACGTAAGGAGGCAGGGGTCATTACAATAATACGTTTTCGCTCTTTCATACCTTCGGCAATGGCAATACTACTTGCGGTTTTTCCACTTCCTAATCCATGATATAAAAGTATACCACGATAAGGAGTATATAAATTAATATAATCTCTTACTACTTTTTGATGGGTTAAAAGACTGTTCATGGTGTCTTCGGAATCTTCGCCGATGTTGTCACATGAGATATTTTTGGTAGTATCTAACACTTCACGACGATAAGGTTCAAAAAGAGAATTGATGAAATTCACGAAAAATTCGCGATTATTCATGTAATAACTAGAAACTTTGATAATTACTGGAGGTGATTTTTTAGCTAATCGATCTTCTAATTTTGTATCACCGATTTCAACAAGAATTTCAGGACCTAAAACAGATGTTCCTTTTTCAATACGTTCTGTTTTTCGTTGATTGAATGGAACTGGAATAATATCTAAATACGGTTCTGGTTCTTTGATTTCTTCTGGTTCTTTCATTACCTCTGGTTCAGAAATAAGAATGAGTTTTTTCTTTTTTATTTTAATTGGATTGGTTTCTTTTTTTTCTCTCGTTTCCGTTCGAAGTGGAGTAGGAACCGGAATACTTATTTTTTCCAATAAAGGCTGGGTGAAAACCTTCAACATCTTTTTTTCAGTCATTCTTTTTAATAATGTTTCACGGTCAAATCCTTTACTTCTTTCGTCGATAATAATGGTATTTTGAAGTAGTTCGTCATCCTTTTTTTCGTTTTTGTTTTCGTTTTCTTTTTTATTTTGATCCTTTTCGTTTTGAATAATAACCTCAACCTTTTTAAAATTTTCTACCTTTGGTTTTATTTTTAATTTTTCTATAAATGTATTCATATTATATTTTCCATAGATATTAAAGTTTTCATTCTTATTTTTATAAAATTCTAAATAAAAAATTGATTTGCTTTTTCATTTCTTTATTAAAGACATTATTATTCAAAGTTACCAAGATTGAAAAATGTACTCCAATATCTATACTGAAATATATATGTCTCTAAACACTTGTGTCTTAATGATAATTATTTGCTCGCTATCTTATTATTTTATCCAATCCATGATTAAATTAAAGAAAATCATTGATGAAATCAAAGAAAAAATACATTTATTACGTAATTTCCATAATGAGAAAAAAGATTATATCATTATGGAAAAATATATAAAATCGCTTGAACTGCGAATTGTTCAATTAGAAAAAAATAAAACACATTAATATGTTAGTAGTAGTTTTTACACTCTTATAGTTTTTATAGTTTTTATAGTTTTTATAGTTTTTATAGTTTTTATAGTTTTTATAGTTTTTATAGTTTTTATAGTTTGTAGTTTTTATAGTTTGTAGTTTTTATAGTTTTATAGTTTTATAGTTTTTATAGTTTTATAGTTTTTATAAAAAAGAAAAAATAAAAAAAGGTTGGGTAAAAACCCTTTCCTTTTTTTATTTATTTTTTTACATATTATTTTTTAGATTTTACATATTTTATATTATTTATAAGCATTCATCATCATACACAGTCATCATATTTTTTTTATTTGTTGTTTTTGGTTGAGCGATATCTGATTTTTTTTCTATAAGGCGTGTAATCGATGTTATTTCATTCTCAAATTGATAACGAGAAACACCACATTTAAGGACAAAAGGCTTCCATTCAATCAAAATATTCTCTTCTTTCTCTTCTTTTTCTTCCTCTTCTTGTTCTTCATCTTCTTCTTCATCGGAAGTAGGATAAACAGGTAATTGTACAGGAACGATAGGAATTTCATAGTTCAATACTTTTTCCATATGAGTTTCTATTTTTTCTACAAATTCATCTTCTTCGGTTGTATCGTCTGGATAATGTAAATGAAAACCGGTGTTGATCATAAATGCTTTTACAATATCTGTCATATTATATCCTGCATTAACCAATGTCAAAGTCATTTCTTCTGCAGTAACAACTCTTGCTTCTCGTTCTCCAGCCTCTTCAATATCATTATTCGCTCTACGAAATAATTGGCGCATTCCATGAAGTGCCATTTCATTGTCTCCAACTGGTTCTTCTTCATCCTCCTCCTCATCTTCTTCTTCTTCATCAAAATCGGTTTCATCATCGGAATATTCTTCTTCTTCTATGTCTTCTGCCAACTTATTACGACAATAAGGACAACCAAAACCATTATGTGCGACATTTTGCATGAGACAACTTGTATGAAATTGGTGACCACATTCCGTAGTAACACAATTCACATTTAAACAAATATCATCCATACAAATCGGACATTCTTTCGGACATTCTTTCATTGAGTTTGACATTTTTTAAAGAATACTATTTTGTTTTATAATTTTACACTTTATTTTCTTATTTCTTAGAATTATAATTATTATAAAAAAATAAAAAATCATTTCAATTTTTTGAAAAGGTTTTTAGACAAATCGATTGCCGAATGATTGAACATAAAAACATATAATAATTTACTCCATTTAAAATTTATTGATGACCGCCAAAGCCATATGACATGCCATTTGCTCTGCTTTACGTTTAATCTTATGTTGTCCTTCGCCTAAAAACAAAAAGATTTTATTTTCATTTTTAGAAACATATTCTTGGATTTCCTGAAAATTCTTGAATTGATCTATCGATAACGCATTTTCTACGTTTTTATTATGGATCGAATCATTTAGACAAAGATAAACCCCCATTTTAAATCCTAATTCCATATCATTTTCAATTTCTAAATAATGTGGGGTTACCTTGAATTCTTTTTGAATTTTCACTTGTAATATATTTTTGTAATTATCATCATTTTGAATTAATTCGATCCAATTGATATGTGCATCAAATACATTTTCAATAAATTTCTGTGCCATTTGCATTCCTGGACCCATTACAAATACGTTTTCAAACCACTTCTCTTCATCTTTCACTTCTATTTTGTTCATATCTAAAAAGAGAGCTCCTAAAAAAGCTTCAAAAAGACAGCCAAGCTTTTTTAAATTGGTTCGATTTTTTTTTTCTTCTGCATGTTTTGAAAGAATAAGCCAACGGTTCAGTCCCATTTCATAAGCGATTTTTCCAATCGCTTCATTTTTTACAATCGCAATTTTCTTTTCAGTCATAAATCCTTCATTTTCTTTTGGAAAACGACGATACAAATAATATTTCGTTACCAATTCTAGAACACCGTCACCTAAAAATTCTAACCGTTCGTTTGATTTACTACTCAAAGGCATACAATCATCGGGTCTTTCTAATACTTTAATATTTTGTTGTACATTTTCAAAGGATGGTCGTTTGGTGTAAGAACGATGTACAAATGCACGTTTGTATAATTTCATATTATAAATGATTGGAGGAATACCATATTTCGTAAGAATACGTTGAACATCATTCAACGTAATCTCTACATTTAAAGGATTATAAGGATTAAATATTAGTCCTTCTTCACTTCTAATAATATCTTCATCATTTAGTATATTTTTTAAGGTTTCGTGGGTATCAGTCATTTCTTTTATGATATAAACTTTCTTATTACTATTTAAATTGTTTTATAAAATTCATTTAGAAGAAATTCAATTTTATAAACATTTAGAAGAAATTTAATAAATTTAATAAAATATACTTTTGTTTTGCTCCACTTTTTTAAAAGTATATAAGAAAAGTATCTTTTGTTTTGCCCCACTTTTTTAAAAGTGGATAAGAAAGGTATTTTTGTTTTGCTCCACTTTTTTTAAAAGTAGATAAGAAAGGTATTTTTTTGTTTTGCTCCACTTTTTTTAAAAGTGGAAAATTAAAATGTTTTTCTACTATATAAAATGGTTTTAATGAATTCAAGTAAATCCGCTCGTAATCAAGCTTCTATTGTGAACCGTACAAATGTATGTGGTGGACCTAAAAAAGCAGGTATCGCTTCTCGTCAAGGTTTCTTTATGCAATCCAATCCTGGGTTAAGACGTGCTCCTCAATCTCTTCCTCTTGTTTGTGTTCCTAACCATACAATCCAAACACAGAAATATGGTTATCACGCTGTTCATGGTGGTAATATGGGTTAAGACCATCATTTCTTCCAAAAAAAACAAAAAACCCATATTGAAATAAATATTTCGTTAAAATGTATAATATATATGATTTTATATATTATATATTATGATTTTTCAAGCAAATCAATCATATTTATATTATGAAAATAATTACGGAATAATTAATGATTATTGTCAAAATATAGTTGATATTCTAAAACAAATTTTAACAAATCATCCTGAAATCTCTATGAATATTGCATTATGTAATAATAATTATCACTTTAATAACCATCATAAAACATTACGAATAGATATAAATTATGAACACATATTAGTTAAAAAAGGGGGAAGAGATACTTTTGGATCACCGAATGGAAATATACTTGATACGGATGATAATTATTATTTGGTAAGGATCAATAACTACAACGAATTAAATAAATCGGACATTATTATTGATTATAGTATTCCGAATATTTATCATGTAGACACAAGTAATTTATTCAAAGAATTTTCAAAAAAACATATCTATATTTATTCATCCATTTACGACTCCTATTTCATAAAAGAAAACAGAAATATAACCACTCTAACTACCTTTATAAATACAAATGAACCAAGAAGAAAAATGCTTTTAGAAAAGATAAAAGAAAAAAAGATCGAGCATATCAATATCAACGATTGTTTTCAAAAAAAGGAATTACATAATTTATATAAAAATACAAAAATTCTAATAAATATTCATCAAACCGATCATCATCATACATTTGAAGAATTAAGAGTATTACCTGCATTACAAAGTGGTGTAATTGTCATATGTGAAAATTCTCCATTAAGTAATTTAATACCTTATCATGATTATATTATTTGGTCGACGTATGAAAATATATTAGATAAAGTATCAGAGGTTATAAATAATTACGATTTTTTTTATAATGAAATTTTTGTAAAAGAAAAGAAAAAAAAATTAGATGAATTCAATACCATCAATTATCATACTCTACATGAAAAAATCTTGATGAGTTATTCTTCTTCTTCGATATGAACAAAAAAAAACAATAAATTATAAAATGCGCAATCAGCATCCCATTTCTCACTCTCCCTACGAGGTTGGCGCCCTACGAGGTTGGCGTTTTGAATGTGCAAAGGGATAAATACAAATAATATGGATTTATCTAATATAAATATATATAATGTTGTTTCAAATGAAATCAATAATTATAATTTTGATTATATTTTTGATTATTATTTTTCTAACAATATTTATTTATAGTATATTATCAAGTAATCAGTATAAAGAATTTTATAATCCATCCTTAAATAATAAAAATAAAGAATTTTATGATCCACTTTTATTTTCAAAATTAAAAATATTACAAGATAATTTTGATATCATTAAAAATGAATGTTTACAAGTTTATGATAAGTTACCTATCACTGATAAGATGAAACGTAAACAGGAAGAATGGAATGATAATATTGATAATATACATGAATTTATTAAAAATAATGAAAATAAATATTGGATACCTGCTTGGTGTGATAACTGGTCAAATTATGCATTAATGGTTAAAGATATAACTTGTCCTGGAATAACAAAAAATATATGTCCAAATACAACCAAAATTTTAGAATCGATTGGTGGAATTAATATCGCAGGTTTTAGTCTTGTTCATAAAAACGGTGTAATTCATCCACATACGGACGCCACTGGACCAAGTTTTGGTACATTAGCTTATCATTTATGTATAAGCGGTGAAAGTACATTAATTGTGAATAATAAAAATGTAATTCAAAAACCGGGTAAGGTAATTATATTTAATCCAGAATATACACATTCATTAATTAATCATACGAATGAAGATAGAATTATATTATACATTGATTTTATTACAGATATTTTTCATAACGCGTGAAATTTATAAAGGTATAAGTATAAAACAATAAATTATAAAAATGATTTAATAAGATTTTTTTAAATCATTTACAGTTCTTCTCTTATGTTGACAATTCAAATCGATTATCGAGAACAAGATTTATTAAAAAATATTCAATATTTGATTGAAAATACGGTTTCATTTAAAGAACTAAACGTAGAAGTTGAAAATTTACCTTTAGGCGACGTTATTTTTATTGAAAAAGGTGAAAATCGAGAGGATGATAAAACACATTTAATGATCGAGAGAAAAACACTCGGCGATTTAGTTTCAAGTATTAAAGATGGAAGATATGATGAACAGTCTTATCGTTTAAAAGGATTAAATATACATCCACACAATATTCTTTATTTGATTGAAGGGGACATTAATAAACGAAATTTTTTCAAAGAAAATAAAGAAGAAAAACGAATGATTTTTTCGGCGATTTTCTCTCTGAATTATTACAAGGGATTTTCGGTAGTCCGAACCTTATCATTAGAAGAAACCGCTCTTTTTATTTGCAATAGTGCCGTTAAACTCATTAAATCTGTTTTATCGGGGAAATCCGCTTTTTATAAAGCATCAAAAGACCGCGAAAATGAACATGATAACAACCAGAGTAGTTTGCCTAGAGAAAATTCTGAAAATGAAAATGAAAATGAAGAGGATAAACCTTATGTAACCGTAATTAAAAAAGTGAAAAAGGATAATATTACACCAGAAAATATTGGAGAGATATTTCTTTCCCAAATTCCAAGTATTAGTTCGATTACCGCAATCGCGATTATGAAAAAAGGTAAAAATATAGCGAACCTAATCAATTGTATTCAAAAAGACAATGATTTTTTAAAAGACGTTAGCTATACAGATCATAAAGGTAAATCTCGAAAAATTAGTAAAAAGAGCATTCAAAATGTATATTCTTTTTTAACTTCCGAAATCATTCCCGATGAGAATAGATAAACTCTGTAAAGGTATAAGACTTTAAGGTATATATATTTGTACTTCATCCTTTTTATAATATCCCGCATCAACTAATGCTTGCGTATAATCCGCACCACCCCAATTTTCATCCATCGGATTTGGACTATATAACATATTTTGTGATTTTTCATTCATTTGATCAAGCGGAGTACTTGTCCCTACATAATATGATGTTTCATCATAAGAAGGGTAAGAATTTTTATTATAAGGGTAATCATTTCTTGTTGCATCGACTAAAAGAGTTTGTCTTTCTTCTAAAAGCGGTGGAAGGGGTGGGGGTATACTGTTTGCTTGTTGATTTATTTCTTTCATTCCTAAAATATTCGGATTAGGATTTGGTTGGGTTGCTGGATTTGTATAAGAAACGACGGATGCTGGAGGTAATCCACCTTGCGGTTCTGTGATACTTGGTCGAACTTTATATACGGAATTACCTTGTGTGTCATAACCTTGTTGTAAATATAAAACCGGACATATAATACCTTGACTTTTTTGCCAAGCTAAAAACTCGGTATATTCTTCTAAATCATTAAATTCAATCGGGTTTACGCCAGGAACATGAACCAATTTAGAATTATAAAGCATTATTTTAGATCCTTTTTGAATGAGTAAATCAGGACATCTTGGTTTTGAGGAAGGGTTATTAAACCCCTCTTTCATTCCTTGGGTTGTATAAAAATATAGTCCTGCTAAAAAGATAAGTATTAATATATAAGTAAATAAGTTCATTTCTCTCTTTATATTTCTATATAAAAAAAATATAGCTAATAAAAAGGTAAAAAATAGGTAAAAAATAGGTAAAAAATAAGTATTATAAAAAATATAAATTATTATTATATATATATTAAATCATAAATATGGTTTTCTCTCATATTCATTCATCGAACGATAAAAAACAAATCAGTCAATTGAATAAACATATTGAAGATGGAAAACCTGCGTTTCTATTGATTTATATGGAAGGTTGTGGTCCTTGTAATGCTACTCGTCCAGAATGGAATAAATTAGAAAATGTAATTACTGATTTCAAAAAGAATGAAAATGTAATGATCGCGGACGTTGATCAAACATTCCTTCATTATTTGCTGAGTATTAAGGAAAATCCTGTTGGGTTTCCAACCATCCTTTTTATTCAAGGAAAAGAAGTCGAACATTACGAAAAAGAACGTTCGATTGATGAATTTGCAAATTGGATCCGATCCAAAAAAATAAAGAATGAAATCCAAGGTGGAAGAAGAATGACTAAAAAAATAAAAAGAGGAAAAAGAGAGAAAAAAACGATAAAGAAGAATACGAGAAAAACTCACACAAGAAGAACCAACACAAAAAAAATAGGAGGTTTATTAATTCCACAACCAGCAAGCAAATACGATCATTTTTACATACAAAATACTGAAATTATTTTATTTTTAATTGACTTTATAAGTAAAACAGATCTAAAATCTATTCTTATCGCACATCATAAATTTATCGATACCATTCAAGATCAAAAATTAGATTTTAAAGAAAACAAAGAGTTTCGAGCATTCATTAATGATATTGTACAGTGGTTTTTATTAGATTATGATAAACAATTTTTAAATTCCTTGTTGGAAATTATAAAAAATACACTTGAAAATCCTATTTTTTTAAATACAAATATAGATATTGAACAACGTTATAATGTCATTTTAGATAATGTTTATGCGATGATTGAAAAAGAAAATACAAAAACAAATACAAATCAAGAAAATATCAATATTTTCATTTTATTAGAAATAATATTAAGATTACTACGTATGCCTAATATTAAAGAAAAAATTATTTCGATCATACAAACACAGGAAAAATCTTTGATTAGTTTTAAAAAAACAATTGTATGTTTGTTGGACTTTTTAATCAAAGAAGATCTTTTACATAATGAAGAAATAAGGAATTTATTAAAAGAATTTATCGAAGAATTAAGTTACAATAACGCATATTCTTGGACTACGTTTAAAAAATTAATGAGTTTGGTTAAACAATGTTCTTTTACCATCACAAGCGATGTTTCATCGATTGCTGCGAAAAAAGTATATAGTAATACCATTGGTAAATTTTTTTAAGCTTGCAAACTAACCCAATAAAAATAACAAACACAAAGTAAAAATATATTTATATATTTATATCCATATATTTTTAGTCATCCCCTATTTCCATGGTAGAAAAAATAAAATCGTAAATCGGAAATAACAAACAATAATTACGTTTGAAATATTTATGATGATTTACATGTATATTCGTGATCATTTTTGAATGAACAATCATGTTTCCAGTAGAATAAAAGTTATACAAACATAGATATTCATAATAATTCAAATTTACAATAAATAAAGGTACATGGAGAGAAATTTCAAATATTATATTATCTAAATAATTACCATCAATCGCGTCGATCGGATAAATCGTTAAATTTTTATGATGGTTTGAATGTATATATTTATACACAACGGAATGATGTGATAATCGATGAAAAAAATAAAAGAAAAATTCCAAAATAAGTATATAATTTATGTAATTTATAAAATGAAAAAAATACGGATTTTGAATTGTATTGGTATTTATCATTTCAATCGAATATAAAAAGTGATCCGAAAAAGTAAAATGGATGAAATGATGATTGAGGACGGAGTAAAATATAAAAGTAGTAATCGATTTTGTTTTTTTTTCAATATATTCAACGGAAAATTGTTTTGAATAATCAAAAAAAGGAGATTTAATCCAATTACAAATGACCATGGAGCTCATGATTGAGATAAAAAATTGAGTAAAAACAAAAAGAGTGGAATAAAATAAAGAATTAATGAATTGCATATTATGATAATATAATAATATATTTTTCACCGATATTTCACATATATTTCACCTATTTTTGACTAAGTAATAATATATATAAAACAGCTATTTACACCTTTGGACAATACAAAGGTGACGGTTCCTAGGCTATTTAAATAGCCGAAGGTGTAAAATGTTTATTAAGTTTATCATAACTTTCTGGATTATTTATTTTACATATTTTATGAGTGTCGTTAAATTTTGAATTGTTGCATCCACTTGACTTCGTACAAACCTTTAGACAATCATCCATTTTTTTAACCCATTTTATGCATTTTTCATTTATTATTTCATTGTCATCCGTTTTTATATATGAATTTTTATCCATTGAATATTGCCAACAAAGTAATATATATCTATATATTATTTTTTTAAGTGGTTTAAAGTATTTTTATAAATATAAATATAAATACAAGTTGTTCGTCAAGGAAAATTGAATTTAAAAAGGTAAATAAATATATTTTCATATTAAAACTAACAATCTGTATTCAACCTTCATAAAATGGAAAAGACATTTCGTATTTTCGATTTTAATATTTACAACGAAAGCCCTAAAGAATTAAAAGAGGATGATACTTCAAGTAATGCGAGTGGAAGTGGCGATGATTTATTTAAAGAAAAACGCATTTATAAAGATACGACCGAATTTTTCATCCAGATCTTTGGAATTAATGAAGAGGGGAAAACCAGTTCCATCGTAGTGAAAGACTTTAAACCCTTCTTTTATCTAAAGGTTAGTGAAAATTGGAACATCCTTTTAAAAAATGCATTTCTAGAATTTTTAAAACATAAATTAGGTAAATTCTATGAAAATTCCATTCATTCTTGTATGATTATTAAACGAAAACAACTGTATGGATTTGATGCTGGAAAAAAATATAAATTCTTAAAAATCGATTTTCAAAATACCAACGCTTTTAATAAAGCCAAAAATTTATGGTATACTCCTTATACCTCAAATGGATCCGAAAGAAAATTGCTGAAAAATGGATTGCGATTTGGAAATACAGACGTTCTTTTATATGAGGCACATATTCCTCCTTTATTACGTGCTTTTCATGTGAAAGAAATCAGTCCGTCTGGTTGGATTTCTTTACCAAAGAAAAAATTGACCGAAATCAAAGGATTGGATAAAAAAACCATTTGTGATTATGAGTTTGAAATTTGTTATAAAGATATTATCCCGTTAAATGATATTGAAAAACCGGTTCCATTTAAAAAATGTAGTTTTGATATCGAAGCGAGCAGTAGTCATGGTGATTTTCCCATTCCTGTTAAAACATACAAGAAACTAGCAACCAATATTCTAGACATTTTTCAAAGTGAACATCTAACCATCGAAAAAAATAAAGTAGAATATTATAATTTATTGCAAGAAATCGTGCGTTATGCATTCGGATTTTCTCAAGAAAATGTATTACATAAAGTCGATTTGGTTTATCCAATCAAAAAAATCTCTAAAAAATATTTTGAAACATCACTTGAAAAGTGGTTGAACAGTTCAATAAATAATAATATACAGCAAAATTATGCAAATGATTATTCGTCGATTGAGAATTATTTTGAAAAGGTAATTAAAACTACTCATTATGATGGCGGTGATGATGATGATAACGGACATTTAGATTGTGATGATGAAGATAATGATAACCCAGTACAAATATTCAAAAAACCACAAAAAAATAAAAATATACAAACCACTTCCATTTTCCATGTTCTCATCGACGAAGATCTTAAACGTGAAGAAAAAATAAATATCATCAATAAAACGATGAATGATTGTTTTCCGAAATTGGAAGGAGATAAAGTAACTTTCATCGGTTCCACTTTTATGCGTTATGGTCAACAAGAACCCTATTTAAATCACTGTATTGTATTAAATACATGTTCCAAATTGCCTATTGAAAATAGTATCGTAGAAAGTTATTCCACCGAAAAAGAAGTCCTATTAGCCTGGTGTGAATTAATGCGTAAAGAAAACCCGGACATCGTGATTGGGTATAATATTTTTGGATTTGATTATGAATTTATGTTTCGCCGTGCGGAAGAAAACGATTGTGTGGAAGAATTTCTCAAGTTATCTAGAAATAAAAACGAGATTTGCGGAACCAAAGTAAATTCTTCCGAGGAGGAAAAAGAAGATTCATCCATCGAACAAAAACCAAAGTATAAAATCGAAGAAACGAGTATTCAGATTGCAAGTGGACAGCATGATCTGCGATATATTAAAATGAACGGACGTATTCAAATCGACTTGTATAATTTCTATCGTCGTGAAGAAAACTTGACTTCTTATAAACTCGATTACGTGGCAGGTTATTTCATAGGGGATTACGTGAAAAAAATAGATTATTTGGAAATGTCAGAAGAAAATCTCAGGGACCTCCCTGAAGTTTCGCAACCCACTTCAGAAATATCAACTGGAAATATGATGGGACTACTAGAAGGCAGTTTTGTCCATTTTGAAGAAATTGGTCATTCCATCGATTATTACATGGATGGGGCAAAATTCAAGGTAATAAGCGTTGATAAAGTGAATAGTGTATTTCAAATAGCAGGCAAGGTTTCGCCAGATTTCAATAAAAAAATACGTTGGTGTTTGGCGAAGGATGATGTCACTCCTAAAGATATCTTTGAAATGACGAATGGTACGGCGGACGACCGTGGAATAATTGCAAAGTACTGTATTCAGGATTGTAACCTAGTGCATTATTTAATGAATAAATCGGATATTTTAACCGGATTCATAGAAATGTCCAAAATTTGTAGTGTACCTATCAGTTTCTTGGTATTTCGCGGTCAAGGAATTAAATTAACCAGTTTTATTGCGAAAAAATGTCGTGAAAAAGATACGCTGATCCCTACCATAGATAAAGGAAGTTTAAATGATGGTTATGAAGGTGCAATTGTATTAGATCCCAAATGTGATTTGTATTTGGATAATCCAGTCGCTTGTGTTGATTATGCTTCTTTGTATCCATCTTCGATTATAAGTGAAAATCTATCGCATGATAGTAAAGTATGGACCAAAGAATATGATTTAGCAGGAAATTTAGTATGTGAAACAGGTGAAAAAATGGTGGGGGTTGATCCAGATGGAAATTCGGTTGATTGTTATTTGTACGATAATTTGGATGGGTATGAATATGTTACCGTGGAATATGATACGTATACTTATATTCGTAAAAAACCAGGAGCTGCTGCAGAAAAAGTAAAATGTGGGAAAAAAGTTTGTCGCTTTGCGCAATTTCCGGAAGGAAAAGCGATTATGCCTTCTATTTTAGAAGAACTTTTAACTGCTCGTAAAACAACTAGAAAACTAATACCGCAACAAACCGACGAATTTATGAAAAATGTATTGGATAAACGCCAACTAGCTTACAAAGTAACTGCGAATTCATTGTATGGACAATGTGGTGCCAAAACTAGTAGTTTTTATGAAATGGATGTAGCAGCTTCTACCACTGCGATTGGTCGTATGTTATTAATCTATGCAAAAAAAATCGTCGAAACATGTTATGGTGACTCTATTTGTGAAACCAAAAATTACGGAAAAGTAGTAACCAAAGCGGAATACATCTATGGCGACACAGACTCGGTCTTCTTTACTTTCAATCTACAAACACTGGAAGGAGAACCCATTCGTGGGAAAAAAGCCCTTGAAATTACAATTGAACTCGCTCAAGAAGCGGGACATTTAGCTTCTTCCTTTTTGAAAAAACCACACGATCTTGAATATGAAAAAACATTTATGCCATTTTGTCTTTTATCAAAAAAGCGTTATGTTGGTATGCTTTATGAAACGGATATTAATAAAGGGAAAAGAAAGGAAATGGGAATTGTATTAAAACGCCGTGATAATGCCCCGATTGTAAAAGAAGTTTACGGTGGAATTATTGACATTTTGATGAAAAAACAAAATATACCTGAAGCCGTTGATTTCTTGAATGGATGTTTAAAACGTTTAACAAATGGAGAATACCCGATGGACAAACTTATTATTAGTAAATCTTTACGAAGTGATTATAAAAATCCAAAATCCATCGCTCATAAAGTATTGGCAGATCGAATAACGGCTCGAGATCCAGGAAATAAACCAGGACCAGGAGATCGTATTCCGTACGTTTATATAAACTATCCCATGGTAAGTGGATCAAAAGCTAAAAAAATATTACAAGGAGAAAAAATCGAAACACCTGGATTTATATTAGAAAATAAACTAAAAATCGATTATTCGTTTTATATTTCGAACCAAATTATGAAACCGGTACAACAATTATTCGCCCTTGTTTTGGAAAAAATATGGATGTTACAAAACAAAGTAGCCAAAGCGTCAAAATTTAAACGCGAAGTAGAAGAAATATACAAACAATTTTCTTCGAACGACGACGAGTGTGAAAGTTCTCATGAAGAAATTCACAAAAAAATAGAAAAAATAAGAAACAAAGAAATAAAAGCACTTTTATTTGATCCTTATCTGCGTGAAACAAATAATTTGAAACAGGGAAATCAAAGTTTAATGAAATTCTTTACAAAATCTTAATATTTTACAGATTTTGTAATTCGTATCGTAGTATGTGTATCTCTAGGATATATTATTTTTATTTTTTATAGTTTTCTTTCATGTTTTTTCTTTTAAGGGTGTTTCTTTTTTATAGGTTTTTCAGGGTTTTCTTTTTCTCTCTTTAATCTTTTATCCAATCGTCATAATCTTCTATTTTTACAAGATCCTTTTCCCCATGTTTATTTAATATGACTTTATATTTTGCACATCCGGTTTGATTGTAACTGATATAAGAAATGACATCACCAACTTGTATCGCAGGATTTTCTTTTAATTCATTGTAAATAGAAGATCCTTCCCAAACAGTATAAGTTTTCATTTATTTACCTTGTAAAATTCTTTGTGATTTTAAGATGATTGGTTGGATATCATTTCAATTTTACAATTAATAACGAAAATATAATAAAAAAAATCTAATAACAAAAATCTAATAACAAAAATCTAATAACGAAAATCTCTTGGTAATGAAAAAAGAGTTTCTAAAATAAAAAGATTATTTGAAGAATCAAAATAAGTGGAATTGAATGAATTATTCGAAAGATCTCTCCTGTTTTGAGGACCTGTACTACCATTTATTAAGACATTCGATAAACTATCTACCGCCGTTTGTAATAAATTTTCTATTTCTTGTGTATTATCCAAGGTATCGAATAAAGTAGAAGTTCGATTAATAAGTGGATTTCTCTCTCTTTGTCTCAAAGGGATAAGTGGTGGTATTTCATCTTCTTCTTCACTTGATTGATTTGTACGAATATCATATCTACATACTGGACATCGTACATTACTTCGAAACCATTCATTTAATGGACCAGTATTAAAAATGTGTCCACAATAAATAATTTGACAAACTTCATCTTCTTGATTAAAATTTTCCAAAGAAATCGGACATGATAAATTTAAAGGGTTTTCAATTTCATTATATTTTAGTATTCTTACCGAATGTTGGATTTGTTGCTCACTAGGATAAACAGAGACTGAAGAGAAAAACGTATCTAATATTCCTCTACTAGTAGTAGTAGGTCTCGTAGTATCTGTTAAACTTGACGTATTGTAATATTCTATATTTTCAATGATATAGGGAACATTATTTATGTATATTCGATTTTGATCATTCGCATCTAATCGAATAATGGCTTCTTCATTTGTTTGCACCGGTTGTTGTCTCTGTCGCTCTTCTTGTCTTCGTCGTTGAAAAATATTCGATGAACTTCGATTTTGATTTTCATTTAGGATAGATGTAGGCGTAGGCGTAGATGTATTTGAACGATTTGTTTGATTGTCATCTAAAATCATTCGAATGATGTCTTGCATATTATTTTGAACCGTTTCTAAATCTTCATGTAAAATATTGATCTCTTGACGAATATCATTATACATAGAAATATACAAGTTTAATAACACTCTCATATCTCGAGGAATGGTATTTGAATTATTAATCGCATTTAATGTATGATTTTGAAAAAATAAGGTACTTCTTCGATTGGTTCGATTTAAAAATGAATGATTATTTCTAGAATAACGTTCTGAACTCATATTATATTTTAATAATAAATAATACGTTTATTTACTTTTTCTCTCTAAACACAAAAATAATAATTACAATTATAAAATAAATATAAATAGATTGTGTTATTTATCTTTAATGACCGATAAACAATTTAATATAAACAATTATAAAGACAAAGGCTTGTCTGGATTAGCCAATTTAGGAAATACCTGTTTTATTAATTCATGTATTCAAATCTTATCTCATACCTATGAGTTTCATCATTTTTTAGAAAAAGGGACGTATCGAAAAAGAATTCAAAACAAACCGGACTCTACTTTATTAATTGAATTTGATGAATTAAGAAAAATGTTATGGTCAGATAATGTTATTATTTCACCTGCAAAATTTATTAAAACCATACAAAATGTTGCCACGATTAAAGAAAGAGAAATATTTACAGGATATTCACAAAATGATACACAGGAATTTCTATTATTTTTAATGGATTGTTTTCATAATGCCATTTCGAGAGAAGTTACGATGAATATAAACGGTACATGTGAAAATGAAACCGATGAAATTGCACGTATTTGTTTTGAAAAAATTAAAACCATGTATTCCAAAGAATATTCAGAAATATGGAATATTTTTTATGCCATTCATGTTTCCGAAATTAGTTCCTTGAAAGAAGATGAATTTGGAAAAGTTCTTAATCGTACTCCTGAACCTTATTTTATGATTGATTTGCCTATTCCTCCAAATAATAAAAGTCCGAATTTATATGACTGTTTTGACTTATATGTAGAAGGAGAGAATTTAGAAGGAGAAAATGCTTGGTTTAATGAAAAAAAAAATGCAAAGGAAGATGTAAAAAAGAAGATTAGTTTTTGGAGTTTTCCTTCCATTTTAGTAATTGATTTGAAACGATTTAATAATCGTAATCAGAAAAACCAAATTCTTATTGATTTTCCAATCGAAAATTTGAACCTTTCTAAATATGTGATTGGTTATAAAAAAGAAGATTATGTTTATGATTTATATGGTATTTGTAATCATGGTGGGAGCGTATTTGGTGGACATTATACTTCTTATGTAAAAAATGCGAATGATAAATGGTATCATTTTAATGATACAAGTGTTACCGAAGTAGGTCTAATAAATAGTTTAATAAGCACGAAAGCTTATTGTTTGTTTTATCGAAAAAGGTAAAAGGTAATTAATCCCGATCAGAAAGAAAAAGAATACAAAATAAACTTATTATTTGGTATTTATTTTTTATATGTTTTATCTATAAAAAAATATATAAAGAATATAAGAATATGTTTGAAAATAATAATTCAAGTTCAAGTTCAAATTCAAATTCAACTCAATCAACTTCCGATTTATTTATGAATATTTTATTATTTTTATTAATTGGTTTAGTAGTTATAAATGTATTGTATTATTTTTTTGGAATAAATGTTGTAGGTTGGATTCAGAATACAATCGATGCGATTGTAAATACGCGACAAATCGATATTGATATTGTAGATAAACCTCCTTTAAACGTAAATATTCAAAACGTTAAAAATAATGAGAATAATCAAAATCTTGGAAATAACATGAATAATCCAAGTCTCATGAATAATCAAAATCTCATGAATAATCAAAATCTCATGAATAATCAAAATCTCATGAATAATCAAAATGTAGGAAATAACATGAATAATCCAAAGGATGAAGTTTTCAATATTCCTGGTAATTATTATGACTATCCAAATGCAAAAGCTCTTTGTAGTGCTTATGGTGCACGTTTAGCAAAATATGATGAAGTAGAAAATCTATATAAAAATGGCGGTGAGTGGTGTAATTATGGATGGTCGGATCAACAAATGGCACTTTTCCCTACCCAACAAAAAACATATGATTCATTACAAAAAATAAAAGGACACGAACATGATTGTGGTCGTCCTGGTATCAATGGTGGATATATAGCTAATCCACAAGTAAAATTCGGTGTGAATTGTTATGGAAAAAAACCACATATCACAAAGGAGGATGAAGAATATATGGAGAATATTTCACCTTTCCCACAAACACAAGAAGATATCCTTTTTCAGAAAAAAATAGATTATTGGAAAACCCAAGTGGATGATATTATCGTATCACCCTTCAATTATGATACATGGACCAAATTTTAATTCTTAACTTTTTTGTTTTTTGTTTTTTTTTGTTTTTTTATTGTTTTTTGTATTTTTATTGTTTTTTGGTTCTTTTCTAGAAATTTTGTTTTTGTTTTTGTTTCTATTTTTATTACTTTTATTCATGGTTACTAAATCTAGTAATTTTTCATAAAGATCTCCTCCCTCTTGATCTTCATTTTCATCATTTTGTTCATTATCATCTTCATAAACATTCAATAATTCCGACATTTTTTGTGAATAATTATCATGTTCACCTGCTAATTGATAATGTAAAAAAGAAGGTATAATATGATCTTTAAATTCTTGACTATAGTCTGTATCATGTAAACTTCTGTCTTCGCCTCCGCCTTTCACCTCGCCTTTGACTTCGCCTTTGACTTCGCCTCCAGACAAAGGAGATAATCCATTTTTTAATGCAAGTAAATTCATACTAAAACCACCACTCATTAAATTATTTTTATCGTCTTTGTAATAAATAAAATCATCTTCATTCATAATCCAATTTTATATATATTTATATAAATTTATATTTATATACACATATTTATATAAATATAAATTGAATTATGAATACAATCTTTTAATTTCAGGAACGACTTTCGTTTCTCTCTTTTCTCTCAAGTAATTTAAAATCTGTTTCACTTGATTTTCATTTTTAATAATTTCGCCTAAAGATTTTTCGATAAACTTGTAGGTTAAAGGTGTGGATACGTTTGTATTCACGAATTTTAATTTTCCATCACTTATTTGGATGGTTGCATTGGAGAGATTGTTTTGAGAACTATATTCTTGCATACTTTTTCCAATGACATTTTTTTGTTCTCTCAATTCTTTTGTTTTTTCTTGCAGTAATTTTAATTGATTATCAATCGAAACCCATTTTTGGACATTATTTTCAAACTGTTTATTTGGATTAGAATTCATGAATTCTATGTTTTATATTTATTAATAAAGAATTTTTTTATTTTTTACCTATCCTTGTCAAAATTTATACTTCATAGAAAGAAAGGTTGTATAAAAGAAACGTTATATAAATAAAGAAATAATGATATATATTTATATAAATAAATATCATTATGTTTCATGGATTTCAATTATTAAAAAATAAAACGATCGAAAACCCAAATATTATTTACCCACCTACCAAAAAGATATTTTTATTCACAAATGCTCGTAATGAAAAACATATTAAAGAATGGGCTTATCATCATTTACTGATTGGGTTCACAAATATAATTATTTTTGACCATAAATCCCAACCACCAATTGTTCCATTTGATAAAAATGTTCAAATTATTCGTTGTGATATTCAAAACCCTGTAAAAATATTTTTAATGAATGAAGCCTTTAAAATAGCAAAAAAAAATAATGCGGACTGGTTTATTTATTTAGACGCAGATGAATTTATTATTTTAAATCAATATCGTTCTATAAAACAATTATTAAATCGTTATCATCATGCACATTCTTTATCTTTAAATTGGTTAATGTTTGGATCAAATCACCATGGTAAGGAGCCGCCAGGTTTAATTTTAGAAAATTATACAAAATCTGAAAAAACATTGAACCCACATGTAAAAACATTTGTTCGTCCAAGAGCAGTCATACAGTCAATTAATCCACATTATTATTCCATGAAAAATCCTTACCGTTTATTTAATTTAAATAACAAATTAATGAATGTTCATCATTTAGCCATGAACTATACAAATACAAATTATCAAGATGCTCCTGCTTATATTGCTCATTATATATATCAATCTCAAGAAACATATATAAATAGAAAAATTAAACTCCCGTCGGATGATACAGGAATTACAAGAACTATCAATCAAAATTTTCATTCCGAATATAATGAGGTAGAAAATAATGATCCTAAAAATAAATATGTTGAACAACTAATAAAAATACTTCGACCTTCTCCACCGATTATGGAGGAAAAAAATGAATAATCGATTTTACAAATTTAACGTCGATACATCTTACGTGTTTTACTTCCGCGTCTTTTTCCGTAATATTGATTTAATCCTACTAAACCAAAAGGAACGATGGCTTGATTAACAACACTTCCTAAAAAACCTCCTTTTTTACTGCGACGACCACCACGACGACTACTACCACGACGACTACTACTTCGACGACCTTTACCTGCACGTTGATAAGGTAAATATCCGACTGATCCTGAATTTGCATTTGCCATGATAGCGTTTGATTGACTAGTATTTGGTCCTGATTGGTCAAATACTCTTCCATATTGATCATTTTCAGATCCAAGCATCCAATTTTGATAAGTTGCTGCACTACTATATGGCTGTGATTCTCCTCCTTTATGTTTTCTACTTGATGTTAATTTATGACTTTTTCTACCTAAAGATCGTTTCATTTTATATAATTATCAGAGAAAATAAAAATAAATAAATGGTATACTTGTATATAAATCGATTATTTTTCAATCAATCTAAATGTATGAATAATTCGTTATAGACGTATTTAAAAATTTCTAGGTAACTTTAAATAGATATATTTTTATGGACAACATTATTGAACCAAATGAAGATTTTCCATTCTCTAAATTATCATTAACCATTCCAACAGGAATTCAAGGAGGTGCTTATTTTACAAAATTTCAATTCAATAATAAACCATTATATATTCAAACTACAAAAAGTCTTACCAGACAAGGTATTGTAAAATCAGGTAAAAAATATTATTGTGATTTAATGTTTGATAAAAATTCAGAAACGTTAATTCAATGGTTTGAAAATTTAGAAGAAACGTGTCAAAAACTTATTTATTCAAAATCCGACTCTTGGTTCCAAACAACTTTAGATATGAATGATATTGAAACTGCTTTTAATTCGCCAATTCGAATATATAAATCCGGTAAATATTATTTAGTCCGTGTAAATATTAAAAATAATCCGATTACTGGCGATCCAAACATTAAAATATATGATGAAAATGAAATGTCTTTAGGAATTCAAGATATTCAACCAGAAACAAATATTATTTCGATTTTAGAAATTCAAGGCATTAAATTCACCAATCGTAATTTTCAAATTGATATTGAATTAAAACAAATAATGGTTCTGAATGAACCTATTTTTGAAAATTGTTTAATAAAAAAAAACACAAGTGCGACTGCGACTGCGAGTGCGAATGCAAATGTTGCCACTACAAGACAAAACACAAATACAAATACAACTACAAATACAACTATTTATGAAAAAGAAAAAGAAAGAGAAAGTATTTTAGATGAATTAGAAACATTTGATCCATCTACTTTAATTATCGAAAATGAAGCTTTAGAAGAAAAAGAGATAAGTGACGAAAAACCTTTAGAAGAAAATGTCTTTATTGAAACTTCTGAAATTGAAAATAACAAAAATAATTTATTTGAAGAAATACAAATTTCATTATCTGAAATGGAAGATAATAAAGATGATTTAAAAGAATTTTCCATCCAATTAGAAACGAATTCAGAACCAATTACATTAAAAAAGCCGAATGAAGTATATTATGAATTATATAAACAAGCAAGAACACGAGCAAAAGAGTGCAAAAAAAATTCATTAATCGCTTATTTAGAAGCAAAAAATATTAAAAAAACATATATGTTGGAAAATTTGAATGATAGTGATGATGATTTTGAAGAAGAAATGGAAGAATTTGGCGAAAATGAAATTAATGATCTTGAATTTTAGTAAATAATCTTTTAAATTATTTTTAGGTTATTGCTTTTCTTGGTTTTTAGGTTTTGAGTTTTATTTTCATTCTTTAGTAAATTTTGTTCCTTTTGTTAAATTTTTTAAATTTAATATGTATTCTTAAAATTATTTTATCCTTCATTTTATATAATGAGTATCTCCTTTAAAAAGATTTGGAATGATTATGGTATTGGTGCAATTATTTGTCTATTAATTGTCGCCTATGTCATTAGTTTATTTGCTAATTATTTAAATTCGAAAGGAATGTCTGGCTATGAATCAAATCAAAGCATGCAAGGACAATATAGAAATCCTAGTCAACTTGATTTAAGTTTAGCTGAAGGTAATGGTATGATGGGAAATGTTCGACCATCTGAACCTATGGGTCAAAATGAAGTATTCGCATCTGCCAAAGGTGTTCAAACCACTTCACCTGGTCTTCCTTCCACATGTTCACAAACAAATATTCAAAATCCTGCAGAGCTTTTACCTAAAGATACAAACAGTCAATGGGGTCAATTAAATCCAAGTGGAAAAGGTGAACTTGCAAATGTAAATTTATTAAAGGCTGGTTATCATATCGGTATTGATACCATCGGTCAAACATTAAGAAACGCCAATTTACAAATTCGTAGTGAACCTCCTAATCCGCAATTATATGTTGGACCATGGAACCAGAGTACCATTACTCCAGATTTCCTTCGTCCTCCTCTTGAATTAGGACAAGGTAATCCTTAAATTATATATGGTATGGTAACAAAATATTTATATTCTATATTCAACACTCTATAAATATTTTTGTGTTTTTTATTATATTGGTAATATTCAATATAATAAAAATATGATTTCTAATAAACCAAAAAAAGTAGTCGACTGGGAAAAGATATATTATAATTATAATTATGGAAACGACGACATACCTTTTTTGATAGAAATATTTGGTGATTTACAAAATGAAATCGAAATGGAAATCAAGGAACTTAAGAAAGAAATTAATTTTGAAAACTATAAAAAAATACAAAATATTTCTCATAAAATAAAAGGGACATTATCTAATTTTTATTGCGAAGAAACATGTGATATAATGTGTGAAATCAACGATCTATCGAAAGAAGGAATTAGTTACCAGTCAATTCAAAAATATGAAGGTGTAAAATATTCCAACGAAAAAATACATCAAATTCAATATTTATTTTTTGACTTTTGTGAAAAATTTGAATACGTAAAAAAAGAAATCAAATTTTTATCCACTTCTAAAAATAATTGATCTTGTTATTTTTATTTTTATTTTTATTTTAGGTAATTACACAATTCAATTTATAAAATATTTTCTATCTATTCACCTATTTCAAAAATATATATATCAATATCAATATCTATACTATATTTATATATACATACTATACATCGCACTCATTAATTTATCTTTTTCATCCGTTTTAATGAGTTTTTTTACAATATCAATGTTTACTTGATATGGGAATTCGACTTGTATCGACATTTCTTCTTCGAATAAATTGGATCCGGGTTTCATTAATCGATATAAATTCAACTTCGTATAAATAATTTCTAGACAACGTTTTAAATTACGCACCCCATCTTCTTTATGACAATAATTTTCAATAATGTAATGAATGGTCTCATCTGGAATAATAATATCATCCGTGTTGAAACATACTTGTTCACGAATTTTTGGCAATAAATAATCATTTGAAATAATGGTTTTCTGTTTTTTATCATATCCTTTTGTTTGGATACGATACATACGATCTTTTAAAATCGGATTAATTTTCGTTTCGTCATTATAACTGAAAATAAACAAACATTTACTCAAGTCAAAATCAATTTCTGCAAAATATTTATCGTGAAATTGACTATTTTGACTAGTATCCGTTAAATGTGTTAAAATACCTGCAATTTCTTCCCCTTTTGGAGTATCACTTATTTTATCCAGTTCATCAAAATAAATGACCGGGTTCATACATTTACTATCAATCAAAATCTGAACAATTTTACCCCACATACTACCTTCATAAGTATAGGAATGACCTTCTAAGAAACTACTATCTGTTGCACCACCCAGAGCGATGAATGCGAAAGGACGGTTCAATATTTTACTAATACCTTCTTTTACTAAACTGGTTTTACCCGTACCAGGAGGTCCATTAATTGCGATGGATGTTCCGATCGCACTTGGATTTGTAATTAGTTGTCCTAACATTTGCATTATTTGCATTTTTGCATCATTCAAACCATAAACCGCATTATCTAATAATTGTTTAGCATTTTCCATAAAATCATGACATTTCTCTACTCCGTCACTAATATGAATGGGAAGAGTTTTATATTGATCAAAAGGTAGATGCATAAAAGTATCTACCCATGTCTTGATTTTATAATATTCACCGCTTCCTGGTTCCATATATCGTAATGAATTCACTTTTTTCATAGCAGCTGCTTTAAATAAAGGAGGTATCGTTGCTTCTAATAAACTCATACGATATGGTTTTTCGATACGTGTCATTTTATTAATTTCACGTAACTCTTTAATCATTTTTTTTTGTGTTTCCATTTCCAATTTCTCAAAGAATGTAAAATCGTTCATCGTATTTTTATCACGCAGAATACGACGGAAAATACGCGTGTTTTTTGCCTTTTGTTTAATTTGCTTTTTTTCACTCTTTTTTTTAGATACTTCGATTTCTTTCTCATAAACTTCAATACATTTTTGGATCGATTTATTATTTTTATTATTTTCATAAAGTTTTTTTAGATTTAGTAAGAAATCATCATTCTCTTTCAACGTATTTGTTGTATCTATTGTATTGTTTATATTTGTTTCTTCCGACACGACGTTTGAAGATGGTTCTTTTATTTTTACAATTGAATTTTTATTGCTATTTTTTAATTTTTTTTTATTCGGTTTTTCCTCTTCCTCCTCTTCTTCTGTTTCACTAGAAGAGTCAGACGAAACAGACACATCTTCATCTTCGGTTTCTTCATCATCCTCATAATCTTCCCAATCTTCATCCTCATCTTCATCATCATAATCATCATCCGCCCCACCAATCGATAAAATAATATTAACCTTTTCATTTTTACCTTTCTTTGATTTCTTTTTTTTATATATCTCTTGATCACTTTCTGTATCCATATCGGAATCATCTTCACCTTCATATTCTTTTGATTTTTTTGGTGATTTTTTTGACTTTTTATCTATTTTTAAGTTTGACTTTTTTTTACGAACAATCGTTTCTTCTTCTTCTTCTTCTGAGCTAGATAGTAATGTTACCGAATCGTCATCCTCATCTTCTTCATCATATTCATCCTCCTCATCTACCGAATAATATTCGTCTTCTTCGTCTTCTTCCTCGTCCTCGTCAGAACTCGACACATCCTCGACTACTTTTCTAGATTTTTTATTTTTTTCCTTAGAAGAATGGTTTGATTTCTTTTTTTGTTCTTTTTCAATAGGTTTATCTTCTTTGACTGATTTTTTCATTTTTTCTCCTGACTTAACCTTTTCATTCAAATTTTTGGAAGGGAAAATTTTCGATAAGAATTTACGATATTCGTGTTCATCCATTTCCAATTCTTCTTCTTCAAACTCACTTGATCCATCATCATCGAAATCACTACTATCCGAATGATTGTTTTGTTTTTTTTTAGAAGTCAAATGTTCTCTCTTTGTTTCTTTAGAATTCTTCGAATTCTTAACATTCGAATTTGTAGAGCTCTTTTTTGAATATTGTTTGAATTCTTTGGTCATTTTAAATTTCGTAAATACTTATAATAATATAATAGAATATTAATTTTAAATCAAAATCAAATCAATTTTCTATTCATCTAAAAATAATTTCATTAAAAAGTATATAATATATATTTACTTTATAATCTATTTTATATTTTACGTAAAGGAAATGAAAAAAATTGAAAACAAGAAAATGAACGAATACGATATTATTATTATTGGAAGTGGAATGGCTGGATTATATAGTGCCTATAAAATCAAACAATATGCCCCCAAAACTACCTTTTTAATTTTAGAAAAATATAAAAAAGAATGGGTTGGGGGTCGTACAAGCAACGAAACGTTTTACGGAACGACCATCGTTACTGGTGCAGGAATTGGTCGTCTCGATAAAAATCCACTTCTTATTCATTTAATGCAAAAACTGAAAATAAAATTCCAACCTTTTGATTCAATTATGGATTATTCGACGACAGTAAAAAGACCGGTGGATTTAATAAAAATAGTGAATTTCTTGAAAAAAGAATATAAAAAACATCCTTCTCTTCATTCGCTCACTTTTGGACAATTTTCCGAGAAAATTCTTGGTAAAGAATTATATACGGATTTTAAAATATCTGCTGGATATACCGATTATGAAAATGCGGACATTAAAGAAACGTTATATAATTATGGAATGGATGATAATCAAACTGGATGGACTGCCTTGAATATTCCTTGGAAACAAATCGTACTTACTTTGTGTGATAAAATAGGTTGGGAACATTTGCGATTTTCACAAAATGTTTCTAGTGTTCAAAAAATACAAGAAAATAATTCTTGTGTAACAAAATTCGAAATTCAAACAGAAAAAGGAGAGAAATATTACGCGAATAAAGTGATATTGGCGACTACCATAGCATCGATCCAATCAATCGTTCCTGGGGCAAGTGATAAAACAAGTATTTATCAGCAAATCCATGGACAGCCTTTTTTACGTTTATATGGTAAGTTTAATAAGCAATCCGCTAAAATAATGAGTGAATATGTGAAACATTATATTAAAGTACCTGGACCTTTACAAAAAATTTTACCGATGAATTCGGAAAAAGGAGTATATATGATTGCATATAGTGATAATGCCAATGCAATCGCTCTAAAACCTCATTTAGAAAATACGGAGGAAAATCGCGTTTTTTTCTCTCGATTAATTGAAAAGTCATTAGGTATTCCACCAAATACGTTAACCTTAAAGGCAATCAAGGATTTTTATTGGGATATTGGAACCCATTATTTTGAACCGTTGTCCAAAGGTTCTACTTTCCGAAATCGTGATGAATTTGTAAAAGCGGTTCAACATCCTGAAGAAGGGTTTTTAGTTGTAGGGGAAGCTGTCTCAAGATATCAGGGATGGGTGGAAGGGGCGTTAGAAAGCGTAGAAAAGGTGGTAACCAAAGATTGGGTCCTTTCCTCCCATTGTTAAAATTAATGTTATAAATAATGTTATAAATTTGAATAATGTTATAAATAAATATATAATATTATTTTACAATTCATTCATCTAAATGGATTTACCTTTTGTTTATTTCCAATCAATTAATAAATAATAACCATGATAACCGATCACCGTAAAAGCCAACATTAAAATAAATTGATAAAGATACAAAGGTGTTTTTAATCCGTTTAATCCAATATAAATAAGTAAAGGAGCTACGATAAAAATATGAAATAGATTGATCCATGGATTTTTGCCCGCTTTCAATAAAGCATATGTTTTATAACTATGATAGAAAAGAATGATAATACCTAAATAAAATAATACAGAATATAACCAAGTAGGTATTTTATTTGTTTGAATTCCGACATATAAAAAGAGAGAACCGAAAATGAAAATATGTAATAAATGAATTAGCATGACTTGTTCCATTTTATAATTAAATATATATTTTTATTTTATAATTATATTTATATAAACAATTCGTATGAAAACAAAAACCATGAAATTTCATTATTACAACAAGGAAATAAAACACAAGGGTGGTAAAAAAACAGTTCGATTAGTTTCTATTCAAAAAGGAAAGGGTTATAAAAGCGTAAGTCATTACCATCATGGTAAACATCAAAAAACACATAAAAAACCGATTTGTCCACACCATATTGACATGATTAAAAAAGGTAAATTTGTTCCAGGATTATTTAAAGAATGTCTTCATAAAAAAAAATAAATTCATTTCTATTTTAGGATTATTTTCTGTTTTTTTTAGTTTTCTTGGTTTTCTTGGTTTTCTTGGTTTTCTTGGTTTTCTTGGTTTTTTTAAGTTTCCTAGATTTCTTCTTGAACCCTCCAGTAAAATCTACTTCTTCCAATAATTCAGGATAATTTTTCCAAACAACAATTTCAGTTGGTCCTTCTAGATCTTCTTTCGAATATTCATCATTTCCTTGTAAGTTTTCTTCGTCGATAATGGTTCCATCATATTTCTCTCCAAAATACTGTTTCACAAGATCATGATATTTTTTATTCATTGATCCACCTGAATATTGTTCATCTGGATCGCTATACTTTATAATATTTTTATCGTATGGTTCAATCGTTTGTTTAATCATGCTACGTACATTTGCGTTTCCGATATCTAATAATTTAGGTTTTTCTTTAAAATGATATTTTTTGGTTATATCTCCATAAGTTGTTCCATAATTTGATGTCAACGCAAACCATTGTAATCCTTTCATTTCATTTAGAGGAATATATTTTGCAAATTTTTTATATATAATCGAATAATCTTTATTCATTTATATATTAAACAAATAATATTTTTTAGTATTTTTTTCAGTCAAAAAATTGATTTTGAAATATTACGAAAACAATCTAAATATAAATATAATAATAAGTTAAGACATGTACGGCAACCATTTTCATTCCAAAGTTCCAGTTCGTCCTTCCAAAGTAATTGGTATTCAATTTAGTATTTTATCTCCCGAGGAAATTCGTAAGAGTTCCGTAGCAGAGATAAATAATCGTAATACTTATGTGAATAATAAACCGGTGATCGGTGGATTATTTGATCCACGTATGGGTGTTTTGGAACCAGGTCTTATTTGTCCCACCGACGGATTAGATTATATGAAAACACCTGGATATCATGGTCATATTGAACTAGCACGTCCAGTATTTTATATACAATATTTAAATACTATTTTAAAAGTATTACGTTGTGTTTGTTTTAAATGCAGTAAAATTCTCATTAGTAAAGAAAAATATAAACAGGCGATGAAGCTTCAAGGAGAAGCAAGATGGAAATATGTATTTGGTCTTTGTAATAAAATCAATCGTTGTGGAGAAGATACGGAAGACGGTTGTGGATGTTTACAACCTACTAAAATCCGCAAGGAAGGTTTTGCAAGTATTTTTGCAGAATGGAAGAATGATTCGGATGGAGGAGAACCAATTGTGATTAAATTAATTCCAGAATTAGTATTAAAAATATTTAAACGAATAAGTGATGATGATATTACATTTATGGGATTTAGTCCTTTATGGTCACGACCAGATTGGATGATTTGTCAAGTAATGATTGTTCCTCCTCCTGCAATTCGTCCTTCGGTAAAACATGATGCACAACAAAGATCAGAAGACGATTTAAGTCATATTTTAGTAAATATTATAAAAACAAATAAAACATTACAAGAAAAAATACAGGCAAATGCACCGGCAAATGTAGTGGATGATTGGACAACCGTATTGCAGTATTATGTAGCTACACAAGTGGATAATAAAATTCCTGGTGTATCTTCCGTAGCACAAAGAAGCGGTCGTCCTTTAAAATCAATTAAGGATCGTTTGAATGGAAAGGGTGGTCGTATGCGTGGTAATCTAATGGCGAAACGCGTGGATTTTAGTGCACGTTCCGTTATTACAGCCGATCCGAATATTTCAATCCGTGAATTAGGTATTCCGATGAAAGTCGCGAAAAATATAACAAAACCCGTCGTAGTAAATTCGATGAATAAGAATTTCTTATTATCACTTGTACGTAATGGACCAGATATTTTTCCAGGAGCAAAAATCCTCGATAAAAAGAATGGCGAATCGATTACCTTACGTTATATTGATCGTGATTCGATTGTATTAGAAGAAGGTGATGTAGTCCATCGACACATGATGGATGGAGATGCCATTTTATTCAATCGACAACCGACTTTACATAGAATGTCAATGATGTGTCATATTGCGAGAATTATGAAACGTGGGGATACGTTTCGTATGAACGTAGCTGACACAAAACCTTACAATGCGGACTTCGATGGGGATAGACAACAAATGTAATCCATTTTGTCCCCAACAGGGAGCGTGAAAAGCGTGCTACTCCCTAGTTTTAATCGAACTGAAATTTCCTTAAGATTTCAACCCTTTTTATGAATAGAAAGGGAGGGGTCTTAGGGGAACCGTAGGTTCCCTTAAAGCGACATAACCAAATTGCGGGAAACCCCTTAGAGCCTTCACTACCACTCTTAATTGGAAACATTCAAGAGGAACTCGGTTAATAGCCGAACCCAAAGGTAATAATGTGAAGGATTGGGCAATCCGCAGCCAAGCCCCTAAACTCGTTATGATAAGAGCAAGGGGAAGGTTCAACGACTAGACGGTTGTGGGTCTTAAATGAAGGTTTAATCAACCGGATAAGGCTTAAGGTATAGTCTGGCTTTATAGGAAACTATAGAGATTATTGGAAATGAATTTACATATGCCTCAAGATCCAGAGTCCGAAGCAGAATTAAGAAATTTAGCAGCAGTACCATTTCAAATTATAAGTCCAGGTAACAATTCTCCCATTATTGGTATTTATCAAGATTCGATGTTAGGTAGTTATCAGTTTACAAGAGAAAATATTAAATTTACACCACGTGACGCAATGAATATCTTGATGATGTTTAATCGCGTGAATGAACAAGAATTATTAGAAGCATTAACCATAAACAATGGAAAAATCAGCAATTTCAATATTTTAACACAAATCATGCACCCACTTACTTTAAAATACAAGACAAAAGCATTTGTTGACGACAAGGACGATCCTAAAAATTCAAATGCTTTATTAGAAATTATCAACGGAAAATACATTCGTGGTCAAATGGATAAGAGCGTACTAGGTGGTGGTTCAAAAGGGTTATTACATCGAATATGTAATGATTTTGGAAATATGGCTTCTTCGAATTTTATCGATGATTTACAGAATGTAGTAACAGAATATATGAAATCAACTGCATTTAGTGTAGGTATTAGTGATTTAATATCTGATGCTAAAACAAACCAATCGATCATTCAAGTAATTACCAATAAGAAAATAGATGTGAAAAATTTAATAGAACAAGTACAAATCGGAGTTTTTGATAATAGTACAGGTAAAACAAATGAAGAAGAATTTGAGACCCAAGTGAATAATATTTTGAACCAAGCATCCTCTGAATCCGGTAAAATCGGTTTAAAAAATCTCAGTAAAAATAATCGTTTTGTGACGATGGTAAATGCTGGTTCAAAAGGAAGTGAACTTAATATTTCCTTTATGATTTCATGTTTAGGTCAACAGAATGTAGATGGTAAACGTATCCCTTATGGATTTGAAAATCGTACCCTTCCTCATTTCACAAAATATGATGACTCCCCAGGAGCGCGTGGATTTGTAGAAAGTTCATATATTAATGGACTTACTCCTCAAGAAATGTTCTTTCATGCGATGGGAGGTCGTGTAGGTTTAATTGATACCGCTGTGAAATCAGTTACTTGGGAAACACCGATTGTTATTATTGAAAATGAACAACCGGTATATATTGAAATCGGTAAATGGATCGACGAACGACTTGCAAAAAATCCAGAAGATATCAAACATTTTACGGAAAGACAGATGGAATTATTAGAAACCGAAAAAGAAAATATATTTATTCCTACTACGGATGAAGATGGACATATTACATGGGGGAATATTACGGCAATTACCCGTCATGACCCTGGTACAGAATTATATGAGATTAAAACGTATGGTGGAAGAAATGTGATTGTTACAGAAAGTAAATCCTTGTTGATTTGGAATAAGGAGACAAAGAAATTCAAAGAAATGCTAACGCCAGACATTAAAGTAGGAGATTGTGTTCCAGTGACTGCAGAATTATGTCAGCCTCCTGTTGTATTAGAATATATCGATATGAAAAAGTATTTTGCAAAAGAAGAATTTGTTTATGGCACGGATTTTAATTGTGCTTTGAATGCAATGAATGGATCAATGGAAAATAAAAAGAAAATACCAGAAGGGTGGTGGAATGAGAATAATGGAACAAAATTTACACTTCCTTACAGTAAAAAATCATCTTTGCAAAGAACGAGTGTTCGTTCGAATTTATTGAATATCAAAGACGGATACATTTATCCTTATCACGCAAATCGAAAAGATACTTTTATTCCAGAAAAAATCGCTTTAAATAATGAAAACGGTATTTTCATTGGACTATTTTTAGCAGAAGGAAATGCAAATAAAAATACGGTAACCATTACAAATAATGATGAAAATATTCGAAGTTTTGTGAAACAATGGTTTGAAAAATTCGGTATTCATTTTGTAGAACGTGAAAGAATTAATAAAATTGGAGGAAAAACAACCACAATCACAGGTAATTCTTCTTTATTATCTACTTTCTTGACAAAGTTAGTTGGTCATGGAGCAGATAAAAAACATGTACCTACCGAAGCATTTATTGCATCCGAAGAATTTATCATTGGTTTATTGAGTGGTTATTACTCTGGGGATGGATTCGTTTCTAAAAATTCCATTGATGTTAGTTCTGCCTCAAAAAGATTGATCGAGGGTATTTCGATGTTATGTTCAAGGTTTGGTATTTTTGGAAAAGTATTTCAATCTCAATTGAAATCCAATAATTTGGAAACCAAAAATATCAAACCTAGTTATCGAATGTCCATTCGTTGTCAATGGGGACAAATATTTACAAATAAGATTTCCTTATTAGAAGAAACCAAAAATACAAAAATGCGTAATATTGTTTGGGGAAATTCTCATCGCAATTTCGATACCTATCATAATACCGTATTGGATAAAATCGTAGAAATTAATATCATTGGCGTAGAAAAACATCCAAAAGTATATGATTTAACCATTCCTTCTACCTTAAATTTTGGACTTGCCAACGGTCTTCAAGTACGTGATACTAGTACTACAGGGTATATACAGCGAAGATTAATTAAAGGATTAGAAGATTTGATGGTTGGATATGATATGACTATTCGAAACAATAAAAATAAAATCGTACAGTTTTCCTATGGGGATGATTGTATTGATCCAGTCAAAGTAGAAAATCAAATGTTACCTCTAGTTACTATGAGTACACAAGATATTTATGCGCATTATACAATTCCAGAAGAATCGGGGAAAAACAAGACATTATCTCAAATCCTTTTAAAGAATGCTCTTACAAGAAATAAAAAACAGCAAGGAAAATGGTTGGAACAAAGCAAAAAGATAATCGAATGGTTTTTAGAAGAACGTACAAATATTATCAACAACGTTTTCAAAAGAAAGGGCGATAGTGTTGTAAATTGTCCAGTTGCATTTATGTATATTATTGGAAATATTCAAGGACAGTTAAATATCAACTCATCTTCTTTGGTGGATCTCACCTTTTTAGAAGCACTTGAGATGATCGATGAAACGTATTCAATTCTAGAAAAAAATTATTATTCACCTCCTACTCAATTATTTAAAGTCCTTTATTATTATTATTTGTCACCCAAAGATTTACTTTTGGTAAAACGTTTTAATCGCTCTGCTTTAGTGGTATTATTAGAAACTATCGTAAGCACTTATAAAAGAGCGATTGTAACACCAGGAGAAATGGTTGGAATGATTGCCGGACAGAGTATTGGAGAGACGAGTACACAAATGTCTCTTTTGTCAAGTGAAAAAATAAAAATGGTAAAAAGAAACAAAAAAACACAAGCATTGGAACACATATCTTCGGAAATCGGTCCATTCATCGAAAATTTAATCAAACAACTTCCAAATTATACTTTTAATACAGGACATGGAACCAATAGTGTAGAGACGCTATTGGAAAAATTGGAAGATGATTATTATATTGTTGGTGTTACAGAACAGGAAAAAACAAAATGGAATAAAATATCTCATATTTCAAGACATCCTGTCAACGGACAAATGATGAAAGTTACTACACGAAGTGGAAGAGTTGTAGAAACAACAACGAGCCATTCTCACTTGATCCGTTCAGGGGAAACTCAAAAAGTAGAAGCAATTGTTGGTGCAAATATGAATAAAGGAATGAGAATTCCAGTAGCAAGACATATTGACCAAACATTTACACAATCAACCATTAAAATCAACGAACAAAATTATAAATTGGATTCTTTGTTTGGATGGTTTATCGGTGCTTATTTAGCAGAAGGAAATATAAATTATCACGAAATTGCAATTACCAATATATCAAATACTTTTATTGAAAAAACAAAAGAATTTGCAAAAAGATTTGAAAAAGAATGTCGTGTGAGTGAAAAGGAAGGTGAATATGGACAAAGTATAACTACCAAATTCACTTGCAAAGAATTGGCTTGTTTATTATTAGATACATGTGATACTGGCTCTTTTGTGAAAAAGGTTCCTGATTTTGCTTTCTTGGCTCCTCTAGAATTTAAAGCAGCTCTTATTCAAGCCTATTTCGATGGAGACGGAAATTTCCAAAATGATAAACAACATCATCAAATTCGTGTTTGTAGTAGAAGTAAACAATTAATCAAGGATATTTCATTATTATTAAATTACTTTGGTATCTTTTCCTCGATCAAAGAAAATCTAACTCGTGGGTCCAATCTTTACAATTTATCGATTTCTGCAAAATATAGTACTTTATATAAGGAAAAAATCGGTACGAAATTACATGAAGATCGATTAGAAAGTTTGGTTCAATATACGGAAAGAGATGAGAATATTTCGTTGAAAGAATATATTGATAAAATCAACGGATTAGGTAAAATTATTGCACATTGTGGAAAAACGTTGAATTTACCTGGACAAAGTAGAAATTATGGATATTGTAAAAAGAAAGATACTATTGGACGTAGAACTTTACAGAAGTACTTGGAAATTTTCCAATCTCATCCACAATCAGAATTAATTCAACAAGAAATATCTATTTTAAAACAAGCTATCAACGCAACTGTGGTATGGGATGAAATCGTGGATATTGAATTTTATACCCCGGACCAAACAAATTATGTGTATGATTTTACTATTCCAACCAATCAAACTTTTATGACTGACTATGGTGTCATCGTTCATAATACTTTAAATAGCGTAACATATGAAACAGAAATTATTGTAAGAAATCGTGAGCATAAAATTACCAAAGTTCAAATTGGTGAATTTATTGAAAAGAAAATTCAGGAAGCCAGGAAAATCGAGTATTACAAAGACAAAGATACTACTTATGCAGAAGTAGAAGAATATTATGAAATACCTTCTTGTGATGAAGACGGAAATATATTATGGAAACGTATTGAAGCAGTTACAAGACATCCGGTCATTAATAAAGATGGATCAAATACAATGTTAAAAATAACAACCAAAGAAGAACGTGAAGTCATTGCAACAAAGGCTAAATCCTTTTTAAAATTAGTGAATGGAAAAATTATTCCTGTAGAAGGAGACAGTTTGAAAGTAGGTGATTATTTACCAGTGTCTACAAAAACGATTGATTTTGAAGAAAACCGAGAATTGAATTTACGAACGATTTTCCCACCAACCGAATATATTTATTCAAGCGAGGTAGAAAAAGCAAAGGAAATAATGGAACACAAAGAACACGCTTGGTGGTCAAAACATCAGGGAAAATCATTTACTCTTCCTTATGCTCGTAGTGATAGTTTTGTTGCGAAGGTAAATGAGAAATTACGAAATGGATGCAAGTCAAAAACGTTGTTTCATCCTGGATGTATTTATATGAAACAAACCAATATGAATAATTATACCATTCCGGAAAAAATTCCACTTGATTACAATTTTGGATATTTACTTGGTGCTTATGCGGCAGAAGGATGTATGACAAAATTCCAGATATCAATTGCCAATAATGACTTGGAATACTTTGGACCAATTTTAGAATTATGTAAAAACTGGAACATTACAACCAAACTTTATAAAAATGAGAATAAAAATGAACAAGGATGGACAAGCCAAGATTTGCGTATTTACAATACAGTTTTATGTCGTTTATTAGAAAACTTGTCTGGAAAATTAAGTCATGGAAAATTTGTTTCAGATAAAATCGTGTTTTCCAATCGTGAATGTCTATTGGGTTTTATAGATGCATATATTGGTGGCGATGGTTTTATTGATAAAAAATCAAAAACCATTAAAATTTCTTCTGTTTCAAAATCACTCATGATTGATGTTCAACAAATATTAAATACATTAGGCATATATAGTTATATTAGTAAACCAAAGAAGGTTGAAACGAATAATCGTGGAAGTAAAGATATTAAACAATTATATGTTTTGTCAATAACCGGTTCCCAGTTACATGAGTTGTCAAGCATGTTAAATATTAAAATTTCTTACAAACAAAACAATTTAGTGGATTTGTTGAAACACAATTATCAATATGATATACATCGAAATGCGACCATTATTCCGAATGAGATTGATGGAGAAATTATTTTAGAAGAAAGAACTTGTGACACTTATATGGATGTAGTTTTTGATAAAATAAAATCAATCGAAGAAGTTCCAAATACCACAAATTATGCGTTTGATTTAACAATCGAAGATACAAGAACTTTTAACATCTATAATGGTCTCGCGATCGAGGATACTTTTCATTTCGCCGGGGTGTCATCAAAATCGAACATCACTCGTGGTGTGCCACGTATTGAAGAAATATTAACTTTATCGAGTGAACCAAAAAACCCATCCCTTACCATCTTTTTAAGACCTGAAGACGAAACTGATAAAGATAAAGCACAATCCATTATGTATATGTTAGAACATACTCGATTAGAAGAAGTCGTGAAATCCGTAGAAATTTGTTTTGATCCTGATGACTTGAATACACTTATTCATGAAGACAAAGATGCGATGGAACAATTCAAAGTATTTGAAAATATGGTAGCAGAATGTGCAGAACTCGATTTATCAAATGACGAAAATCAGCGTTCCAAATGGGTATTACGTATGGAAATGGATAATGAAGTGATGTTGGAGAAAAACATTACGATGGATGATATTCATTTCACTTTGAATAATGTTTATGATAAAGAAATCAACTGTGTTTTCAGCGATTATAATTCAGATAAATTAATTTTCCGTATTCGTATGAATGAAGTAATTAAAAATGCGTCTAATAAAGGCGGGTCCAAAAAGGCAAAAGCCAATCCTTTAGATCAAAGTGACCAAATCTATTTACTGAAGAATTTTCAAGAACAGCTTTTACAAAATATTGTATTACGTGGTGTAAAAGGCGTGAATAAAGTAATTGTTCGTAAAATCAAAGATAATGTTCGAGAACAAAATGGAATTTATAAAAAACAAGATATTATTGTATTAGATACCATCGGGTCAAATTTAATGGATGTATTGACCCTTAATTATATTGACAATCGACGTACTTTTAGTAATGATATTGTTGAGATGTATCATACTCTTGGTATTGAAGCTGCGCGTCAATCGATATTCAACGAACTTACGGAAGTGATTGAATTCGATGGAACTTATATTAATTATCATAATTATAGTGTATTATGTGATCGCATGACTTATACGAGTAAAATGATTTCTATTTTCAGACATGGTATTAATAATGACAATATAGGTCCAATTGCAAAAGCTTCTTTTGAAGAGACACCCGAAATGTTTTTGAAAGCAGCGAGACATGCAGAATTGGATACTTTACGCGGTGTCTCTGCGAATGTAATGTGTGGTCAAGAAGGATATTTTGGAACAAGTTCTTTCCAAGTAATTTTAGACTTGGAAGAAATACAAAAACAAAATGCGGTGGATGAAACATATCAACCTACTGATGAAGAAGAAGAAATAGAAAAATTCTTTGGGAATATGAGTTTAGAAGATAATTGTAATACAAGTAAATTGGCGATACAAAATAATGTGATTAATATTAAGGCAATCGATATGGGACAACAGGATGATGATTATAATCCATTTTAAGATTTATATATCCATAGGTGATTTGATAGTTTGTTTATTAAATAAAAATTAAAATATCCAAAAGTGTAAAATATGGCAAAGTCATTAATATGTGTATATAATTATGCATTTTGCATTTTGCATTTTGCATTTTGCATTTTGCATTTTGCATTTTGCATTTTGCTATACTTTTTTTAAAAGTATATTTTTTAAAAGTATATTTTTTAAAAGTATATTATTATATAAAGAAAGATCAATGAAAGAAATAACCATCTTTTTTTTAATTATTTTAATGTTTGAATACTTGTACTATTATTATTATTTATCCAATTGGAAAAAGTTTTTAGGTAAATCCGTAGATATTGAAAAAATAGAATTTAATTTAAATAACAAAGACCAATTGCAAAAAATTATGACGAATTTATTAAATGAACGTGTAAAATTACTTGACACGATGACTTACCTACAATGGTTAGATTATAATAATAAAAATATACTTTTAGAATTCAAAGGAACAAAATATTATCTTTATATTTATGAAAAAGACAATGACCTAAATAGTAATGATCAAAATTTTATATTACGTGCATCTTTTCAAAAAGAATTATTAAATCTGAATTTTTCAGATGAATTAAGTGTCGTCAATCATCGGTATATTGCATTAGAACAATTTTCTACCAATCCGAATTTGGTAAATGTGATGTATAATATGAATGAAATCATCAATGGTTGTAATTTTATGGATTATTTTTGGGAAGATCCTTTTGATAAACAAGCCGTTCAAAAGACTGCTTATTTTAAAAAATATACAAAAACAACAAATAATCATTTACAAAGTACGGGTATCATTGGAATAGGATACGAAGTAGCAGATTTAGATTATAATTATAGTGATATTTATTTAAACTACGTAGGATTACCTTTTGTTATTTTTATTATTTTTTTAATTTTTCTTCTATCAACAGCAATGTATTATTCAATTAATAAACCTTCGTATATAAGACCAGGACTTATATTAATTGGGTTAAATGCATTTTTAATGTATCAAATCTCACTTGTTGGAACAATTACCGATATTCCACTAGAACATATAAGAATGAATGAAATTAGTTCAAGTACACTAGGTATTACATTTTTAGTTGCAACGAATATTTTCATTATTAAATCCATAAGAACAAAACATAATAAAATATATAATGAAATATATAGTGAATCCGTATTTTTGTTTTCAGCTTCAATTATATTCTTATTATTTTCAATGTATAAACATTCAAATTATACGGAAGTAGATGGATTAAGAAGAATACGTGTACAAAATCAAATATTTTTTAATATGTCGATTTTAATGAATTTTGGTATTTTTTTAAATTTTTTATTATTTATAACAAATAAGACGAATTTATTTGAATTAAAAATATTTAATAAATAAATATAAACTTGCAAAGTAACAGTTACCAATATTCACCAGTAAATATTTATATAATAAAAAATATATAAATATTAAAAACATAATAAATAATAATATTAATCAAATCATTCTGAAAATGCATTCCTTTTATCAAATCATACATCGGACCATAGAAAAAATAGAAAACAAGGGAAACTCAACTGTATTAGATCCATTCGAGAGATTTATTTTTACAAACAGAAACATTTTTTTTTATTTTTCCATTCCAGAAAATGTCGAAGAGATAAGAAAAAAATACATGTTTTTACAAAAAACGAATGAAAATATTTTCTATACAGAAGAAATAAAAAATAATATGATGCGTTTTTTCTCTCAATCTCAAAAAACGTATTTTGCTTTTTCAAAATTCGCATGTCATTATAAATGGAAAAAATCAAAATTGGTTATTGATAAAGATCTATCTTTAAATACCATCCAATTGAAAGAAAAGAATGTAATTTGTGTTTATCATAAAGATAATCGTTATCTTTTTACAACAAGTGATTTAATTAATATTTTTAAAACCGCATTAACCTACTCTTCCAACTTTTTTTCTTCACCATTAACCATCAAAAATCCATACAATAATATCCCTTTTTCAAAATCAAATTTATATAATATTTATTTTACTTTTTTTTTCAAATCTATTCCAGTCCCAGAAATTATACAAAAATATTTCCAATCAAATTTTGATTTAGATTTATTTGAAAAAGAAAATCAAATATTGTTAAGAGAGTGTGCGATTTCGAATTTTTTAAATAATATGGATGATAAAGAAATTGTTTTTAAAATAAAATATATGTTAAAATGTTATAATGCAAAACATTATAGTAAAATAAAAGTAGATCCTGATTTTCCAGTAAAAGAAATCATTTCTATTTTCAAACCTTATTTATGTTTATTTTATATTAGTATTTTCTCTTTGGACTATCAAAAAAAAAGAGATTGTGAAGATATATTGGAAAAAATGTTATTTCGTTTAAGATATTATTTTCCGCAATTCGGTAGAAAAATAGTAAAAATAATACCGATAAATAATCATTCTATATTTCGATCAAATTTTATACAAAAAAAAGAAACGTTTATGGAAAAGGGTTTCATTCAAAAAAAGTTGAAATTTAAAAAAATAATTACTTTTAATGATGAATATCCGCCTTTTTCCTGTAATAAAAATAATAAATATTTTTTATTTAGTCATTTGGGATTAATGAAAACAATCAATATTAATGAATTACTCAAATTTGAAAAATTTGTCGTTCATTGTCATAAACTTGAAAGAGATCGAATTCCTACGGAATATTCAATACGAAATAATGATAATTCAGATGATTATACAGATGAAAGTTCAAATGATAATACAGATGAAGTTTCCCATGAGGTTTCTGATGATGATTATAATATAAATATTTATGACTTATAAACAATCTAAAAATTTATTTATAACGATATAAGGTTTTTCGTAAAATTTGTTAAAAAATCTTCAACTGATTTTGGATTTTCTATGGATTTTTGTAATTCCTGATAAAGTTCGGTTTCCTTATTTAAATCATCGATATTTATGAATAATTTATTCGTTTCTGTTAATATGAACCGATTAATGGGTGGTTTATTGATAGGTGTTTTTTTAGTGATTGTCTGGGTAACAATAAAAATATATTCTTTTGGATCAGGCAAATCCCAATTTTTGTATCCTACCATAATTTTAGAAGTTTGGTTCGTTTCTAATAATTTATAAGTACCCATGAAAATGGTTGGTATTTCATATTTTTGAATAAGAACCCATAAATCTAAAAAAGAGAGAAAATAACCGTCATTCATAATCATATTTTCAAAACTCATCGACCCTTGAAGTACTTGATCACATAACATTTCTTTTCCTTCTATTTTTAATACATCGACTATTTTTGTTTGAAATTTTAAAAGATATGGTTGATAAACTTCGATTAAATCTTGTTTGATTTGTGGAATGGTTTTTTCTTTATTGTAAATTTTGGTTAGAACAACGATAACATCATATGAACAAGCAACATTATTATTTTTATATTTGAATTCCTTGTAATTATTTGGGAATAGTTGATTACGTTTTTTATCGGAAATGGGTACTTCTATTTTTTCTTTACACTTATTCGAGGAGTTTATTTTATCTTCTAATGGTTCCTGAGGTTGTTGAGGTTCTTGAACTTCTTTTTGAGCCTGTTGTTGTTCTTTTTGAGGTTCTTGAGCTTCTTGTACTTTTTCTACTTCCACGGGTTCCAACTGATCAAGTAACATTTTATTTGTTAATTTTGAAATTTTTTTTACGCTTTGGCTATTTACATTATTTTCATATAAAGGATGATTTTTCGGCTCTACTTCATCATAAGAATTGTTTTTAACATAAGCATTTTTATTCATAGGTATTAAACGTTCAAAGTAATCTTGCGTAATCATACTCTCAATTAATATAATTTCATTTTCTCTCAGATTATATTTCACTTGATTGTTTCCAAAAGAAAGATAAGTTTGTGGTTGAAACATGAAATTCTTGATACGAGTATAACGAATAAATTCATCTGCCATTCTTCCATAATAAATCACTTCATTTTCCTTTTTATTAATCAAATTTTTTCTGGGAAGGATTAATTGACATATACTTTTACCTTCTTTTTCTACAATCGCACATACATTTGAACTTTTACATCGAACCATATCTTTTACGATACATGTCGATACTTCACTGATTAATTGATAATATTTTTCATCTCCAATAAAAAGTACTTTATCGTTCATAAGTTTTTTTAATAATTCTTGGATCTTTTGTAATTTCGTTTCATATAATAAGGAGTTTTTATTGATAATCACTTCTAATTCTTCTCTCTGTTTCGTATTTTCATAATCATTTAATAATATACGAATGGTATTTCTAAAAACATTATAGAAATTGTATTCCATGCGGATCCTCTTAATCATTTCTATCCTTTCTATATCTTCTTCATGAGAATTTCCCGTATTCACATCAGCCAAAATAGTATTCGTATCCTTGATCGTTTTTTTCAATAAAATATCTCTGGGTACATCTATTTTTTGTATCGGAGGGTTAATTTGAATAAACTGGTTCGTCTCGGTAATGATACCAATAATTAATTCATCTTCTACCACATTTATTACAGGATTACAAGGGATATTATTTTTACTTTTTTGTTTTAAATTTAATAAAAAAGAAACGGTTTCTTCATAAGATTTCCATATTTCTGGATCTGTCATAAAAACAATTTTATCTTTTTCGAGGGTATTTAAAGAAGATGGATAACAAGGGACAAAGATGGATCCATTTTTTTCATTTGAATTAACAATGGCTCCAATTATTTTATTATTAAAATTAAAAACATATTTTTCTATTTGAGAACGAACCATTTTTAGTTGATTTTCTAAATCATTCAATTTTATGGGTGGTTGAAAAGTATATGTATTTGGTAGACTTGGTAGCGGTTTACACAGTGTATTCATCAAAGGATAAATGATTTCATTTAATAGATTTCGAATATTATCATATTTTGTGTCGGCGTAAAAAAAGCGATTGATCGAAATAAATTCGTTTTTTTGATAAGAATAGATTGGTTCATAAAATTCATCTTTTTTCATTAATATCAAAGTACCTATTTTAGGATTAAATAATTCATTAGTATAATGGTTCGAAGGACATATAATTTCAATATTTTGAGTAATATCATTATCAGGTATTTCAAGAATTACTAAATTAAATCCATGATGGTAAATATCTTTCGATGGAACCTTTTCATTTTTCAAAAAAGTTTTAGGCTGAGTTACCATATCCCATAAATAAGTATGATCGATAATAATCGTATCATCGTTTAAAAAATCGATGAAATTCAAAAATGAATTAATTACCTTTTTATAGTAAAGGATCGCCTCTTTTTTTGGAGAAGAAGAATAAACAAGGGAATACAATTTCGATTTCAAAGATATCGGAGATTTCATTAAAAAATCGTCTATTTTATCGGAAGACATTTTCGCATCATGAAAGTCATTCACTAAATTTCCATTTTGGTAATTGACAAAATAGTCCAACGATAAATTTTCGACAATCGTTTTTTTGAATTCTTGTATGCTTGGTACTTTATCATATGAACCATAATAAAACGCATCTGCAATACATGCAATAAAAGATTGTTTTGAATTTGTTTCTACTCCATGTCTTAAAAAACACGGTTTCGTCGAATTTGATTTACATATTTGATCTCCCACTTTTAAAAATTGTTGTAATGAAACCGGTAAATACCCCCAGCGACCTATCGAAAGAGGAAATTTTTCCATTCCAATAATATATTCATTTTCTTTTCCCTCTTTTTCATCATTATTTTTACATTCCGACTTTTGTGGAGATGTAAAACAACAAGGTAAGCAAAATCCATCTGGATGTTTATCTATTTGAAATCCAGGGTATTTTTTAAATCCTTCTTTTTTATCTTGTGTATTATAAAATTCATATACATAATGACCGGGAGTTACTTTATTACCGGTTATAATTTTACCACAAGTAGGATGAACTAAAATTTCTTTCCCGTTTTCCATTTTTTTCACAAAATCTTTTGGGTCTAAAACGGTATTTGTTTTTAAGCACCAATAACGGGGACAAATATAATTAAATTTTTTATTTGGATCAGAACCATAACTGATAACATCTTCTTTTCTTAAAAAACCAGGTTGTTCGTTGTTTATTTTTTTCAATTCTTCATCTGATAAAATAACCGGTTGCCTTTTTTCACTTGATAAACATGTACGTGAATAAGATTTATATTTACCTGTATCGGTTTTAAGTATAAGGGCTGGATCTCTTTGAGAAATTCTCTCTTGGAAAAAATAAGGATTATTCAGTTTCATACCATCAATATTTTTGATAGTATTTTCTTGGTCTTCATGATCTGCATTACCATTCATTAATTCGATTTCGGTTGGCATATCAATACCATTATATGTTTCATGTTTCGTATCTTTTTTACCAGGTTCACCTTTGTTAGCTCCTCCTTTGTCAGGTTCCTCATCTTCTTCTTCATCCTCATCCTCATCCTCATTCCCAAAAAATAATTTCATCGCATTTTGTATTTTTTGTATTTTTTTATCATTTTTTAAATCCTCTTCTTCCTTCTCTTCTTCTTTTTCCTCATCCTCATCCTCTTCGTTAATCATTAATTTAGGAAAAAGAGTTTCTTTTTTTGCCTTATTTTCCTTATTTTTTAAAATACGTGAATGGCATAAATCATCAATTAATGCTTTTGGATAATTTGTACTATTTTTGTCTTGGGTTATTCTTAGGATTGAATCTAGAAAAATAGGGATCGTTGTCAAATATTCAATATCATTTATATTCTCTACCGAAATCTTAAGTATCGCTGTATTTTGATTTAATGCAAAAATAGTCTTAAATCCAGGATTTTTTATAATCGTTTTTTTTTTACCCTTTTCAATTTCAAGTTCTCCAAAAACACGTACTAATAATTCCCTTGCTTGATTTTCATTTAAATCATTCGAATAATTTTCAAGTAAGTCATGAATAATTTGTTTCTCATTCAACCCTTCATTCAATTTTTCAATAATAAAAGCTTCTTGACTACTCGTTTTATTGAAATTTGCTACACGTTTAAATCGCATTTGACTAAATTTATCATTTTCTTTTTCTTGTATAAAAATAGCGGATAAACAAGCCAATTTATCTAATTTTAATTTATTTTCTATTTCCAATTCCAATTCATAATTTAAATATTTGATTTCAATATTTTCTTCATATAAGCTTATAAAGGGGGATACTTGGTATCCATTTTGTTGTAAAAAATCCCGAATATCATCGAATAGTGGATTAATCGATTCTTTCAATATTTCATCTATTTTATCTTCAGGGACCGGCTTTTCAAATTCTGAAAAAAGAATGATTTGTCCGTTTTCAAGAAATTCACAAATAAAAGAATACGATTTTTCTTTTTCTAAATAAACAGATACCGATTTTGTTTTTCCAATGGTTTTGGTTAATTTAATAATACTGGCTTTATTTAAAAAAGGGATTTTTTGTCCGTCGATTGAGATCTGATCGGTATAAAGTCGATACAATTTCTCTTGTCGTAAAGCAGGATTATATTTAATTAACGGGTTATGTTTCGTTGCATGTACTAATTTAAAAATAACATCCAACGGCATTTTAATTGGGTATTCAGGGTGGATAATGGCTTTTATCGAACGTATTCCCCTAGATAAATAAGAAATGTCGGTTTTTCTCTCTTTATAAACATTATAAAACATATCCACGGTTTTAAAATCTTTTATCTTTGTATCTTCCAATACTTTTTTATCTTGTTCTAGTAAATCCTGCGATTTTTCCATTAAATCATCGAATGTTTGGATTTTTTTTGAATACAAAATAGGAAAATAAATCTTACAAGTGATTTCTTGAGAGAAACTTTTTTGTTCTGCATTTTTCAAAACATCCTTTGCTAAACATAAATAAATATTATTGTTGGTAATTTCATTCCCGGTATTAAATAATAGATTTTGATTTAGTCCTGCGATGGATTTCCTAGTTGATTTTTCATAAAGATAATCGTAATTTTCTTTTACGTTGAATGGGTTATGAACAAAGGGGTATTCTCCGTTTACGAAAAAATACTTTTGACCTAAAATTTTATCTATTTCCATTTTTTTTCCATCAAGTTTTAATCTTAAGATGTCATCATAATTAAAAACCTCTTTATTTTCAGGGAATTGAAATAATTTGTTTGCGTTTGCGGTTACATTTGATCCTGATCCATGAATATTTAATAAAAATGTTTCTAGTCGATTTTGTGTGATTTCTATTTTTTTATGATTACTTAATATTTCATAGATTTCCGAATGATTGAATTTTTCCTTTTTTTGACAAAACAAATACATTTCTGGAATCGAAAAATGTAAATTTTTGGTGTTCTTTACAACTTCCTTAAGAATTTTTATTTTAATATTAGCAATCGTGTCGTCTCGATGAATTTGCGAAGATACAAAAAAAACCGGAGTATTATTTCGTTCAATTTGAACAAGTTCTTCTGGATGAAAACATTGTTTGTATAAATTTTTTTCATCGTATAAATTTTTTTCATCGTATAAATTATTTTCATTTGTATTCTTTTTAATGTCACCATAAAATACATAAATACTTTGGGTTTCGTTATTTTTTAAATAATGAATTTTATAAATGAAATTATCGTAAATGGAATTATCGTAAATGGATCCGTTCAACATATTATTTAAAATATAAGATATATAATATATCTCTTTAAAAAAGGGATTGTCAAAAATCGTATTTCCTTATTTTGTTCATTTGAATAATTATCTCTAAAAGTGTAAGTAATTATAATAAAATAATTTATCTTATTATAATTTGTCTTATGATATTGAAATCATTTTTTATCCACCACGCAACCTTAATACAAGATGTAATGTCGATTCTTTTTGAATATTATAATCACTTAGTGCTCGTCCATCTTCTAGTTGTTTTCCAGCAAAAATAAGTCTCTGTTGGTCTGGTGGAATACCTTCCTTATCTTGGATTTTTTGCTTAATTGCATCAATCGTATCACTAGGTTCGACTTCTAAAGTAATTGTTTTTCCTGTTAGTGTTTTTACAAATATTTGCATTTATTTCTTGTAAATATTATATTATATGATATACATAAAAATTCTTTAAGTTCTTTTTTCTATTTTTTTGCATGGTTGAATATCATAAATCTTCAAGGCTCAAAATAAAATACTACACGACACCGACACATGTTAAACAAGATCATAATAAGGATTATCATTAATCGTCATTCCACAATATTCTTTTGGTTTTTTCTTATAATCAACGGGTTGATAAATTCCAGCTTCTTTTGCATTTTCCAATAAAAATTTAAAATTTTCCCAAAATTCTTGTTTATGTCCCACCGATTTTGTCATAATATGAGATAATTCATGGATCGCCACAAAAGTAAGTGTATTTAAATCAATTAAATCATCATCTACTTTATTTTTATTCAGACAGAATGCAATTTTCTCTCCTTTATTTTCACTATACGCAGTCAATTCGCTTGTTGGTAATGTTTCCATTATTTTTTTCGGATTAAAACCATTTGATAAACGTTTTACACGATCATCCTCTGGATTTTTTTTCCCCATAAACTGAACTAAATCTTTACAACGTTGGGTAACCGATGCTAATAAATTGGCGGCTGGTTCTAATTTCTCTCTTTCTCTTACACAATAACGGTTCCCATCTTTGGATGCAATAATACATTTTAATTGAAAAGCGTCGCTTTCATAATATATCTTTAAAGAAATCAATAATACAAATCCTACTAAAATATAAAAAAAGATATTTTGTTTAAATTGCATGTTTTAAAATGAACTATAATTTATTATATTATTAGAGTATTTTTTAATTATTACAAAATATAAAAGAAAACAAATATAAACAAAACAAACTACTATTATATAATAGTAAAAATACAAATGCTTTCAAAAAATCATAAATCTATTTGCAAAAAAATAAATTGCGGATGCATCGTAAATGCAGTTATTCATCCAGGATTTTTACATGCAGTTATACAACCTATATCAAAAAATGAATGTGGTTTTTGTACACAAGAACAGAAAGAAGAAAATATTACACGTTTATGGTTGACTGAAACAGAAAAGTATGTTTGGGAAGATTTATTGAAATGTTACTGTTGGTCAAGAGAGAGTGATATAAAAAAGAATGATAATATAAAATTACCAGATATTTCAAGTCATATTGAAAAAATGGAAAGAGAGAATTTATGGAACTTTCATTCTATGTCAATGATAGATGAAAATAAGAATGTGAATGATATTGACTAAATAGATGACGAATAATATTCTTGTGCTTTTTCATCTTCCCAATTTATTTCAGGTGGTGAGATCCATTCCGTATATGCCATTGCCTTCGATGTTGGACGTTCTAAAGCTAATAATTCTCGAAGAGCTTTCATTCTTCTCTCCAAAGGAAACATTTTAGAAGGAAGTTTTCGTGAAAGTTGTTTCAATCGCCATTCAAATTGTAATGCTGCACTCCAATCTGGAAATCCAGACACGTAACATACTCGTTTCCATATTTCCCCTTTTAAAACTTTTGCCGAAGTAAGATGCGCGCCACCTTTAATTTCTTTATTATGTTGTCGTAATCTTCTCTCTAAATTCACTGTAGCACCCACATAAGTAGAACCATCCGTTGATTGTAAGATATAAACATAGGACATAAATAAATGGTATATATTTGGATACGTAAAATAAATAATAAACTTTCACGATGTTTATTATTTATCATTGATATTCGTTACCTTTGTATATTCGTTTTACATTTGCATATTCATTACTTTTGCATTTTATATCAAATACTTACTTTTTTTGTTTTGGAGTGTCCATAATTATACATTTTTTTTGATTTATTTGCTAGTCGAAATGCCTTTTTTTTATGATTGCATCCATTTTTCAAAATATCATAATCAACTGCCGCGGATTTTCCTGCGGTGATCGAACTTGCTAATCTTGCTAGTCCCCAAGATTGAGCGGTTTGATTGGGTCTTGAACCAGAAGAAAAGTACGCACCTTCTCCCTTTTTTACAATTTTATTTAAGGCAGATAAAGAACAGCCTGTTTTCAGTGATAATTCTTTGTTAGGTGTTACTTTTTCTATGTTATATATTTTACGAGCATCCATTATATGATTGGACGTTTTACTATGATAGGAAGACAACTTTTTTCGTGTATAGTATTTATCTTTTTTATAGAATTTTTTAGATTTCATTAACATTTTTATTTGTTTCTGTTTATCTTTTTTCGTTAATTTCAAAGGTAAATACCGAATTGGAATTTTCATAAATTTTCTTTTATGTAATGTAATATTTTAATAAAAAAGATAAAATATTCATCAAAAAAGATAAAATAAATGATTATAGTATAAAAATAATTATTCAATGTGTTTCAATCAAAATACTTCGTTGATTACCTTTTCTATTTCTCTCATTTGTTTCACTTATTTATTATATTACGGATTTTCTCATAAAAATAAATATGATCTATTTGCATCGGTTTTAACTATTTTAATCGGTTCGATGCAATTAATTGAATACTTTTTATGGGGTTCTCAAAAATGTTCTAAAATCAATCATTTTTATTCTCTTTCAATTATGGTACTTTTATATTTACAAGGAGTATTAGGAAGTCTTGTTTTTATGTATTTATTCGGCAATCAATTAAAAACGTCGTTGAATACAATCTTAAACAAAGGGATATTGTTTTGTATCGGTATTTATACCGCGTTTACGATTTATTTATTGTCTTGGTTAAATCAAAAAAAACTTTGTTCGACGCCGATGGATGGTAGTTGTCGTTTAGTATGGGCGCCTTTTCAAACGCTCTTCAACGATCCTTATGGGCGAATTCTTTTATTTATTTTCTTATTTTTCTATTTTTTACTTGGAACCTATGCTTTTGGAGGATTTGAATTATTAAATGGACGTATCTTTGAAGGACACATGAAATATCCATTACGTTATTCTATTTTATCATTTACTTTTAGTATTGCCATTTTATATTCTTTTCTTACCAAGGGAACAAAACTCGTGGACATTTTCGGAACAACGTGGTGTTTTATGGCAGTCGCTTTTGGTATCATCTCATGTTTACATGTATAAAACGGAATAAATTATCAACCGTTTAATATTCACTATAAGGAACATTATTCGATCCACGGGTAATTAAATAATTATATTGTTCACCTGTCATACATGCACACCCTGTGGAATTGGAATATGTATTTGGACAACATTCTGGTTTAAATGGGGTATTTGAAAACATTAGCATTTCTCCTGGAGGAAGAGGAACAGGTTGAGACTTACGATCTAAAAAGGCTTGAACACCTGCACTTGGTTTTTGTCCAGGTGTAACTACTAAATTCGGAGTAAACCAAGAAGATGTATTTACAGGTTTATTTCCTGCAACACTAAATTTTGAAGATTCGCCGTAATTCGTATTCGCACCTACAAACCCTTCCATGGGTGTATTTTTTTTCCACCGTTTTTTATTACCTAAATAACGATGTAATGTATCGAATTCTTCTGTAACATCGATTTTTGAACAACTGCATATGGTATGACTGAAAATAATTAAGTATAATATTCCAATTAAAATCAATATTTCATAACGAATAGAATAATTGAAAAGTGTTAATGCTTCTTTATCTATTTTGAACAACATATTATACATATTTGATAGATAATATTTTTATTTTTAAAAGAAAAGATACAAAATCGATTGAATATATTTATTTACCTAAAATAAATATATTTTCTTTTGTTTTCTTTTTGTTTTTCATTTTGTTTTTCATTTTGTTTTTCATTTTGTTTTTCATTTTGTTTTATATTTCCAATATAAAATCAATACATGAATTATAAGAATAAATCGATAAATTTTCAACTGAAAATGTTAATTTATCAGTAATAAAATGATATAATTTTTCTTCTTTTCTTTCTTTTTTTCTTTTTTTAATCAAACAATTTTCATCATGTAAATCAATGATATGATGTTTTTTATGTTCATTTAATTCGATTGTTGTAAAATTATCATTTTTTGTATGAATAATAAGATTTGGACCTCCTTCGAAAGAACCGGATCCATAAGAATAAACATACTGTTCTTCTAAAGTTATTCCATCAATTTCCACCAATCCGACTACTTTCTCTCCTTTCTCTAAAACATCTCCAATTTCGACAAATTTCATTTCCTTTATTTTTCCATTTAATAATTGTATTTTGGTATTTCCTACTAGTCCGCCATCTAGATATCTATGGATATTTTCTTCAAAATTACTTGAATAATTTGGAATAGAATGTTTTTGTAAATACTTTTTCAAAACATCTTTATTTTCTTTTAAATGAATGATTTCATCCCAGTCTACAAATATCATATCCTTTATTTCTATTTTCTTTTGACTAGTATTCAAACAATACAAGTATGGGTTTTTATAAGAAGAAAGTAATTTTGCATCATCATGATTACAAACGTATACCCAATCCTTTGTTTTCTCGTGAAAAACAACATGGCTTCCACTAACAATCACTCCATTTAAATCATATAGTTGATTTGTATTTCGAATTAATTTTAATTTTGCCGTAACTTTATTCTTATTTTTTAAAAGATCTCCTACTTGAATTTCTAAAATGGGTTTCAAAGTTCCATCATTCATTTCAATTTTTGTATTTTCATCAAAACAATGGGGTTTGGGTTTACTTGGTATTCCCGGTATTGATTTATCTGGTTTAATATGTAATACATCAATCATAAAAATAACAATTAAAGTCATCGGAATAGAAATCGCAATAAAAATAGCGGTCATTGATGCAGCAGCAGGCCATGTAAAAGGAACAATCCATAAACTTAAAATCAATGCTGCTAAAGCAATTAAAATATTAATAATAAAATTTACAATTGTACCCATTAAAGATTGTAATGTGTAATAGGTTCCAATAAAAGTATAAAGGGTCGCTGTTAAAATACCTTCCATTTTTGAAATAACATCTTTAAACCCGATAAAAATTTCTTGCAAAGGAGCCATGATATTCAACAATCGGCTCATTAAATCCGTTGACATATCTTGAATATTCGTACGTGTTTTATCGAACATCGCACGAATGTTTTGTATGGCTTTTAAAATATCATTTGTTACATTCGTTAACAGTTTTGTTACATAAGTCAAAGGTTGAAGTGCTTCACCAGAAATCGTTTCTAAAATCGTTTGATTACAATAATCATAATTTTGTTGTGTATATTCTATAATGCTCATATCTTTTGGTTTATTAATAAGACCTGCAAATGGTATTACATACGGATGACAACGTGAATTTACCCAGTCGTCACGAATACCTTGTGAATGTATCATTAAATAACAAAAAATACAACCTAAAAGAATTAAAAAAGTAATACAAATAAAAACAAAAAAAGTAAACCCGTATTCTGAAAAATAGGTGATATTTTCATATAATTTTTCTATTTTATTCAATCCTTTAATTTCTTTTTCAATATTTAAATTTTTATTTGGATCCATATATATTTGTCCGATAATCTTTTTTATACCTTTTCCTATTTACAACGTTTTTACACTTACACATTTGAATAAAACAAAATACCCTCTTTCACCCAATTTTTGTAAATAAGTCTCTAATAAAATTATAAATTCTTTCATTGTTTAATAATTCAAATAAGTTTCTATTTGAATTATCCCATCTATCTCTAGAATAATAAAGATGTTTTCTAAACACGTAAAAAATGATCTTCCCAGTCCCAAAACATTTTATCTTCAATAAAAATTTTATGACTATCTGTAATTAAACAAGAAAACCATTTTATTTTCTTTTTACTTATTTTAGCGTCCTTATAATATTTCACTTGTATGAATTTTTCAGTTGTTTCATCATAAATTAAATGACTTCCAGTTACGTAAATGTAAGGATGATTTGAATTATTTGTTTTTACTTTATATATTATTTCCTTATCATTTCCAGTATTATCGATTTTCATTATTGCAATTACACGACTTCCATCATTCAATAGATCACCTTGTTTTACTTTTTTCATCGGAATGGTTTCCCCAGAATTTAATAAAATAGGGGTATTTGGATGAAAACATTTACCTAATGCTTTTACCAATTGTCCTGGTGGACCACTCCACATACTTTGCATCGTCATTAGACTACCATCTAAAATATAAAGAAAAGCGGTCATAATTCCAACTTGTTTTCCAATAATATCCTTGATACCAATCGTAATTCGTTGAAATTCAATGATTAGATTTAAAAAAACTCCAAATACTGATTGAATGATCGAAGAGAGAAAATTACGTACTTTATCAAACATCGTTCGAACATAGTTAATATCTTCGGTAGCGCTACCTAATGCATTTGTAATTCCGCTTGTAATAAAAGTAAGAGGTTGTAATAAGTATCCCATAAAATTAGACTGTGTGGTTTGAATACAAAACTGAAAGTTCTCTTGAATATTATCTGCTAAAGGCATATAAATTGGATTACAACGATACAAGGGCCATTTTTCCTTGATTTCTTTGATTGATACATAATAATAAATAAGTACGATAAACATTGCAAAACAAAAATTTACATATATAAATTGAAACCAATTTTTACCTGTAGGCATAATTCCTATTATAAAAAGAGATTATTATTTTACGGTCTTTTACTTTTTATTAATTTGTAAGTTTACACTTTCCTTGATTTTTTTGTTTTTCTTGATTTCTTTGTTTTCTTTGATTTCCTTGATTTCTTTGATTTCTTTGATTTCTTTGTTTTCTTTGATTTACGATAACCTCCACTATAACACCCCCATTTCCAATCTCGATTACCACCTTTTTTCGCATACCCATCACCATAAACCTGATCATCAAATGAACTATTTGCTTTTCCCTGAGTAGATATTTGTGACATATTTGTTATGACATTATTTGGAGTTTGTCCAGGACCTCCTGTAGGTTTGTACGACATTTGAAATTGAGGAACAATGACAGCCCCTCCTTTTATTTTTTGTTTTTTTCCTCCAGTAGATTTAATTAATCTTGTTTGATAATTATTATCGTTTTGCTGTTGCTGAATAGCAGAAAGTCTTGGAGTAGCTGCAATTAATGGTTGTACCGTTGGTAAGGTTAATCCTGGAACCGTTTTTACACTAGTTGATGTCATTTATTAATATATATAAATAAATAAAAATATGGAAAATATAAAAATCGTTTTTTAACTTAAATAAATATGATTATATAATATTATTATAGAAAAATGAATGTACCGATGGATGATAATCAACGCCTCCAATTACAAAATATGATTAGTACGAATAATGTAGAAAATCAAACTGAATTAATAAGAAAATTGAGACATAGTGAAATTCTCATTCGCGAAATTAATTCTCTCCTTTTATTAAAAAATAAATACAATGACACGAATTTAGATAGTGAAAAATTTCAAATTGAAAGTATGGACAATTGTAATTTTCTTTTTACTTATTATACAGACATTTTCAATAAAATTAAAAAAAACGAGATTGATTTAACTATTTTAAATAAATTTTTAAATGTTTTACAAATGATTGAAAATGGTGACGTGGACCAACACGAAGGGTCATTTATGGTGGGCACTTTATTAAAGGAAATATATATTGATAGTGCTTTAAAGAAGGCGGAAAAATTGAACGAAAATGAAGATCTGGAAAAACCTGTATTAAAAGGTCCTCAAGTAAATATTAGTTGGAAACAATTCAAGTCTACGTTATAAACGAAATATTTTACATTATCTAGTTTACATTATCTATTAATATAATAAAAAGAATTAAAACCTTCTTATCTAGTAATAAATATATCAATCAATACATTTATTTATATATTTATTTATACAAGTAATGTCAAAATCATATTCGAAAAGTGTTGCTCCTATTTTATTAATTGTAGAATCGCCTGCCAAATGTAAAAAAATAGAAGAGTATCTAGGTTCTCAATATAAATGTCTTGCTAGTTTTGGGCATTTGAGAGAACTTCCTTCGTTAGATTGTATTGATTTCAACAAGAATTATCATCCTACTTATAAAATCATCGATCATGATTTAAAAAAAAAGCAAATTATTACCCTTCGTAAAGCCATCGACTGTTCAAGTGAAGTTATTTTAGCCACCGACGATGACCGTGAAGGTGAAGCTATTGCATGGCATCTTTGTCAAATATTCGATTTAAATATCGAGAGAACCAAGAGAATTGTATTTCATGAAATTACAGAAGCCGCCGTTAAACAATCGATCCAAAATCCGCGTACCATAAATATGAATTTAGTCGAAGCTCAACAATCCCGACAAATATTAGATTTAATTGTTGGGTTTAAAGTGACCCCTATTTTATGGAAATATATTAGTCGAAATGCGGAAAATAGTTTAAGTGCAGGTCGTTGTCAAACCCCCGCGTTAAAACTTATCTATGACAATCAACAAGAAATCGACCAAAATCCTTCTACCAAGATTTATCATGTTGTCGGATATTTTACGAATAAAAACATTCCTTTTGAATTGAATAAACCAATCGAAGATAAAAATGATATGGTTCTCGATTTTTTGAACCATTCGATTGATTTTCCCCACATCTATTCATGTTCTAATCCAACGAAAGGATATAAAACCCAACCAGAACCTTTTACGACTTCGCGTCTACAACAAGTAGCGTCCAACGAACTTCATTACTCTCCAAAAGAAACCATGAAATTATGTCAGACTTTATATGAATCTGGATATATTACTTATATGCGAACGGACAGTAAAACGTATAGCGAAACCTTCCTTCATACTGCAAAAAAATACATCATAAAAGAATATGGCGACCCTTATCTTCATGTTGAAATTGATAAAATGTCTCTTAAAGATACGCATGTAGAAACAGAAAAACCAAACTTCAATAAAGTAGACAAAGCCAAGAAAGTAGACAAAGCGACAAAAACAGAAAATACGATGGAAGCACATGAAGCTATTCGAACGACCCATATTGAAATGAAAAAAATCGATGAAGATACAAAGTTGGGTCCTAAAGAGAGAAAAATGTACCAATTGATTTGGCGGAATACGTTGGAAAGCTGTATGTGTCCTGCCTCCTATTTTTCGGTCACTGCAAATATTACTAGTCCAAAAATAAATGATTTCAACACGAAATATAGTTATTCTTCTGAAAAAATCGATTTTTTAGGATGGAAAATCGTATCTCAAAAAACAAGTGGTCCTACTTCTTCTTCAACTACTGATTATTTTCAATATTTACAAACACTAGGACAAGAGAAAGTAATTCCTTATCAAAAAATCCTTGCCAAAACAACTTTGAAGAACCAATTATTACATTACACCGAGGCACGATTAGTTCAATTATTAGAAGAAAAAGGAATTGGTCGACCTTCTACATTTTCTACCATCGTAGATAAAATCCAAGAAAGAGGATATGTAACAAAACAAGACGTGAAAGGGAACACCCTTGTTTGTAAAGATTATGAGTTGACTTCAAAAACAACGAGTGAAGATGCAGAAATTTACGAAATTGAAGTGTCCAAAGATTTTGGGAATGAAAAAGGTAAATTAATTATTCAGCCGGTTGGAATTATTGTCATTGAATTCTTAATGAGACATTTTACGGATATTTTCAATTATGATTATACCCGATTAATGGAAGAAGATTTGGATCAAATCGCTAAAGGATTAAAAATAGGTCCCGATATATGTCGTGAATGTGATACGATGTTAGAAAATAAAATTACTGGATTAAAAGAAGTTCAACAGGAGAAAAAAATAGAATATCCGATTGATGATACTCATTTTTATATTATTGGAAAACATGGTCCAGTGATTAAAAAAATAGAAAAGTCGGATTTGAAACGCGGAAAACCCAATGTATCCTTTTTATCTTTAAAACCAGATATCAAGATTGATTTGCATAAATTAGAAAAAAGAGAATATCAATTAAGTGATTTATTGGATGAACAAAAGAATGGACAAAAGAATGGATCCAATGATCAAAATAAGAATGGACCCATAGGAGATTTTCAAGGACATCCGGTTCTCATTAAAAAGGGTAAATTTGGATTATATCTTTGTTATGGAGAGAAAAGTAAAACGACCAAATCATTATCTAATTTTGGAAACCGTCCTTTAGAAAGTATTATGTGGGAAGAGATCAAACCAATTTTAGAAGAAGATAATCAAAGTCTTGGTACTGGTACTGGTAGTGTTGGAATTGTAAGAAAAATATCAAATTCTATTTCCATACGAAAAAGTAAAAAAGGGGAAGATTATCTTTTCTTCAAAACTGAAAAAATGAAACGTCCGCAGTTTTTCGATATTCAGAAATTCGGAAAAGAATTCAAAGACATGGATTATAAAACATGTGATTTAGAATTCCTTTTACGATGGATAAAAGAAACCTATTCTATTCACTAAATGTCTAAAAAAGTTGTGATAAAAAAATATAACCATGAAATAAAATATAAAAATAAATTACATTTTATTATATAAAATGCAATTTGAAAAACCGAATTTAATTGGGTATACCATTTATACCAAAACCAACTGTCCTTATTGTACGAAAGTAAAAGATTTATTAAAAAATGAAAAAATAGAAAATAGGATTGTAAATTGTGATACATATTTAGAAGATCCATCTGTAAAAGAATTTTTTTTAGAATTTATTCGGACCATAAATGGTGAAATACCACATCGAACCTTTCCAATCGTATTTTATAAAGGTAATTTTATTGGCGGATTTACAGATACTGAAAAATTTTATTTAAAAGAAAACCTTTTTTGTGATAATATTGATTTTTAACGGACTTTTGGATCATATAAATTATATTTTTTAGATTGTTGAGGCACATATAAAGTAAATTCCAAAGTAAAAGAATAATTGAATTTTCCAAAATTGACTAATTCCCCATTATGATATCTCATTCTAAATCGAAACTTTCTTATTCTTTCTGCAGGTGGATTATAAAGTTTATAAGGTGTAGAATTTGAATCATACCATTGAGATAAAGGAGTTACAGGAACAGATATTTTTGCAAATGCACTATTTACAATACCATTTGTATTATTTGTATGTAATGTATATGGACTAATATTGAATGGCGAAGTTTCATCTAAACAGTTAAATTCTGGTGAATCCATATAAAAATACGATTCCCCAAAAATATTGATTTTTTCAGGTGCAATTAAAAATGAAACTTGACTACCTTGTAAATTAGGATCAGGGGTTAACCACTCACCATTATCACCTTGATTAATATCTCCATAATAAAAATTAGGAAGTTTTGAACTAGAAATCGAAGTTAAATCAGATATTGGAAGTCCAAGATAATTTGGTAATCCATAATTTACATCTGGTAATGGATTTGAAATTTTACCGTCGATTGTGCAATTCACACGAGAAATAACATTGTTTATAAGTTGACTAGAATTTGTTAATTTAAAAATATCACATCGATTACCAAACCAAATTCGTTGTCCGATTTGATCATAAATGATAACAAATTCTGTATAACCACCGTTATCTGTAAATTCAGTTACTAAAGACGAATAATATTGATTTAAATAATCAATTAGATAATCCGTAACTGAATTATTAAAAAGTTGTGTTAAAACGCTTACTAATTGACTAGGGTTGTAAAATCCTGGTGGTAAAGTAATAAAATAATTATTATTTTCATTTGATGTTAAACCGTTATAAACAGCATTTGCCAACGCATCAGTATTTCCGTTTTCTTCAGGATTATAAGGAATGGTAATTTGAAAGGTCATATTTATATTTTTACTTGTTTCAGAAAAGGTATTGTAATTTGCTGGAAATGACCAAGTTGCCAATCTTACAGATAAAACGTTCAAATAATCTTCTGGTAATTCGATCTCAAATGCAGAAGAATTCGGATATTTAATAATATCACGATCTTCTGAATGGATTGAAACGAATTTTTGATAAACCATATATTCTTGGGTATTTTTTATAAGCGGATGACCAGTAAAAGTTTGTATACTCATTTATATAATATATATTTTAGATGATATTGTAAAATATATTTATATTGTTTTTCATTATATTGTATATCAAAATGAAATGAAAATAGAAAATGAAAATAGAAATGAAATTAAACAAGAAAATAATAATAATTCATTCATTTATAAATGTCATCTTCTTCTTCTTCTACTAAAAATATAGGTGTTTATAAAACACCTTATTTAACGGGTAATTTAACACAATTAAAAACATTAAATAATCTTCAATCTGTAAATTCAAATAATATCAAAATACTGAATTTTGTAAAAGTAGGTCTTCCAAGAAGTTTACCAAAAACAACTCAACCAAATCCGTTATTATGTAAAACATTTAATTATTAAAATTCAAATAAAAATTTAAATTTAAATTCAAATCAAAATCAAGAATATAAATTATGTGAATATAATATATAATTTATATAATTTACACTATTAATATAATGATAGAAAACATTTATCTTTTAGTGTATTATTCCTTTTTGATAACAAGTATTATTTTATTTTTAATCTCCTTTTTCTCCTCTGGATCTTTATTAATAAATACGAGTATTGCTGGATATGTATTGAGTATTGTTAGTCTTTTACTAATAATGATATATTCAATAAGTGGAATATATAAAAATTCTCTTACTCCACTACAAATTCTTTTTACTTTAGGACCCTTTTTCTTCAGTTTCTTTCTTATTGCCTTTTATCTTTATTTTTTAATTACTTATAAAAATCGTATTTTAGATGGAAACGTAACCCCTAGTTATTACATATTTCAACATATTTCCATACTTTTAATGATGTTACAATTATTTTTATTTACTTATGGAACCGATACAAAAACAGGAAAAATATCTAAGGTTAATATGAGTTTTATTTATTTGCTTTGTGTGATTAGTTTATTTGTTTTATATACCATTCGACATATGTTGATTTATTTTGTTACCGATGGTTAAACGAAGTACCGTATAAAACGAAGTACCGTATAAAACGAAGTACCGTATAAAACGAAGTACAGATGGTTAAACGAAGTACCGTATAAAACGAAGTACCGTATAAAACGAAGTACCACGTGCTGTATTAAACCAAGTAATAACAAAAAAACCAAAAACTAAATGGGATCTGCTTTGATAAATTTAAAGGTTAATCCATAATACAATTCATTTTCCCAAATTCCAGATATTTTTAAAATAAAATTATTTATACCAACCCACTCGTTCGTATTTATACATTTGGAATTTAAATTGTTAAATATCTTTATATTTTCATTTTTTAATTGATCTGATAATTTATATTGCGGTATTTTATTCAATTCTATTTTTTTCAATATTTCTTGTTCAATACACCTACATTTTTCGATAATATCTATATGTTGTTTCATATAAAAATTATATTTAAATTTATTATAATATTTTTCTACTGAATGAATATTCAAAGAAAAATATAAATAAATTCCATTCAAAAGAACAAAGGATTTTGAGTATAATATTCGAATAAAATTCCCATTATTAATAATATTATTTTTAATCGGATCACAGAAATAAATAGATTGTTCTTCGTAATTGTCTAATTCTTCGCAAACATTTATATTTTTATTTAAATAATTATTTATATAAGGAGTTTGAATAATTTTATTATACATTTTATAAAATTATTTTATCTATTTAATTCGTTTTAAAAGATTAACTAATTTACATAATAAATACAATTGTAGTTATTAAAATAAGAATGCTAAATTATGGAAAACATTTTGAAAATTATTTACAATTAAACAAAGAATATGACTTGCATCCTGAACTTTTTGAAAACCATGTTCATGAAAATAAACATATTAAAAATACCATTTTTTATGGACCGAGTGGTGTAGGTAAATACACGCAAGTATTAAAAAAAATTAAATCATACAGTTCAACCGAATTGAAATATGAAAAAAAAATGAGTGTTACTTATAATAAACAGACTTATATTTTTAAAATGAGCGACATTCATTATGAAATTGACATGTCATTATTAGGTTGTAATGCAAAAATATTATGGCATGAAATTTATCATCAAATTATTGATATTTTAAACAGTAAATCAGTAAAAATAGGCATTATCGTATGTAAAAATTTTCAAGATATACATATCGAATTATTAGAAAATTTTTATAATTATATTACCAATATAAATAACCAAAATATTCATATTTATTATTATATACTCACCGATCAAATTAGTTTTATACCCTCCAATATTATCAATAATTTTCAATTACTACGAGTATCACGTCCAAATAAGAATGACTATAAAAAATGTATACAAAAAAATATACAATATTCTGAAAAAAATAATTTATTTTCTGAAAAAATAATGAAGGACGATGAAAATGAGTGTTTTGATTTGAAAAAAATGGATAAAATACAATTAGAAAATATTCAAAATATAAAACAATTATATATGATTATTCAAACAGATACCGAAAATAAATGTCAACATAAAATAATATGTAATAAGATCATTCAAATGATTGAAACACCTTATCAAGTATTTCCTTTTTTAAAATTTCGTGATTTATTATATGAACTCTTAATTTATCATTTAAATATCTACGAATGTGTATGGTATGTTATGACTTATTTTATTGAAAACGATCGAATTCCAGAAAAAGAAATCAATCAATTATTCATAAAAACATATGTGTTTTTTCAATATTTTAATAATAACTATCGTCCAATATATCATTTAGAGAACTATTTTCTCTCCATTACAAAAATAGTAAACGAATTGTAAGTAATTCTTATTATATTATTTTATTTTATATTTTATAGTAATTTATATAATTTTATTATCATGTTTACAAAATGAAGAATGGAAACGATAGAAAATATATCAGTTTTATTTTTACTTAAATAGTAAATATATAATTAATTTATCAAGTGATAACCATCGATACATAATATAAATATTCGATATGAATTTTCAGAAAGCTTTTGAAATTCTAGAAATAGATACAAATAAAGTATCTTATCAAGATATAACCTACGAATATTTAAAAAAAAGATATCATAAATTAGCATTACAATACCATCCAGATAAAAATTCAAATATAGAAACAAAAGAGAAATTTCAAAAAATAGATGAATCCTATCGATTTTTAAAAGAAGAAATAGAACTTATTCATGAAAACGATGGTTCTTTCACGCAAGAAACATTTTCGGGTTCGGATGAGAATGAATACATTTACTTTCTTTCCATGTTCTTACAAGGAATACTTCATGGTCATTCTTTCAAAATCATTGATATGATTACCAATATTATCAAGAAAATAGTGGTTGGTTGTCAAAAAGTAACGATCCTATGGTTTGAAGATTTGGATAAAGAAACATGTATTCAAATTTACGAATTTCTCTCTACTTATCGAAATATACTTTATATTGATGAAGATGTTTTATGGAAAGTGAGAGAAATTATATTAGACAAATGTAAGAACGATCATGTTTATATATTAAATCCGTCCATTGACGATTTATTATACCAGAATGTCTACAAATTAACAATTGATGATGAAATTTACTTTGTGCCTCTTTGGCATATTAATAGTGATATTATTTATGACAAGGTTAATAAATCAAATGATAAAATAGACGATGATCTAGATGATAAAGAGAATGATAGACAAAATGATAAAGAGAATGATAAAAAGAGAGAAAGGGAAGAGATAATTGTTCGTTGTATTCCAGAATTGCCTGAAAATATATGGATCGACGAAGAAGAAAATATTCATTTTTTAAAAACAGTCCATACTGCCGAATTTTCTCTCTACGATAATAAAACAATCCCTGTTTATATAGGGAAAAAAAGGTTCGAAATACCGGTTCAAGACCTTTTTATACAAAGAAAACAGAATTATGTTTTTTATGGAGAAGGCATATCAAGAATAAGGAATAATTTAAATGAAGAGTTGAATGAAATTAATTTAGAAAAAAGAATATCTAATACTTATTTGAATAAAAAAAATATCATCGTTCATATTGAAATTATCTAGGTTTTATAATATAAACATCATATCTGAAAATTCTTACGAATGGATCATCATAAACTTATCAGCCATCCGTGATAAATTAATACGCACGTATTCCTCACTACAAACCATCAATTCTCCTATTTCTCGGTTCGTATGTATCTTGTTTAAATAAAAATCATACTTCAATTGAAAAATACGTTTTTGGAAAGGAGTGATGGAAGAGAGATTATTTATTTGATACCATACTTTTTCATATTTATCTCTTTCCGAAATCGATTGTAAATTTATATTTGATCCGTCTATGAAATCATCGTCTCTATTTTTATCAATTATCCAATCCTCTTTTCCTATAAATTTCGTATCTATTAATCTTTTATACATTTTTCTTTTCATAAATAGTAGTTTTTTTTCATCACTCGTTAAATTCTGATAATCTTCTCTTGAGATTGTTTTTCTTTTTTTACGTTCTTCTTTTGAAATCGAACAAATCGGATATAATTCAGTAATTCCTTTATATAATTCACCTTGAATGTATATTTTCATAAAAGGATATAATTGATAATTCGGATTGTAATTTTGGATTGCCTTGTATAATCCTATTTTGGAATACAAAGATAATTCTCTCAGAGAAATATATTTACATTTGTAATAATTGTTTTCTTTGAATTGATATGCTGTAAAAAAAGCAATCTTCTCATATTTTACGTATAAAATATAATGGATTTTTTTTTTCATATAATTCGATAAATTTTGATTATTTAGTAAATTTCTTATTTGAAACTGTTGTTCTTTGTTAAGCATATCTGTTTTGGAAAAAGTATTTATATTTGTTTGTATATTATAACACGATGAGTATTGTAAAAAATAAAAAAAATAAAATACAAATAATATCATAATTCGTATACTTAGTAAAAGAATAAGAATATCTTTATATCATCTTTGATAATCCTTTTATATATCTATCAAAAAGATTGATATATAAAAATAAAAAAGAGGAGATTATAAAATAATCCTCGATTTTTCTATTTTTCATTTATAGTATTTTCTTTATCGTATTTTCATTTATATTTTGTATTTTCATTATAGTATTTTCATTTATATTTTGTATTTTCTTTATATTTCCATTTATATTTTCTTCTTTACAACCTTCTTTACAATCTTCTTTGGTTCTTCTACTGCAACAAAAACACTTTCTACTACCTCTGGTTCTGGCTCTGGTTCTACTTCTGGAACCTTCACAACCACTTCTTCTTCCTCATCGCTATCATCAACAATTGTACTATTAATATGTGGTGTCTCAACATCTTCATCAACGACTTGTTGAGTTTTTAGTTTTTCCTTATCAGTAGGCTTTAATTTAATAAAACATTGACCTTGTAAAGTAGCTCTTGGCTTTTGAACAACTGCTTGAACTAATTTCCAAGAAGCGTTGAACTTACCATTAATAATCCAAATACCTGCAAATTGGATCAAACAAGCTACGTTGGTTCCTTTTTTCAGATAATCTAAAGGACTAACGGATGGATTTTCAATACAAGGATATAACTTATTACCATCTTCATCATAGATTTCTGAACGCCATGTTCCTTGCCATTCAGGAACCTTGATTTTTAAAGTAGGTTGTTTACTATAATCTGGTTCTTTTGTACCCTTAATCTTTGGATATTTAAGCATAGGTGAAAATAATTCTTCTAAAATATCAGCACTTTTATATTGTTTTCCAAACCAATCCTTTGAATAAATAAGAGCATCTGCTTTTATTTTATTTTCAAGAGCAATCATATTTTCTAAAAATGCGGTAGTATCTTCTGTTTTATATTCCTCTCCAGGAAATTGAAGAGCCATATCATATCTACCATTACTTATACCTTTATCATCTACAAAATCACTTGCACCCCATGTAAGCATAAGTGGGGTAGAAATTCTTAATCCTGATTTTGTAGATTTATTTAAAATATTTATAGACTTTGCACCTTGAGCTGTTGCTTTTGGTGCGGTGTACATAATATTGTTAACATTTAGTTGAGTTCCGTCGATGATTGTGTCTGCCATTTTATTCTTGATATAATTTATATTATTGTTTTGTTTTTAAATCAATTTTCTAGAAATAATTAAAATTATAAACCTTTTTACAAACGTGTGAAATGAGTTTTATATGGAATAATAAAAAAATTGAATTGAATAATATCATGAACAATAGTAGCAATATAACTTATATAATGGAAGATATGGATTTCACCAAATTATCAAAAGCTGAACTTTTAGTAAAATGTGAAGAACTTGGAATTACCAAATATAAATCCAAAAATAAAGGAGAATTAATTGAGTTAATAAATAGCACGACAACGAATAAGACCAAGATGACAAATAATACAAAGAAAACTCAAAAAAAACAAGTAGAATTGGTAATCCATGAAGAGGACATTACAGAAGAGGACATTACAGAAGAAAACGATGTAATCAATCATAAAAGTAAAAGTTTACTAGATATTTCAAAAGACGTTTCTATATCAAATGCTATAATCACTCCCGCATTATACGATCAAAAACATTTAAAACCCATCGTGAAATGGAGTGGCGGTAAAAGTGATGAGATAAAAATGTTTGAAACACATTTTCCGGAAAATTATGATCAATACATCGAACCATTTGTAGGTGGAGGGTCTGTATACTTTTATTTAAATCCTAAAAATGCAGTGATAAGTGATGTACATAGTGAATTAATTGATTTATATAAAAGCATCGGTAAAGGAAAAGGTCAAGAAATTTATGATTTTATGAAAAATTCACCCAATGATGAGAACACTTATTACAAAATTAGAGATGAAATGGAAATTAAGGATGAATTAGATAGTGCAAAAAGATTTTATTATCAAAGAAAATGTTGTTTTCGGGGTATGTTAAGATATAATAAAAATGGTAAATTTAATATACCATTTGGTAGATATAAAACCATAAATTATAATGAAATCATAAATAAAGATTATGAAATTTTATTACGTAGAACAGAAATATTAAATAAGGAATTTGAATATATATTTGAAAATTATAATAATGAAAAAAATTTTATGTTTTTAGACCCACCATATGATAGTGAATTTACAGATTATGGTTATTGCCAGTTTGGAAAAGAAGAACAAAAAAAATTAGCGTTGCTTTTTAAAAATACAAAAATAAAATGTTTAATGATCATAGGAAAAACCAAATTTATAGAAGAATTATATAACGGTTATATTGTTTCGGAATATGATAAAAAATATAGATTTAAATTATACGACAATCGTATTGGTAATGAAATAAACACAAAACATTTAATAATCAAAAATTATTAGAGAGACCAAAATGCAAAAGAAAATGATAAAACAAAAGGTGATAAACAAGGTTATAAAATATATGATATGATAAAATATATGATATGATAAAATATATGATATGATAAAATATATGATATGATAAACAAAGTGATAAAGTATATAATTTTTTTATGTTTGGTTGGATAAAATTACTATGTTAATCAAATTTTATTCTTATTTTACGTCCTATTTCCATAAAATAAGAATAATAATCTTCTTCGTTCCAAATAACATCAATCGTTTTTAAAAACTCTTCCATATGGTCTATTTTTATTCCGCCATTTTCAAATGTTTTTATATTTGAAAGTCCTGCGGTTAATATTTTTCTGTTATATACACTCCAATTTAAAATTCCACAGTCAATATGATAATCGAAATAGGTAGTTTTTAATGAATTTTCAATTTCTTTACATTTAGAGATAGTTGCTGGTAATTTTTCTGTATCAAGTTCAATATTGCCTTTTAATTCGCGATAATATATTATTTTTTTTATTTCATCTTTAAATATCAAATCAACATCTTTTTTTTTATCATTAATTTTTTGAACTCCACAGTTTAACAACTCTAAATGTTTATTTGTTTTTATTAATTCTTTGGACATAAATTCACCAAGACGACCAAGTTTAATATTGATTGATTGTTCGCTTGGTTTTTCACCATACAATAAATGTGAAATTGATCCTGGTTTGGTGTATGTTAAATCTTTTTTTAATACGTTTTCAACCCAACAAATACATTTTTGTTTGATTTCATTAATACATTCATTGTTTTCACTTACTAGAGTGTTTTCACTTACTAGAGTGTTTTCACTTACTGGATTTAGGTTGTCTGTCATTTCTATTTTGTATTCGATAGGATAAGTCTTTTATAATGTTCATAAATTGCGAAAAATCATTTCAATTTTTTATATAAAAGAAAAATAAAATATATAAAATATATAAAATATATAGAATGAAAAAGGTGTTGTATACGTTTTTTTTTCAATTAATTTGTGTTATCATTTTTGGTATTTTATATTGGTATTATAGTAATGACTTTAGTATTAATAGTATGGTTAAATCAAAAAAAGGAATGTTAGAATATTTTTACACAAGTGTAACTGTTCAGAGTGGCGTTGGATATTCTATTTTAACTCCAAATAATAACCGTGCGATGTCTATTTTAATGATACAACAATTATTAATGATTTTCTCAAATATTTTAATTTTATATTTATTTTCATTGCATTTATTATCAAAAGGTAAATAACATATTATTTTATCGTGGAAATGTACCTCTTTCATTAATTTATTAACTCCATTAAAGTCATCAAATATATACCTTTAGAACGAATTCATTATTGAAGTGTCGAGAGAGTAAAATGTTCAAGGATTTGAAAAACATATTAAAAAGATTTATTTATTGTTATATATTATACATTCTATTATGAATTCTATCTTAATCCATAATCATTTATCAAATAAAAATAAAAAAAATAATAAACATATGGACACATGTATTGAAGATTATATAGATGCAATTTATCTAAAAGGAGAGAAAAATATGCCTTATATCAAAAACGGGATAAAAATAAATGAAGAAGATATTACCATACCTACAATTTATGACTATGAGATTGTAATAAAATACAATTATAATATTCAACAATTAAAACAATTTGCGAAATATTATAAATTGAAAATAGGCGGAAATAAAAAAGAACTAGTTCGACGTATTTACATTTATTTATATCTCTCAAGTTATCTTATTAAAATTCAAAAGAGATTTCGCGGATTACTTCAGAGAAAATATAATGAATATCATGGACAAGGGTTATTTAAAAGGAAAATTTGTACTAATGAAAATGATTTTATTACCATGGAGGAATTAGAAAAAATTCCATATTATAATTTTTTTAGTTACAAGGATACAGATGGATTTATTTATGGATTTGAATTTTCTTCTCTCTACAATTTGATTTTAAAAAGTGAAAAACAAGAATTACCTTTTATATCCAACCCTTATAATCGTAATAAAATATCAATCGAAGTAATCAATAAAGTAAAAACAATTATTCGGTTAAGTCATATTTTAAATCTTCCTATCCAATTAAGTATCGAAGATGAATTCCCAATATTGAGTGAAGATAAATTATTCGAATTAGATTGTTTATCGTTATTTCAAAAAATAGATGAGCTTGGAAATTATAGCGATGCAAAATGGTTTCTTTCATTAAATCGTCATCAATTGATAAGATTTACAAGAGAGTTGATCGATATTTGGAATTATCGGACACAATTATCAGATGAAGTTAAAAGTAATATTTTACCGCCGAATGGTCTTTTTTTAATGACTTTTCATTTAACTTATTTACAAGTGGAAGAAAATACAATTGTGTTCAAAAAAAATATTTTAAAAATTATTGAAAAACTAGTTACTTCTGGGATAGATCGTGATAGTAAAGCACTTGGTGCTTATTATATTTTAGGAGCTCTTACGATTGTAAATCAAGAAGCAGCAAATGCTCTTCCGTGGTTGTATCAATCGTTTTGCCACTAAAGAATGATTGTCTTGACGAAAGGTTATAGTTTACAAAAGGTTATAAAAAATAATAATTACCTTCTTTGAAATATAATTATTATTCTAATGAAAACTGAGTAAATATAAGAATTGATTTAAATTTGCTAATATTTCATCTCGAATATTCAATAAATCAGTATTTGACATTTTTTTCATAAAATGATTTTTATCTAAATCGACCAAATAACTTTTAAACCAAAAAATCTTGTTTTTAAACGCACCTGTATTGGTAAAATCAAGTAACGGTAGACTTTTTTGTTTAGACAAATCAATACGAGTATTTGTCTTTCCAAGAAGAACTTCAATAAATTTATCCATACTTTCATTCAATTTACTATATAATTCATCAGTTGCTTTATGAGTAGCATAACTATGAGTTTTCCAGTGCCATAATTTAATCATGATAATCATTTCTAGAAAAACTTTAGTAACTTCTTTTTCGAAGATAGAAGTTGAGTTATAGTTTTCAGATTTATACTTGTTTTTACGTGTCTTTTGATTGAGTAACATGTTTTTTTTTGTACTTTTATTACTTTTCGCCATAATATTTTGAAGTAATGTATATATTATATTGATAATTTAAAATATTTTTTCATTTTTTATTTTTTTCATTTTTTATAAAAAAAATCGTTCATTTATTTAGAAATAATAAGAATTAAAAAATTTACTACATATTGCATTTGAATATATATTATTTTGCGTTAAAGTACTTAAAAAGTATTTATTTAGGTATAGTATAATAAGTAAGATGCCTAAACAAACCAAAACCACTTCTGCTCCTGTTCAAACCGAAAATGTAGTTTCTAAACAAAAAGTTAGTAAAAAAGTTGCTGCTCCTGAACCTGTTGTCCTTGCTCCTGATGTTGAAACAGTAACAAAGGTCAAGAAAGTCAGGGCTCCAAAAGTAACTTCTGAAATTAAAGTGGAAGCTTCTGCTACTCCTGTTGTTGCAGGTGATGTTGTTACCCCTGTTGCTCCAGTTGAAGAAAATGTCGACTCTGCATTAAATGAATTATCTCTTGAATTTGTTGCAAAGATCCAACAATTAAGTTCTCTTGTTTCTTCTTTAAAGAATGATTTCCGTACTTTAGAAAAGAAGTATCAACGTGAAATCAAGTTAAACCAAAAGAAGAATTCTAAACGTGCAAAGAGAACTGGAACTCGTGCACCTTCTGGATTTGTCAAGCCAACCCTTATTAGTGATGAATTAGCTAATTTTTTAGATAAACCAACCGGTTCAGAAATGGCACGTACTGAAGTAACCCGTGATATTAATACTTATATTCGTAGTCATAATCTTCAAGATAAGGCAAACGGTAGAAAGATTAATCCTGATACCAAACTTGCTTCTCTTTTAAAGTTAACTGATAAGGATGAACTTACCTATTTTAATTTACAAAAATACATGAGCCCACACTTTGCAAAAAGTGTCAAGGCTGAAGTTTCATCCGCTTAAATATTAAAACCATTATAAAAACACTATAAAAAACACTATAAAAAACACTATAAAAAACCTTATAAAAAACACTATAAAAAACCTTATAAAAAACACTATAAGAACACTATAAAAAACCTTATAAAAAACAATAAAAAAACATGATATTCAAATGAATATATCATGTTTTTGATTTTAATTTAATCTTCTAAATTCTGAAAAAGATCAATACTATCATCATCGCTTTCATATAACTTAATTTCTTCTTCCAAATCATATTTGTTAATATGTGGTTGAAAAAAAAGAATATCTTTCATAGTAATTAATTTTTCACTTGAAGTTAATTGATAATTCGAGTTTAAAATATATCGAACTGCAAAGGTAACATCTATTTTTTGTGTTCTTAAAATATCCCATAAATTCACTTCATAAATGTGTTTTTTTAAAGTCTCACGATCATATTGTTTTTTTTTTAAATCTAAGGTAGGTTTTTTATTTTTACTCATTTTTTAATTCTCTTTAAAAAATAATTTGGAAAACTTTAAATCGTATTTAATATATATTTTATAAAAAGAATAATCTTTTTCAGTAGACATTTATTTAAGTGGTGTTACTTTATTACTTTGTTATATAGATTACACAATCCAAAGATAAAGATATAAAATCAAAATAAAAACCCATGATATTTCAATAAATCTTCCAACGTTTTTTTAACCATATTTTTATTTTTAAAAACATTAATTTTTTGCAATTCTTTTTGAAATTTGCATGAATGTTCCGATTTATTAATGTCAAAACGATTTTTTATTTCTAATAATTTTTCAAATTCAACACGATTTGTAAAATTATTATTTTCCATTAACCAATTATAAAAGGTAGTAGATGATTTATTTGAAATTATATTTTTATCTACATTATATTTTTTAAATAAATCTAAACTACTATATAAATTATGAGTTGTTTTCATTTGAATATCATAATCTGTGCCGGATAAAACACATATTTCACGTAATTCGTCTTGGTTCATTTTTAAACAGTCTAATATTTTCGGTAAATCATAAAGAACCACATTATGATTAACAAAACTTAAATATCGCAATACATGCGGAACTCCATAAACAAACATATCCATATCTTCACTCAAACATGCCCAAACAAAACCTTCTACCACTAAATAAGCACATAATTCATCCGCTTCTTTTTCAGAAACAATATAATCGGTGCCATAAGCATCGAATAATTTTTTTACCATTTCGATTTGGTCGTGTTTCAAATAAACAAACTTCTTTTTCAATTCATCCATTTGTTGTTGAATTCCTTTTTTTTCCAACAAAGTATTCTCCATTTTGTCTTTCAATAAATAATATTCATTTTCCGCGGTTTTTTTATCCTCTTTTCTTTTTTCTAATAATGCTTTTTTTTCAGCAGGTACTTTTCCATCAAAAATGAATATGGGTGTTATTTTATAATATTTAAATAAATTCAACATGGTCAATAAATTTTCGATAAGTGCTTCTTCACCATCTGCTAAAAATTTATACAAATAAATACTTGTATCTACTGCAATTTTTTTTCCTGAAAGAGATTTCAAATGAATTTGTTGTATTCCTTGTTTACATTCTTTTTTAAAATATTGGTTCAAAAATCGAATTCCCATAAATAAAGAACAATTCACAATAAAGGTTGTTTATAATTAATCATTCTCGTGTATTCTTATTTTCAGTTTCAATTTTGTTATCATAATGATAATGATAATGAAAATGATAATGAAAATGTATAATAAATTTATAAAACGATAAACTTACAAAACGATAAACTTACAAAACGATAAACTTACAAAACGATAAACTTACAAAACGATAAACTTACAAAACGATAAACTTACAAAACGATTTAAATATAAAAAATAAATATATCATATTATAGATAAAGTTAGAAAAAGAAGAATGTTTTGTTTTTTATTTATCATGTGGATGATGATTTCATGTAACTCTCTAAAAAAAACAAAATTCTGTGTAAATTGTAAACACTTTCTAGATAGTACGATTGATACTAAATATGGTAAATGTTCTTTATTTCCTCGAGAAGATATGTATTTTCTTGTCTCTAAAAATTTGGATCAAGAATATAAACATGCCGCAACTGCAAGACAATACGATGATATGTGTGGGAAAGAAGCCAAATTATATAAACGAAAATACAAAAAACGTGCAACAAAAATAATTGAAAATAAAGATGAAAACGAATGAATAAACGAAAATATAAATAAAACAAATAAAACAAATAAAAAACTCATTCTGATACCATTTCCAATAAAGTCATACGCATCGTATTTTTCAAAAAATCTGCGTTCTTTTTTTTCGCATTCATATGATCGACCACTTCTTCCATTTCACGTGTTCTTTCTAACATAATCTTTGTTTTGTAATGATACTCAATATATTTACAAAATTCTTTTTGATGGTTCATCGTTTTCTTGAAATCCAAGAGAGAAAAATGACATGTATCACACCAAACAATAAAATCCATATATTGATTTATTAAAATTGTTTTTATCACATAATATGCTAATATACTCGTGTTTTCTTTGTAAAAAGTATTACGTTTTATTTGGGATTGTTTTGACAAAGAATATAAATCATGATATGTCAATCCCATAAAATCGAGTACTTTTACCATTTGAAAAAAGCTAAATTTTCTCTCTAAATCGATTAAAAAGTAAGTCGTTGATAAAAATCCAGAGAGATCATTCTTGTTTTGTGTAAAGAAAAAACTAGTCAGTAAACAATTCATTATTTCTGCCCAGAATTCGGTATATGCTTCATATAAATTAACCTCACTTGTCACGTCAAAGATTGAGAGTATATGTTCCTTACAATAATCATTATTCATTCCTGAAAAATCCAGTCCGAAATTATGAAATGTTTCATGTAAAAAAACCTTGAACCATTCTTCTTTACGAAAAATAACAATTTCAGATACAGGAATACATGTATAGGTAAATGCGGTATTTGCATGATTTTCATCAATAATGTCTATGTTTGAAGTTGGTAAGGTTTTCAATAAAGAAGTCATATAGATATAAATAGTAAGCGTTTTTGAACACTTTTTAGAAGAATATTTATCAATAAAAGATAACCATAAGATCATTTTTTCAATTGATTGCGAAAAATAATCAATGGATTGACTAATATCTTGTTCTTCCAAGATAAAATGTACTTTGATATTTCTTCCATCGAGAGAAAATAAATACTCAATTTGGTAAATTACGGTTTTTTCAATATGTTTACGAATATCTTCAGGGAACCCTTTTTGATTAAAATTTCTTGGTTTAGGAATTTGTCGAATGTTATTTATTTTTTTAATTTGAAAACGATATAAATCTTTTTTGGAGGTGATTTTTTGTTGAATGATCTTTAAATCTTCGAAAATGTGAGTGAATATGAAATCCGTTTTTTTTTTATTTTTACTGGTTTCATGATCAAATGATTTATTTTTTAATTTTGTAAAATATTTAATTAAAAATCCACTTTCTGGTGTCGTAATCATGATTTACTATAATACTTTATTATAATAGTAAAGTATTATATTATTTTATATTATTTTATATTATTTATATTATTTATTTTATATTTTTATCATAATATATTTTATAACAATGGAAACTACATGGATTTTTATTATTATTGGAATTCTCATTCTTTTTTTTCTTCTAACAAACACGATTATTATTCATATGTATAGTATTCAAACACCCCCACGAGAAAAAGGGGAAATGGTTTATAAAAATGACTTGCCTACTCAAAACTATGTGGTAAATAAATCAGTCGAATTACCTGTAAAAAAAAGTGAAGCAACAACAAATACAATTGCAACAACAAATGCAAATACAAATGTAAATACAAATGCAAACACAAATGCAAATACAAATACAAACTCAAACGTAAAGACAAATACAGATATTATTGTTAATGTACCTATACCAATACCTTATGTTACACAAAATGTAGCCAATACATGTCCATATCCGCCAGTAAGTACGTAGATAAGTTCATCGACAAGTTTATCGACAAGTTTATCGACAAAATAATTCATCAATTAATTAAAGTACATTCTTATTTTCTTATTAACACGATGTCTACAAATATGACAATTGTTCTGAATACGAAAACTACATGCATCGCAAAAAAGATGACCACAAGGTTCCATGCAGTATTTCACATTTCTGTCTTCCGCACAAATCGTACAAATATATTCATTTGGATTAACAATCGAACCATTTTCGTCATTTTGATAAGAAATGATTTTTTTCAACATTAAAATCATATCTTGTATTTTAAACATTCTCATGTTTAATATTATTTTCTCTTTTTTTTTCACATTATAAATCTCCTCTAATACTTCATTCGTATTTTTCTCTCTTTCTTGAATACTAGTTACTCTTGAATCATTTTCCATACAACTTATATAAAAACGTTTATTTAATAGTTTATGTAATTCTTGATTTTTATCTTTCATCGCAAGTATTTCATTTATTTCCGTATCCTGTTCTTCCAACTTTTTTTTCAAAATATTATATTCTTTGTATAATTTTGCTATTTTATCTTTTATGAGTATTATTTTTTCTAAAAATTCTGCCTCGGTTAAACTAATATCCGATGGTTTCTTCTTTCTTTTGGGAAGGATTTTTTTATTTTCACCCTCTTTTTTAAAAATCAGTAACTTTTTGTCTTCTTCTTCTTTCTCGTTATCATCTTGTTCTTCTTCCTCTTCTTTTTCGTCTTCTTCTTGTTCCTTTTGTTCTTTAATAATTGAAAGCAAATCACGATTGTATTGATCTAATAATTGCTCTACCGAAAAAGATTGGTTCAACGCATTATATAAAAAACTGTTTGTTGGAATAATATTATTATTATTATCATTTATTATGGAAGAAGAAGGTATAATAGGTTCAATAAGTAAAGTTTCATAATTGTTATAAGCTGCATATTCTTGATCATCAAACCACATAATAATATAAAATTGATGAATTATTTTTATATTATTATTCTTATTTTTATTATTTTTTATATTTCATATTTCATATTTTATATTTCATATTTCATTTATTCTGTAAATCTTCTCTAATCTCCATTAATTCATCGTAAGGTTCAGGTTGTTTACCTCGAACATGATGCATTAATTTCGCTTTTTTAGTTGCAATTAATAATTCTTTTAAATCTGGGTTCTGTGAGAATTTCGCGTATTGTGCTTCTTTCATCATATTATGGTTTCTTTTTCCAAAAAAGTCGCCATCGATTTCTACTTCTCTTGGTCTTAAAAGTTCACTTTTATATTTTCCCGTTTTCCCTCCTGCCGCTTTTGCCATTTCTGGATCCTTGGAAAGTTCGGTCCCGGAATCGATGGAAAAACTCAAGTAAAAATCGGGATTTAATTTTTTAAATTTACTTCCTTGGTAATAATGTTCTACCGAAGACCATTTATGGTTATCTAAAGTAAAAGGGGTAATCCAAAAATTGGATAATTTTTTACGCCATTGGGAAATACTCGCCAACTTAGCAAATTCTTTTAATTGATCTTTCGGAATTTTCTCTCCTGTACCTTTTCCTGGAAGTGGTTTATCATTCGATTTATTATAAAAAACAAAGACAACGTCGTCATCATATAATCCGCGTAGTTTAGCTTCACTTAATTCATAACTGTCTTCCATTTTATCCTCCATTTTATCCTCCATTTTATCCTCCTTTGAATTCTGTACTCGGTTTAAATTCGATTTTAATTTTTGAAAATCAGGAATAAGAGAGAAAGGACCCGCGTTTTTCTCCATGCATTTATCCACAATTTTTCGTTTGAGATCATAAGGTATTTCAGAAAATTTCAAAATCGATTTATTATGATAACTAATTAATTTATAATGAGAACCGTTATAATCTAACATGAAATAAAATTCTGGGCGAAAAACGCCTTTATTTTCTAATATCGTATCATTTAATTGTCCACACTGGATAACATTATTTAAATCCTTTGATTGATACGCTTCATAAGATAAAGGAATAATTTTTATATTTAATATTCTCTCCATTGTAGAGAGAGCCCACGTATCTGCCCAAAATTCACAAGACTGAATTTTTTTTCTGAATTTTTCAATATGATCAATTCCCTTCATAAATTTATATTCAGAAAGTATTTGAGAAGTTATTTTTTTTTCATGGATTAATCGATCATGTTCTTCTTTTATTTTTTTCGCATTTTCTAATAGCATTTTTTTCTCATCCCGGTCAAATACCTGTTCAAATTTCTCTCGAATAGAACGATATTGAGCATCTAATTCTTTAATCATATTCGTATCAGTGATAAGTGCCGTATGATACATGTCATAATGTTCTTTGTATCCGAAAAATATTTCATCGGTAATTTCATTACTTAATTTCTTTCGCAATTTTGCTACGGTAGTTTGTTGTCCAATACTGGAAAATGCATCACGAATGGTAGCAAAAAAACAATCCCCGGACCCTTCGTTATCGATGATTTCATAATTTGGATTTTTCATATATTTTTGTACCCAATTATGGTCGTTTGTCTCTCGAAAAGTATCCCTTATATTTTTAGAAAATTCTTTTGTTTCTTCTTCCAATAAACCGGGAATCATGATACCTTGAGTTTGGACAAAGATATCTTTTCTCTCTTCTGGAATTTCATAGGCTTCTATTTTTTCTTGTTCTTCTTTATCCTCTTTATCTTCCTCTTCCTCTTCTCCTTCCACTTCGTCTTCCTTTTCAGATTCTGGATTAACCCTTGTTTTTAATAACCAATCTTTATTCACATAACTATACATAATCGGATCGTCTAGACGATCGATGTCTAATTCATCATCGTTTAAAAAAACCAAATAATCACTTGCTTTAATTTCATAAACACCGATTTGTACAACTTTATCATTTTCTTTTACTAAATAAATAGGAAAATATAAAATATTCTTTTCATCATAGGTATTTTTAGCGGTTCCGATTGCAATAATAATATCGATCCCTTGTACGGTAATTTGATATAAATTTGCTTCTTTTTGAAAATCATTTGCGTCTACCGATTTTAATTCTGGATAACTTACATCAGGGTTTAATTTAGATAATACCATTACTAATATAATTTAATATAAAATTAAATAACCAACTTTTAGCAAAAGTTGGGCAAAAACCCTCTAGTATATTCTCAGTCCAACTTACCAACTTTTAGCAAAAGTTGGGCAAAACATTGATGAGTTAATATGAAATATACTAGCGGGTTTTTGCCCAACTTTTTCTAAAAGTTGGTAAGTTGGACTGAGAATATACTATCGGGTTTTTGCCCAACTTTTTCTAAAAGTTGGTTAGTTGGTCCATATATATTTTTTCATAAAAGCATCCTTTTTCAACTCTTCCAAATAAAACCATAGTTTTTTTCTTTGATAAATAATATCGGAATTCGTTAGATTATTTTCAAATTCAACCAATAATTCAATTAATTCATTCTTATTTTTATTTCTGCCTTTTAATCCCTTTAATAAACCATAGTAATCACATATCATGAGCAATTGTTTTACTGTATAATTTACTTGATAATTCACTTTTTTAGAAAATAACTCGTCATCGATATTGAATTCTAAAAAAGTAAAATCCGAATTTTCTTTTACCTCGTCCTCTTTTTCTTTGATACAAAAAACACATATTATATCTCCTTGACAAAAACAAGGAACGATATGATTATCTGGTTGATTTATTTCTTCACTATCTTCTTCTAAAGTAAAAAAAATATTTGCATCGGACATTTTTATTATTTCTAATGTATAATAAAAATATATTGTTTTTAAGTATATTTGAAAGTTTTGTTGAATTTTTTTTTATGATTTTTATTTTATGATTTTTATTTTATAATTTGGAACATTTACATTTCGATCATATCCATAAATTTGAAAATGCATTTATTGGTTAAACTCAAATAATGGATGGTTTTCGCATTTGCTAATAATGTAATTTTATTCAAAAATCCATGTGTATGTTCAATATTTACATGATAAAAGTCCTTTTTCCATAAAATAGAAATCAATTCTGAAATTTCATCGACTTCATTTTTCTTATCATTTAAAGGAATGAATTTAAATAAAGTGTCGAATAACTGATTTAATAATTGTACACCTACTTCTTTTTCAACCATTTCTTGTTTTATTAAATTTATTAAAAATTCACACATTGCCTTTCTTTTTTCATTATCTTTATTTATTTTACAGAACTTGTCATAATCAATCGAACTTTCTACAAATTCGATGTTTTGAATTGATAATTGAATTTTATTCAATAAATCATCCAGTTGTTTTTTCTCAATATCTGGTAAATCATACATTTTTAATAATTTTGAGTATAACAATCCATAATTTTTCGAATAAAAACGATTACTAAAAGCATTTTCAAAAATTTGATTATATAAAATCGTTAATATATTTTCAACAGGTTCATTCTTTTTCATTTCTTCTACAATATGAATAATACGGGAAGTCATTTCCTCCATGTTTTTATCCGTCAATTTATTTAAATAAGAACGGATCACATCAAATTGTGCATCATTCCCGGTTTTTTGTTCCATTTTTGTAGTATGAAAGGTACGAATGGTTTCCCAGTCCTCATTATTTACCATTTCCATATTTTTACCTCCTCCTTTACGTTTTCGATAAGAAGAATTATTTTCTGAATAGTTGCATGGAAATTTTGTAAAATTATTTACTGTTTGTATATTATCTCCTTTGATTAAGTTTGAGTTTAATAACATTTCTTTTTTTTGAAAAATAGGCGTTTTTACATAAGTTGGCGATCCAACTTCATTCGACAATTCATTTATTAATTTTAAGGTTACATCAGGTAATTCAAATTGAAAACCATTAGATATAATACTACGAAAATCTTGTAATGAATATTGTTGTTGTATTTCCATGTTTGATAAATATCAATTATATAATAAATATATTCTTATTCATTTATATCAATTTTTTTATTTATATTCATTTTTAAATAAACTTAAACATAAATAAAATATATTATATAATGAAAAAAAATTCAGATGATAATCACAATCAAGAAGGAGCCCAAGAAAAGGAGGAAAAGGAGGAAAAGGAAGTGAACGAAAAACAAGAACCCAATTATGAAATTCAAAATTGGGACGAATTAGAAGAAATGGACGTTTCTATTTTAAGAGGTATTTATGCTTATGGTTATGAAAAACCAAGTCCTATTCAAAGAAAAGCAATTAAACCGATTATGATGGGAAAAGATATCATTGCACAAGCCCAATCAGGAACTGGAAAAACGGCAACTTTTTCAATTGGTGCATTAAGTATGTTAAAAATCGAAGAACCTACTTCTCAAGTAATTATCATCTCCCCTACACGTGAATTGACAATTCAAACAGGTTTTGTAGTTAGTGGAATTGGTAGTATGATGTCAAATTTAAAAGTACAAACCTTCTTTGGAGGTTCTTCGGTAGATGAAAATATTGAACAATTAAAATCACCTGGACATATATTATGTGGTTGTCCTGGACGTTTGTATGATTTAATCCGACGTAATAAAATCAATACAAAAACGGTTCGACTTATTATTTTAGATGAAGCGGATGAACTTTTGTCTCAAGGTTTCAAAGAACAAATATATAATATTTTTAAATATTTGAATAATGATATTCAAGTGGCTTTATTTAGCGCCACCTTACCCCCAAATATTTTTTCGATAACCGATAAATTTATGAGAGATCCTGTGAAAATTATCGTAAAATCAGAACAACTTACTTTAGAAGGTATTAGTCAATATTATGTTGCTGTTGAAGATGAATATCAAAAATATGATACGTTGAAAGACTTGTATTCACATATTTCTTTATCCCAATGTATCATTTATTGTAATAGTGTAAGACGGGTAGAAGAATTATACGATTTTATGTCACGAGATGGTTTTCCGGTATGCTGTATTCATAGTAATATGGATCGTAATACGCGTGAGAAATCATTTTTAGAATTTCGTAATGGTAAATCGCGTGTTTTAATATCATCGAATGTTACTTCACGCGGGATTGATATTCAACAAGTAAGTACGGTGATTAATTATGATATTCCCAAAGATATATATAATTATTTACATCGTATCGGACGTAGTGGTCGTTGGGGTAGAAAAGGTTCTGGTATTAATTTTATTACTCGTCGTGATGTTCAAAAATTAAAAGAAATTGAACAATATTATGCGTGTGAAATTAAAGAATTACCTGCGGATTTAACCTTTTTTCAAAATTAATTGTATTTTGTTTGTCTTTTTTATGTGTTGGTGTTTTGAAAAAGTAAATCGCTCTATTTCGTAAAACACCTTTTTTATTTTTCTATTTCTGTTATAAAATGACAGAAATAGAAACCGAAATGAAAATATTCCAATTACCTATTTTTTACAATGAAAAAAAAAGAATATTGAAGCAAAATATTATCAAGGATTTGGAATTGGTACATACAGAAAATGAAGATCATTTGGATAAAGAAAAATCAGTATATCATCACGTTTTCAATTTAGATCTTACGAATAAAAATTTAAAAAATGTATATCTCGATAAAATGGTGGAAAAAATGACAGAATATTACACGACAGATATTGATTTTTTAAAAGATTATCAAACCTTATTTAAAAAATACAAACCTTTCAAAGATGCAATAATGGATAATGCAATAACAGAGAATGAAAACATCGATTTATCGACTGTCATCGATTCGTGGAGAGAAATCAAAGAAGATACTGGATTTAAAGAAAAATACTTTTACATAGATTGGTCGATTTGGGAGTTTTTGAACAAGTCGGAATTGTTTTTACAAATAATGAGTATCTATAATTTAAGTGCACCGGTTTTATCTCTCTTATTGCCTGTTTTCATTTTAATTATTCCTTTTTTTATCATTCAAATGAAAGGTTTAGAAATTTCAATCAATGAATATTTTAATATTTTAAAAATAATTGCATCGAACCATGCCTTTGGAAAGTTATTTACTGAATTTCATTCTGTTGAGATGAACCAAAAAATTTATTTAATCGTATCCGCCCTTTTTTACGTATTTTCGATTTATCAGAATTTTTTATTATGTATTCGCTTTCACATGAATATGAGTAAAATACATGATTATATACAAAATATTAAAAAATACATTCATCATACATTACTAAAAATAGATCAATATTTATCTTATAGTACTTCATTAACTACCCATGGATCATTTAATAGAAATCTAAAAGAAAAACATATTCGACTTTCCAATCTATATGATAAACTAGATAAAATTCATACTTATCAATTTTCTATTTTTTCAATTGGGTCATGGAATAAAATATTTGAAATTGGTTATGTTCTTAAATGTTTTTATGAATTTTATGATGAGGTAGAGTATCAAGAGTTAATGGAATATTCTTTTGAATTTCATACCTATCTTGATTGTATTGAAGGGATCCAAGAAAATATTTCAAAGAAACAAATATGTTTTGCTGAATTTCAAAAGAGAGAAAAGAAAGAGAAAAAGGGAAAAAGAGAGAAAAAAGGAGACAAGGAAAAAGAACCCTTGTTCAAAGATAATTATTATGCGGTGTTAAAAGATGATAATCCAATTAAAAACACGGTGTCGATGGATAAAAATCTTATTTTAACTGGTCCGAATGCTTCTGGTAAAACAACCGTTTTAAAATCTATTTTAATTAATATTTTATTAACCCAGCAATTTGGATGTGGATTTTATAGTTATGCTTATTTTAAACCGTATGATTATATTCATTGTTACTTAAATATCCCAGATACTTCTGGACGGGATAGTTTATTTCAAGCAGAAGCCAAGCGTTGCAAAGAAATTCTTGAATCGGTGGAAGAAAATAAGGAGGAGGAGAGACATTTTTGTGCTTTCGATGAAATTTATTCGGGAACCAATCCGGAAGAAGCGACTTTAAGTACGGTTGCGTTTATTGATTATCTTGTAAAATATAAAAATATTTCTTGTGTATTAACCAGTCATTTTATCAAAGCATGTAAGAAACTAGGTAAAAATAAAAGAATTGAAAATTTTCATATGGATGTTGAAAAATCGGAATTAAATTCAAGTATTAAATATACTTATGAATTGAAAAAAGGGATTTCTACCGTCCAAGGAGGAATACAGATTTTAAAAGATATGAATTATCCACAGAAAATTTTGGATCAAACACAATTCGTTAATTCAAAGATTTAAATAATCTATTTCTTTTATAAGAATATAAATGACCTTAACTGAATTATTTAACCCAAGTTTTTTTATGTTTTTAGGAATATTATTGTTATCTCTTTCATTTTTAATTTTTTATTTTGAAAATAAAATAAGAGAACAAAATCATAAAATAAATTCCATGTTTAGTTTAGTTTCTTCCATTACTGAAGAATTAAATAATGCGAATATGCGAATTCATTATATTATGAATGGATCAACACAAAATATAAATACGCCTGATAACAATATACATTCTGTATCTATTTTACCGAATACGAATGTCAATAATTATTCAAATAAGATCGAGGTTTCCGATGACGAAGACGAGGATGATGATGAGGAAGACGAGGATGAGGAAGATGAGGATGAGGACGAAGACGAGGATGAAGATGAAGATGAGGATGAAGACGAGGATGAGGATGAGGATGAAGATGATGAAGAGCAAGAAAAAAATCAAGATCTAGATATTCAAAATTTAGAAGAATTAAATGATTTAGGTGAAGAAGTTTTAGTAGATGAAGAAGATTTAAATGAAACAAAAACGTTCATCATCGAAAATGAACCTTTATATACAAAAGATGAAAATTTATCAAGTGATTTAAAATCGATAAATATTTCTTTAGACCAAAATGTAATTAGTAGTGATTATAAAAAACTTTCTGTAACTCAATTAAAAAATCTAGTTATTCAAAAAGGTTTAGCAAATTTAGAAGAGGTGAATAAAATGAAGAAAGGAGACATGTTCAAGTTATTATCTTCCACTTTTTAGAAATCCACTTTTTAAAAAAAAGTGGAGCAAAAATCCAGGATATATTTTTACCCTACTCTCTTAAAACACTCCAAGGTTTTTTGCTCCACTTTTTTTTAAAAAGTGGATTTTTAAAAAGTGGATATATATAAGAATGTCTTGGGCAACTTGTTATTCGGGATCAAATAATATCCACTTTAATTTCCCGCCAATTATGGCTGATGGTAGAAATTACGCTTCTTGGCAACCGGATGCCGTGATTAATCGTCGTATTCAAAAACAAGAAAATATTCAATCGAATTGGGCATATCGTCAATATATGCAACACAACGGACTTCAAATTATGAAATATAATGGTGAAGAAGCTTGTTATGATTTAGGATTAAATCCTCATGTTTATACTGGCAAAACACCATCGAATAATGTACCTTATCTTTATAAAAATACATTTGATAATAATCAGCCTGGTTATGGTTATACAAATAGTGATTTGAAAAACCCTTATTTAACACGAGAACAATTAAATGTAAGATTAATTGCACCTTCTATTTATTTAGAAAATTCGTAAGCATTTTTCCTATTTTGTAGTCGTATGTAGAGTTATAATAAAAAAGATAATGATTTAAATTTATAATGTATTTATTTATAATTAGTTAGATATAATTAGTTAGATATTATAAGCTTATTATAATATATAATTTTATATATAATTTTACTCTTGTTTGATTATTCTTATTTTTATGAGAATAATTAGTATTGATGTTGGTATTAAGAATTTAGCTGTTTGTTGCTTTGAAAAAAAAGAAGGTGAAGATTTTTTTCGAATTTTACAATGGGATGTTCTTAATATTGGTGAAAAAGAACTATCGATATGTCAATATATTGAAAAGGAAAAGGAGAAGGAGAAGAAATCCAAAAAATCGAATAATAAAAATAAAAAAATAGAGGATGATTTGATGGATGGGTCCATTTGCGGCAAACCTGCAAAATTTATTAAAAAAAACAAATGCTACTGTTTAAAACATGCCAAAAAAACGGATTTTTTAATTCCTACGAATGAATTGAAATCTTCTTTTATTAATAAACAAAAAATTCAAAAACTTTTTGAAATGGCAGATAAATATCATTTGAAATACGATAATAAAACGAAAAAAACAGATTTAATTCATTTATTAAATGATTACGTAGAAAATATTTGTTTAGAAACAATTCATTCGGTGAATGCTTCGAAAGTAGACATTATTACCATTGGACAAAATATTCAAAGCAAATTAGATGATTTTTTTTATAAGAATGAGATTTTAGAACCATTTATTATCGATCATGTCATTATTGAAAATCAAATTAGTCCAATTGCGAACCGTATGAAAACAATTCAAGGAATGATCTCTCAATATTTTATCATGAAAGGAAATGTCAACGATATTGACTTTATTTCTTCTGCCAATAAATTAAAGGTTACAATCCAAGACAACAACCAAAAGGACAACAACCAAAAAGACAAAGACAAAGAAAAAAAATCACAAGGAGAGAAAATGGATTATAAAGATCGAAAAAAGGCAGGGATCGAAAAATGCATCGAAATATTAAATCAAAATTCCTTTTTTCAAGAAAATCTTGAACATTTTCAAAAACATAAAAAAAAAGATGATTTAGCCGATTGTTTTTTGCAAGGGTATTGGTATATTTCAGAAAAACTAAATTCTTCCTTTTTTGGAAAGTAAATGTCTTCCGTTTCCATTGATAAGAATAAGAATATATTATATTTTTTTTTAGACGGAATATATTAAAACGAATGGGTGGAAAACATTCGAAACCTAAAAATCCTTTTGTTAGTGCTTATAATGCAACTAAAAAAGCAGCAGAAGACGCAGCAAATAGAGCTAAAAAAGCAGCAGAAGACGCAGCAAATAGAGCTAAAAAAGAAGCAGAAGCCGCAGAAAGAGCGGCTCAAAAATTAATTCAAGATAAGTTGAATGCAGAAGCAGAAATAAAAAATATCATCAATAGTGAAATAGATGCGATTAAAAATGATATACAAAACACATTAATGGGTCAAATTGATACAATGAAAACAGGCATCCAAGATAATTTAGAAAATGAAATAAATAATATGACCTCCGAAGTAACCAACGAGATTAATACTACATTGATAAGTAAATTTACGTCTTTTTTTACTCGACTCGGGGATATTTTTCAAAATGCCATCATTCAACCTATCTTGGCTTTTTTTATGGGAATAGCTGATATTTTTGTTCAATTATTTAATATCCTAAAAATGATCGCAGATAAAATTGGATCACTTCCAAGTTGTATTCCTTTTTATATATTTGATACAATCACTTCTTTTATTATAAGCACTATTAAAAAGATATTACCTACTTTTATTTTTAATTTTTTTAATAATTTATATAATTTGACTTTAGGAGTGATTGTGATTTGGATTTTGGATTTTATTGGATGGACGGATGCAGATCGACGGTGTTATGCTTTTAATACTGATTCCGAAATTTCAAAAATGAAGGATGATACAGAAAATATAGGAAATTCTTTTACGTCGGGATTTGGAGATATCAATTTTAGTGATATACAATTTTAGAGTAAAAATAATAATTATTATAAATAAAAATAATAATTATTATAAATAAAAATAATAATTATTATAAATAAAAATAATAATTATTATAAATAAATATAATAACTAGTATTAAAAATGTCACTTGGTTCTTTAGATATAAAAGGTATCGTAGATAAAGAATTGAATAGTATAACCAATGATTTAAAAAAAGGTATAACAAGTCAAATAAAAAATGTTACCAATGATTTAAAGGGCAGCATAACAAGTCAAATTATGGGTACCATTACTCAAATAGAAAATACATTAACTGATTTAATTACAGGTAAATTTGTATCGGTTTTAGCTCAAATTGGCGATATTTTAAAAAATGCAATTGTAAACCCTATTTTAGCACTTTTCACAGGGATAGGTGATATTTTTCTTCAGATATTCAATATTATAAAAACAATTGCAAATAAAATTGGTTCTCTCCCGTCTTGCATGCCTTTTTATATGATTGATTCATTCATTTCTTTTATTATAAGCGTGATTAAATACATTGTACCTGGTTTCATTTTTGATTTTTTTACGAATTTATATAACTGGACATTTGGAATTATCGTAAATTGGGTTTTGGATTTTATTGGTTGGACAGCAGCGGATCAACGCTGTTATGCATTTAATGTAAATGATGAAATTTCACAAATGAACCAAGATACCCAAGATATAGGGAATACTTTTACCTCAAGTTTTGGAAAATTAAACTTTAGTAGCATCACTATTTAAACCGATGAAGATTTAAAATAGGAGATGCCTCTTTTTTCAAAGATCAAAAATATCTAATTACAATTTATAATTTATAAATTATTAATTATAAATTCGTAGTACTTAAAAATAATTCTTCTAATGAAGATAGTAAGTATTCACAAATGTCAGATATGATTGAACTTTCTAGTTTAGATTTTAATGATAATATTGATTTTAATGAAAGAGAACCAAGTAGTTTAAGATCAACAAATTTTGGGGGTGGTATTGAACTTTTAATGAACGATAAAGTGAAAGAAGGTTCTGGAAGAGGAAATAATGATATTAATATTGATGATTTGAATAATTTAGAAGAAGAATTAAACAATTTAGCCGAAGAAACTGATACGTTTTCTTATCATACAAAAACGGATTTTTTTTCACCAGGATCAAGTGATACAGAAAGACATTCTGTACGATTTGATAATGGTTCAAATGATGGAAAAGGGATTTCTTTAGGAAAGTCGACTGCAGAAACAAGTACCGACTCAAAAACATGGGATGGTTATGGAAAATTCAATAATATTCCGTTGAACCCAGACAAAGGGGTCAATAGTCAACCGAAATTGTCCAAAGAAGAATTATTGAGAGAGAAATTCAAATTTTTAAGAAAATTGGAGGCTTTAGAAAAAAAAGGAGTTGAACTTTCCAAGAAATATTCGATGGATTCGCCTTTAGAAGAAATGCAAGGAGAATATGAAACAATTATGGATGAAAAGGTAAAACAGAATTCCATGAAATTTCAAGGAAATATGATGATGGCAGTTATTAATGGTATTGAATTTTTAAATAATCGTTTTGATCCATTTGATATTAAACTTGATGGATGGAGTGAACAAATTAATGAAAATATTACAGACTATGATGATATTTTTGGGGAATTGTATGAAAAATATAAATCTCGTGCTTCTTTAGCTCCCGAATTAAAATTAATGTTTCAATTAGGAGGAAGTGCGATGATGGTTCATATGACCAATACGATGTTTAAATCTGCGATGCCTGGAATGGATGATATTCTGCGTCAAAATCCAGATTTAATGCGTTCTTTTCAAAATGCCGCGGTGAATTCGATGGCTCAAACAAATCCAGGGTTTTCTGGATTTATGTCAGGAGTAATGAACCCAGAGCCAGAAGTTCCTTATGGACGTGGACCACCTCCCCCAATGTCAACGCAAGGTCCAAACTCGGTTCCCGTTCCAAACGGACGTCCAGGAAATAATAATTATGCATCAAGACCCGATTTAAATGCATCTCGTTCAGGAATGGGAAATAGTATTTATGTAGATGATGGAATTAATATTCGAGAGAATTATGCGAGTGGTCCAAGTTTTAATGAACCTGTTCAACCACCACAAAGATCGAAACGTCTGAATGCTTCCGGATCTCGACCAGAAATGAAGGGTCCGAGTGATATAACCGATATTTTATCTGGATTGAAAACAAAGACCATTAATATTCAGGAACCTCAATCACAATCTCAGACGAATTCTTTACCTAGTCCCAATTTTTCGAATGAAAAAAGTGTGAATTTGGGTCGACCCTCATTTGAACCCTCATTTGAAATACCAAGTATAAATATGAATGATAGTAGTACAATTAGTATTAGTGATTTAAAAGAACTTCAATCTTCTGGTAATATACCCAAGCGTACGAATAAACGTAAACAGAAATCCGATCGAAATACTATTAGTTTAGATATCTAAGTTTTAATGTAAATAATGTATGACTGTATAAATTTATGACTGTATAAATTTATGATCCTAAAAATAATAATGATATAAATTATTATTTTTAACTATGTTTTAACTATGTAAAAAAGGCATGGTTCCCATTCATAGTAGTTCATTCCAGAATTATTCAAAGATTTGTAAATCTAATAAATAAGGATAATCTTGATTGATCAAATCCATAATCATGTCTGCTTTCAATAATTTATTCTTTTTTAAAATTTCTGCAGTTTCACTAATCAACGCTTTACTTTTCATTAAAATGATTTGTGCATACTTGTATGCATCATTAATGAGTTGAACCACATCATCATCAATTAATTCTTTATATTTATCACTTAAACTAGGATAAATCACACTTTTTCCCATTCCATAATAAACCACCATTTTTTCTGCTAATTTAAGTGCTTCTTCAAAATCATTAATCGCTCCAGTTGTTACCGAAACATCGTAAAATACTTCTTCGGCAATTCGTCCTGCAAGGAGTATCATTAAATGCTCAAAAAGTGCTTCCCTTTTATAAATTTTTGAAACATCAGTTTCGAAAACCGTATATCCTGGGCTTTTTGGGGAAGAAAGATTAATAATGACCTTGGACATTTTCGAATGATGTTTTGAGAGAATACCAATAATCGCATGTCCCATTTCATGAATGGCAATATGATCAATAATGTCTTCGGTAAATTCATGTTCACTTGGCTGCCAACCAGCAAGCATTTTATTCAATACCATATCAAAATCGAGATGATTAAATTCAGTTCGATTTTCTCTCAATGCATTTAACATCGCTTCATTCAATAAGTTTTCGATTTGAGCTCCAGAATATCCTTCGGTGATTTCCACTAAATCTTTCAAGATAATTGTTTCATCACAAGGTTTACCTTGAATATGAATATTAAGAATTGCTTCTCTAGTGACTGCATCTGGAACACCAATATAAATTTTTTTATCAATACGTCCAGGACGCATTAATGCACTGTCTAAAAGATCGATACGATTGGTTGCACCGACAATAAAAATACCTGTATTGTTTTTAAATCCATCCATTTCTACAAGGAGAGCATTCAATGTATTATCGCGTTCATTTGAAGAACTCTCGCCATCTGTGGATCGTTTTCTACCAACGGCATCAATTTCATCAATGAAAATAATACAAGGAATATTTTTTTTAGCTAAACCAAAGAGTTCTTTGATACGTGTGGGTCCTACACCTACATATTTTTCTTGGAAATCGGATCCAGAAACAGAAATAAAACTACACCCGGATTCTCCTGCTAATCCTTTTGCTAAAAGGGTCTTTCCATTTCCTGGTGGACCTTCGAAAATAAGACCTTTGGGAATACGTACATTATATTTGGCATATTTTTGGTAATTCTTTAAAATATCCACACACTGATCTAATTCATTTTTCACATTTTGATATCCACCAATATCGTTGAATTTTAGGTTATAATTTTTAATCACTTCGAAATTCTTTGACTTTAAATCTTCGCTGGAAGAAGAAGAAGAAGGAAAGTTTCCATAAGAAATATATGGATTTTTGAAGAATTTTTTTCTTCTTTCCTCATCCTCTTTATCAAGTTCAGGATAATCTTCAATCGGATCATTGAAAGAAAGAGATGTATTCAATCCATTTTGTTGGTCAGAAATTAGTTGTTGATATAATGGAGATGATTTGTTAATAAATATTTTTATCCTTGGAGAATTGATTGAAGGATTGTTTGGAGAATTGATTGAAGGATTGTTTGAAGGATTAATTGAAGGATTAATTGAAGGATTGCTTTGGTTTTTCATGTAAATATATTTTTGACTTAAACCAAAACCATTCCCATTTTCTTTAAGATGAAAAGGGTCATATAATCCTAAAATACTATCGGTTTGAACTGTAATATTTTTTGAATTCAATCGTTTGATATAGTCTTCATAATAATTTTGAGAGAAAGGATAATTATCTCTTCTAGAAAAAGAGAGGATGGTTGATTGTTTACTCAAAATCTCTGGATTTTTACAGTAAAACTCTTCTTTCCATAATGTATTTTTAAAAAATGCACAACAAGAAAACAATAAAGAGGAATAAAATAATCCTAAAAGATATTTCATTAAATAATACATAATCAAAAGAAGTAAATATTTGATATTTATCGAAAGAAAGATTTTATTTTATGGATTATCAATTATTCATAATAATACATAACCAAAAGTAAATATCATCTTCTTGGAGTTTTAGAGAAGAAAACATAGTTATAAATGTCTAAGAAGATGGTGGAATTTTTTGGTAATCAAAATTTGAAAAATGATCCTGTCTTTCTTTTTTTTGTTTCTCTCTTTTTGCTTTTTCTAAAACAGCGATTGCTTCTGCCAATTCCATTTCACTTACTTCTCCATCGTTATTTGTATCCATTGCTTTATTTAATACACGATAATCATGAGGAACGATACATAAATGACTATCCTCGTTGAATAAATGATCGGATAAAATAGTAAAAATAGCAGTTAATCCTAACGCAGTATAAATATCACGAGTACCCATCCATGACATTGAAAACACTAATAATTGTTTACTTAATGAAAATTTTAAATATTCTTCCGTAGATTTACTAAATTGAATGGTGATAAATTTTGAACCAACGTTTAATAAAATCATGATGATACCTGCGAAAAATTTACTATTATTCAAAAACATGACATGATGATTTAAAAAGTGAAATCCATGCGTAAATGGTTCAAAAATAGATTTGGAAGATGGTGGTGGTATTTTAGGTATTTTCACTTTGGACATTTTTCAAAGAGAATCTTATATTTATAGGATAAAATATTTATCGTAGATATTATAACGAACCGTTATAATAATACCAAACATACTTACACCCTTGAAGATTTAAAACCGCACCTTTCTGTATAAAATGAAAGGAAACTTCAAGGTTTGCCTATTTCAAGGCGTGTAAATTTTGATTTTGGGAATTCTTCTAAAAACCCTGATAAGTTGTTGCTTCTTGATAAATAATTTGGTCTTTCTTTATTATTTATCGCATTATAAGCAATTTTATAAATATTTGTAGCACCATTTACATCTCTATTCCAATAACCGCATCCGTTCTTACAACAAATCAGTCCATGGACGAGAATGTTTCCTGTTTTGTATGGTCTTGGATTTTCCATTACCATATTCTTCGCACAAATACCTATTTCACATTTGGAACATCTACAACTGGTTCTAAATTCATCTACCAAATAAGTTTGAAAACCTGCTTTTCTAAACAAAGTTCTCATTCCTTTACCTTTGGTTGCTTCCTTGTATTTCATTTGTTGTTTTTGTTCGTAATCTCCAAAACAAACTACAACTTCTTTTTCATTACCAAAAATTCGTTTGAAATTGTTTAACATTTTTTGTTCGCTTTTCTTGGTATTTCTATAACTTTGTAAGCGTAATTTTCTGAAAATATATTTTTCGTAAAACTTGAATAACATACCATTTATTTCACTCTTCTTTTGGATATATTCCTTAAATTTTGATATGTTAAGTGTTTTTCTGTTTAATTTTGATAATTCAGTTTCCCATTCTATAATTGTTTTACTCGTTCCTTGACCATGTATTTTTTCCTTTTTCAATTTCAATTGAATTTTTGAATACTTCTTTTTCTTGGTTTCTTTTCTGCGTTGGTCTTGTGAATATCTAAACTTATTTGCTTCTTTATTATCAGCATCTACGCAGTAAATTAAATCACATTTTCCAGGGTCTAAAGATACAATCTTTTTATTTTGTAGTTGTGAATAATCTTTTACCTCATCAATATATTCTTCATTATTTATTCCTTTTTTCATCATCGGTAGTTTTTTACCAATTAAATCTTTACGCAATAATAACAAAGAACAACTAATTCCATCTGTTTCTATCATATGGTGAAATTCATAATGCTTTTTATGGAAACATTTTCTTTCAGTTCTAAAAAAGAATTCCCAAATTTTATTTTCATTTCGTTTCAAATTTCCTTCTGTTAAATAATCACTTTTATTTCCTTGTTTTTTAGTCATAAGAAGATGCACTAATGTAGTTGTATCTAATCTTATATGTTTTGGTATTATTTCATTACGCATAGGAAATACATTATAAATTGTTTGTTCTTCTTTTTCTACTTGTTTCATCATTTTAATCATACAAGGGAAATAATCCATAGGACTACACATCAAATCATAATATAGATTTTTCTTGAATGTTTTAACTGGTATAATGCTTTGTTTTTGTTGATTAATCCATGTATGATAAGAAATATGAGATTTGTATTGTGTTGTTTCAATATTCAATAAATCATTTTTGATTTTTCTTAATTGATTACATAACTTATTTATTTTTGCATCTTTTTCTTTTTTGGTAATATTCAGTTTCCTTATTTTGCTTACAATAAACTTCTTTTTCCAAACCATATTTACATATCGTTCTACATATTCTACAAAATGATTTTTAATATTATTCTCATACATAGTAAGAATATCAATTGTTAAATAATCCAAAATGGTATTCATATGTGTATATTCAAGGGTTTCATTTTGAATAAGTGGTTCAAAATCAGTTTTGTAAAAGTTAGTTAGGTTATCTTTGAGTTCCTTAATTTCTTTTTTTGCTGGTCTGCCTTGTGGTTTTTCATTACACATAATTTTCATACAAGAATTCACAAATACCTTATCTATAACTGGTAAAGTATTATTCATTTCATAGTAATTCAATAAGTATAGTTTCATAAAAAGTAAAACATTAATTACTATTTTATTACAAAGAATAACAGCATTAGTTATTTTCGGTGTATTTATATCAGGATGTTTCAATACACTTTTCAAGGAAATCTTAATTCCTTTGAAAAAGTCATCAGGTGGTTTTTCTTTTATAGACATCCCTTATAATATTCCTAAATATTTTATTTTTAAGTAATTTAACGAATAAATTATAAAATTGAAACAAAATAATATAAAATATATTTAACAATAACTATAAATAAAGGATAATAATATGACTTCTAAACAATTTATTGAGAATGAAAGCTACAAACATAAACACGCAAAGCAAATATTAAAGGGATGGTTTGACAATAGTGATATAGGCGATGGAGTATGTGAATTGGGAGATATTTATTTTAGACATAATTGGGGAGAATGTGGTGGTGTATTATTAGAATATCCTATATGTAAATTTAATAATGGAACTGATAGTTGGAATTATAATATTGTGGATAATTTTATGTGGAGTAAGAACTGTATTATCATGCCTACATATCAGGAATGTGTGAATGACTATAATTCATACCCTATTGCAATAATTGATGTTGTATGTTGTCATAAAGGAAGACCGAAAATTGGAATTGAAATTTGCCATAAAAATCCACTTTCACAAGAAAAAATAAAAAAATTAAAAGAGTTTGGTGTGGAACAACTTATTGAAATAGATGCGGATTGGATATTGAACCAAGTTAAAATGCCTTCTCAACTAAAATATAAAACGCTAATTTAAATTTATGAAACTATAAATATGTGTTCTAATATATTTTCCGTTTTCTGTAAATTGAAAATCTTTACTTTCAATATTATATTTTGATTTTAATAAATTTTTTATAATACTTAACCAAGGTCTTTTTATTTTACTTGGTTCACCAACTGCTTTTAATCCATTAAACGAAAACCATTTTCTTATTTCAGGTATTAATTCCATGATTTTATTTTGGATTTCTTCATTCTTATCTAATTCATAAAGTGTATATGTATTCTTATTTTTCAAATCTAATATGGATATAATTTTTTCTATTATTTCCTCCTGTTCTTTTTTATATAAATCACTTTTCAATCGCATAGGCATCTTAAATATACTTAAAATACACAAATAAATTTTAAGTATATTATTTATAAATCTTCTGTCTTATGTTTAGTCGTATTTCATAAATAAAATAAGTATTTATTTTCTTTAAGTAGTTTTAAAGGGTGCGGTTTTAAATCTTCAAAGGTTTAAATAAAATACCATTTATAATTGTAAGAATTTAATGAAGGTTTACTTTTTATTCCTATATATGGTGAATTGTGAAAAAATAATCAACCATATAAATATTCCTCCTTGCAGAATTTGTATTTATTATCGTGACCTTGATTTTTCAACCAAGTTATCACCAATCAGTTTTGAACTAGAAAAAAAACCTTTGGATACGACCAGAACCATTTCAAAAATTGGTTGGTATAGTTCGACGATTGATTATGTTTCTGAACCCAAATTAGGTGAATGCTTAAAAAATCAAAATAGAGAAACTTATGATTTTACTAGAAAGAATGAAAGAGAAGAAAAAAAAAAGAACATGATAAAAATACTAAAAGATAAAATAATTAAATTTTTGCCACATATTTTACTAATCTTATCAATTATCGGGTCGTCTTTACTAAATATTTATATCATGACTTATTTAGTTTCAAAAAGTTTAATATGAAAACATAGAATGATCATAAGGCATTACATGATCATTCATTGAGTATTTATTACTTACAAATATTGAATTGGACTGTTTACCTCTTTTCATCGTATCTTCGAACCCTAATAAATCAAACCCCTCTAATGCTACATTCGATTTTGTAGTTGTAGTTGCTGGAGTTGTAGTAGTTGTTGGACTAGTTGTTGGACTTGCAGTAGTTGCTGGAGTTGTAGTAGTTGTTGGAGTTGTAGTAGTTGTTGGAGTTGTAGTAGTTGTTGGACTTGCAGTAGTTGCTGGAGTTGTAGTAGTTGCTGGACTAGTTGTAGTAGTTGCTGGACTAGTTGTAGTAGTTGCTGGACTAGTTGTTGTTTTTTTTTTATCTTGAGAAGAAAACCCTTCAAGTAAACTATAATTTTCATTAAACTCGTTATCATAGGCTTGATAATGTTCATCCATCGTACTATAATCATAGTTCAAATAGCCGCTGTAAAAGATGATTAAAAATAACACAAAAAAGGTCCCACCTATTTGATTACAATAGGTGATATAAATAATTAGAAAAACTAAAAAACTACGTCCTAAAACTGTTTGAAAAAGTTGTGAAAAAAAACCAGGTTTTAAAAAAAACATTACAAGGAATAAAAATAAAATAACATAAACAATCATATCCTTATTCAATTTCTGTATTTTTGCCATATAATTAAAAGATATATTTTTTTTATTGTTTTAGGAATTTTTAAAATTATATCATTCATAAAGAACGGATTTAATGATTCAAAAATATAAATTATTATCTTAATTTTTATTAAGAAGAATGTCTTTAGCAATGTATGCGGCACCATTTGAAAATAATGAAAATATGGAAGATCAAGCGAATTATAAAAAAAAACAGTCGCATAATAAAACACAAAAAAAATATCCTAAAGAAAATTTCGATACAAATAAAGTAAACTCCGTTTTAGAAACGATCCACAATAACTCAAACGTCAACGATGACGAGAATGATAATTTGGGTGATTTTCAAACAAATTTTCATCCACCATCCATGCCAGTATCAAATGTTCAGAAACCGCCTATCAAAGAAAACATGCAAAATCCAAATCCAAATGCTCAATTACAAGAGATATTAGGAAAAACACCTAAACCTTTTTATGATGAAGAAGATAATCTTGATTTAAATAATTTTCAATCCAATTATGGTAATCAAAAAACAAGTGAAGAATATTATAAAAAATATATTCCTCATTATAATTCAAACGTAAACCAAACTCTACAAAAGGTTCCTTACCATAATACACCAGATTATTACTTAAATGCAAATGCAAATGCAAGTGGTAACCAAATAAATACGTCGCAAAATGCTTATCAAAATATGAGTGGCTCCTATTCCGGATCTACAACCCAAGATGCTCTTATGCAAAAACTAAATTATATGATTCATTTATTAGAAGAACATCAAGATGAAAAAACGAATAATGTTACCGAAGAAGTTATTTTATATTCCTTTTTAGGAATTTTTATTATTTTTATTGTGGATTCTTTTGCAAGAGTAGGAAAATATGTTCGCTAATGTTACTTATCCTTGATGTAGACAGCAATTTACTAAATAATATAAATAATATTATATTATATAGGTAAAAAATGAACAATACTTTAGCAAATGCTTTGCGAAGTGGGTTAGATAATATAAATCAAGATCTTTATAAAAAATGCGATCGTTCAAAATATTCTCTAAATTTAATGAGATATGAAAATCGAGAGAAAGATGCAGTAACTTATGATGACAAAAATAATTATGATATTATACTATGTTTATACTATAATAAAAAATGCATATCTAGTGTTGTAGGTCGTTATCATGCGAAAGATAATTCCATGGAAATATTATCAAAAACACATACGGATTTTGAAAATAAAAAATTTAATTTATATTTAAGAAGTGCTTTTATTTATTTAATGTGCTTTGTAAGACCAAGTATTCGCAATATTTATTCTTTTTCTGAAAACCCAATATCGACCTATACAATGTATAAATATTTTCACGTTTATAATGAAGATTTGAACCATTTTATAAGAGAAAATCATTTAACACCAAATACTTTTACAGTGAAAGATGCAACAAATTTTCATGAGTATTTTAAAAATAAACATAAAAAAACAAGAGAAAGTTCAGAGCTAGAATTGAAGGAAATATTAGAAGATTATACAATGGAGGAATTGGGTTGGGAAACCGAAGAGGAGGCGATTGACTTTATTATGAATAATATGAACCGAGTAGCCATTCCATTATCTTTATCACTAGAAAATCCTAACATAAAAGATTTTTTATTATCTAGTCTATCAAATACAATGATTAAATGCAATGAAACAACTGGAGGAGGTGGAGCCGGAAGAGGTGCAACCGGAGGAGGTGGAGCCGGAAGAGGTGCAACCGGAACAAGAAAGAAACGAAAAACAAAAAAAAAAGGAAAAAAATCAATAAAAAATACATGATGGCGAACTGATAGAATTTTTATGATGGAGATTTAGTAAATAGGCTAAAAGAAGGAAACTGAAAATGAAATATTAGACCTTTTGTACATTTTACAAGTATCGAAATATTATTTTCAATTGTTATTATTTAGTAATTTCTCTTTCTTTTCTTCGTTGTTTTTCTTTTTCTAAAGTTTTTTTTAAATTTTCTAGTTATTTTAGTTATTTTTTTCCCTCCAGAAAGGTTATATAATTTGTTATATCTATTTTTTGTTCTATAAAATTTGCTTAAATCATTTTTAATTTTGGGCATAGCTTCATTCTCTAAAAATTCTACATCTCCTATCATTCTTTCATGTAGTTCCTTTTTGTCGTCTTCATATTCTTCCTTATCTATATTACCTAAATTATATTCTGTTTCATTTTTTTCTTTTTCCGAAGATTGTTTCTCAATTATATTTTTTAATAGTGTAGACTGTATATTTGATAGATCATCATGTAAACTTTTAAAATTAAATTGTTCAAAACGATAATTTGCTAATTCTTCACTAATATTTTTTTTCCTATCTAGATAAGTATTTTCTAAATCATTTAACATATATTTTTTGTTGATATATTTAATATTATCGTCACCTATTTCTATATTTTCAAATATTTTATCATTTTTATCATATCCAAATAAATCTATAAAAAAACAATTATTCGGTATTCCAATTTGTATTCCTTTTTTATTATCATTTGATATAATCTTTTCAGTTATCAAATTTAATGATGTTTTCTTCATAATATAAGACATAATTATGTTTTTTATTTGTTCAATATTTTCAGGATAACAAGCTATGTCCCAATCAGTTAAATATATCATTTTTTCATTATTTTTTAAATATAAATAATAATCAAATGAACGTCCTCCTTTTACAACATAATCTAATGTTAAATTTTTTAAAATATCTGGTATATACATATTTAATATAGTCAAATAGTTTTCATCATTATCGCACATATATAATATAACTTAAAAAATTTTTTACAATTTTTAAAATATTTTTTAGTCATTCGGAAAAGCCGAATGACGATATATAAATCGCAAAGCCCCGTCTCGATGGGCGATCCTTTGGGTGTTTGAAAGGTACAAGGTTTAAAAGGGACAAAATACTTTTTCCGCTGAAAAAGTCGAATAAGCAAAATTATAAAAAAAATAGGCAGTTGGTGTTTTTATAATTGCCTTGTTTTTTAACAATAAATTTGAAACAACATAATGATTATGACTAATGTTTTCCACTGCACAAAATCCAAAATTATTTTTATCTGCAATATTCCAAAAACTATTTTTGAAACCTTGTACAAAAACGTCCTTTGGACAATCTTCTGATTTTATGGATGCATAACAGGTAAGAACTTCAGAATTTTTATCTATGAAAACACACGATTTACGATAATAATAAACAGACAAAAGCCGATCATGTTCCAATATCCCATATACATAAATGTTATTTGATTTGATTAATTCTAATAAATTCGAAAAAGGAGTGGTCATCGTAATATCAAATTCCATTTCGGTCTCTTTTAAAAAATCATTCAATAATGGCATATTTTGTTTTGTCAATTCGAAAAGAGAATAATTAGCAGGGAGAGAAGGCGGCTTCCCCCAATTGAAAACTGAAAATCCGTAACTCGTATAAACACACAACGGAATTATTCCATTCAGTTCGCCTTCTCTCTTGAATAGAGAGACTTGTATTTCCTTATTTAAATGACGTTGATTATAATCATGGGTTTGAATAAGTTGAGGTGCAATTCCTTTTTTTCGATATGTTTTATCGATACATAAATAATCCACATAATTTACATTTAATGATGCCTTGGGTATTCGACCTTTAAAAATCTTGATTTCTACCGGTCTTGAAGTGATACATCCAATCATTTTTTTATTTTCAATAACTGTTCCTTTTTTAACATCCTCCATCAAATTCTTTTCCCAATAAAAGGAAAAAAAGGAAGAAAAGGAAGAAAAAGAAGAAAAAGAAGATTGACTACTTTTATGATTCGTAACTCCTTCAAAATAAGGAAATATATTCTTTGGTTCTGGTTGATAAATATTCTCTCCGTTTTTTAAATAATGTTGTTGAATAAAATAAACCAAATCCGTTTTATGGAGAGAAGATAATTCCGTATAAGTTGTAGTAACAATATCTTTGAAATTCGTATATTTATTTTTTATAGGTAATTCGAGTTGAATAATACCCGGAGGATAAAAGTAATAGGAAAAATCGTATACATGGAATACGGGTTGAGAAACCCAAAAACCATATTTTACTTTTAAGTAAAAAAGAAATACAAAAAACAAAAGAAAAAAAAGGATTGACGTATAAAAAAAAATACTTAGGAAAGGAATGGATGATATTTTTACCGAGAAATCATAAAAATTTGACATTATTTTTTTCTTTCTACTAAAAGAAAAAAATTTTTTTAAATCTCGGTTTTTACTCAAAAAATAGGTGGTTTGGGGATGGAATTGGGGATGGAATTGGGGTTGGAGACGCTTAGGAAGGTTTTGATAAAATATACAAGTATTGGTATTCATAAGCACAATGAACTAAATCAATATTCCCTTCAATAATAAATCCAGACTCTTGGGCATAATTAATAATGGTTGTTTGTGGTTCCATATATAAAGTATGTTCGTGCTTTCTTACTTTACCATTATTAAATTTGAATTTTTCATTGAATTTTGCGATATGAGAACCCGTTGGCAAATCAAATTCTGCATGATAAACAAATTCATTAAAGGTTACTTTGGATTTTGTAATTCTCTCTTTTGCATATTTCTGAGGAGAGACAACAAATAATCCGTTGGCGGTTGGTAATATGGGGTCGAATTCATTTCGATTGACTAAATGGATCACTAAATAACCGCCAGGTTGTAACCATTCATAACAATGATTGAAAAAACGTTGTTTATCTTCAATATAGTAAATGGTAAAATATAAACATAAAATATGAGTAAAAGAACGAGATTTGAATTCATTTTCATTCATGACATCGCCTAGTAAAAAATTATATTGTGGATAATTTTCTTTTGCCTTTTTAATCATCGAAGGTGATGTATCAATCCCAAGAACATTTAATCCGTTTTCAGCCAATTTACATACATGATGTCCTGTTCCACAACCAATATCTAAGATTACACTTTCACTCGTAGGAGTTGTGCGATTGATAATTTCACCGACTTCATAATCATCTTTTAAATTATTAAATACCAAATAATCATAAATCTCTGCATAAAAATCATCATATACTTGGCTATCGGTCTTAAATAAAAAAGAATCGTTTTGCTCATAACCTTCCTTGTTTCCACTATTTTGACCTAATTTATTTTTTTTTGCTTGTTCAACTACTCTAAAAAAAACGGTAATGATTAAAAAAACACAGGTAAATAGGAGAATTTTTCCAGAAAGAGGAAGTTTTTGATAAGTATGGACTATATTTTTAATTACTTTCATAATTGAAATATTGGAATTCTCTAATATGTATAATTATTTTTTTTTTAATATAATTTATACCATATAATAATTTAAAACATATCATTTATATTTATGGATACGAATAATCAATTAAAAAATAATCCAGAATTGGATCCCGTTGAAATAAATGATTTACGAAGTATAGGTGATTTCAAAGGGATTAGTTTCTCTAAATTTAAAAAAACGGATGTTCGTAAAGAATTAATACAAAGTTTAATTTATTCTAAAATTGAACCTGCATGTTATTGGAGTGCAGAATTGATTTGTGCTGGGCATTATATTGATTTATGGGAAACCATTCTTTTTTTTTATAGTAAATATATTCATTTAGGTAATCCTAAACTAGTGATTTATTTAGAAATGCGAATTAATAATTTTCGCGACATTATTAGTAACGGATATGCCGGTCAGGAATTAAGAATGCGTAACAATCCTAAAATCCGCCAACTTTTCTGTGAAATCATATGCATTTTATGCGACTCAAAGAAAAAACATAGTTTTGATGATATTAAAATTGTCACCAAAGATTTAGATATGACTTATATGACCGATCGATTTAAAGCAACCGATACGAGTTATGGAAATTCCGTTTTTTTAAAAGAAGACCCTAAAGAACTTTTTATTCCGATCAATGAATTAGCATATAATATTTCTAAAAATGTAAAAAACGTCATTCAATCCTGTTATTGGATTGAATGGATTTTAGAATATGATTCAGAATGCAAAAAGAAAAAGGAAAAATGTAAATGCGAGAGAAGAGGTGAAATACCTGTTCCTTCAAAAGATCAAGAAGATATTGTTTGGATTATTTGGTCTATTTTTTTGAAAGAAATGATTAATCACGGACCTCTTGTACAAAAAATTATTCGTGCTTTACTTAGTCTATTTACTTTGAAATATTCAAATACGTGTTTTCGTAAACGTAAATACATCCTTTATGTTGCCGTGGCAGTATTAACCGAAAACTTTGATATGAATGAGGAAATTGTTCGAAATAATCAAAAGGAGGTAATTACAAATATTATCAAAAAAATAGATAGCATTTATGGACAAATTAAAAAAAACGAAGAATCGCCAAATACTGATTATTTGTTTAAAAATGTCAAAAATGTAAATTTAGAAAAAACGATTGAAAAACTCGAAAAAATGAACCAATTTGGAGAGACATTTATCCCCCGTAATAATGGTTGATCTCGATAAGCCAACTATTTTTTATTATCTTTTTATTATAATGGAAAATTCTACAAATTCTTTATCTGATCCAACGAATATTCTTACAATTGATTCTATGCCAGAAATAAGTAATAATGGCGACTCATCATGGGGTTTTTGGTCTATTTTAGGAGTAGGTTTAATTATTATTATTGTTTTAGCAATCGCTGGACTTAATATTTTTTCTTATTTAGCAGTAGGAACACAAGATACTGCGAATTGGATTGAAAGAATTGCATCTACTCTTAAACAATATACAAATGGGTTTCAACTTTCAAGTGGATTAGGAAATGTTATCGGGGTATCCGCTTTAGGAACTAGAGAAATCATCGATACGGCAAGCAAAGATATTAACTATGTTTCTAGTTCGGTTGATAAAATAGCCGAAAATGTGTTGGATCCCATTATTCAAAAAACAAGTACCTTAAAAGGGGTTTCTTTCAACGATGGACCAAGCGTAAGCACAGGCGCAGGCGTAGGCGTAAGCACAGGCACAGGCATAAGCATGCAAGCTTCCAATAATACCGAAAATAATTCATTAAATCGCGCAATTAATCGACAACAAGCACTAGAAGGCGGATTATCAAAAGGACCCAATTATAACGCAGATGATTCAGCAAGTACGATACAAAAAACATCTGGAAAGTCGGGATGGTGTTATATTGGGAATGATAATGGAACAAGAACTTGTGCGCGCGTAGGAGAGAACCAAATGTGTATGTCCGGGGATATTTTTCCTACAAGTGAAATTTGTGTAAATCCGAATTTAAGACCGTAAATAAATAGAAATAAAAAAAGAAAAAGAAAAATGACGCGTTTTTATTTTATTGAACACATCTTCATAAAGAGGGGACGACGAATAAAATATTTCTTTAATATATAATGCCTTATTTTAAAGAAATAAACTTATTATTTATACATATACCAAAAACAGGTGGTACAAATATAGAAAATTATTTTTATAAAAAATTAAAATTATCCAAAACAATTGATACGTTATATTCATCCTCTCATTCTTTTACCAACGAAAAAATACCTAAAATAGATTTCAATAATCATTCTTTGCAACATACCAGTTATTATGAAATTTTTTCCAATAAAAATAATTATTTTAATATTACATTCAAAGACTTAAAAATAATAAGTTTAGTTCGTTCACCTTATCATAGAATGGTTTCGAATTTATTTTATTTTAATCTTATTACTCCTGATGTTAATAAACAACAAGTCGAAAAGATAATAATAAAATATTTATACACCGATCACTTTTATGATAATAATAAAAAACCGCAATATTTATATCTAACGACTGGAGATCATTTAATGATACCTAAAAATATAACAATCATTAAAAATGAAACCATGATCGAAGATATGGAAAAAATAGGTTATCCCGATTTTAATGAAATCGTAGTCAATCCTTTTCAAAACGAGATGGATCCTATGAATTATTTGTCTGAAAATTCAATCAACCTCATCAATAATTATTATTTTATGGATTTTTTATTATTTGATTATGAAATGATAGAAGTATGATATCATACCAATATGATGATACCAATATGATGATACCAATATGATAATATCATTGTTATCATTTATATATGATATATTTAAAATCTCTAAATAGTTCTTGGTATGGCATTTGCACTACGAAATAATTTATAATTCACAGGAAATTTATTGCCGCTGTTCGTCATTACATAACGTTGTTTTGGATAATAAGTAGGTAATCCTGTATTATAACAAAGAGCAATAACTGGTCCAGGAACATCGGAGGAACTTGTAGGAGCGCATTCTTGACCTCTTGTTACCGAAATCACTTCGTCCGTACAAGGATTTACCGTTGTATTACAAAGAAGAGAACCTCCATCTTTAATATTCGCATTAGGACAATAAGAGAACGGATTTATATTTTGATCGTCATTTTGAATTGTTATATAATTCACACGTTTTAAACTCGTCATATTTGGATTGGTATAAGTCTGTGATTGAGTTGCCCATGTTTTGGTACGATTTGTCCACATACCTTTTGCAATCTGTGAATAACGTTGATTTTTTGTTAAATTGGAACTGTTTTTTTTATATTGTAAAATATTTCCTTTCGCTAAAACGTCTAATTCATAAGCCGCTTGTCTAGAAGGGACATATTTTTTTAAAATAGGAATGTAAATCTCATTTGAAAAGCTGGTATCTGATGAACAACGATTTTGAACACGGCTCCAAGCACGTGGAGGAACAGGATCATAACCAGGACCTAAACAAGACATTTATCTTTCTTATATATATATTCATTTTTTAGAAAAAGGAATATATATATAAGAAGATCATTATTTCATATTTCATTTCGAATTGGAAAAGTAATAATATCATTTCTTTCTTTCACGGTTAATAATCCTAAAAATATATTTATTTGTGTAATTACTTTTTTTTTTTCCAAATGATAAACATATTTGTCTATTTCTTCCTTGGAATATAAACAAAAATGTCTCTTGAAAATATCATAAAATTTTTCAACATATCCATACATAGTAGCATGATTACTGTTCGCATAAGCAAAAATATCGTTGATCAACCAGTTTTTATCTTCTTCAGGGTCCAAACTTTCTCTCTCGATCATCCAATATTTATGATATAATTCAAATAAGATTGTTTTTGTTTCATTGTAATTTATAATATCATCTAATAAGTCTTTATTTTGTAAATGATAGGTATATGGGATAATTTGTAAAACAATATCGAATGGTAGTCGATTGATAAATTTATTCATTATATATAAAAATATGAGTATTTATATTTTTATATCATTTTATAGATCTCAATTCGATAAGACAAATCTTCGTCCAAACAATTAAGGATTAAATTGATTATGTGATCCAAATAAATACCATCTTAATGATAAATAGTCAGCATCTTTATTGTATAGATTACTACTAGTCGATGAATTTGTATTTGGACCACCATTTACAATCGTATTAATTTTCGTAATTCCTAAAGCATAACTGAAATATTGTAGATTTGAAATAAAACCATCAAACCCGCCATTCATTCCTACATATACATTTCCATAATTCTGTTTTGGTACACCTTTCAACTCAATACTGCGAGTAATTACTCCATTGATATAAATGTCCAAGGTAGTATTTTGACAACGAATAATCACATTCATCCATTTATTTAAAGGAATATTTGGTACCGTAATTTCTTCATTAATCATATTGTATGTATTCATAATAACTACTAAAGAATTGGTATTTGGTGCGATGTAAAGACCTGGAGCATTATTTGGATAATTCATTCCATTCGACAATAAATTATCATTTCCTTTATAGAAAATATGTTTGTATTGCCCTAAAGGATTTAATCCATTAATAAAAACCCAGGTTGACCATGTAAATTCAATTCCGTCATTTTCATTTTGAGAACGTAAAATAGGAATTGCACCTTTTGAGGATGGATCTTGTGGAATAATAATAGTTTGATTTGCATCTACTAATCCACTTATTAACATCGGACTTGTATTTGGTGAAAAGTACCAAGTAAGAAAAAAAACACCTACTCTCAGTATTAAAATAAAAATAAAGATAACTAAAATAAGAAAAACAAATTTGGCTACTAAAGTATTGGATTCTAAAAAATCTTTGCTACCAAAACTTCCCCGATTTGTTGAGAATTCATTATAAGAAGAAGAATTATTATTTCCAAACATATTGAATAGATACTATATATATATCCACTTTTAAAAAAAGTGGAGCAAAAATTCGTTCAGCTTGAATGGTTGGAGCAAAAATTCGTTCAGCTTGAATGGTTGGATCAAAAATTCGTTCAGCTTGAATGGTTGGACAAAAATTCTTACAAAATAAAACATTTAAAAAGATAACAATATATTTTTCTAAAATGTCAATCAAAAAACCGATTTCATGCATTGCCGTTTTTAATGGGAAAATCAAAGGTACCGTTCTTTTTATGGAAGATGTAAAGGAAGGAGGTATTCTTATCGATATCAATTTAACTGGACTGAAAAAAAAACGGAAAACATGGATTTCATGTTCATGAAGCAGGAGATATGAGTAATCAATGTGAAAGTATGTGTGCACATTTTAACCCTTATGGTAAAAATCATGGATGTCCTGGAGCTAAAGAAAGACATGTTGGCGATTTGGGGAATATTGTCGGAGATAAAATGGGAAAATGTCAAATGATATTTAGAGATGATATCATTAAACTACGAGGAACCAAAGCAAATATTATTGGTCGTGGACTAATTATTCATGCAGATGAAGATGATTGTGGATTAGGAGGAGATAAAGCAAGTTTAATAACAGGAAATGCAGGAAAAAGAATTGCGTGTGCGGTCATTGGAATTCGTGGGGGTTGTTAACTTTTACTTTATTTACAATAAAGAAAAATATTGATAAAAGGTGTAAAAATATATACCTAGACAATTAAATCGTAAAACTACTTTGTTGGGTTCCATTTTCTAAAAGAGAAACTTGTAAACTATATGTATTATTAAACCATCCTTGTCCTCCATATCCTTTACTGTAAATATTCCATACTTCTTGTGGATTTAATGAATTTGGATAATATTGAAATTTCGAAGTCCATCCATCAAAACCACCTTGCGGTGTTACATAAACATCTGAATTATTATTTACGTTCGCCGTTCCAGGTAATAAACATGTTTTTACTAATTTACCATCAATATAAAGATCAAGTGTTCTTCCATATACACTTAATACTAAATTTACCCATTTTTGAATAGGTACATTCGAAACATTGCAGTTATGAACAACAAAATTGTTTCCACTTGTTACCGGTTTTACATTGGTATCTTGATTATTTGTTCCAGGATAACAACTTAATGCAACGGTAATATTATTTTCAATTGCTCCTAAAACTACGGTAGGACATGGATTTAATCCACTTACTCCTTTGATCGAATTATCTTTTGCCGTTGCCTTTTTCTTTGCATCTTTCGATCCACTTTTACTTCCCATTCTACCAAAAATCACTTTTGGTTCTCCGTATCGATAATTCCAATCATTTACGTAAAACCAGATTGAATAAGAAAAATTGGTAGAAGAAATACCGTTAATTGTTGCTAAAGAAGATGCAGAGATGGTAGAAGCAGTTTGTCCACTTTGTAATGTTTGTAAAGTATAAGGATTATATAATAAATAATATAAAATACGATAAATAATATAAAGTAAAAGAATCAATAAGATAATACCTAAAATATTCATTAATATAATAACAATAGAAAAAAGAACAAATCTAAATAGGTGGATTTTTATTTTTGGCTTTTTCGTAAATTGTATTTATATTATCTAATGTTAATGCGTTTTTATAATAAACTACATTACAAATATCTCCTTGAACACCTTGATCAGATCCAACCGTCAAACTATCTAAAGACATGTAAGGAACTAATTCAACGGCTGTTTTCACCAATTCACCATTATAAAAAATATCTAATGTTCCGTTTACATAATTTAGCATCACATGGTTCCATCGTTGAAGTTGTATTTTCTCTCTTTTGTAAAGAATACGACTATTTTTATGAATTCCTTCTATTCCTTCCAATTCGTCATCTTCCTCTTCTATCTTTTTCAAGTTATATAAATCGTTATTTGTATTTGTATTTGTATTTGTATTTGTATCTTTTTCACTTGCTGGATTTTCTGGCTGGTTCAAAGGTCCATTCTTTTGCATCGTTATTAATAAAGAATTATCAGCAGAACGATAAAGAACCTCTGGTTTATTCCCATAATTCATTAAAGATTTATATTCATTATATGCAGATTGATTTGGATCAGATGTTATAAAAAACCAAAAAGAAATTGCGTATTGGTAATTATGTACCTGTAAATGATCCAAAGGTATATCTGGATTGTATTCATTCAAATCTTCATACGATGCTAAATACGTATTCATACTCAACGGAATAGGGTTTACTAATAAGACATTTTTGTTATTTAAATTACGATTTAAAAAAGGGATACTAAAAAACTTTTTTTTTGACTGAGTAAAAAGATAAAATAAAATAATAAAAACAATAATTAAAAAAATCGAAGTGAAATGTTGATATGAATCTTTATCTGCAAATGTTTTCTTCAAAGTATTTAAATTACCTGAAAGTAGTCCAGGTACAAGATGTAGATTTTTAAAAATGCTTGAATTCATAATATCATCTTTCGTTTTTGTTGTTAATTCTGGATTAAGTGTTTTATAAATGAAGATTAATAAAATAATGGTAATGACCATATTTAATAAAAAACTTAGAATACTCGATTTTCCAATCTTACCTTCAAGTCCCAGAATTAAGTGTGCGACAATGATTGCGCATAAAATATAAGCAAATACCTTTAATAAAGAATTTTTAAATACATATACTTTTTGTAAGGTTTCATAAATCAATTGTATATTTGATAAATCGATGAATAAATTACTAATAATAAAAATAACTAAAATTGAAAAAACGATAGTTAATAAAAGCATAATTATTAAAGAAGACCATATATTTTTTGGATTAAAAAACCCGCCAGGATATTTGAGAATTCCAATAATAATCAATAAAGTAAAAAGAAGAAAGCCGAGAAACGCAGCGATGTTTTGAATATTGATGTGAGATGATTGATAAAGTGTTTTCATCGAGGAAAAAAGATCGATCGGTACAGTAAAAAGAATAATTAGATAGATAAACCCGAAAATTCCTAATAAAATCATAATGAGCGATAAATATCCCAAAGATGAACTAACATACTTTCCTGGATCCACCGCATAAAAAATGATATTTGTATTAATAAAACATAGAAATAATACAATCACATTAATTTGTTCATAAATTAAGGATTTCATTTTATCAAGATTATCAAAACTATTGAATAAATAAATACAAAATATAATAAAACTAAAAATAATTAAAAAGGGAACAATTATATGTTTATAATCATTCATTATATTATCAGGTATCATCTTAAACAAATATAACAATAAAAAATTGTAAATGATGTAAAGGATCGAATATTTAATTTTCATTAAAAAACGACCGATTTCTTTTAGACTTGGAAAAAATAAAATCATGATAAAAAAGATTACAAAAACGACGGATAATATAAGAATTACGTCATTTACAATATTTGATTGGGATTTATTTAAACCGGTGTAGTCAAATAATCGACCTTTATTATACAATAAACGTAAAATGATAACAAGTAATAATAATACAATAAAAATAAAAATAAAAATGACCAATGGAGATTGTATATATTTAACTACATGATTTAAATTTTTATTTATGTCTTTATTTACGACATCCGTTCCGCGTTTATGTATATCTTGACCTCGTTTATATACATTTGATCCTCGTTTATGTATATCTTGTCCTCGTTTATGTATATCTTGTCCTCGTTTATATAAATTATTAAAATTGTTACCTATATTATTTATATTCATATATTATATAAATACAAATATTATATAATACAAATATTACAAATATTATATAATACAACTATTTATTTTTCATTTTAGGTAATAAATCTAATTGATCAGGTTCTTAAACATAAGAAATAGTTTTTTTGTTTTTTTTCAAATTTATCAATCTCGTGATAAACTTCTTTACGTATCACTTCTGAAATATTTCGATACATGATGATTTTTTTAATGGTTTTATCTTTTTTTACCATCATTGAAGTCGGAACATTTGGTAAAACACGTTCTATGTCTCTGTAAATCATCATTAATTCTGTTTTTAAAATGGTCATTTCAGTTTTATATTTTTTCATAAGAGAGAAAATATTGAAAGAATAAAGCGATGGATATCTTCGGCGAATTATTTCTGGAATAATGAATTGATTTGTCTCTTTTACTTCCGATATTTTTTTCCTTAAATCTTCTACAAAAGTCTTGGTTTTACCCTCTTCTGCAATAAGAAAAACTTGTCCAGAAAAAAATTCAGTATCCGTTTGCAATTTATCGAACTGATAAGCGGTTGTTTTATGTGCTTCTGCTTTTGCATCTAATTTTAAATAGGTTACAAGTGATAATAAAAAAACATTACATGCTGTCAGCGAAGATACGGTAACAGGAGCAAATTCATACATTTTTAATCCAACACTAATTAATGTACATAAAGAAGATATGAAAATAGTAGGCAACATTAAGAAATAAAGACACTGTTCACAATAGGTTTTTGATTCGGTGTAAAGAATTTTTTGTCCTTTCAAATATAATGCAAATAAATCGATTTTGGTTGAATTATAATTCATACTTCCAAAATAAGCACTTTGTATTAAAGAAGAAAAATCTCGATAATTGGAAAAAAGAGAAAGTTCGTTATGTATGAAATTATTCGAGATGTCTGGATTTTCGGTCAAAGTTATTAAATGATTATTTGAAATATCCCTTTTTATAAATTGATATAAATTCGATTGTCTATTTGGGTCAATATAAACAATCTTATTATTACTTGGATCACTTTCTGTTTCATCATTCTCATCCTCGGTATTATCACCATTCATGTTTTTATCATTGTTCCCTCCTCCAAATAAATTACGTTTCGTTAAATAAAAGGTCATTCTATATATTCGTTGGTAGAATTATTTTTGTTTTTGTTTCTGTTTCTGTTTTTGTTTCTGTTTCTGTTTTTCATTTTGTTTACATATTTTCCATCGCCGTTTTTTTCCCATGGCACTCTCGACAAAGGGCTACTAAATTGGAAACATCATTCCCGCCACCATATTCAAGACGAACACGATGATCTACTTCAAACCATGCGTTCAATTGTTTTTTACATTCTCCACATTTCCATTCTTGTTGTGAAGCGACATATTTCTTTTTCGTTTCACTTACCGAACGTTTTGTCCCCGTTTTTCCGGATTGAAGAATTTTTTTCTCTCCAGCACTTTGATATTTTTCTGGATATTGATAATCTTCTTCATTGATATCGTTCAAATCTTCCATAAATCCTAAATGATCTTTGGTTCCACTTGTAAAATCGAAAATAGGTGAAAGTACTCCTAAGGTTGTTTTATCAATCGGCATATATTTCACCATATTATTTGCATAATAAAGCATTTTTTTACCATTCTGTGGATTTCGTTTTAAAAGAAGATAAATACTTATTCCCAAAATAGCATAAAAAATCATAGAATAATATTTCTTAAATGAAAGAACCATTTTCATATATTTTCCATCATGATAAGCATTATATACAAAAAAAGCGGTTAGCCCTAATATAAATATTTCTAATCTCATCTTTTTGATAACAGCCAAACTATATTAAATAAATATTATATTCTATTTTACTATCATATTTATTTCATGGCATTTTCAGGATCCTTTACTAAAAGATCTTTCATTTCTTTGATTTCTTTTCTTTGGGTTTCCATAATTTGATTGGCTAATTTTTTGATTTTACGATTTTTTGTTTTTTGTAAAATTTGATCGCTTGTTAAAAGAGCCATCGAATGATGTTCAATCATATCACTTAAATATTCTTTATCCCCAATAAAAGTCTGGGTTCGATAAAGATAAATAAAAATAAGAATGAAGATAAATAGGATGATATAAAAAAGGGGATATATATTCGTATCCATAAATATTTGAGAGAAAACCATGGTTAATCCCATCAAAAAAGACAAATAAATCTTTCCCAAACTATTTGTAAAATCAACGATTGAATTATCCATGACCCAACTCATAATAAAATATTGTGTTAGAAAACTGGTGGTAAACATGATAAAAATATGATAAAAGTTCATATTCATTTTTTTTGACATGGACATCTTTATCAAAATGGAAAAATAGAAAAGGAAAAGTATATACTATATAAATATATTTTGTAAGTAAATTAAGTAAATAATTAAAGTAAATGATTTTCAAATAAAAGATTAGATTTATTCGATTAGCATTAGATTAGATGTAATCACAGATTTCTACCATTACCTTTTCATCCTGAATAAGAATTTTGAATGGTTTTCCACAACCAAATAATAACCCTTTTTCTTTCAAAGTTTCGCATTCCTCTTTGTTTGTATGTGGATCGATTTGTTCGCCAGTATTTTTTAGAATACCGTGTCGAAAAATACAGCAATTTAATTCTTGTATAATAATAAACTCTTTACAGTGTGGACATAGGACAATCAGTTCTTTATTTTCAGACATCCGCTTCAATAAATAGAATAGATATTTTATTTATTGATTTTTATTATTTATTCATCCTTTACCATTTCAATTTTATTGTATGCGAGAATTCTTTCTTGTTTTTACATTCTTTTTGTTGATTGAAGTTTTTTTTCTTATCGACCCTTCTTTTTTTGAGTTTGTTGTGGTAGCCATGATCAACGTTTGAAATCGTTTTTTCTTGGAAATGCTTGATTTTTTCGTGGTTTGCGATTTCAGTAATAAGAAATGACTAGTATTATGTAATTTGTTTTTTTGTTCAAAGTATTGATCCAAATTCTTCAGATCTTTGGATAATTTTGTAATCGAAATTGGACTAATACGAGGATTGTATAAATAAGTCAATACAATATGTTTAAGAGAATTGAATAATTCCTTTTCTTGAAACGTTAAAGAACCTTTATATTCAAACACTTCTTCCAAAATACAAAAATAAATGGAAACAAATCCCCATACATCAATCAGTTTCACGAATACTTTATTTAAATAACTTTCCACATCAAAATAATTGTTTTTACCGGTAGAAAAATGATAAATAATTTCAGTCAAGTAATTCTTGATGTAAACCATCGTATAATTCATTTCAATAATTCTTTCTCTTTCTTTTTCTTCTATATTTTCCAACTCTTCACTAAATAAAATATAAAACATATTATTAATCGCTTTATAGTGTCCAGGTCCGCGTTCTTTCATCCAAAGATAAACATAATCAATGACAAATGCCCCAATCACTTCTTTATAATTCGTTGATTGGATTGTTTCCTTTTTTTCATTTATGAATTTCGTGTATTTTTCAATAAATAAATCCGTAAACAAAATCACGGAAAAAGGGGTATTGAATTGAAAAGGACGATTTTTCCACAAGTCTGGAAATTTGCTTTTCGGTACATATTGAACGGAAATTCCCCAATCAATCAAACGCGTATATAAATGATTTACATCCTTCTCTTCCACTAAAACGTTCGAATCTTTAATATCGCTATGATAGATATGTCGTTTATTCATGGGAACAATTCCTTTATTTAATAATTGAATGAGCGTATTATTCAAATTCACAAAATAAAGATAATTCGTGGTTTTTCTTATATAATCATCCACCGGAATTCCTCCATCCGGCATCGTAAGTGCTAAAATTTTAGATAATGATTGATTTATATTCTTTTCATTTATTCCGTCTTTTGGGAGAGCACGGCATTTTTTAAAATTGGACATATCTTCCTCGGTTAATGGAGCGGGTTCACATAAAGTGAAATCATTCAATATAAAATAATCCGTATAATTTGGAAGGGTAGAGAGAACTTTTTGAAAGCGTTGTATTTCTTGATATTCTCTCTCTGCATATTTTTTTAACATCAATTTTGATATTTTTCCGGAAGGACGATGGTTGGAATTCTTGCATCGAAGTGCTGGCTTGAAAACGCAACCGTACCCGCCAGATGCGATGGCTTCGCCACCAAGGAATGGATTGTGATGATTTCTTGGATGTCCTGAATGTTTGTTACCACCGTTTATTCCATTCCAATCGTTTTCGTAAATCGGCGTTGAATCATAAGATATGGATTGTGGTTCTAAAATTTGGTTCATTTATATTTAAAAATATACTTATAATATAAGTATATTTTATTTTAGTAACTAATAATACTTTACACCTTTTCTCATTGAAAACGCCCATTTAACTAAACAGAATAAACAAATCTATTTTATTATTTAATAAATTATCATTTATTAACAATTACAAAATCTGTGAATATAGAAAGGAAAATAATTAGTACTATATTAGTATAGTTATAAGATATATATAATAAATACATTTTTAATTTTTATTATATATATATATAATGAAAAACACTCGTAAAAAAAATAATCAACCGAATAATAAAACCAAAAAAAATACGAAAACAATGATTAATAAATGTATGGAAACTTTTGCCGACAAAAATGTAAAATATTGGACACAGGATTATACCAAAGAAATAAGAAAACTAGAAAAGAAAAAGAGTAAAACAAAGGAAGACGAGAAATTATTAACAAAGATAAAAAAACAGAAAATAAGCCAAACAAAAAGTTTAAAAAAACAATATAAGTTATTTAATTGTAACATTAACTGTAAAAATACTATTTTAGAACCTGGACCACCAAATGAAATACCTAAATCAATGCAAAAAGAATACAATAATCATAAAGAATTAATAAAAATATATAACAATCAACGTAAATCTATTTTTAAGAATAAGACGAATGTATTAATAGATAATTTTTACGAAAAAACACCAGAAAAAACGAAAAATAAGCTTATAAAAGAAGGCGCTATTTCAAGTTGTGTACCTGTATCACAGACCGCAGGTTCTAAAATATATAAAGATGGAGATATAATAGAAACAAATGAAACTATTAATGGTAAACCATTTTTTAGAAAAGTATTTTATGTTGATTTAATTAATCCTAATTCTGAAAGAAGTATAAGATTATCCCAAGCAGCCAATGCTGAATATAAAATTGCTAGTATTTTAATTAAAAATCCGTATCCAAATATTGTTACATTTTACGAAGTTAATGAAAAGTATATTGTAATGGAAGAATTAAATACAAACTCTACTAAATTTAATAAAACTGAAGTAATAAAAACAATGAAAAAAGTAAAGGATTATCTACAATCACTCGGTATTATGTATATTGACTGGAAAATAGATCAAATCGGAATAAGTAAAGATGGAAAATATAAATTATTTGATTTTGATGTTTCAGGACTAATAGATTTAAAAACAAATGAATGGATTGTAGAACCTTTACATTTTTGGAGTTATAATAAAGCAATAGACAATGGTTGTACAACTCCACAAGAAATAGATAATTTCTCTTTTGATTATGGTATATTAGGCATCAAAAAATAAACTGGGAAAAGTAAGGGAAAAACATATTATGGGCGTTTTAAATGTGCAAAAGTGTAATAAATTAATTTAAGATTTAATTTAACATTTAATTTAACATTTAATTTAACATTTAATTTAACATTTAATTTAACATTTAATTTAACATTTAATTTAACATTTAATTAAACATTTAAATAAAAGATAAAAGATATGAATTTTTATTCCGAAGATATCATCGATGATATTTTGAATAAAGGAGAAGAACAAGAAGAAGATGTGATCGAGCAAATTGACAGTTTCAAGAGATTGACAAATTATTTGATCCAGACCTATTCTTTTCATGATATTCATTATAAGTATACCAATCATTTATTGAATGATGAAAAAGTGAAAATTGCTTTTTATTGCATGGATATTGAATTTTCCATTTTCAATTGTCCGGTAATCCTTCTTTATCGAAAATATTTTGACCGACAAGCTGCCGAAATCAAATATTATCTTTTATTGATTTGTACCAAACGAAAATTCAGAAATCAAGGCTATGCCTCAAAATTATTAGACTCTTTCATGGAATGTATTAAAAAAGAAAATGCGAATAAAAATAACAGAAAAACAAAAATTAAAATTATTTTGAGTTCCACGGAAGAATCGGTTTTGTTTTACGAAACTTATGGTTTTCGATGGACGAGAGAAACGTTGACGGACCATCCATTATTATTGAGTTATGAAAAATATGATGAAAAAAAAGAATATTTTATTTTGGAGTTGGTTATCTAGATTTAGGGGTTTTTAACATTTAATTTCAAAAAATTGAAATGCTTTTTATAATTTCTTTTTTAGTATTAATCAAAACAATATGTCCAAACAACTTTGTATCAACAATCTACCTTTATGCGATGACGTACTTTATATCATAAAAAGTTATTGTTTTTATGATATTCAAACAGTAAGTATTAAAAAATTAAAACCAATCGTAGAACGATTTCAAACAGCTATATTTTCTAGATTTCGTCCTAATAATGCATATGACACAGATAATAATAATTCGGATAATTGTGAACATTGGATGACTAATTTATCTTATGTTTATAACCGTGGTAGAATATATGAAGTTATTTTCGATGAAATATTATTTCAAGAAGCAAATTGTCGTATATGTGGTGGATTTATGTCACCAATAAAACATTATCCAAAACCAAAACAAGTCATTCCAGAAAATATCAAATGTAAAGGGGGGTGTTAATAATCACCTTCTTCTACCGAGTTGTTTTGTAGATCGTAGATCCATTGGTAAAATCAAGTGGTAAGAAAAAATAAAAAAATAATGTATATATATACATTATTTTTTATTTATATTTTATTTATTTATTTTTTTATTTATTTTATATTTTATATTTTTAAATATGTAAAGCATTTTTTAAATTTACATCGATCTCTGAAGTATAGCATGATAAATGAGTGACATGACTGCGACACATCGCACAAGATAGTTTTTTATTCTCTGGTAAAATTTGAATGGTATTTATAACGCATGTTTTACAGAAGGAATGATTGCAATTTGTTTTTACAAAGTTACTGCGTGGATATTCATCATAGCAAATGTCACAGGTTTCTAATAAAACATCAGAGAACGAAGTTTTGTGTTCAACGATGATATCATACTGTCTTATAGATCGAATGGTATTTAAAAGATAGTCATAATTTGCATATTGATTTGTGATTGTGATGATATTTTGATTGGTGATAATATGAGGAAATAGCCTATTTTTTTTCAAAACGAGGTAACGATATAAGTAAATGATATAATCGCTAATTTCTTGGTCGGTTCCTCGCCCATTTAAATTTAAATAGGATTTTAATAGACGAAAATGCAGTGGATTTCTAAGCCAAGAACTGTTTTGAATATGAATATAAATAACGCTTGGATATTCACTTGGATCATCAACTACTGTTCGAGCGTGTTGGTAGGTTTCAAGCCATTTCTGCCACATATGAGCGTAGAGACGGTGTGCTTGGTCCTGACGGAAAGGTAGTAGATGACAAGTGGTCATATTATGACCTTGACATGCACATAAGCTACACTTTCTAGTCATTTTTGAAGTTTAAAATTGAATTTTGAAATTGAAGTTTGAAATTGAAATTAAGGTTTTATATTATATATGATTTAAATATCTCTTTTCAAAAAAGAAAAAAGCATTTCAATTTTGTTGAAATGTTTTTATTTTATATTTTTAGTTATTTTTTAGTTATTTATTTTTGAAAATGCATAATATATGTATATATATAGTTTTTTAGTATTGAATGATTATTTACATTTTATATTTAATTACCTGGTTAACTGGTTCTCGGCAAAGAGGACAAGTATTATGTTTCCAACTATCTAAGCAAGTTGAACCAAATTGATGTCCGCAAGTGATGATACATACCTCAATCATTTTATGATTGGACATACAAATGGAACATTCATCTTCCATTTCTTCATTTGCTTGTTCTTCGGTAAGAACTTCAACAAATATTTTATTACGAATGTCTCTTACTGTGGATCCTCGTCGAAGTCTTTCCTCTTCTCTTACTTCATGTGCTTCGTCAGGAAAAGCTAATTTACCTAATTTAATTTTCATATATTTTATTTTTTGTACGAGTTTTTTACGTTTTAAGATAAGTTCTTGGATACGTAAACGATCGGTAGTTACACCCACATATGGTTCAGATACTCTCCAAATGGTTTTCATATCTTGGGTAAAGATATGATCTTGGATATAACTATCTAATATCGGCTCTCTCGCGAGTGCACGATACACACTATAGTTGCCATAGGTTTCTCTAGCCCACAAAGTGAATGCATGTATTTTCTCGTCGGTTAGCGGGATAAGTCCTCCATCACTGATAACAATACGGTCATATGTATGCATTACTGCAAGTTCGCGTCTTACAGTCATGATTATCTTTTTATCTTCTCTCTTTGATGTATTTATTATATTTCTTATTTATGTATCTTTTTACAAATGATGCATATATATAATTTTAATAAAAGTATTTCAATTTTTTGGTTCAGTTTACATAAAACTTCAAATTGAATGTTTAAGGTTTACACCTTTGCACATTTAAACTGCTCTTTTAATTAGGTATATATAATTATGATATAAAAAAATTGAAATAAAAAAATTGAAATAAAAATGAAAAGTAATGGAATACATATAAACAAAACTATATACTTAAAAAATGACAACCGATATTGAAACATATTTGAATTCTTTATCCGAAGACATATTAACTATTAATATTGAATTTAAAGACATTACTTCTTTGCCAGATTTAACCAGATTTAAAAATCTAAAAGAATTAAATTGTTCTAATAATCAATTAACTTCTTTACCTACTTTACCGCAAAATCTAAAAGAATTATATTGTTTTAATAATCAATTAACTTCTTTACCTACTTTACCGCAAAATCTAAAAGAATTATATTGTTCTAATAATCAATTAACTTCTTTACCTACTTTACCACAAAATCTAGAAATATTATATTGTTTTAAGAATCAATTAACTTCTTTACCTACTTTACCACAAAATCTAAAAGAATTAAATTGTTTTAATAATCAATTAACTTATTTACCTACTTTACCGCAAAATCTAGAAATATTATATTGCTGTGATAATCAATTAACTTATTTACCTACTTTACCGCAAAATCTAAAACAACTATATTGTGCTAATAATCAATTAACTTATTTACATACTTTACCGCAAAATCTAGAAAAATTATTTTGTTTTAATAATCAATTAACTTCTTTACCTACTTTACCGCAAAATCTAAAAGAATTATATTGTTCTAATAATCAATTAACTTCTTTACCTACTTTACAACAAAATCTAAAAAAATTATTTTGTTCTATTAATCAATTAACTTCTTTACCTACTTTACCTGAAAAAATAGTAGATTTCTCTTATTCTAATAATCCTATTTATAATATATTGGATAATAATAGTAGTTTGATTAAAATAAAACAAAACATAAAAATATTAAATAATTTTCGTTATTTATATTATTCTTTACAATTCAAAAAACAATTAAGAAAATGGTTATGGGAAAAAGTAAGAGAGAAACATATTATGGATAAATACCATCCAAAATATTTATTGGAGAATTTAGATGAGGACGATGATTTGGATACAGTGTTAAATAATTGGTAGTAGATAAAAAATATTTATAATTGTAAATTTTAATGAAAGTTCCTTTTTTTATTTGACCCTTATATAAGAGATGATGACGAATTAGTAGATATGGGATTTTATAACTCTCATTTATTATATTTAGATCCTATTAAATTACACCGACCGGAAAGAAAAATGAGACAAAAACGCAGTTATGATTTATATATTTTATAACTGTGTTTCAGGTAGTTAGATAAATGTTCCTTTGTGATTTTCTTTTCTAGAATATTAGATATTACATTATGAATATCCTGATAAGTGTTAGGACTTTCTTTTTTTATATAATGTTTTAATTGACTAAAGAATTCCTCAATGGAATTTGTTTCAGGATGATAAGCGACGGAATATAATAAATAATTATCACTATTCTCTATGGTTTCTCTAATTACTTTTGATTTATGGATTACAGCATTATCCATTATTACCAAATAATTTTTATATTTGGAATGAATAAATTCATCATAAAATTCTAATATATCGGTTGTTTTTACTCCTCCTTTTCTTTCAGGATACAATTTCCAACCAACTACTTTATCAACACTAATCGCACATAATAAATTGTATCTTTTGTAAGGATATTTATTTGTCTTTTTTATTACTCTTGTTCCACTTTTACTGCGACCATAAGTAAGGGTCATATTCAGATAAATAGATGTTTCATCTAAACAAATGGTTCTCTTGTAATCAAACTCTTTTAATTTTTTATAAAAATCTTCCAAATCTTGTTTTTCTTGCCCTTCTTTCTTTTCAGGATAATATTTACTTCGTAATCGTTTCCTTGTAAGTTTATGTTTATGTAAAATATTATAAATACTTTTATCATTCAAACGAACCTTAAATTTTTCATCTACTAATTTAGATAATTCCCATAAAGTAATTGTGTTATATTTTCTTACATATTCTTTCACAAACTTTTCTATTTCAGGTGTAATTTTCAAGTTATGATTTTTACGAGTTTTTCGGATTAAATTTCCTTTATTTTTATATGTTTTAACCCATCTTGCTAATGATTGAAATTTACAATTAAATATCTTACAAGTATCACGCATATCATTATTATATTTCAAATAATATTTTACAGCACTTTGTTTATAATCTTCCGTATGTTGTTTCATAATAAATATGGTTATAAATATTTAAAAATAATTATATTATAATATCAAATGGAAGAAGTTGATATGATAAAAAAAGAAAATGAAGAGTTAAAGAAAAAAAACGCAGAATTAGAAGATCGTTTAAAGAAATACACAAATGGCGATAATCATAAACGATATTATGAAAAAAATAAAGATAAAATAAAAGAACAAGGAACAAATTATCTGAAAAAATTAAAAGAAGAAAATCCGGATAAATTAAAAGAATATAGACGAAGTTATTATTTGAAGAAAAAAGAAAAGATGAATACAGAGCAAAATTTATAATAAAATTGAATATAAAATTATTATTATAATATTATAATAACAATAATAATGACTGAAAGAATAAGATATGATTATAATGCTTTACAAAAATTTTGTAATGAAAATAATATAGAATTATTAGAGGATTATAGTAAGGTAATATTAAATCGAGAAACTAGAATAAAAGGAAAATGTAAAACAGAACTTTGTAAAGAAAACTTTGATAAATCTTTTAGAAGATTAGTTGAAAACTCATATTGTAGTGGTTGTTCTATAAAGATTAGTAGAGAAAATACAAAACAAACTTGTATAGAAAAATATGGTTGTGAATATCCAAGTCAAAATAAAGAAGTAAAAGAAAAAAATAAACAAACTTGTTTAAAAAAATATGGTTGTGAATATTCTTTACAATATAAAGAAGTGAGAGAAAAAGGGAAACAAACTTGTATAGAAAAATATGGTGTTGAACATCCAAGTCAAAGTGAAGAAATAAAAGAACAAAAAAAACAAACTTGTATAGAAAAATACGGCTGTGAATATCCAACTCAATGTGAAGAAGTGAGAGAAAAAGGAAAACAAACCTGTTTTAAAAATTATGGTGTTGAACATCCAAGTCAAAGTGAAGAAATACATAAAAAAAAGATAGAAACTTGTTTGAAAAATTATGGTGTTGAATATTCAAGTCAATGTGAAAAATTAAGAGAAAAAGGAAAACAAACTTGTATAGAAAAATATGGTGTTGAACATATTTTTCAAACCGAAGAATTTAAAGAAAAACAAAAAAATAATAACTATGAAAAATATGGAGTAGAATTTTATCTACAAACAAAAGAAAAACAAATTAAATCAAAAGATACTTGTATAGAAAAATATGGTTGTGAATATCCAAGTCAAAATAAAGATATAAGAGAAAAAGGAGAACAAACATGTTTAAAAAATCATGGTGTAAAATATTATCTTCAAAGTGAAGAAGGAAAAGACAAAATGAAACAAACAAATGTAGTTAATTTTGGGTTTCCATATGCTAGTCAAAATGAAGAAATAAAACAAAAAACAAAACAAACAAATAGAGAAAAATATGGTTGTGAACATCCATTACAAAATTCAGATATTATGGAAAAAATGTCTAAAAATTCATACAAATTAAAAGACTATACATTTCCATCAGGAAACCAAATTAAATATCAAGGTTATGAACATTATGCGTTAGATGAATTATTAAAAGAAGGTGTTTTAGAAGAAGAAATAATTAATGGTTGTAAAAATGTTCCTGAAGTATGGTATGAAGATGAACAAGGAAAAGAACACAGATATTATGTAGATATATTTATCCCAAGTCAAAACAGGTGTATTGAAGTAAAATCTACTTGGACTGCTGAAAAAAAAAAAGATTGTATATTTCTCAAACAACAAGCATTGAAAGAGGCTGGATATGAATGTGAGATATGGGTTTATAATGAAAAAGGTGAAAAATTAGAATGTTATAAATAATTTAGGAAAACGAATATCTGCGTATAATTACTTAAAGATAAAATATTAAGTAATTATATAGAAATGTCTTCCAAAAAAGAACCACCGGATAAATATCGGTGTTTGAAACTTCCTATTTCTTCTATTCTATTTAGCAATAAAGAAAAGGAAGAAGAAGTGAAGGAAACTATGGAAATTTTACAAAAAGCAATTGTAAGAACCAATGTAATTACAAGCAAAACTTATTTTTTATTGAGGTTATGGGTTTTACATAAATATCATAACAATCAAGAAATAAGTGAAATTACAACAGATACTATTTCTATGGCTATGAAATCAATTATGAAATCTTCTTCCGGACAAAAACCTAAAGGGAATAATGCGGTTTTATTAAAGGAATTTCAACAATTACATTCTTTCGGTTTAGACAACACTACCTTCGGTTTAGAAGATGGAAGTAATTTATCCTCCATTTTAGATTATTATGCTACAACAATGATAACGGCAATTGAAAATAATATTAAAATGCGGTTTTTTGATTATATCAAACGATTTGTAAATTCTTATTTCAAACATTTATATCAAGACCAATTGGAAAATAAAGATTTCAAAAAACAACTTTATAGAGAAATCAATTTAGTAAAAAATGATATTATAAACAATACTCTTACTTGCGATGAAAAATATCATAAATGGTTAAATGATAATCGTTATAAGATAGTTCCTGATTTTTTTGAAACCAGTTATCATTATGATATTAAAATTACTCCTTATAAATATTTGAAACATATGATTTTTATGTGTTTGGAATTAGAGAAAATAGAAAGAAAATCCTTCCAGTTTTTTCCAATACAAACAAACGCTATTCCAAGACATATTCAAGTAGATACAAAGGCATTAGTAGAATTGTTTGTAGATACCGAAAAACATCAAAAATTATTAAATATTTGGATCACCAAAACAACTGAAATAAAATCAGGTAAAAATAAAGGAAACACAAAAAATAAAACAAAAGCAGATTTATATAATTGTTTGGAACAAAACAAGGAATTTATATGGAACACCTTTTTCAATATAACTCAATCAAGAAAAAATTATGTATTTGATTATACTATTATTACAGATGGATATGCTACATCTTTAAGGTTTTTACATAAAGATTTTATAGAGGAAGAACAAGATAAAAAAGATAAGAAAAAAGCAGGAAAGAAAGCATTACAAGGTTTAACCAAAGAAGAAAAAGATAAAATAAAAGAAGAGAAGAAACAATTACAAAAAGAATTAGCAAAACAAAACCGATTATCAAATAAAGATAAACCTAAAAAATCAAAAAAGGAAGAAAAACAAGAAAACCCTGAATTTCCTTATATTGATGAAGTTCACAAACAATTTTTAGAAGGAAAACATATTTTTATTGATCCGGGAAAAAGAGCATTATTTTCTATGATGGATGATGATGGTAATTATTTTTCTTATACAAACCGGCAATATCTCAAAGAAACAAAAAGGTTGAAATATCAATCATTACTAAAAAATTACAAAGACAGAATTGAAATAACTAAAATAGAAGAAAGATTAAATAAATATAATTCTAAAACGTGTAATATAGAAAAATTCCAAGAATACATAACAGCAAAAATAAAAGCAAATGAAACATTAGTTCCGTTATATCAAGAAGTAAAATTTCGGCAATACAAATTGTATGCTTATATCAATAAAAAACGAACTGAAGATAATATGGTAAATAAAATAGCAAATAAATACAGCAAAGACCATATTATTATTATAGGAGATTGGAGTATAGGGAAACAAATGAGAAACTTTATATCAACCCCTAATTTAACCCTGAAAAGAAAATTACAAGAAACATTTAAGGTGTATAACATAGATGAATTTAGAACATCTTGTTTATCACATAAAACAGAACAAGTATGTGAAAATTTATATTTGAAATTCAAAAAAGACCCAAAACAAAAAGAACGAAAGATACATTCTATCCTAACATATCAAATGGAAAATAATAGGAAGGGATGTATCAATCGTGATAAGAATGGATGTAAGAACATCCAAAAGGTATTCAAATCTTATATGGAGACAGGAGAAAGACCTGAAAAGTATAGAAGAGAATACAAAATTCAATAAAATAGACTAACCATTACTTAATGTAATCGTCAAATATGTCTAATGCCCTTAAGGGTGCTTTTACATTACCGGAAAGAATTATAATAATTTTTTATTTTTTATAGAAAGTTTGTCTCATTTTTCTTTCCGGTCGGTGTAATTCACGAAAAATATCAAAGAGTTGAAGTTTTTTATTCTTGTCTATAAAATGGGCGTTTTCATAACTTGTGAAATGAGAAAAGGTTTAATAAATTGTCAAAAAATTGAAATGAATTTATTAAAATTATATATTGGCATAATAATTAATAACCATCAATTACAAAATGACATCAATCCAATTCTTCCTCATTGACAATCAGATAGTTGAGAAGCTTCCTGGGGGTTTTATGGTAGGACCCATTAAACGCTACGAAAAAAAACACGGAATAAAATTAGACTTAGCTAGTGTCCCCTACGTTTCATTCGGTACTCGCGGAAAAGATAATATGTTTCTGTGGAAAATTATGGATCTAGATTATGATATCCGATGGGATGACTTCCCTATCATAGTCCCTGCTCCTATTCAATAAATGTAATTTTAATAAAAAAATGTAATATTTTAAGTAACTAAATTTTAAGTGAGACTGCCTTTGGGTCAATACCTTTTTTTTCGTAACTTTGAGATTTCTTGGTTCCATGATAAAAAATTGAAATATTTTTTTAAAAATGTATATAACTTATCTAATAATAAAATCAATATGTTCAAACAACTTTGTATCAACAGACTTTCAACAAATGGACCTTTATACGATGATGTGATCCATATCATTAAAAGTTTCGCTTTTTATGATATTCAAACAGCTAAAACGAGAAAAATAAAACAAAAAATAGTACATCGATTTCTATCAGCAGAAATGTCTAGATTTAGACCAAATGGTTGTTATCAGGACGAAAATGGGGTTGATGAAGACTCCGATACTTGTGAGCATTGGAGTATTTGTTTAGCTATCGTTTCTAAGTACGATGACATCTTCTATACAATAATTATACCTGAAAAACAAATACAAGGAGTGAATTGTAGTATATGTGGGGGATATCACCAAGAATTTCTAGCTTTTCCTGTTCCGCAAAAAATAATATGTAACTGTCATGCAGCTCTACTGATTGATAATTAAAAAAACATTAATAAAAATTAAAAAAACATAAATAAAAATTTAAAATAACTGTTATTACAGTTATTTTTTTATGTAGCCCAATATATTTTCAGGATATTTCAAGTTCAACTATTTATCATATAAATAATAAACCCCAAATAATAATGAAATAACAATTGCCGAGTAAATGACTTTTTCTCTCCATCGATAATATTCCGCCTGCTTTACTATTTTCGGTTTATAGTGTTCATAATAATTTACATAAAATTGATTTAAAGAAATTTTCGGTTTTTCCAAGTATTCGTTGATTTTATTATGAATAAAATAAGTCCAACGAACAAATGTATCACGTGAATCCAAATAAGGACTTACCGGATATTGGTCTAATAATTTGGTGAATTTTCCTGAAATTTCTTCTACTGGAATAAATAATGGCAAATTCTGTATAAATTCGTAATACTTTTTTTTAGTAACTACGTTTGGAAATTGAGGATAAGACATTGCAATGGTATGTAAAAAAAACCAATAATGTGGTCCCCATACTTTTGGATCTAAAACAAAAGACGACATCAATAAATTAGTTGTATAAAAATTAAAAGATAAAGATACGTTAAAATACAATACGTTAAAATACAATACGTTAAAATCATATAAATGATTTAAATGTATTTTGATTGATTTATTTAACCATTCTTCAAAAGAATTATAAATGATGAATAATCTTTCTCAATATTTAAATAATAATTATTATAATCAGGGGCAAGAAACCCAACCAATGAATAATTTATGCAATAACTGTGGAAAACAAGGACATACCTTTTATCAATGTAAATTACCTATTATCAGCTATGGAATTATTTTATTTAAAAATCAAAATCAAAATCAAAATCAAATAAAAAGTCCGATTTCAGAAACAAATGATTATGAATTTTTAATGATACGTAGAAAAGATAGTTTTGGATATATTGATCTGATACGTGGTAAATATACGCCTCAAAATATTGAACAAATACAGGAAATTATTAATGAAATGTCTACAATCGAAAAAGAAAAGATTTTACATAATGATTTTAAATATTTATGGAATGAAATGTGGGGAGATACAAATAATAGTCAATATAAAAATGAAGAAATACATTCGGCAAAAAAATTTGAAATGATTAAAAAAGGTATTTTTGTCAATGAATATGATTCTTATTTATACAAAAATAATACAACAGATTTAAATACAGGTCAAATGATAAAAGAACAAGAAGAAGATAAAAAAAAAGGAAGATATGTTACCTTATATGATTTAGTAAATCAAAGTAATACGAAATGGAAGGAAACAGAATGGGAATTTCCAAAAGGTCGTCGTAATCAAAAGGAAAAGGATTTAGAATGTGCTTTACGTGAATTCGAAGAAGAAACAGGTATTCCTAAAGAACAAATTTATATTATTGAAAATGTATTGCCGTTTGAAGAAACATTTATTGGTACAAATTATAAATCCTATAAACATAAATATTTTTTGGCGTTTATTAAAGAACAGGATGATTTATGTAATCAACCTTTTATTCATTTTCAACCAAGTGAAGTAAGTAAAATGGAATGGAAAACATTAGATAAATGTTTAGAATCGATCCGTCCTTATCATTTAGAAAAAAAACAATTAATACAAAATGTTTATAAAGTTTTAAAAGAATATCGTTTATTTATAATATAATAGTATATGACTACCATTTTAAAAATAAATAATAACCTGGAAAATACAAATAATCCGAAGGTTCCAAAGGTTCCAAAAATCCCGAAAAATACAAATAATCCGAAACCTCCCAAAAAACCAAAAAATATAATTCGTATCCTTCCAAATTTAAATCCATGTCAAGAACAACAACAAATATTGGAAGAAGAATACAAAGGTGAATGTGATATGGATTTAGATTCGAAAGAATGTAATCAATTTATTTTAAAAAAAGAATTGGCAGATCGGATTTGTTTAAACGATCAATCAACAAATGATGTCTCCTTTTTATATCCAGAATTTAACGATCCAAATTTTAATATTAAAATTGCCAAAAAAAAAGAATTCCAAGAGACGAAATATGATGGCAAAATTCATTCAGATGTTAAAGAATATGCTAATCGAATGATGAATGCGGAATTTGAAATTCAGCCTCATCAAGCGTTTGTCCGTAATTTTCTCTCTTTTCAAACGCCTTATAATAGTTTACTTTTATATCATGGTCTTGGTTCAGGGAAGACTTATTCTGCAATCGGGGTATGTGAAGAAATGCGTGATTATTTGAAGAATTTAGGTTCGAATAAAAAAATCATCATCGTCGCCTCTGAAAATGTTCAGAATAACTTTCGTACCCAAATGTTTGATGAACGTAAGTTAGTTTTAGTAAATGACCGATGGACCATTAAAGGATACGTTGCAAATCAGTTATTAAAAGAAGTTAATCCCATGAACCAACCTGGAATTTCAAAAGATAAACTGATGGATCAAATAAATGCATTAATCAATCGCACTTATTTATTTGTCGGTTATGGACGATTTGCGAATTATATCATGAGAGTAATGAAAAATGTTGGAAAGAATGAATTCGAAGAAAAGTTGGATAAAAATATAAATTTAGATGATACAACAAAACGATATTTGAAAAATGAATTTGAAGGCAGGTTAATTGTTATTGATGAAATTCATAATATTCGTAAAGCAGAAGATATTGAAAGTAAAAAAGTAGCTGTTTATTTTGAGCTTTTAGTAACCGCCGTCCGAAATTTACGACTTCTTTTTCTCTCTGCAACACCAATGTTTAATAGTTATAAAGAAATTGTATGGTTAACAAACATAATGAACATCAACGATCAACGCGCGAAAATCGATGTAAAGGATATTTTTGAAGCGAACGGCGAATTTAAAAAAGAAGGACGTGAACTTTTTATTCGAAAAGTAACCGGGTATGTTTCCTTTGTTCGAGGTGAAAACCCATATACTTTCCCTTATCGTATTTATCCTTCTTTGTTTGCACCGAATTCGACTTTTCCTACCATTCCTTATCCATTATATCAAATGAACGGTAAACGTATTCGCGATGAGAACCGCGAGAGAATATTATCGCTTTATTTGACGAAAATTGGGAATTGTAATCGTTGCGGGGTTTGTCAATATTGCGATTATCGATATATTTTATACTTTTTGAAAAATAAAAATATGAATATTACTACCAAAAAGGGTAAAACAAGGGAAATGCGTTCTTTTTTGGATATGACGAAATTTGGATATACTTTATTACAGACCCCTTTGGAATCCTTGATTATTTCTTATCCAAATGAAAAATTGAGAGAAATCATTGATCAAATCCCTGAAAATCAATATACAGAAGAACTTGCAGAGAATATTGTTGAATTGTCCGAGATCGACGAGTTGAATAATGAAAAAGTAGAGGAAGAAACCAAAGGTGGACAAGGAGGCGAAGGCGAAGGACAAGAGGAGGAAGAAGAAGAAGAAACGAAAACTTCGTTAAGACAAACCTTTGATTTCACAATTGATCCGCGTGAACTAACTGGTAAAAAAGGGTTGGAGAATATGATGAATTTTGTAGATAAAACGACGATCCCTCCTCAAAAGGGTGCTTTTGAATATAAAAAAACAACCATCGATAAATATGGACGAATTTTCTCTCCATCGTTGATTGGTAAATATAGTGCCAAAATAAAAAATATTGTGGACTCCATCCATTATTCTTTATCCAATCAAACGACTGATTTTCGTGTTTCCGAAGGAGTGATACTTATTTATTCTCAATATATTGACGCAGGGCTTATTCCCATGGCATTAGCTTTGGAAGAAATGGGATTTACTCGTTACGGTAAAAATGTGAAACCACTTTTTAAAAAAGCACCTACGGAAGTCGTCGATGTAAGAACCTTACAACCGCCAGTTCTAAAAAACGATTTTTTGCCTGCACGTTATTCCATGATTACCGGGGATATTCGTCTTTCTCCAGATAATGAATTTGAAGTGAAAGGATTGACGAATGATGATAATAAAGATGGTCATAAAGTAAAAATTGTTTTAATCTCAAGAACGGGGGCAGAAGGGATCGATTTCAAATATATTCGTCAAATACATATTTTGGAGCCATGGTATAATATGAACCGTATTGAACAAATTATTGGACGCGGCGTTCGTAATGCAAGTCATAAATTATTACCCTTTGAAAAACGTAATGTAGAGATTTTTATGTATGGAACGATTTTAGATGATAATAAAGAAGAAGCCGCTGATTTATATGTATATCGAGTGGCTGAATTTAAAGCTATTCAGATTGGACGTGTGACAAGACTATTAAAAGAAACTGCCGTAGATTGTATTATTCATCATGATCAAACCAATTTTACACAAGAAAAAATGGCAGAAATAATGAAAAAGCCTGTCACACAAATTCTCTCGAATGGAGAGATTTTACACAATTTTAAAATCGGAGATGTACCTTTTTCGCCTGCTTGCGATTATATGGAAAATTGTGATTATCGATGTATTCCAGATGCTACAATAAAAAAATCAGATATCAATGAAAATACCTATAGCGAAGCTTTTATGAGTATAAATAATGAAAAAATTAATCAAAAAATAAAATTATTAATGAAAGAGCGTTTCTTTTACATTAAAAAGGATTTGATTGCTTTTTTAAAAATACCTGTTGCCTATCCATTAATACAAATTTATTCTGCATTAACCCAGATGATTGAAGGAAATGAAATTATTACGGATCGATATGGAAGAACAGGATATTTGGTGAATATTGGCGAATATTATTTATTTCAACCGATTGAATTAATCGATAAAGATATTTCTATTTTTGATCGTTCTGTTCCAATTGACTATAAACATCAAATGATCCGTTTTGATTTACAAGAAAATGGGGTTTTCAAGGGACGAGAAGAGGAACGAGAGAAAAATGCCGATTTTGTGGTAAAAGATGTTGTAAATTTAGAAACTGAAAAGACAAGTGAAAAAGGAAAGGAAAGTGAAAAAGGAAAGGAAAGTGAAAAAGGAAAGGAAAGTGAAAAGGAAAAAGAAAAACAAGGTGTGTTTGAAAAATTACAAAAGACCTTCATGTTGATACAAGAAAGCTATGGAAAAATTTCTCAAGAAAATATTGCTCTTGATAAAAAACAAACTTTGAAAAAATGGTATAGTATCTTACCCTATTCGATGAATGTATTAAATCGACAATTTCATATTTCTTTAGAAAATTTGAATGAATATTTAGTCGATCATATGATTGAAAGCTCTGTATTGAAAGAAAAAATAGAATTATTAAATAGCATTTACTTTCTGAAAAGAAATGTAGAGAGAAATTCTTTCGAATGGTACGTAAAGAATTATTTTATGAAAAATATCATTCATCTCGATGATGTTGATGCGATTGTTTTTCAAGATATCAAACAACCTCGTGTATTTGTTTTAAATCCAAAAATAGAAAAATGGGTAGATGCGGAACCGGAAGATATACGTAGTTTGAAAAATTCGGAGGAAGGAAAAGCCAAATTCGATCCAAATTTTGAAAATATGTATTCGATCATTGGATTTATTGCCTATGATAAAAAAGAACAATATTTGGTTTTTAAAACACGAGACTTGACTGCGAAGAGAGATACAGGGGCAAGTTGTGACCAAGCAAAAAAACCGAAGATAATTCAGATTTTAAATGAAGTGATTGGTGAAACACGATATACAAATGAAAATACGAATGACATTTATCGAGAGGAATTATGTATTTTATTGGAATTTTTAATGAGACATAATAATCAAATTAAAAAAGATGGAAAAATATGGTTTATCCACTTTTAAGAAAAGTGGAGCAAAAATCCATTTAAATTTACTTTGGGTTTTTTGCTCCACTTTTTCTTAAAAGTGGATTTGCACCAGTTTTTCTAAAAGTGGTAACCCAAGGTTTTTTGCACCACTTTTTTTTAAAAAGTGGAAAAAGTGGTAAAATTGAAAACAAATCCTACAATTTAAATAAAAACATAAAGATAATATTATTATATAATAATGGAAACGATGGCGCAAAAGAGAGAAATAAAATCTTATACTATTTATTCACGAAATTTATTGACCAGAAATATTATATTACCAATTACTGCGATAGGAAAAAATATAAGAGAAACGATCGAACGAAACATAACTGCCCAATTTGAAGGAAAATGTGTAGTAGAAGGATTTATTAAACCGAATTCTTCAAAAATTATCACTTATTCAAGCGGTCTTATCGTAAGAGGTAATCATGTTTCGTTTGAAGTAGTTTTTGAATGTGATATATGTTTTCCAGTCGAAGGAATGTTGATTACATGTGTAGCAAAAAATATTACAAAAGCGGGTATTCGAGCAGAAAGTGCATTTGATACTCCTTCTCCAATCGTCGTTTTTATAGCACGTGATCATCATTACGAGGATGTTCATTTTTCAGATATTCAAGAAGGTGATAAAATAGATATTAAGGTGATTGGACAACGTTTTGAACTGAATGATAAATATATTTCTATTATTGCCGAATTAACAAAACCTTATGTAAATAATACAAAAAATATGGACTATGGACTACAAAAAAACACTATGAAAGATAAAAAACCTAGAATAAAAATTGTTGGATAATAATTATTATGATAAAAATACTTAAAAATAATTGCATTCTTTATTTATAGTGTTCGTATTATGTCATGTTTATTAAATACTACAATAACAAATACAAATTCAAATATAAATACAAATTCGGTTGTTTCTGTTTGTTTGAATGAATTGAATGAATATAGTGTAAGTGAATTGAATTATATTCGTGATTCCATTGAAAATATGAATAAATTTAATCAAATTGAGATTTTAAGAATTTTAAGTAAACACCAACAAGTGGTTTTGAATGAAAATAAATATGGGGTTCATATTAATTTATCGGAATTAAATAAGAAAGTAGTAGATGAACTAAATTTATACATTCATTATGTAAATACACAGGAAATTACATTAGATACAATCGAAAAACAAAAAGAAGAATTTAAAAATATATATTTTGTAAAAGATAATAAAGACAAAGAAGATAATAAAGTAGTTGAGTTATATTCAAGTTAATACATTTTTTTATAAGTCATGAGTGTTTCAAAAATAATGAATATGGTAATGAATAAGAACGCTTTCGAAAATAAGAATGGTTTCGAAAAAGAAAAAGAGAATGAATTTAATATAGATAATATTTTAAACGATTTAGAATATTATATGTTTCATAAAGAAAGGTTTATAAATTTACAGGATGAAAAATCAAAATTATCCATTTCGAATGAAAAACAACCTAATTCATGTAATAATATAATAAAAAATCCATCAGATAATTTAATAAAAAAAATCGACTATGGTAAAACAGAAGAAAAAGAAAAAGAAAAAGAAAAATCCATTTGTTCTAAGAATAAGAACGAAGCGTTTTTTTCTCCGAAACAAAAAGATGCACTTTTTTGGTGTTTTTATGCAATTAAAAACGGCGAAACTGCCTATGAATTATTAAATAATAATAAAATTACGATGGTAGTAGAAAAAAAAATAAAAATTGATTATGTAACTGTCTTACGAAATGAAAAGGCTATTTTTAAAAAACAGTCTATCAAATTCCCTTCTTTAACCCATATTGAAAATAGTTTAGTAAATGAACAAATAATTGATCTAGGTACTTTTTTATCTCTTTGTCATTTGGAGAAAAAGAATGTTCTTTTTGTTGATAAAAAAATATATTTTGAGTTAAATGAACATGAAGGAGAACCAGTTCATATTATTCAACGTATCGATGATAAATTTACATCAAATAAATATATTTATCAAGGAGTACAAGCCAATCTTTTAGAAAAATATAGAACCACTCTTTACAAAGTAGATAATATTGAAAAACCAATCAAGTCTGTGGCTTCCTATAAAGTAGCAGAACTGATCGAAATTTGCGAGAAGTTGGGTTTAGAAATTACCTATCAAGATGAAAAAACGACGAAAATAAAAAATAAATCCAAACAAGATTTATATGAACAGATCGTTCAATCGATTACAATTCGTCCGAGTGAAAAAAAAGTCTAAATTTACACAGTTGAATATTTAAAAACAGTAAAAATTGAATTTAAAAATATGTTTTATCATTATAATATATATTAAATTATTATAATGAATACGGAAAAAGAAGAGATATATTTAAAGGTGAAAATCGATGATGATGATACCGAGAATGAAATAAAAAATGTTCCGGAAGAAATTGTTGATGATCTAAATGTAAATGAACCTATGGACATTGATGACGAATTCGAAAATAAAGAGATTACTGATAAAGAAATGAGTAATGAAGAAAAGATAAAAAAAGAAAAAGAAAATACTCTTTATTTTGAAAAATTAACCCAATTATATTATCATTCTACTACCCATGTGAAAGATGTGAATAAAAAAAACGAATTTGAAGTAAGATTTGGAACAGGATCAAATCTAGGTAAATTCAGTAAACCTTTATCGAAAACAGATTATGATAATGTAATTAAAAAGATGAAATCCCTCGGTTTCACCAGTATGAATGAAAATGGTGATTATAGTTTACGTATTCAAAATGAGTTTTTAGATCGAAGATCAGGTCGTTTCAAAGTATCGAATATTCGTACCGAAATCAACGGTTTCCATTTAATCCAAGAATACTGTAGAACAAATAACATAAGTGAAATTATCAAAAAAGCATCTCATTCTGTAAAATTTACGAAAAAAGAACCCGTATTTATTTCTTCCAAAAAAGGTGAAAAAGGAGAAAGAGGAGAAAATGGTATTCCAGTAAAACCCGTTTATTTCAACGATTTCAATTTTCGTGTTTCTTATCAGACCGAAGAAGAAACGTATGGTTTAATAGGGGTGAACCGTTCCATTATTGAAAATTGGAAAAATTCAAAGAAAACTTTTCGTTATATGAACCGTGTTACTTTCAAGCATCCTGATTATCCAGTCAACGTAGATATTAGTATTGTAAAAACATCGGTGAAAAATGGACGCGATTATAAATTGGCTTATACTACAGAAGAATCCGGTGTTTTCACAAATTCAGAAACCTATGAAATTGAGTTGGAGTTAGACAACGAGTTAATTGGTCCAGGAACAAAATTCAATAGTCCAAAATTAATCTTGGATGCTTTAAGAAAATGCATTAAATTCGTATTGAGTGGTCTTCAAGGAACCAATTATCCGATTTCTTATGTAGAACAAAAAGAGGTTCTACAAGAATATATGCAAATGATTTACAAAGATAAGTATGAACCGAAAAAACCCGTTTACAACAGCAATTTTATTGGACCTTCTTCTTATACCCTTCAAATGCAGAATATATCTCCCGTCGATGAAAATTCAACCGTTCCAAATATTCGTCGTGGTTATACGGTGACGGAAAAAGCGGACGGTGAACGACATCTTTTATTTGTGGCTGAGAATGGAAAAATTTATTTAATAAATACCAATATGAATGTTATTTTTACGGGGGCGAAAACCAATAACAAAGAATTGACTGGAACATTGATCGATGGAGAATTGATTTTAAGAGACAAATCGGGTGTTTTTATTAATTTATATGCAGCATTTGATATTTATTATCTTCATAAAAAAGATATACGTGGTCTTCCTTTTATTTCAAAAGGAGAACAAAACGGGAAAAATATAGAGGCGAGATATCAACTTTTGAAAAATACAATGAAAAATTTGGTTCCGCATTCGATTTTAAGCAAAATCGGTAATAACGAGGCTTCGATAAAAAACCAGTATAAAAAAAGTAATGACATGCTATCACCCATACGTATTGAATCCAAACAATTTTATCCTTTGAACCCAGAAAAAGATAGTATCTTTGATGCTTGTCGTCAAATTTTATCGAAATCAAACGCAGGTATCTTTGAATATAATACGGATGGTCTTATTTTTACCCCTGCCTTTTTAGGAGTAGGTGCAAATGAAGAGTCTGAACCAGGGAAGAATATGAAAGTCGGACCACTTTCCAAAATTACATGGGAATGGTCTTTTAAATGGAAACCAGCAGAATACAATACCATCGATTTCTTGGTAACTACTTTGAAAACGGCGAACGGCGAAGATACGATTACTCCGATTTTTGAAGATGGAATCAATACTTTGCAAACTACTCAATTGAGTGAATACAAAACAATTCAGTTACGTTGTACTTTTATTGAAAAATTACATGGATACTTGAACCCTTGTCAAGACGTCTTAGAGGATCGATTACCAGAATATGACAACACGGAAGAAAGAAATACAAAAGAAGCAAAACCTGTGCAATTTTATCCTACTAGTCCTTATGATCCGGATGCTGGAATTGCACATATTATGCTTAAAAAGGATGATAATAATGTAAACCAAATGTTTACGGAAGAAGGGGATGTTTTTATGACAGACACAATTATCGAATTCAGTTATAATCTTGATTTAGAAAAAGGTTGGAGATGGGTTCCGCTTCGTGTTCGTTATGATAAAACTACCGAATATCGACAAGGATTAAGTAATTTTGGGAATGCATATCACGTAGCAAATAGTAATTGGCAATCCATCCATAACCCAATTACCGAAGAAATGATCTGTTCAGGAAATAACATACCGAATTTATCGGTAAATGAAGATATTTATTATAATCGCGTTTCCGGAAATCGTGCTTTATCGAAAACAGAAGGACTTCGAGATTTTCATAATCTTTATGTAAAACGTAAATTGATTTTGGGAGTGTCTAAACGCGGTGATAATCTAATTGATTATGCTTGTGGTAAAGGCGGGGATTTTCCAAAATGGATTGCTGCTAATTTATCTTTTGTTTTTGGAATTGATATTTCTAAAGATAATTTGGAAAATCGATTAGATGGAGCGTGTGCGCGTTTCTTAAATTATCGTAAAAAAAATAAACATATGCCTTATGCTCTTTTTGTAAACGGAAATTCTGCTTTTAATATTCGAAATGGAGGTGCTTTATTAAGTGATAAAGCCATACAAATAACAAATGCGGTATTTGGGAAAGGATCAAAAGACGAAGATAAAATAGGAAAAGGAGTTGCCAGACAATATGGGAAAGGTCAAGATGGGTTCAACGTATCGTCTTGCCAATTTGCATTTCATTATTTCTGGGAAAATCCGGAATCATTAACTGGATTTTTACGGAATTTAGCAGAATGTACAAAATTAGACGGATATTTTATAGGAACATGTTATGATGGAGAGAGTATTTTCCAATTATTAAAGAAAAAAGAACAAGGAGAAAGTATTCAAATCGTAGAAAACGATAAGAAAATATGGGAACTAAGAAAAGGATATCGTGCAACTGAATTCAAAGATGATTCTAGTTGTATTGGTTACCAAATTGGCATTTATCAAGAAACAATTAATCAATTTATTCCTGAATATTTAGTGAATTTTGATTACATGTGTCGTTTAATGGAAGATTATGGTTTTAAAATCATTGACCGAACGGAAGCAGTAAATCTAGGATTTTTAGAAGGAAGTGGAATGTTTAGCGAATTGTATACGGAAATGGAAACCGACATTAAAAAAAATCCGTTTAAGAAAAAGGATTATGGACAAGCTTATACGATGAACGCAAATGAAAAGAAAATATCCTTTTTAAATCGATATTTTATTTTCAAAAAAATACGGAATATTAATCCTGAAAAAATACAGATTGATATGGAAGAATATCATTCTGAGGTTTCAAATGCGGAAACCAAAAAAGCGGTGAAAATTGCGGAAGAAATACAAGAGCCAAAAGAAAAGAAACCAAGGGAAAAAAAGGAACCAAAAGAACCAAGGGAAAAGGCTCCAGCCAAAATAAAAAAAATAAATAAAAAAATTATATTAGTTGCTGGCGGGGGAATATTATAAAAAAATTGAAATCCTTTTCCAATATATTCTCATGGAATATAAGAAATACATATAATACATATAATACATATAATACATATAATACATATAATACATATAAAACGGAAAGTAAAAAATGATTTATAAATTAAGAAAAGGAATTGAAGTCAACCAATTAAATTTAAAAAGATTAATCAATAATCCTCATCCTGGAACAAGTAAAGTTCTTGCAGAAAATCTAGATGAATTAGATATGGATGATTTTTATGAAATGTTAGAATATCCAAATTTTATGGAACTTATTATCACAAGATTGAGTATAATATTAAATTCACCCTATTTATCAAAAAATTCAGATGCAATGTATATCTTAATCAAAGATCCATATTTGATTGATTGGGCGATGTTATCAACTAATCCAAGCTCAAAAGCATTAGAACTCATTGAAGAAAATATTATCAACGACAACAATACATATAGTGGATCAACAAGAAAAGAGTTAGCCATCCAATGTAATAGAATTTATTCAGATTATCCCTCTTTTTGGCGTCTGTTAACAACGAACACCAATCCAAAAGCAATTGAAATCATTGAAAAATATTATTACAAATTATACCCTTTGGAATTCGATGCAGAAGAAGATATCGATTTTTGGAGTGATTTATGTAAAAATCCAAATGCCACACATTTACTAGAAAAATATCCTTATTATATTGACTGGAAAACCATTTTAGAAAATCCAAATCCAAAAGCAGTTGAAATCATTGAAAAAAATTTGGATAAAATTTATGAAGATGATTGGAATATTTTATCCGGAAATCCAGCTGCGGTTCATATCTTCGAAAAACCGGAACATTTAAATAAATTATTTGATTGGAGTTATCTATGCAAAAATCCAAATCCAAAAGCGATCGATATTATTGTAAACAATTGGGATAAAATAGATTGGTTCGCCTTTTCACAAAATCCGAATGCAATTCATATTATCTTGCAATTATTACAAGAACAAAAAGATTATACTGTAAGATCTATGAAAAATATAAAAATCAAAAAAAAAATAAATCATGAAGAAAATGATAATATTTATCGTTCTATTTATAAATATTATGATGATTTTTATAAAATCGATTATCTATCTTTATCAAAAAATCCTGCGATTTTTGAACTGGATTACCAGGGATTAAAAGAAAGATGTGATATTTATCGAAAAGAATTAATTGAAAAAACGATGCATCCTTCAAGAATGATTGCTTTGTTAGAAAAAGGCTTTGATTTAGAGGATTTGGAAGATTATTTTTAGACCTTTGCAATTTGAATTCTTTTTGAAACTACTTAAAGTTTTTGTATTTATTTATACTATCTAAATAATTCTCTTGTATCGTGTCTTTTTTTAGTCAAATGAAATATCTAACGTATTTATTTTTATTATTTGCCGCAACAACAACAACAACTGCTGAAAAGACAATTCGAAATCTGAATATTCCTTCGTGTAAAAATTGTATTCATTATAAAGCAGTTCCTTATAATTTTGATTTTACGTCAACCTATAATCGATGTGAAAAATTCGGTGAGAAGGATATTATGACAGATAAAATAAAATATGACTTTGCCAATTTATGTAGAGGAGATGAAACACAGTGTGGAAAGGAAGGTAAATATTTTGAAGAAGAAGAGAATTTGGATGTAAAAATATTTATGCATAAATTCACTTATCTATTTACTTTTATATTGCCTCTATCAAGTCTAGTCATACTTTATTTTTTTATATTAGCATTACCACCTTATGTAAAAAATTGAGTAAAATATTATTTTTAGAAACAACTTAAAATATTCGTTTGTATAAATAGAAATGAACTATCTAACATATTTATTTTTATTATTTGCCACAACCACAAGTTGTGAAAAGATGATTAAAAATCCCATTAAAAATATAAATTACGTGCTTTATCTTGTGGTTTCGTTACAAATTTATAAATAATAAAATAATAAATTAAAAATAGCAAAACTGTTCAACGATATTCTTTTATTCAAAAAAATCACTTAAAATGATGATATCATTGTTATATATCATCATTTTTAAAATATTTAATCTCTAATTTTAGTTATGACTTATTATTTATTACCAAAAACAAATCATTTTCTTTCTATAAAAATGAATATTCAACATGAAAATTTGGAACCTTATCTTTCACCCAGTCTTTTTTTTTTCTATCAAAAATTATCCCATCAATTAACTAGTCTATCTTTTACAAAAGAAGAAAATGAATATATTTACGAAAAAAATGTAGAAAATATCTCCAAAATATTTCATCCATATGAATATATTTTTAAAAAAATACCGAATTCAAAATTGTCAGTAAGCAAATTGAAATTTCAAAAAGAAATTTTCTATGAATTTTATGAAATGAACAAAACCATTTATTTATTGGAAGATTTTTCTAAAAAAAATATATCGATTTTAAACATTAGTCCAAATTCGAATTCGGTTCAGGATTGTATTGAATTTATAAGAGATAATAAGAATGACGAATATATTTCGAATTCATCCTTTAATTTTTCTTCTTTCATAGAAGAAATTCATAACAATAACAATAACAATAACAACAACAAACATTCGAATGAAAAAGAAAACATAACATTGAACCCAACAGAAAAAAAATTCGATTTTATTTTTTATGAATTGGAAAAGGAAAAATATGAAAATATCAACGATTATGTGATCGGTCTCATTCAAATCATCATGATTATTTTAAAAACACAAAAAGAAAATGGTTCTTGTATCATTAAATTGAATGCTGTTTTTTTTAAACCAATCGTAGATTGTATTTATTTATTATCTTCTTTTTATCAAAAAACATATATCATTAAACCAATCATTAATAATGTCTCTACTTTTTACAAGTATATTATTTGTAAGAATTTTATCGATGATCCATCTTCGATTTCTCAACAAAATCAAAGAAGTCAATATTACGAAAAATTAAATTACTATTTAAATAAACTGAAAGATTTTCAAAAAAAAGAAAGTGATTTGCCATTTTATATTTCTTCTTTGTTTGATTATTCATTGCCTTGTTATTTTATGACGAAAATAAATGATATTAATATTAATATTGGTCAACAACAATTAGATACTATTCAGCAAATGATAGCTTTTTTTAAAAATAAAAATAAAGAAAAAATAAATCAATTAATAAAAATGCATATTTATAAATGTATAAAATGGTGTGATAAATTTAAAATCCCTTATAATATCAATTTGAATGGATTGTTGAATACAAATATAAATATAAATACAATTCAAATCCATCGTAATGAAGAAGATGTAACATAGAATATATTATTTTATCGATTTTATTATGTAGTTCGATAACTGTTTTTGGTTTTATACATTATCTGTAAAATGAATTCCGCGATGAACCGTTCCATGAAATGATTTTGAGGTACCATCATTCATATTTCTGAAACAAGTTTTTGGGTTTCCATTTTTAGTAAATAATTGTGGTCGACAAGGTTCAAATTTACTTTTCAAAATAAAAGGAACAGTAATATTACTACTACCTGGCTGATTAAAACTTTGTAAATTACTATTAATCGTATCTACATTTAGTTTCAATATTCTTGTACTACTATCGACTGCACCTTGTTGAGCAAACTGTGGATTATTTGGTTTGTAAACGACTAGTTTACATCCCAAAATATTTGTTGGACCACTTCTTGGAATACCAACATAAGGATTGCTAATATAGGCAACGAAACTAGCTAATGCTAAATCTTTGGTAGGTTCAGGCAAATTATTCAAATACTGATAGAAATCATCGAGGGTTTTAATAGAAGTATACACTAACGATTTTACATTCGTAATTTCTTCTGGAGAGAGAATATTCTGACTACTGAAAATTGCAATCACTTTATCGATGATATTCAATTCGGACGCTTCACGAATTTCACCATTAGGTTGACAATTGGCGAAATAGGTATTTAAATAAGAAAGTGGATCTCCAGGTTTGGATGCTTTTAAAGCAGCCGCAGTAATCGCAGGATTATTTGAATTCTCGGCAATCAATTCCACAGGATAATTCGATTGGAAATTAAAAGCACGTTGTTCGTAAGTTTGACAACGGTTTTGAAGATATTGGAAATGAGTAGTGTAGTAATTCTTTGGTAAATTTGTATTTGCTGGCAAGGCACGTCTTCTTGCTTTTTTTTCTTCGTTGCAACAGAAACTTGGATTTGTAGTAACTGGTTCAGGATTATTGGTTAAATAGGTATTATTTGGATAATAATTTACAACAATTCCAACTCCTCTACATGTTTGACAATCCGTATTCAAACTCAATTCATTTGATACTTCGTTGATATTATTTTCTTTTACAAGATAACCTCCAGGTGTATCCATCACTTCATTTAAAAGACCCCGACCACCAGCACCACCTCCTAGAGAACTACCATAGGAAGATTTAACATTTCTATTTAAATTGTAATCAATAAGCGAATTTTCAAAGTTTTGTTTTGAATTATCCGTATCGACTGGAAGTAGTGGAACAGGAATGACACGACCTTTTCGATAATGTTTGATTGGTCTTGGTAATCCAAAACCTGTACGAAAAACGTTTCCAGGATCTTTATTCGTTAAAGGACGGATGTTTCCGGATGAAATACCGATTGGATTACTAAAAACGCCTGTTCCTTTCCAGGTTTTATACCCACCTTGTGGAACATGATTATTATATGATTTCATACCTAATGGATAAAAAGCACTTGACATTTCTATTATAATATATAATATTATATTATATATTATATGCGTGATTAATCTAATATATGAGTGATTAATCTAATATATGTGTGATTAATCAAATATATGCGTGATTAATCTAATATATATGTGATTAATCAAATAAATAATATGTATTCTTTCGAGAAAAAAATAAAAGGTAATTATATAGTTTTCAAAAATCATCGAATGTTGTCTAAAATTTTATATAATTATTTTGTTTTTTTGTTAATGATTTTTTTTATTTATTTAATTATCTATCAAATATTTGATACTTGGTACAAAGAAAAAAAAGAGAGATATATTGGAGTTGGATCTTTTGGAAATATAAACATAAAAAGGAATTCATTTTTTCCATTTAATTGTGGTATTTTTAGTAATTTAACTTCTTATAAATCGACCTTTCAAGAAGGTTATGAAAATGAAAAGAATAATAATTGCAATCAACCTTCCACTACATGTAGATTAGACGACTTAACCATTCAAGTAAAGGATATAAGTAATAACTTATATTTACTTTCAGATCAAGTCAATCAAATGAGCCAACAACAAGCAATTCTAGCACAAAAAAGTTTACCAAGTGAACCCATTAAAATTACAGGAGATGATTTATAAGGATAAACATTTGATTTTTTCAAATATAAATTATATATTTATATAATTTATATAATTTATATATTTATATAAATCATAAATAATTATAATGTCAGATAATTCCAATATTTTTCAAGAAGTGTTAACCGATGCAAATGCGGTACAAGAAAACCTTTTAGGACCTACCTATCCTTATTATAAAAATATTAATCCACCTGATAAATTAGGAATGTCTTCCAAAGGTACATTATCCACCTTAGGTAAAGATGTAAATGGATTAATTAGTTATGTTGAACTATTGGTAGAAGGTACAGGAAAAGCATCCAAAACAGGACGTCCCCTTGGGAATAAATTTTTTTTAAAAACGGGTGCAAAATGTTTAGATGTAAAAACCAATGAACAAGTAGATCGATATATTTATGTAAATAATGTTCCTACTGGAAATATCCCTTTTATATCGCAAGGTTTAGGTCGAAATTTCAAGGATTTTCGAGGATTAATTCCTGGAATGATGAGTGATTTAAATGTATTAAACCCTTATTCCATTATGCAATCTTTTTTAGCAGGTTCGATGCCTAAATGTCAAAAAATAAGTATGGAAGTCATCGATAATAACAACCGTTCTTCCAATGAATCTAATTATGTCACTTTAGTAGATATTCAAAATATGGATCCTTGTATTTTCAAAAAAAAAAAAAATCCAATTACCAATCAAGGTTGTAAACAATCCATGACAAATATGGGATCCTCTGAAATACATGATGAAACTTTAAATATAAATACAAATATGATCCCAAAAGATATATTTATTCGGTTGTATTTTATGAGTTTATCTTTTTTAGGTATTTATATTTTATATAAATTGATGAAAAGAAGTCAATAAAGGTAATTATTCTTCTTTGTTTCTTCTTCTTTTTCTTTTTCTTCCTCTACTTTCGGTTCTTTCAAATCAATAATGACAAATTCATCATAATTTAGTCCAATCACGGTAGATAAAATAAATTTTTTCATATAAATATAATAACTTGCGGGTATTATACCTAAAGTATAAAATAAGTATTTTAATACAATTAACATCCAGGTAGCATAAAAAGGTAAAAAGGTTTTTAAACGATGCTCTTTTAAAATCCACTCCTTTACTTTTTCATTATATATTGAAAATTCCGCGGTAAATTCTCCGTCTGGATCTTTATATAAAATTTTATGTCCATAAACAACACGATTAACAGTATTTAAACGCCAAACAAATCGTTTAAATTCCATTTTACTAACTTTTAAAAAATGCTGCATTTTAATCATGGTACTTTCTTCATGATCTGTAAAAATATCAACATCGATATCACTTGCTTGAGGGAAATAATCCGCACGCTGAATACTTCCAAAATAATATAATTTTGTGTCTAAATAATTACTTAAACGGTTGAAAAAATGTTTAGTTCTAATTGAAATATTGTTTTTGATTGTTTCCATATTATATTATATTATCGAAAAAGAGAGAAAATATTTCTTATATAATGATTATAATAAATAATATAATTATTTTTTAATCGTTGGATCTTTTATAATTGTTCAATGATTTCAACTTTTTACACAAGAAACATTATGCAATAAAATATCATTATTCTGGTTTGTAATATCTCCAGCTAACATCGCTGTTTCATAAATTTTACGAACTACATCATTCGGGGTATTACTTCCAGTTTTAAAGAGATTATGATCACGTAAGTATTTTTTTACATCTTGAATAGTTGTTTTTTTCAAATCTTTATGTGCAGTTAAAACCCTTTTTCGTGTATTTTGGTCTTTCAATAAAATACCTACTGTTTTCTTTAATTTCGATTTTCCTAAAGTATATTTACGCCTTATGGTACGTTTTAAAAATTTCTTCGTTGGAGGAGTATTTAAAATAAAAGGAGTATTTGTAGTAGGTTGGAATGGATCATGTATATACATGTTCGTCTTTTCTTGGTTTTCTTGGTTTTCTTGGTTTTCTTGGTTTGTTGTCTCGTTATTTGTTGTATCGTTATTGGTATCGATTTTTATAATCATATTTTCTGAATGTGGACGATAAGCAGTACTATAAGCAGGACTAGGACTAGGACCAGGACCAATAGGAACACTAGGAATAATCGGTTTTTGAATAAGGTTTTGACTCATTATCATTCGATCCATTTCTTGTTGTTGTTGAAGTTCTTCTTGTTTATGTTTTAATTTTTCTTTTAATAAATCGAAATGAGGGGAAGAACTAGAACTAGGTCCATGATTTGTATTAGGAACATGATAGGAATTATGATTTTTTTGTGTTTTTACAAAATTACGATAAGTTGGTTTCATTCCGCCTTTTAGTACACCATAAGGAACAATTGTATCTACTTTATAATTTATTTGAAAAGGTTCGCGATTTACAGGTTGAAAAATAGGGGTTACTTCTTTTAACGTCTCCGGTAATTCCAGATCAATCTTTGGTAAAATATAATTCTTATTCTTGTTTTCGCCGGAGGAAGAAGAGGATAAAAAAGAAGAATAATTTTTTAATGTTTTTTTCTGCATTTCCTCTTTTCGGTTCGACAAAGATTTCAAATAATTCAATGATTCTTCGAATTCATCAGTATAAGCACCGATATCTGTATTTGTGGCACTCGACGATGGTTTAAGAGTGGTTGTTTTTTCTTTTAAATCATTTTCACGATGTTTATGTTCTTTAATACGTCTTAATAATTGGGTTTTTAATTGATTTGGTGAAATTAAAGGTGTTGTTTTTTTCTCTCGATTGGATTCATTTGAAAGAGAATTTCGATTTTTTTTTGTTTTTGAAATTGTGAAAAGGGCTGGATTAATTTGAATTGTTTTTTTAATCGATGATTGGTTGGTTGACATTTTTTCTAAATGAGGATTGAATAATATAATATATATTGTTTAATAGAAATAATATATAGTAAGATAACCCTATGTTTTTTACAACCAATCTTAAACATAGATACTTTCGATGATCCTTTTTCTCTCTTTTTCTTGATCCCGTTTTTTATGATCGAGGTTCTTTAAAAACATTTCTAAACCTTTTTCGATATCTTGATATGAAATTTTCGTTTTCATTTCTTCCTCTTTTCCGAAAACGCGTTTGCTATGAGCAATTTTAATTCGAGATAATAAAGTTTCAATATCTCTACCATAATATTTAAAATAGTGTTTGTTTTTTTCAAACCAATATACGTCTATTTTTTCTTGTTTCTTCTTCTTCAAAACTCTGTTCGTTGAAACTTGCTCCGTCGAAACTTGCTCCGTCGAAACTTGCTCCGTCGAAACTTGGCTCGTTGTCTCTTCCAAAATCGACCATCCGATATCCTTGACCTTTTTCAAAAAAATCAAATATAATTCTTCCGCAGAATATTCGTCCGTTTGAAATCTCCAAGTAAATCTAGATTCTAATCCTTGATTGTAACTAAATAAACAATCACGAATTTCTTCTTCATATCCAGCAATAATAACCATTAAATTATCTTTATGATCACTCATCGCTTCACATAAAGTATCAATACATTCTTTCGAAAAACTGTCCCTTTTCTCCGAATTTCCGAGAGAATAAGCTTCATCAATAAATAAAACCCCACCTAAACTTTCCTCGATCACTTCTTTGGTTTTAATTGCCGTTTGTCCTAAATAACCAGCAACTAAATCACTTCGCGTTACTTTTTTAAAAGTTCCTTTGGACAAAATACCTAATTTACTATACATTTTTCCGATTAATTTGGCAATTTCGGTTTTTCCAGTACCTGGGGGTCCACAAAGTATAGTATGTAAAAAATCCTGATTTTTAATCAATAAGTTAGAATTCGGTTTAGAATTGTTGTCTTTTTTATGAAATTCTTGCACAAAATACAAAATTTGTTCTACAATATTCTTTTTTAAAGATTGCATACCAACAATCTTGGTTAACTCTTCCAAATGTTCGCGAATATTATGTAAATTCTGTAATTGAATATTATATTGAACATTTTTTTCGACGGGATTTTTATCAATAAATTCCAATAGGTCTTCCAAAGTATTTATTTCTTTATCCAAAGAAATCGTTCTTTTTTCAACTGAACTGAATCTGGATTTTCTTTTTTTAATTCTCTCCAAATCTAATTTTAATTCAGTATCACCTGGTTCTTTTGAATGCATCGAATAAAGAGGTTTGTTATACGAGATCGGACTTTTTGGGAAATTAAAAATAGAATAAAAAGATTGTAAAATATCTTGTGTATTTTCATTAAAAATATTCGGATTTTCGGTATCAGGTATTTCCTTTTCTTTTTCATATCCAGAAAAATATTTTGTATGATAATTACTTTCATAATCGTTATTTAATTTCTTTAATAAATCTTCCAAATTATCTTGTGACCTATTTACTGTATTTAAATTTTGGTTCATTCTTTCCTTTTGTTGTTGTTCATCTAAATGAACCAAGAATTGATTATAATGATTAATTTTATTTGACATCGTGTAAAAACAAAAAGGAGAGAAAATGAATTATTACTATTATTAAAAACAACGAAAATAAAAACGAAACAAAATCGCAAAAGAAAAGTGATTTCAAAAAAATGATTTAAACATAAAATTGAAATGTAAATAACTGAATGTCAATATCAAATAAAAAATCAAACATGAATACAGCAAAAGATTTATTCGATATTACAAGTAAAGTTCAAGAAGAATATGATTTACGTAGTGTAGGGGAAGAAGAAGAAAAAATGAAAAAACAAAAAAATGAATCTTCTCCTTATGACGCATCTTTCAGAGAGAATTCATTCAAATTAATTGAATCTTATTTCAAAGGTCAACATTTAGATCGTCTTGTAAGACATCAATTAGAATCATATAATAATTTTGTAGGTTATCAAATCATAAAAACAATTGAAATGTTCAATCCACTTCGTGTAGTTTCAGAAAACGATTACGATCCCATTCATAAAAAACACGCATTAGAAATCATTATTACTTTTGAAAATTTTCAATTGTATCGTCCACAAATTCATGAAAATAATGGGGCGATTAAATTAATGTTTCCAAATGAAGCTAGACTTCGTAATTTTACCTATGCTTCATCTATGACGATTGACATGAATATTAAATATATGATTCGTAGTGGAAAAGAATTGGAAAACATTCAAATTATTCATAAAATTATCCCAAAAATTCATATTGGAAAATTACCGATTATGTTGAAATCAAGTATTTGCGTATTAAATCAATATAAACATGTAGAACATGTTCATACAGGTGAATGTAAAATGGATACTGGGGGTTATTTTATTATCAACGGTTCTGAAAAAATTGTGTTAGGTCAAGAACGCGCAGCAGAAAATAAAGTTTATGTATTTAATATTTCAAAGAATAATACAAAATATGTTTGGTTAGCTGAAGTGAAATCGATCCCAGATGATAAATGTATATCACCAAAACAAATTAATATGATGATCAGCTCAAAAAATAATGGGTTTGGATATCCAATTTATCTTCAAATCCCGCGTGTCAAACAGCCAATATCTTTATTTATTGTATTTCGTGCATTAGGAGTATTAACAGATAAAGAAATATGTGAAAAAATATTATTGGATATTCATGCTCCAGAAGAAAAAGAATTATTAGAGGCATTACATGCTTCGATTATTGATGCAAATAAATATTTAACTCAAGAAGAATGTATTCGTTATATCACTAGTTTCGCCATGTATACGCCCATTAATATGGATAAAGAAACAGGAGCCCGTAAAAAATTAGAGTTTACCCTGGATATTTTAAATAACGATTTATTTCCTCATTGTCGTACAAAAATCCAGAAAATATATTATTTGGGTTATATGACAAAGAAAATATTAATGACTTCTTTTGATAAGTGTAAACAAGATGACCGTGACTCTTATTTGAACAAACGCATCGATTTAACCGGATCTCTTTTAAATAACTTATTTCGTAATTATTTCAATAAATTAGTAAAGGATATGGAAAAACAAATTATTCGTGAAATTAATAATGGTTCTTGGAGATCCAAAGACGATTATGAAAATATTATTAATTTGACGAATATTTATAAAATTGTGAAATCAACGACGATCGAGAATGGACTAAAACGTGCATTAGCTACTGGTGATTTTGGATTGAAACATACCAATAGTAATAAAGTAGGGGTTGCTCAAGTATTAAATCGATTAACCTACGTTTCAAGTTTAAGTCATTCGCGACGTATTTCTACACCAATTGATAAAAGTGGGAAATTAATTCCTCCTCGTAAATTGCATAGTACTTCTTGGGGATTTTTATGTTTAACCGGAGACACCGATATATTATCATCCAATCGAATGGATAGTAAAAAAATCAAAGACATCAAAGATGGGGATTGGGTAAATACGGTTCATCGTAAAACGTTATTAGATGAACCATCCGACATGAGCCGTTTCTTTTGTGAAATGCCTGATAAATTATATGAAATTTTAACCATAAGTGGAAGAAAAATAAAAGCAACTGCCGATCATCCATTTTTGGTAAGAACAAAAGAAGGAAAATACGAAATGAAAAAGGTAAGTGAAATCGAATTAGGGAACGATAAGGTAATTATTCGTCATATGGTTCAATCGATCATGGATGAAAATACAACCGTTGTTATCATTCATGATAAGGATGTTTTACAACATTATCGTATGGATTTATTAGAAAAAAATTTATTAAATGTGGAAATACCTGTTTATAAGTTAAAGATTATTGCTCGTTTATTGGGAGCCCTGAATACCGATGGTCATTTAGGATCTACCAAGAATGAAGAAAAAAATAAAAATTATTATTCATTATCTTTTAGTGTTGGTGAGGAATATGATGTATATCAATTAGCAGATGATGTAAAAACATTAGGATTTGGAAATGTTTCTATACGTAGAAAAATATCTAAATTCGAAGATAAAAAAACGGGTCGAGTATCAAATTCAACCACTTGGGAAGTATCGAAAAGCGGGGTATTTGCTTATTTCATGTATTTGATGGGTGGATTTCCTGGTAAAAAAACAAATAGTAAAAAAGGATTACCTGAATGGTTGATCAATGCGGAATTATCAATCAAACGCGAGTTTTTATCTGGTTTTCAAGGAGGTGATGGCTCAAAACTTTCTTATCAGAAAAATGCAAAAACATACAAACCCAATTTAGGGGTCACTGTTCAAACTACCTTCAATGAATATATGAATGATACATTGAAATATATGGATCAAATCGTTCGAATGTTTAAAGAGTTTGCTATTGAATGTCGTTTAAATACTTATTCGGTAGATGAAAATAAATCGAAAGTATGTATTGTATTTGAAAAAAGTACTGAAAATTTAGTTCAATATGCAAATACAATTCATTATTGTTATTGTGAAGAAAAAAGAAGAAATTCCGCACCTATTATTGAGAATTTAAAAATCAGAGAATATAATAAAAAACAACGTGACAGTCAATATCAATATATTATCGAAAATGTTCAAAAAGAAACAATGGACAATTTGGTTGAAAAAACGAAACTAACCGAAAATCAAATAAGAAAAATTGTATCGAAACATAAAAAAGGTCTTCTTCCAACTAGTCGATTTACGACCGACCTTATTTATGAGAATTTTATTCGAGAAAATATGGTGGATAATGGTTGTGTAAGTGTTCCTATTCTTTCCATTACAGAAATTGAACCAGAAATGGTATATGACTTTACCACAAGAAGTGAAAATCATTCCTTTGTAGCTTCCTCTTTTGTTGTGTCGAATTGTCCTGCGGAAACTCCGGAGGGGCAGTCGGTTGGTGTAGTGAAAAATATGAGTTATATGACACATATTACCATCTATTCGAACCCGATGTTTTTATATGAATATATTTTACCACAAATTATAACACTTGATACAGTAAGCAGTGAAAATGAGATTTTTAAAAGTGAATTCTTTTACAGTAAAGTAAAAGTATTTATCAATGGTTCTTGGGTAGGTATATCCGATGATCCAGAAACCTTGTATCAATCTTTAAAGGACAAAAAAAGTAAAGGAATTATTAATATTTATACTTCCATTATATTCGATTATCGAATGAAAGAAATTCGAATTTGTAATGATGCTGGAAGATTAACTAGACCTCTTTTACGTGTAAAAAATGGGAACATTTTATTGACCGATGACATTGCAAATAAATTAGAAACTGGTAATTTAAAGTGGAATGATTTATTAATTGGAGATACCGATGACTCCTTAATTGAATATATCGACGCAGAAGAACAAAGTCATTCGATGATTACAGTTCATCCCAATGAATTAATCAATACAAATAATGATGGAAAAATCTATAAATATACTCATTCTGAAATCCATCCAAGTACAATTTTCGGTATATTATCTTCTTGTATTCCTTTTCCAGAACATAATCAATCTCCTAGAGTGGTTTATCAGTGTGCACAAGGAAAACAGGCGATGGGTATATATGCTACGAATTATTATGAGCGTATGGATAAAACAGCTTATATTTTGAATTATCCTACAAGACCTATGGTGGATACACGTATTATGGATATGATCCAAATCAATAAGATCCCTTCAGGAACCAATGTCATTGTAGCAATTATGACACATACTGGATATAATCAAGAAGATTCGCTGCTTTTCAATAAAGGTTCAATCGATCGTGGGTTATTTGTCACAACGATTTATCATACTGAAAAAGACGAAGACAAACAAAAGATCAATGGAGATGAAGAAATTCGTTGTAAACCAGAACGTACTAAAACGAAAGGAATGAAGATGGGAAATTATGACAAAGTGAATAGTCAAGGGGTTATTCCAGAAAATACATTAGTGGAAAATCGTGATGTCATTATTGCGAAAATCGTACCGATCAAAGAAAATAAAAATGATCATACAAAGTTGATTAAATATGAAGATCAAAGTAAAATCTATCGCACTGCAGAAGAAACCTTTGTAGATAAGAATTTTATTGGTAAAAACGGCGAAGGGTATAATTTTGCCAAAGTACGTTTACGAACGGTGAGAAAACCCAATATTGGGGATAAATTTTGTGCTCTTCCAACACAACAAGTATTAACCGATCAAGGTTGGATTGAAATTAAAGATGTGGATATTCATCGCCATAAATTAGTGACACTTGATACAAATGGTAAATTATGTTATGAATATCCTACTGCAAAATATGAATATGATCACGATGATAAAATGTATTCGATTAAAAACAAACAAATTCATATTGTATGTACGTTGAACCATCGATTATATGTGAAAAAAAGAAGCAGTAAAAATTATGAACTGATTGAAGCCAAAGATGTGATGGGAAAAATGGTTCGTTTTCAAAAGACGATGGAAAACACATATCCAGATCTAGAAACCATTACTTTTGGCGATATGCAATATAAGATGGATGATTGGATCCCATTATTAGGAATGTTTATTGCGGATGGATCATGTGATAAAAAAACAAAAAGAATTACAATTACAGCATTAAAAGAAAGAAAAATAGAATTTGTCAAAAATATATTAACTAATTTAAATATTGGATATACTTATGAAAAAGATGGAAATTTTAGAATAAAAGGAAATGATTATAAAAATGTTTATGAAGAATTGTTAAGATTAAATCTAGGTTCTCTAAATAAACATTTGCCGCATTATGTTTGGAATTTATCCCAACGACAATCAATTCTATTATTAGAAGCCTTATTAGAAGGCGATGGTTCAAATATGACATATAAAGGAGAAACCTTTCATAGATATGGTACGATTAGTTTACAATTAGCAAATGATATTACTCGTCTTGCACTTCATTGTGGATGGTCAGGTATTGTTAAAATAGCGGAAGAACCAAATGGATTTGCTCGTATTGGAAAACGTAATTTAGGTTCACGTGCAGGTCAAGAAGTATCTATAACACAAAAACATACTTATTACAAAGTAAGTATTATCACCAAACAGAACCAACCTTGGATCAATAAAAAACAAAATGAAACGAACGAAGAAAAACTAATTGATTATGAAGGCAAAGTTTATTGTGTAGAAATGCCTAGTTCACATACTTATTATATGCGTGAAAGTGAATTCAGTCCTTGTTTGATTGTTGGAAACAGTTCGCGCCACGGGCAAAAAGGTACCATCGGTAATATCATTCCAGAATGCGACATGCCTTTCACTAGTTCTGGAATAAGACCCGATATCATTATTAATCCGCATGCAATTCCGTCTCGTATGACAATTGGACAATTGAAAGAAACCGCTCTTGGAAAAGTTCTTGTACAATTAGGATTATTTGGCGATGGAACTTCCTTTGGTGAATTAGAAGTCTCGGATATTTGTGAAGAATTATTGAAGGTAGGATATGAAGCTTATGGAAACGAGCTTTTATATAATGGTCTCACAGGAGAACAACATGAATGTAGTGTCTTTATGGGTCCTGTCTTTTACCAGCGTCTGAAACATATGGTCAATGATAAAACGCATAGTCGTTCGATTGGACCCATGGTGAATTTAACGAGACAACCTGCAGAAGGTCGTAGCAGGGATGGTGGTCTCCGATTTGGGGAAATGGAACGAGACTGCGGTCGCCTAGGGACCCCCCTGAGTATTTATTGTGGTTTATCAATAAAAATCGAAAATATGGAAAAGCATTTTTATGAAGTTCTTGGATGGAGTAAAGAAAAAAATGGAATTGTCAAAGCAAAACAAAGTGCCTTTTTATATAAAGGTGAACGAGAATGCGTAGACATTATTTTACAAGATGGACGTAAAATATCTTTTACACAAGAACATCCATTCTTAACTTCCACTAATGAGTGGGTCAAAGCAAAAGATTTAATACCTGGCGAAACTAAACTAAAAGTAGGTGTCAATTATCCAGTCATAGATATCGAGGAAGAAATCAAAGAATGTAAAGGATGGAATTTGAAAGTAGGTGAACTTTTATTAAAAACAAATACACATGATGAATATTTCAAGACCTTGGCTTTTATTCGTATTCTTGGATATTTAATTACAGATGGAAACATACATTATCATCCAGATAAAAATAGATTAAGTGCGATGATCTTTTTGGGACATATGTTGGATGTTCATTCGTTATTAAATGATTTAAAACTCTTTTGTTCAATTAAACAAAGTTATTTTAAAACCCGGAATTTATATTATGTTTCCATTCCCAATTCCTTTTTAAGAAACATTATTAAATTAGACGGTGTTTTATTTAATAAGAAAGTAACTCAACCAGGAAGTTTACCTGAATTTCTTTTGGAAGATATATGTCCTCGACCGATTATTCGTGAGTTCTTGGGTGGATTATTTGGTGGCGATGGACATACATGTAGTTTAGGATTACATCGTGGAAAACGCGATACTATAACGTCCATTTCCTTTTCCCAAACAAAGAATTATGCACAATTAGCTTCTCTAATTAAAATGATGAAAGATATACGAAACTTGTTAGCCCGTTGTGGAATTCATAAAGTGAGTATTCAAAATCCAAAAGAAACTACGTTGTCTAAAGCCAAACAACATTTTGAAATTGACAAGAATAACTATCAAGTGAATTTACATTTGGATTTGAGCGAATTGATCCCTTTCTCTGAGAAAATCGGGTTCCGTTATTGTTGTCATAAATCGCAACGTTTAGAAGCTGGTGTTAGTTATCGTAGATTACGTAATGAAGTTGCAAGACAACATAATTGGCTTGTTAATCGTGTGGATGAATTAACCAACTTTAAGGAAACCAAAAAAGAATTTCCAGAAAAGAAAGTGGGTACAAAGAAAGCCATTCTACAAGCAGTAGAAGAATTAAAAGAAAAAGAAGGATTACTTCATGAATACGCGGTTCCAAGTACACACGACATTACTGATCATTTAATAAAAGGAACGGAATTTGGAAAATTTACTGCAAATGGATTTCCTACTGCCGAAGAATTCTTTCGTGAAATCGGTGCTTTAGAATGGTTCTTTCATGAGGAATTATTAAAGGTAACCTTAAACGAAGATTTAATAAATGATTTGCAAGAGAATGAATTAGTAGAAAGTCAAAAACAAAACGTAATGTACGGTGTTAGTCGAGAATGTGAAGCTATGCCAACTATGAATTTAACCGTTGTTTCCAGAATTCCAGTTGGACCTCAACCCGTATATGATATTCAAGTGGATGATGTTCATTCGTTTTTAGCGAACGGGATTGTTGCCCATAATTGTATGATTAGTCACGGAGCTTCCCGATTTAATAAAGAAAGACTTTATGATGTCTCTGATAAATATTCTGTTTATGTTTGTAAAAAATGCGGATTGATTGCCTCTTACAATGATCAAATGAATATTCATCTTTGTCGTAATTGTGATAACCGTACTGATTTTGCATATGTGGAAATTCCTTATGCTTGTAAACTCTTATTTCAAGAATTAACGACTATGAATATTTCACCACGTATCATCACCTAACTAAATAGAAACATATAGACCATTATAGTGGAGTATCTTATAACAGTCGTCGTATGTATACATAAGCGCGACATTTCTACAATTATATTTTGCAAAGCAGAATATCATTATCTTTTTTCTTTGTAGATACTTACACGAACAGTTAAGTAAATAATATTGAAAGGATTATTTTCTCTTTCTTTTTATCTCTCTCATGATGACATGATTTATAAGATATTTTCTCCCAAGTTTAGTAAATTACATGCTTGAAAATATTGTAGAACGACAGGGTCATATACCCCCTACTAAAATATTTAATATTTTATTATATATTATATATTATATATTATATAGAATGTCCATAGGAATATCAAGATCATCACCAGGAAATTTATATGCACCAAATATTATTTCGATGGGATTTAATTATCCAGGAGTTACTAGACCAATTACCGTTGGTGGTCGACCAGTCCAAGGAGGGGGTATTCGAGGATTTATGCCTCAGAATATCGTAGATGTAGATAAAGATTATGTAGATTATGAACAAATCCGTTTTACTTTAAGACAAGGTTGGAATACAAATTATCAAGCTGAACTTTATGCAAAATTCGGTACTACCAAATCTCCAGTAACTCCATTTCGTGCTGTGACAAATTCAGGCGATTTATTAAGTCGTCGCAATTATTCATGCGGGGGAGGATGCCAAACGTTTCAAAGTCGTCCTGGTTTACATGGATTGAGACAACGTTTCGGAGCCATTCAAAGTTTATGTGATGAAACGAATTTACCACCAGCATCATGTAATGTGAAATACGTATATGATAGTTCGGATTATACGACTTATGTTAAACAACGAGCTACCGCACGTAATTATAATGATATTTCTTATGGTGGAGATGATAATAATGCAAGTCAAAGTGTTTTAAGACAAATTAAACGTTTTTAAACGGATGAAGATTTACACCTTTGGACAATTAAAACGCCGACCAGTCGGCGGATTATCAGTCACAAAGGCAACGGTTCCTAGGCTATTTAAATAGCCGAAGGTGTAAAATGGGACATGCCTCTTTATAAAGATTATTTTTTATTCATATCCGCTTTTTATAAAAGTGGATATATATAGATATGACACAATACGACGATATTATTGTAACACCAAATTATGGACCGTTAAGCCATCAATATCCTTGTGCAATGCCACCACATAATTTAGGAACATTACCAGGTGTTCATCCTAATCCGCCACAGTTTTATTCACAACAAGAACCTGTATACGCAGATCAATTTGTCAATTCAAGACATATTTATGCAAGAACTGCTAGAAGTGTTCAGACTTATGCTTTAGAGAGAAGAAACGCCATTCAATCACCCATCAACTCTTTTTATTCTTTTTCCGGACAACGTCATTACCCTGTTTCTACACATATGAATTACATTGCTCCTATGGATACTTCTCTTTATATTAATCGTAAAAAAGCAATTGCGGTTGGTAAAAGTTCTTATAAACAAGGACTTCCAGCAGAAGCACCTTATACAACTAAAAATTATTACCCTAGTGGTGTTCGTACAAGTATTCGCCGCGTACGATCGGGGGGTTGTGTTGCTCCAAAGAAAAAAGGAGCGATCGAGAATAACAGTTTAAGAAATGGACAAGTATGTGCTTGGGGATCTTTACCCAGACAAAATTATTAGTTTATCACATAAAAATGTATAAATTAAATGTATAAATTAAATGTATAAAATTTTATAAATATATAATTTTGTAAATAATATATTTATATATATATACTAAAATGCTATTTACAGCTACCGAAATAGGTTATTTTGAACTATTAAAAAATGGTATATTAGTTACCGCAACTGCATCTGCATCCTCAACTTCTAATATTAGTCAAGAAGATGCATCACAACAAGCAAAAATTTTAGCTAATAATTTAGCTGAACAACAAGCAAATTATGACTATAGTATTATTAATCAATCCAAAGATGTCACCGTTGAATATTTAGAAAAAAAAGGCACAACTGGAGTAACTGGAGTAACTGGAGTAACTGGTGCAACTGGCGCAACTGGAGCAACTGGTGCAACTGGAGTAACTGGAGTAACTGGAGTAACTGGTGCAACTGGCGCAACAGGTAGAACAGGTGCAACTGGCGCAACTGGATCCACAGGAGTAACTGGATCCACAGGACCAACAGGAGTAACTGGAGTAACAGGTGCAACAGGTGCAACTGGTGCAACTGGCGCAACTGGAGCAACTGGTGCAACTGGTGCAACTGGAGTAACTGGCGCAACTGGAGCAACTGGAGCAACTGGCGCAACAGGTAGAACAGGTGCAACTGGCGCAACTGGATCCACAGGAGTAACTGGATCCACAGGACCAACAGGAGTAACTGGATCCACAGGACCAACAGGTGCAACAGGTGCAACTGGTGCAACTGGAGCAACTGGCGCAACTGGAGCAACAGGTAGAACAGGTGCAACTGGCGCAACTGGATCCACAGGACCAACAGGAGTAACTGGATCCACAGGACCAACTGGCGCAACTGGATCCACAGGACCAACAGGACCAACAGGTGCAACTGGCGCAACTGGAGCAACTGGCGCAACTGGAGCAACTGGAGCAACTGGAGTAACTGGAGTAACTGGAGCAACAGGTGCAACTGGAGCAACAGGAGCAACTGGAGCAACTGGTAGAATAGGAGCAACTGGAGAAGCTGGAAGTAAAACTGCTGTTATTAATCAATCGGTATCTGGTTACACAAATTTAAAAGATAGTATTTATTATAAAAAGTCTACCGTAATTAAAGATACACAGGTTTTAGCTAACTTAGATAATAGTACACAATTTAAACAAATTTATACTTTTGGATATTCCATTCCAAATAAATGGGTGGCTGCGGGTAGTGGAAGAAATAGTCTTGCCTATTCTTCTGATGGAATTACATGGAATGGATTAGGAACATCTATTTTTACTAATTCTGCGATTGGTGTTGCATGGAATGGTTCAAAGTGGGTAGCAACAGGTAGTGGAACAAATAGTCTTGCCTATTCTTCTGATGGAATTACTTGGACTGGACTAGGATCATCTACATTTTCTACTAATGCACATAGTGTTGTATGGAATGGTACAAGGTGGGTAGCAACAGGTACTGGAACAAATACCCTCGCTTACTCTTCTGATGGAATTACTTGGACTGGACTAGGATCATCTATATTTTCTTCTAGTGGTAGAGGTGTTGCATGGAATGGTTTAAAGTGGATTGCCGTTGGACAAGGAACAAATACAATCGCTTACTCTTCTGATGGAATTAAATGGACTGGACTAGGATCATCTATATTTTCTACTTATGGGTATGGTGTCGAATGGAATGGTGAAAAATGGGTTGCTGGTGGTGAAGGAATAAATAGTCTTGCATATTCTTCTGATGGAATTACTTGGACTGGATTAGGAACTTCTACATTTTCTATTAATGGGAATGATATTGCATGGAATGGTACAATGTGGGTAGCGCTAGGGGATGGAACAGCAAATACCATGGCTTACTCTTATGATGGAATTACATGGTATGGATTAGGAACCTCTACATTCTCTAGTTATGGAAATAGTGCTGCATGGAATGGTACAAGGTGGGTAGCAACCGGTAGTGGAACAAATAGTCTTGCTTATTCTTCTAATGGAATTACATGGACTGGATTAGGAACCTCTACATTCTCTAGTAATGGGAATTATGTTGCATATAATAATCTTCGTCAAAATCAAATTATCTTTCCTAGTAATTTAATTATAGCAACAGGCTCTACTAACAATACCCTCGCTTACTCTTATGATGGAATTACATGGACAGGATTAGGAACCTCTACATTTTCTGAATATGCGAGCGGTGTTGCATCAAATGGTGAAAAATGGGTTGCTGGGGGTAAAGGAACAAATACTCTTGCTTATTCTTATGATGGAATTACATGGATTGGAGCATCAAATAATGCTTTTACTGAGAAAGTCTCACGTATTGCAGTGAATGATGAAAAATGGGTGGCTGTAGGTAGAACACCAAATAGTATTGCCTATTCTTATGATGGAATTACATGGACTGGATCAGGATCATCTATATTTCAAAATAATGGTCTGGGGGTTGCTTGGGGGGATACAAAATGGGTAGCTTGTGGACAACAAGGTAATACACTCGCTTACTCTTATGATGGAATTACATGGACAGGATTAGGAAGTTCTATATTTACTGAATATTGTCAGAATGCTCTATGGAATGGTACAATGTGGGTAGCGCTAGGTGATGGAACAGCAAATACCATGGCTTACTCTTATGATGGAATTACATGGCTAGGATTAGGAAGTTCTATATTTACTGGCAATGGAAACAGTGCTGCATGGAATGGTACAAGGTGGGTAGCCGTTGGACAAGGAACAAATAGTCTTGCCTATTCTTCTAATGGAATTACATGGACTGGATTAGGAACATCTATTTTTACTAATGCGATTGGTGTTGCATGGAATGGTACAAGGTTTATTGCTGGAGGTAATGGAACAAATACCCTCGCTTACTCTTCTGATGGAATTACATGGACAGGATTAGGAACCTCTACATTTTCTAATTCTGGGAGTAATCCTGGATGGAATGGAAATAAACTAGGATATGTAAATATACAACAACCTACTATAGCACTAGGTAATGGAATTAATTCTATTGCTTATTCACCTGATGGAATTACATGGACAGGATTAGGAACCTCTACATTTTCTACTGGTGTAAGTGCTGCATGGAATGGTACAAGGTGGGTAGCCGTTGGACAAGGAAATAATAGTCTCGCTTACTCTTATGATGGAATTACATGGACAGGATTAGGAACCTCTACATTTTCTAGTAATGCGTATGGTGTTGCATGGAATGGTACAAGGTGGGTAGCAGTAGGTGGTAATAATAATACCATCGCTTACTCTTCTGATGGAATTACTTGGACTGGACTAGGATCATCTACATTTTCTACTGGTAGTGGTGTTGCATGGAATGGTACAAGGTGGGTAGCAACAGGTAATGGAACAAATACCCTCGCTTACTCTTCTGATGGAATTACATGGACTGGAATAGGAACATCTACATTTTCTAGTTTTGGTCTGGGTGTTGCATGGAGTGGTAAAAGGTGGGTAGCCGTTGGACAAGGAAATAATACCATCGCTTACTCTTCTGATGGAATTACATGGAATGGAGTAGGAAGTTCTATATTTTCTACTTATGGGTATGGTGTTGCATGGAATGGTACAAGGTGGGTTGCCGTTGGACAAGGAACTAATAGTCTTGCCTATTCTTCTGATGGAATTACATGGATAGGATTAGGAACCTCTACATTTTCTGTTGGTAGAGGTGTTGCATGGAATGGTACAAGGTGGGTTGCCGTTGGAGAAGGAACTAATATAATTGCTTATTCTTCTGATGGAATTACCTGGACTGGACTAGGATCATCTACATTTTCTACTGGTAGAGGTGTTGCAGGTAATCCAAAAATAGGTGCTACCATTGTTCCATCTCAATTAGTATTAAATAATAAGAATGGTATCAATTTAACAAATCAATTAGATATTGTATCTGATACTTATTTTAATGGAGGTTATACTAATCTAACAGTCACTGTTGAAAGTAGTGATTTATAATTCATTCTTTTTACAATTTTGCACTTCTTTACTACGTTACTACGTTATGAAATATGCAGTAACTGTTATATTTATGACATGTAAATATAAATATATAATTGATTAGATCTTTTAACTTGTTATGAATTAAATTCTCCTAATAATATATATAAATGATGACAGATACTTACCAAACAAAATATCCGAACCCTCGTTTGGATTACATGGAACGCGGAACAAATGTACCAATGTCTTCTCCTTTTGTTATGAAAAATGAATATCCTACACGAACAAATGAAAAATCGATGGAAGAAGGAAAAGGGTTTTACTCATTAAATCGTGCTTCTTCTCCTTATTTATCTTCTCCTTCTGCTATTCCAGAACCTTCAAGTAATCCAACTTTTTGGCAGAAGATTAAAGGAGCCGTTGGTTTAGGAGGAAAAAGAAAAACCAAGAAAAATAAAACCAAGAAAAATAAAACCAAAAAAACGAACAAAACCAAAAAAACGAACAAAACCAAAAAAACGAACAAGAAAACGAACAAAAAAATAAAACGTAAATATGGAACTAGAAAAAAAAGGGGTGGAGGTGTAAATATTGTAAATCCTTATGAACCACCTATGGATTTTGCACCTATTCAAGGTATTCCAACCGCTCAACCTCATCATTATGTTGGTTAAATCATATAATTATCGAATAATTACATCTTTATACATGTCATTATTTTTCATATTGTTTTCATAAATAAAAATAAATTGTTCAATTGTATAAAATTGAATATACGCTATATTCAAGAGGGTATATATGAATTTTGAATATTCAAAAACAAAAAAACAAAAACAAGAAATGATTAAAAAAAATATAGTGAAAAAACATCAAATTACAAATCAGTTAAATACTAGTAATTTATTGCTTAAAAATAATCCATCGAATTCATCAGAACATTTAGACTTATTTAGCAATCTACTCGACGGTTCGAACGATGAACCATCTAATTTAAACGAAGAAAATACTGTAATGTTTTCAATTAAAAATATTAATATGGATTCAGAACAATCAATACATTTTAGTAATATCGAAGGTTCCAATCATGTACCATTAAATTATAATGATACGAGTAGCGTAAATGTATTATTTAACAATTCATCATTCTCAAATGATACACAACATTTACCTTTATCCATAATAAATCACAGAGAAGTAGACAGGCGAAAACCTCAAATGGGACAAACTCCGAATGAATTCTCCTTTGGAAATATCAATAACTTTTCAAATGGGATAGGATCTGTTCCAATTGAAAATTTCAATGGTATAAACTCAATTATAAAAATAAATAAAACAACAAAAAATAATCCATCCAATCCATCCTTAAATATAGGACATAAAATTAAGGTAATTAATATTTATCAAACAAATTACATGAATGGAAATGCACAAGGGTTAGGTGATTTTTTAAGAGGAAGTTATTATTTGATGCAATTTTGTGAAAAACATAATTATCTTTATCAAATTGATTTGTCGAGACATCTATTGTGTCATTTTCTTAAAAAATTGCATACTCATGAAAACAAACAACGTGGTAATCTAAGTAATGTTTATAAATTTGATAATATCAATTCAGAATTTTTAATTGGAGAGAAAAACGAAATTCAATTTAAAATCAGTAATAATTACAAATTGTTTGAAAAATTTTTAAAAAATCAAAAAATAATGAATGACACAATTACTCTTTATACAAACTCATTTCCGATTTTACCTATCAAAATGGAAGATAAAAAATATATGAGATCCATTTTAGAACCAACTGATGAAATAATAGAAACCTCGAAAAAAATTCTTGAAAGAATAAATTTAGTAAATAAACCATTTACTATTATTCACATTCGATATGGAGACGATTATTTAATACATAATGAAAAAAAATTTAATCTAGAGAATTTAGAAAAGTTAAAATCAGAAATAAATGATTTGCCAAAATCGGAAAATTATTTACTTTTGGCAGACAATAATCCCGTTAAGCGTTATATTATTAATCAGTTTCCTTTTATAAAAACATTTTTTAAAGAAATCTCACATTCTGGTGAAAAAGTAAATGAAATAAATAAAATTAAAAATACAATGATAGAATTTTATTTAATGTCTTATTCTAAAAAAATTCTTAATTATTCTTCTTATTTACATGGTTCTGGATTTAGTAAATGGTGTGCAGTTACCTATGATATTCCTTATAGATCGAAATACATTAATTAGTCTTAAGAAATAGGTCTCGTGTAATAAAAATAAATAAAAATAAATAATTAAATAAAATAAAATAAAGAGATCAAATTATATTATATACATTCATTATCTAAAATCAACCAATATTCCACATAAATATGGCTTTACAAAAAGAATACTTTGAATTAACTGAAAAGTATATTCAAGATTATGGTGAAAAAACTATTTTATTAATGCAAGTAGGTGCTTTTTTTGAAGTATATGGTATTAAAAATAAATTAAATAGTGAAATTACAGGAAGTAGAATTCATGACTTTGGATTAATTTGTGAATTGGCAATCGTAGATAAAAATGTATGTGTTGGTTTATCCAAAGGTTCGATCATAGTTATGGCTGGATTTAAAGACATACAAATTGAAAAATATATTAAAAAATTACAATCCGCTGGATTTACAACCGTTGTTTATACTCAAGATGAAAATATGAAAAATACAAAACGTAGTTTAAATGCGATCGTTTCGCCTGGTACTTATTTTTCCAACGATTCTACAAAACTAACAAATAATACGACTTGTATTTGGATTGAACATATTCGTAATAGTCTTATTATAAAAGGTAATTATGTAGTTGTTGGAATTGCAAACGTGGATATTTATACTGGGAAAACATCCATTTTTCAATATCAAGAAAGTTACATTCATAATCCCACTACCTATGATGAATTAGAACGATTTATTTCTATTTATCAACCAAGTGAGGTTATTTTTCTCTCCAATTTACCAAAAAAGGAAATCGAAGATATTATACAATTCACCAATATTCATTCCAAATCAATCCATACCATTCTTTTGAATTCAAACGAAGAAGAAAAAGGTTCAACAAATAATTCATCCAAGTCGATTTTTTATGAAAAAGCTAAAAATTGTGAAAAACAAGTCTATCAAAAGGAAATATTGAGTAGGTTTTATAAAACCTCTTTTGAGGTTTTTATGCAAAATTTTTATGATTATCATATTGCTTCCCAATCCTTTTGTTTTTTATTGGATTTTATTTATCAACATAATCCCCATTTAATTCGTAAATTGGATGAACCACTTTTTGAAAATAAATCTCAACGACTAATTTTAGCGAACCATACACTTAAACAATTGAATATGATCGATGATCATCAATATCAAGGCGTATATTCTTCTGTTTTAAAAATGTTAAATAAATGTCAAACACCAATGGGAAAACGTAAATTTGCCTATCAACTATTAAATCCTACCAAAGATCCATCTTTTTTAAAAAGAGAATATTCCATCATCGAACATTTTCTCGTTTCTAGCACCTCCGGATCGAATTATGAAATCTCTTATTCAAAATTAGCCGAAATTAAAGATTTATCAAAATGGGAACGTCAAGTATTTTTAAAAAAAATAACGCCAAAAAATTTCTCTCAATTATATAAAAACTTAGTTTTATCAAAGTCGATTTATGAAAATATTTTACAAGAAGATAAAAAGACAAATGACGCTTTTTTGAATTATCTTTCTTTCTATGAACCACAAATCGATAAAGTTGGATTATATTGTGAAAAGATAACCGAATTTATTGAAAAACATTTGATTTTAGAGGAAGCTGCAGAATTAGATACCTTAACTTCTTTTGAAACGAATTTTATTTGTAAAGGGATTGATCAAGAACTAGATGGTAAAAATGAAGAATTATTGGAGTCGTTGGATAAATTGGAATCTATACGCATTTTTTTAAATCAGTTAATTGAGAGAAAAGAAAAAGGAAAATCTGTGTCAACTTCCGAATATGTAAAAATCCATGAAACTGAAAAAAACCATTTTAGTTTGATTTCCACCAATCGTCGGTGTAAATTTATGGATATTGGGTTAACCGATCTTTTATCGGTAACTAAAAATCCAATTCAAATATTAGAATATAAAAGTAGTTTTGATGGTGGAACAAAAACATTTGAATTTTCAATCTCGTCAAATTCTGGTTCATTCTCCTTTTTAAAACAAAGTGCAGCGAATTGTTTTATTCAAAATCCGCAAATCCTGCATTTGTGTAAAACGATTTCTCTCTTAAAAGGTACAATGAAAGAAATGATTACTTCGGTTTACCAGAAATTTCTATTTTCTTTTGAAGAATATAAACTATTTTTAGAAACAATCATTCAATTTGTCACGTTATTTGATGTTAGTTATACAAAAGCATGGTTGGCAAATAAATATCATTATTGTAAACCACATATCGTAGAATCTGAAAAATCGTTTGTTCAGTGTAAAGGATTACGACATATTTTAGTAGAACAATTGAATGTAGAAGAAATTTACGTGACAAATGATATTCTTTTAGGAAAGGGGGATATGGACGGTATTCTTTTATATGGAACAAATGCGGTAGGAAAAACGTGTTTTATAAAAGCACTTGGGATATGTGTCATCATGGCGCAAGCTGGACTATATGTTCCTTGCAGCGAATTTATTTATCAACCTTATACTTATTTATTTACTCGTATTTTGGGTAATGATAATTTATTTAAGGGATTATCTACTTTTGCTGTTGAAATGAGTGAATTAAGAACCATTCTACGATTAGCAGATTCGAATAGTTTGGTTTTAGGGGATGAATTATGTTCAGGAACAGAGAATATTTCGGCAATTAGTATTTTTATGGCAGGGATCCTTCGACTATATGAAAAAAGAAGTAGTTTTATTTTTGCCACACATTTACATGAAATTGTGAATTATGATGAAATTCGCGAAATGACACGATTAGGGTTACGTCATATGTCGGTGGTTTATGATAAAGTAACGGGTGGTCTTATCTATGATCGAAAATTAAAGGACGGTCATGGAAGTAGTTTATATGGGTTAGAAGTATGTAAATCATTGAGTTTACCCGAAGATTTTTTAAATCGTGCTTTTCAAATAAGGATGAAATATTATCCAGAAACAGGGAGTTTACTTTCTCTCAAACCTTCGCATTACAATGTAAAAAAAATAATTGGAGGATTATGTGAAAATTGTGGAATTGAGAGAAGTATGGAAGTGCATCATTTATTACATCAGGTGGAAGCAGATAAAGATGGATTTATATTGAACCGAGAGAAAGGATTATTCATTCATAAAAATCACCCAGCGAATTTAATGTCATTATGTGAAAAATGTCATCTAGAAATACACCGTTGTAGTTAACAGATCCGAAGTTTAATTACTTTAGATACAAATAATGGAATTCTTTTATTTACATTTAATATTATCATTCCTTTTACGTTTGTACAAATAATATATAAAATAATATAATATATTGTATTATATATTATGTCATTAAATAAAACACTTATTGGTAAAAATAATATTTTGTTTTTAACAAATGATTCTGCAGAAGAATTAAAAGTTCATTGTGATAATTTACTCAAAGTTTCGGATTTAACTCTATCCCGCTATAATTTTAAAAATTTTATTTTATTTGTTTATCCCGATAAGTCCTTAATCTACAAGGATTATTTACCGGATGAATATGAATGTAAATATCGTCCAGCATTCGATGTTTACAAGAATAAATTTAAAAATAATATGCATGATTTATATGAAATACTTAAAAATGAAACTGATGTATATTATAAAACGGATACGCACATAAATATTAAAGGAAATTATATCGTGTATAACTATTTTATTGAGGTCATCAATTCACAATTAAAATTAAATATTATTCCAAAAAAAATAGAATTAGATGTTAAAACATGCGAATTAAGAACATTGCCTTATGGGATAGGTGATTTAACTTGGGAAACAAATTTAGGAAAACAAGAATTAAATAATATGAATGATAATTATTATTTTAGTAAAGATCTTGTTTGTTTTTATAATATTCATATCATCGAAAATGAAAGTAATATTCGATTTTTGAATTATCAATTAGATGATGAGACTAAATTATTAGAAGGTAAAAATGCGGATTGGATCATTATTTCGGAATATATCATTTATGTTAAGAATACGGAGAAGGTTCCTTTAAAAATCATTATTTTTTACGATAGTTTTTTACTGAACACATTATCTTTGTATTTTGATTTATTCAATGAAATTTATTTTATAAAAAGTGTTTATTCAAATGATCTAATAAAATTAATTAATCCTGATTATGTGTTTGAATTTAGGTTAGAAAGATTTTTATTTTAATTCTTTACGCCTTTGAGCAATGGTGAAAAGGTGTAAAGATAGAGATAAATTATCTGTTAGTTTCATTATAAAATAAAAAATTGATTTGTATTCGATTTATCTGGGTGTCATGAAACATATTTAAAAATGATGAAGAAAAATATCGCAAAAGGTTGGATCTACTGTTTATCCAATCAAGCAATGTCAAACATCTATAAAATTGGTTATACTGAGTTTTTAGAAAAAAGGATATCGGATCTTCAAAAAAGCGGGGTTCCTTATCCTTTTCAGATTGAATTTGCAAAAAAAGTAGTAAATCCATTTGAAAAAGAGCAAAAAATACATGAAATTCTCAAAAAAGAGCGAATTACAAAAAATAGAGAGTTTTTCAAAACAGAATTGTCGGATATTCAAAAATTATTTGAATTAGTTGATGGATTATGGTATGACGGTAATATCGATAAAACAATCGGTAAATATGTATGTAAGAATTTTAACAATACTCCTTATTATGGGATTGTTTTTAACACAACGATTGTTAAAAATAATAAAACAAATAATTATGAAAAAGTGTGTTGTATTATTTATGAAGATAACGATCGTGAGGACATGTATATAAATGAGTTTCATGAATTTCAATGTAATTCTGAAAAAATTCCTGTTGAAATTTTAGAAAAATTAACAAAACGTCCTATTTGTATCAAGGAAGAAAAGAAAAAGGAAAAAGGAAAAAGGAAAAAGGAAATAGATATTGTAATAAAATAATTCTAGGAAAATTGATTTATTTCAATATATCTTTTAAAACTATATAAAAATAATACCATAGTATAATATATTTCACTTTAAAAATGATTATTCCTATTAAATGTTTTACTTGCGGTATGGTATTAGCAGATAAATATCGTTATTATTTAACAGAAGTGCGTCGTAAAAAATTGACACAATCCATTGATCTAGAAAAAGTCATGTATTTAACCAAAGATGTTCATGAAAAAACAATTGAAGGTGAAGTGATGGATGATTTAGGATTAACAAAGATGTGTTGTCGAAGACATATATTAAGTCATGTGGATATTTAATTTTGTCTTGTCTTTGTCTTGTCCTTGTCTATGTAAATCCGTACCTTAAAAATATAATATATATATAATTTATATGAACCATTATACAAAATCTAGAAAATTAAAGATAAAAAGTAAAAAAAGAAATCATTCTACAACTAAAAAAAAGGGGAAAAAAATATGTAAACATGATTGTAGAACTAAAGATTGTGGTCATACTCCTTTTTTATATGGAGGGGTCTCTCAAAAATTAGATGATTTAGGACAAGATCTAGCTTATACTGGAAAACCAATTGCGTATGTTTCACCAAATCCTCATTTTGCGTATACTGGAAAAGGTGGAAAAGGTAATAATTATGCAGTTAGTAACGCAGGTAGTAACGCAGTTAGTAACGCAGTTAGTAATGCAAATTATAATTTATCGAATGCATATCCAATTGTAAATAACCAATATGTCCCTGGAAATCCAACCGTAAATTGGTTGAATTCAAATACGATGAGTGGTGGTAAGCGAAGTGGTAGTTATAAGCGAAGTGGTAGTTATAAGCGAAGTGGTAGTTATAAGCGAAGTGGTAGTTATAAGCGAAGTGGTGGTAAGCGAAAAGGATTGAAACAAAAAAAAAATGGTGGTTATCCAACAAATAAACCACCACCACCACCACCACCTACCAATGATACAGATACATCCATAGCCCCCAAACCTCCAGCACCTCCAGTACCTTCAGGTCCTAAAACACCACGTTCTATTTCACTCGGTGGTAGTTGCGGTTGTTCAAATAATATTCCACTCATGAAAGGAGGATGCGGACAATGTGCATTATCACAAAAAGGAGGAAACGGCTTTTACAAAAATCCATTACCTTATCCAAATGGATTAGTAGGAACTGCATGGACCCCTAAAATTAGTTCTTGGCCAGGGGTAAATGGGGTAAGTGGAGATAGTAACTATTATCCGTTAAATACCTATTCACCGGTAGATATTTCAAGAGAAATGATTGCTACTGGTGCGTCTAGTCCATTTATTAGTGGTGGTAAAAAAAAACAAACCAGAAAAAAACATCATGGTGGAAATTGGTCAAATTCTTTTGGACAAGATTTTATTAATTTAGGAAGAACTGGATTTTATAATATGAATTCCGCCTATCATAGTTTGAATGGATTACCCCAACCGGTCAATCCTTTACCTTGGAAAGATCAATTAATTAGTCGTTAAAATATTTTATTTCATTTCATTTTATTTTATTTTATTTTATTTGGTTATTATAAATGAACTCTTTTTTTGGATCTCTATCTAAAACTCATGTAGGTCGCAAAAATTATACTACCAAGAAAGGTGATAAAGTTTATCATCGTAAAGGACATTATGTAAAAAAAACACATCGTCCTTATGGTTTTCACAAGGGAACTATGTCAAAAACTCGTAAAGGAAGAATGAACTTTACTACAAAAAAAGGAAGTAAAGTATTTCATCGTAAAGGACATTACGTTCGTAAATCACGTAAACCATATCAATAAACGTGATTTTTCTTCTTATTATTTTTTTTATTTTCAATTCAATTTATATAATGATTGAATTAAAATTGTAAAAATGTAAAATGTAAAATGTAAAATGTAAAATTGTAAAATGTAAAATTGTAAAATGTAAAATTGTAAAATTGTAAAATGTAAAATGTAAAATGTAAAATGTAAAAAATTTTATTTATTTTTATTTTAGGAAAATGAAGTTAAAAAGAAATGATTATTATCACTTTTTTTTCTCGTTCTATTTCATAATGGCTTTCCCTAAAAAATTAAAGGAATTATGTACCCCTGCTTTGGTATATTTCATTATTTCAATTGTTGCAATCGTAATTATGTTATTTCAAAATTTAGGAAATAACCGAAAATATAGTGTTGGTTATTTTTCTTTTCGTGTTCCTAGTACCATTCTTATTTTCATTTTAAAACTTATTTATATTTTATTTTGGACCTGGATTTTGAATTTAATTTGCAAAGATGGACATACTGGTATTTCTTGGTTCCTTGTTTTGTTTCCTTATATTCTTTTCTTTATTCTTATTGGATTGATTATGATGAACCATTAAATCATTATGTTATACATTTTTATTATATAATTTCTGAATAATCTAACCAAAAAGTGTAACAAATATATTTATAGAATTCAAATAAAATTTGAATTCTATATCCTAGATATTTATATTGTTACTTTACATTGTTGTAAACATAATATACTCTTTCTAAAAGTTTGTCTGTTGTAAAATTATTTATAGCAAATTCAAAAGCATTATTTGCGATTTCTAAACTTTTTTCAGGGTTCTTTTTCATCCAATCGACTTTTTCTAATAAATCAGACAAATCCATTTTAACAGGAATATAATGTTTATAGGGTATTAAATCATTATAAAAATACTCTATATAATTTCTATCAACTAACAAAAGGGGTCTTTTTGAAAATAATAACCATTTTAGTCTTCCAGACCAACCATTACCACCAATATCTATTAAATATTTATATTTTATTAATTCTGGCAATGATGAATAATTTGGAATATTGTTATCTATTATTCCATTATTAGGAGAAATATGAAACACATCAAACAAATCTGGATTTGCATCACCTATTTTTTTTAATAATGGTCGAGTATGATATTCAATAACATCTTGTAATGGAGAATAAATATTTCCAAACCATCCAACTTTTTCTATCGTTGGTTCTTTATTTGATTCTAAAATAATTTGATTTTTAGTATCTTCAAAGGAATAAATACTTGCAGAAGGCCAATTGTAAAAAAAACAATCTGGTCCACAATATTTTTTTAAATTCGGATTATTTTTATTATAACACATCGAATATTGTTTATGGTTCTCATCTTCATTTCCTCGATCATGACAATTGAAATTAATATATTTAATATTTTCATCTGAATAAATTTCAGAACATCTATTAAAAAAATATATTAATGCATTTTCTCTTTCACCCATTTTATTAGATTTACATTTAAAAATATAAAATAAAACGAATTTTATGATTTTAGTGAAAATCGTATAAATATCTTTATACAATTTTTATAAAAAGTAATAAGGTATTTTTTTTTAATAAGATATTATAATGGAAACGATCAATAATAGTATCAAAGAAAATGATAAAAATAATGAAATTATTTCCCATTTATCTGAAGAAGAAATCATAGAAACACTTCATAACGACAACGACAAAGGCAACGACAAAGGCAACGACAAAGGCAACGAAAACGACGAGAATAATAATTTAGGAGAAAAAGAAGATAATCATCCATTAAATAAAAAAGTAATAAAAAACGGATTTTCCTATGAAAAAGATGGATGGACTTATATGGCAATTCAAGGTGAAGCTTATGAACGTGGTTTTGCTTATGGTAGTTTATGTGCCAATGAATTCAAAGAAGTTCAAAGAATGTTGGAATATTTCATTTATGAAAGCTATGGAATTACCTGGAAAGAAATGTGCGAAGAAGTGAATGAAGATATTTATGATTTAACAAAAGAGAAATTCAATGAATACTTTGAAGAAATGCGTGGAATTGCAGAAGGATGTACCAAGGCTGGAACCGAAACTTCTTTAAAGGAAATTATTGCTTGGAATTTTTACATGTCTATTCCTTATTGGTTATCGGTTCGTTCTGGGAATAGTGCTGGAAAAGAAGGCGGATCAAAAGATCGTTGTAGTGCTTTTATGGCTGTTGGAGATTATACAAAAGATGGAAAAATTGTTGTGGCACATAATTCTTTTACTGATTTTGTAGATGGTCAATATTTCAACGTCGTTCTTAGTATTCAAGTCCCGGAAGGAAAAGGGTATGATATTCTTATGCAAACATGCCCTTGTATGATATGGAGTGGTAGTGATTTTTTTGTTACTTCAAAAGGTATTATTGGTACGGAAACCACCATCGGTGGTTTTTTTCCATATGAACAAAATAATCCAATTGGGTATCGTATTCGTAAAGCGATGCAATATGGCGAAACACTTGATGACTATGAAAAAATATTACTGGAAGGAAATTCAGGAGATTATGCCAATTCCTGGTTATTTGCAGATATAAATACGAATGAAATTATGCGTATTGAATTAGGACTTAAATATCATAATACCGAGAGAAAAACAAACGGGTATTTTATAGGGTTTAATGCTGCATACGATTCTAAAATCCGTAATTTAGAATGTAATGATAGTGGTTTTTATGATACAAGAAGACACCAAGGCGCAAGAAGAGTACGTTTAGGTGAATTAATGGAAGAATACAAAGGTCAATTAGATTTAGAAACAGCCAAAACTATTATTGCTGATCATTATGATGTTTATTTGCGTAAAGAAAATAATCCTTGTTCAAGAACCGTTTGTTCCCATTATGATCTAGATGCACGTGAATACATGTCGGATCCTAGTAGACCTAAACCATTCTCTCCACATGGTGCGGTAGATGGGTGTGTAATTGATACCGTTATGGCTGAAAAAATGAGTTTCATGTGTCGTTTCGGAAATTCATGTGGTATTCCTTTTAACAAAAATGATTTTTGTGATAAAAATATGCAGTGGGATAATTTTCGTCCTTATTTAAATGATCGACCTACCAAGCCTTGGACCGATTTTTCTTTTTCTAAAGTAGAAGTTGAAAAAGGAGAGAAAGAAGAAACTTCTGAAGAAAAAGAAGAAAATACATTAACGAATGTTTCTTTAGAAGAGAAAAAAAATCCTAAAAAGAAAAAAACCAAACGAAACGGAGGAAAAATAATAAAACGTAAAAAAACAATTAAAAAATATCATATGCATAAATAAAATAAATACATTTACATTTTTATGCTATTTTGTATTATCATATTTTCTCTCCTATTTCTTACAAATAACAAATAATAACTTCAAATAATAACTTCAAATAATAAACTTATTCCATATTATTATTTGAGAGTATTATTTAAGGTTATTATTCATGAAACACTTTAGTTTAACAGTTTAAAAATAAAAAAATATATTATATTATGAGTAAAAAAATGCAAGAAAAAGATAAAGATCATTCAGAACAAGAAAAAAAAGAAACATCTGGTATGAATATTATTTCTTGGAAGATAATCGATACCTATTTTAAAAACAATCCGAATAATTTAGTTGCACACCATCTAGAATCTTATAATGATTTTTTCAATAAAGGAATATTCAATATTTTTCGTGAAAATAACCCAATTCGATGGGTAGAGAGAAAAGACGAAAGTAATGAGGAACCCAATGAATGTCTTTTATTTTTAGGAGGAAAAAATGGAACCAAAATTTATTTCGGGAAACCTGTTATTTACGATGAATCCCATGCTCATTATATGTTTCCAAACGATGCTAGACTTCGAAATATGAACTATGGTATCACTATTCATTATGATGTCGATGTCGATTTTATTTATTATACAAGCGGTAGTGGTCCTGGTGCTGGAGAGAAAAAAACGCATTCAATCACTTTGGAAAAAATATATCTTGGTCGATTTCCAATTATGCTTCAAAGTGATCTTTGTATATTGAAAGGATTAACTCCTGAAGTGCGTTTTAATATGGGGGAATGTCGAAATGATTATGGAGGATATTTTATTATTGACGGAAAAGAAAAATGTATTGTCTCTCAAGAAAAATTCGCTGATAATATGTTATATATTCGAAAATTCAAAGAAGATGATATTTATAGTGCAAGTGCAGAAATACGTTCTGTTTCCGAAGACGCTTCTAAACCCATCCGTACAACCGCAGTTCGTATTGTTGCGCCTACCCCTGCTTTAACCAATCGTCAAATCGTAGTTTCTGTTCCAAATGTCCGTAAACCCGTTCCTCTTTTTATTTTAATGCGTGCCTTAGGTATTTATAGCGACAAAGAAATTATTCAAACCTGTTTGTTAGATTTAGAAACAAACGAAACATATATGGATCTTTTTATACCATCCGTCCATGATGCCAATTATATATTTAATCAAGAAACGGCTCTTCGTTATATTGCCTCCTTTACAAAACGTGGTTCGATTGCAGGTGTTTTGGAAATTTTAACCGATTATTTTTTACCACACATTGGTGAAATGAATTTTCTAGAGAAAGCTTATTTTGTTGGTTATATGGTTTTTAGATTATTACGTGTTTATAAAGGAGAAGAACCACCTACGGATCGCGACAATTTTCGTTTTAAACGAATTGAATTATCTGGTACGTTAATCTATGATTTATTTCGCGAGTATTATTTAATTCAACAACGAGGTATTTATACTAAAATAGACAAAGAATATTATTACCATAAAGGAGCATATAAAGAAGATGAATTACAAGAACCTGTGGGAAATAAAAACGTGGGAAATAAAAACGTGGGAAATAAAAAGAAAGAAGAAGGAAATAAATATAAGGATAATTTTATTAGTTTAATCGAATCGAATTTCACGAGTTTTTTCAAAACATTAGACGTTGAAACTGGATTTCGTAAAGCTTTTAAAGGAAATTGGGGATCTCAAGAACATACCAAACGTCTAGGAGTTGTTCAAGATTTAAATCGATTAAGTTGGAATAGTTTTATTTCGCATTTAAGAAAGATTAATTTACCTTTAGATGCTAGTGCAAAAGTTGTAGGACCGCGACTTTTAAACAGTTCCCAGTGGGGATTTATTGATCCTCTTGATACTCCTGATGGTGGAAATATTGGATTACATAAACACATGGCAATTACTACTTATATTACAAGTGGATATTCCTCTTTTCCATTAATCGATTGGTTAAAAAGACATATTTCGATGAAAAGTATTATGGAATGTGATGCGAATTACTTGGCATTAAGTACAAAATTATTTGTCAATGGTAATTGGATTGGAGTAGTAGAAACTCCGATTGAAATTGTCTCTCAATTGCGTTTATATCGTCGTAATGGAATTTTGCCCGTTTTCACAAGTATTTCGTTTGATTATAAAAACAACGAAATTACCATTTATACGGATTCGGGAAGATTAAATCGACCGATTTATTATGTAGAAAAAGGTAATTCAAAAAAGGAAAAGGATCGTGTCAGTTATGACCGCAAAGACGTTACTGAAATGATTAAAGAAGATAAAATTACTTGGCAACAATTAGTTTCAGGAATTAAAAAAAGAGAGACATTTTCGTTCCGAGAAAATCGGATTTATGAAATCGAAGACTTCCAACTACTATCCAATGGTAATAGTGGACCCGAAAATTTGAAAGAAAGTCTTGAAAAAAATGCGGCAGTCATTGATTATATAGATACCGCAGAAGAAGAAAGTGCATTGATTGCCAATCATGTCGATGAATTAGAAAAGAACCGTTTTTATACAAATGTAGAAATTGATCCTTCTCTCCTTTTAGGTGTTATGGGAAACCAAATCATTTATCCAGAAAATAATCCGGTTACGCGTGATGCTTTTTCTTGTGGTCAAAGTAAACAAGCGGTTTCCGTATATCATTCGAATTATCAGACACGCATGGATAAAATGGGAGTTGTTCTCAATTATGGACAAATTCCTTTGATTAAATCCAGATATTTAGAGTATATTAATAATGAACAACAGCCATATGGAGTGAATGCAATTGTTGCCATTATGTCTTATACAGGTTATAATGTAGAAGATGCGATTTTAATCAACGAAGGAGCCGTACAACGCGGTATTTTTCGAACGACTTATTTTTCTACTTATGAAGCGCGTGAAGAAAGTGCGAAAGTATCGGGTCTAGTGAATTCGAAATTCGCAAATATTGAAAAAAATAATGTGGTCGGAATTAAACCTGGGTATGATTATAGTATTTTAGATGATTACGGAATGATCCAAGAAGAAACTGCCTTAAATGATAAAATGGTAATGATTGGTAAAATTACACAGAATTTAGAAGTAAGTGCTGGTACAGGAACAGATGGAGCTGGTGCAGCAATAGCTGGAGCATGGATCGATGCATCAATTACTCCTAAAAAAGGTCAAGTTGGATTTGTTGATAAATCTTTTGTCACTCAAGGCGAAGAAGGTTTCAATATTGCAAAGGTAAGAGTTCGTGAAGAACGTGTTCCAGCCATAGGGGATAAGATGGCTAGTCGTGCTGGACAAAAGGGAACAATCGGTCTTATTATTCCTGAAAGTGATATGCCGTTTACTGCGAACGGAATACGTCCTGATTTGATTATTAATCCACATGCCATTCCATCGCGTATGACAATTGGACAACTTGTGGAATCTTTTTTTGGAAAGGCGTGTGCTATGTACGGAACTTTCGGGGATTGTACTGCTTTTCAAGTAAAAGGATCCAATTATTTTAATTATGGGGATTTATTGGTGGATATGGGATATCATTCCAGTGGAAATGAAATTCTGTATAATGGTATGACAGGAGAACAATTGCAAGCCGATATTTTTATGGGACCTACTTATTACATGCGTTTGAAACATATGGTGAAAGATAAAATCAATTATCGTGCAAGAGGACCACGAACCCAATTAACAAGACAAACGGTTCAAGGACGTGCAAATGATGGTGGATTACGTATTGGTGAAATGGAACGTGACGGAATATTGGCACATGGCGCATCGTATTTTTTAAACGAATCTTTTATGGTTCGTGGAGATGAATATTATATGGCAGTATGTAATAAAACGGGTGCAATTGCAATTTATAATGATGCACAGAATATTTTCTTAAGTCCTTTTATTGACGGACCTATTCATTTTCATTCTAATCCAGATGGAACGATGAATATTAAAAACATCAGTAGATTTGGGCGTTCGTTTAGTTTGTTACGAGTTCCTTATGCATTTAAATTATTAGTTCAGGAATTACAAGCGATGAATATTCAAATGCGTGTTATTACGGAAGATAACATTGATCAGTTATTAAACATGTCTTATTCAGATAATCTGAAAAGAATTGTCAAGCCTGATGCAGCAAATTTGGAAGAAGTCGTCAAAGAATATTCTACAGTGATTAATCGGAAAACAAAAGAATTGAATTTTACTCATAAAGATGACATCCCTGTGGTAAGAGAGAAATACGTAGAAGAGGGTAAACCTGTCATTGAAGAAAACAAAGGTTCGATGTTACAACAATTGATGATGGTAGATAAACGTACTTTGGAAAAACAGTATAATAAATATTTATTGGAGAGAAAATTATTGGAAGAACAAACAGGAGAAAAACAGCCTCTTATTTTACCTATTCAACCTGGGAATGAAATATATATTGAAACTCAGAACCCTGATGGTACAATTAGTGTGAAACCACGTTTCCCAGCTGTATTGAATTATTATTTCAAAATGTTGAGTGATTATAAAAAATACGAACTGTTGATAAAACCCGAGGCAGATCAATTACGTATATTGAATGTTTTGGCGGAACGTGAAAAAGCGAAAGAATTACAACAACCACAAATAGAAAGTCCTGGATATGCTCCTGGAAGTCCTGCATACGCACCTTCCTTTACAAATGAAAGTCCCGGATATGCTCCAGGAAGTCCTGGTTATGCACCTTCCTTTTCAAGTGAAAGTCCTGGAACAATTTTAGAAGAACCGCAAGTAAAATCAAGTATTTTAACGGTTGAAGAACCAAAGAAGGAAGAAATGGAAGAAAAAGAAGAAAAGGAAGAAGAAGATAAACAAACGAATGGTTCTGGCGATAATATAAAAAAAATCATCACCCTTTAGATAAATAACAATTGATTTTTACTTTGTTTGCTTCTTTTTTAGTATCTAAATGTTAAAACTTTAGTAAATCTAAAAAACTGAAACTAAATTAAGATTTTCACTTTTTTATTTTTACTAAAGTTTTAACATTTACTAAAGTTTTAACATTTACTAAAGTTCTAACATTTACTAAAGTTCTAACATTTACTAAAGTTCTAACATTTACCTAAAATATGAACCGTAAAACAATTACTTTTAATTCTACATAATGGACATGTTATATCGTTTGTTTTTGTAACACGACACCAATTTTCTAGACATTTTATTCCATACTGGTGTTGACATTCAACGATAACCATATCTTTTATCATATGGTTTTCAAGACAAATACTGCAATCGTCTTTTGTATCTAAATTAAATATATTTTCATCAACCACTTTATAATTAATTGTTCCGGGGATATTTATATTTGGTCTTGAATGAAGTATGTTCTCATGTTTTATCATATGATCTTTTATTGTGAAATCCCTCTTTCTTGACGATTGATACAAAAGGTGGGTTATATATGGGTTCATTTCTAATACATTCATTTTTTTAGGTTTGAGGTTTTAGTTTTGGGGTTTTATGTTCTCTCTTATTATTGAATAATATAATCATTTATCTTCAGCGTAGTCGGTACATTCAACATTTCAATTTTTTGAAAACTTTTTCAGAAAATTGAATTGGATTTTCAGCAAGAAGTAAACACCATAATTACATAATTACTTAGAAAATGACTACTCCAATGAACTGTGAATGCAAAGTATGTTTAGGAAATGATGATGATTACAATAAAACCACTTTCCCAGTAGTTTGTGCTACCAAAGCAAAATTGGATGAGCATGTTGTAATGTGGCAAGCAGGAACTTATTGCACAATTACTTCTTGCAAAGAGTTTGCACTTAAAACACAAGCACACGAAGATTACATTGCTATATGGCAAGATTGGTTAAATACACAAATAGAAGCAAATGTTCCTGTAAGAAATATCATAAGACATCCTTTTTGTCCTACTGAAAACATTCCTACCGTTGAATGGCTGAAAAATGTCGACAACTTTCATTTGTTACGTTCTTATTTGCTTCTTGATCAGGAGTATACTCTTGATCTTGAGGTAGATGGTAAATATGTGAGCGAAGAAGCAATCATGAAGTATATCTATGGTCTTTATCACTTTGCAACCATAAGAGTTTGTTTCCCTGATCTACAAGGGTTATCATATAATTTAAATAGAGAGATGAAGTTACTCGATATTTATTACGATTGGGATCTTGATGATCGGTTAAAGGCACGAATTCCTGATAATGATTATGACCTCGGGGATATTGAACATCAACAATGGAAACAAAACATTTTGTTTGCTTCTAAACCGGATGAACTTCCACAACTTATTACTCTAAAGATGAAGTAAGTATCCACTTTATCCACTTTTTAAAAAAAGTGGAGCAAAAATACATGTTATTCTAAAAATAAAATATATTTTCATTATCTAGTATTGCATATCTTTTATAAAATTCTTAAATATCCACTTTATCCACTTTATCCACTTTTTAAAAAAAAGTGGAGCAAAAATCCCTTGTTATCCACTTTTTACAACGAAGTAAGAAAAAGTGGAGCAAAAATATCTGTGAGGATCAGGTATTTTTTTATTGAGTTTGTGGGGGTATCCTATTGCATACGGGTGAACGGAAAACACTTCAACTTGTCTTAATAACAAAAAACGTCGACAACCATGATCCAATAATAACCCACATATGATTGATAATATTTCCTCCATTATACACAATCCATCTTAAACATTGACAATGTGGAGTAGTAGTTAAAAACGGTGAAACAATCAAACCCATAAAGGAAACAGGAACACAAAATTTAATATATAAATGGGAAGCAAAATAATGCAATAAAATCCAAATTAAATAAATACCATATAATGATAATGATATTTGTATTATTTTAACGGTCTGACCTATTATATAAATAATGAACAAGTAGGTTTTATTCAAAAAATAGATACAATAAGTATTTTCTGCTTTTTTTGTATTTTCTGCATTTTCTTTTTCAATTGTAGCATCCATTTTTATTTCTCTCGTATTTTTATTTCTATTATGTATTTTGTTTTTATTACGTTTCATATACATAATAAATGAAACGTATTCTTTTTATGTTTTATTAAGGTTATTAAGTTTTCTTTATTTCTTGTAAAATAAAACAATAAAACAACAAACCTATAAATTCATCAATAACTTCTCATACGATTTCATAAATTCAGTCGCATCCATTAATTTCAAAAACTGATCTCGAACTCTACTATTTTTATAATTGTTTATTTTTTCAGGATTTTGGATTAATCTCTTTGTAATATTTATATAGTCTTGTTCAGAATACGCGACGAATTCCGATAAATTACTATTTATTAAAATGGAAGACGTTACATTGTGTGCATGATAATCTTTGTTATATAATGTAACAATCGGGATCGAATTGTAAAGTGCATGACAACTGGTAGTTGTTCCAGAATATGGAAAAGTATCTAATAAAATATCTATTCCAGAAAATAAATTCAAATACCCTTGATCATCCATTCGATTTATCAATAGTAATCTATTTTTATCAACCTTTAATTCTTTTGTATAATAATCCATTCTTTCTTTCATGCCATCAAAAGAATCCAATTTAATTACTAATTGAGTATTTGACGTTTCATTCAATATTTGTCTCCATACATTCAATACATGTTTTGTATTCTTCGATTCTTTATTTAATGATGCTAATATCACCTTATCATTTTTAGTAATGGTTCTTATTTTTCTATTTTCATTTGTAAAATCGGGTTCATACAATAAAAAACAATTTGGCATGCGTAATAATTTCTCTGAATATATTTGTTTCGTTTCCATATGATCAGCTATACAATCGGTAATACGATAATCTATATATGACAATCCAGTTGTATTTGGATAAGCTAAATAAGTGATTTGTATTGGAGCCGGTTTATAAGAAAAGACACCTAATCTGGAATTTACCGTATGACCAGCCAAATCAAATAATATATCTATATCGTAATTATTTATTAACACAGCTACTTCTTTATCGGATTGATTACTGATATCATAACAATGATGAGTATATTTTTTATATTTTTCAGGGATAGATGTGTGATTTCCAAAAATAAATATTTCAAAACGACTGTAATCGTGATTTTTTATAATGGGATAAATAAAATGTTTTACTGGTCCACAAAAAAATTCACTTGAAATATAACCAATACGTATCTTCGATTTATCTTTTAAAGAAAGAACCGGTTTTTTAAAAGTAAAAAATGGATCATATTTCAAGAATTCATTTGTTTTAAAATATCGATCAAAATTTTCTTTATGATCGTAATAAGTATAATCATATAAAGATATATATGTTTGATATACTTTAAATGATAATTCTGGATCTAACTGAAAACTAACAGATAATTCATATCCTTTCTTTGCATATTTAATGGCTTCGAAAATATCACCATTTATATAATATAATTGTGCCAAAAGTATATAATTGGAATATTTATCCATTTTTTCTTCCATGGTACTTGCTTTTTTTTGTGAATAAAAATCTACCACGATTTTCATATATTTCGAACAATCATTATAAAACTGTAAATTCATTTTACTTTTTGCATAATAATTCAAAAAAAAAGGTTCGTTTTTAAATGTTTCTATTTTCTCATCTCCAATTCTCATAACTTGACCGTATTCAAAATGATCAAATAATACTTTAAATAACGATAATACATAATAGGTACTTGTTGGTTCTTTTTTATGCGCCAATTTATACCACATCATCTGTTTTTCGATGGAAACCTTTTCAAATAATTGTCCCATTTTAAAATATAAAAATGCATTTTCCGGATCGATGTTTATTAATTTACTTAGGATGATTTCTTTATTTTCCTTAGTTATACTTTTATCTTCTAATAATTTGGTTCCATTAGAAAATATTTTTGGACATACCTCATCGATATAATTGACATTATTTGAATATTGAAATAAATTAAAAAATTCGTCCATTCTATTTTATTTACAATATGTTGTAGTATCTTTATATATTTATTTACGCAAAACATTATTCTCACTTTAGTGATCAGTAGTCCGTAGTCCGTACAATCAACATTTTATTTTTTGAAAACCTTTTCAGAAAATTGAAATCTTTTTTCAAAATATACCATTATACATCATTCTAAAAGAAATAACTAACTAACTTATTAAACTTTCGTCACTCTTGAAAATGATGCGTGCTGTTTTACAATTATCCAATAACCAAACCATTCTTGAAAATGAAATGTTCATGAATAAACGGGATTTTAAAAAATTTATGAAAATAGAAAATGAAAAGGCAGAAATTAATCAAAAATTTAACGAGGTTTCAAGCAAGTCTCTAGAAAAAACTCAAAAAATTCGAAAAAATAAAAACTCGATGGAAACTTTGGCTGACGTGGTCAAACACATGAATACTGCTAGCTTTACATTTACTGGATCAGTTGGTCAGATTGACGAACAAATCAAAAGCCATAGAAAAAAAATGGCGGATTACCAATTAGAAAAAAATGTGTTAGAAAGAGAAATGTATTCAGAAATAAGAGAACGTAGTGAAATTAAAAAAAAGTTTGATTTTGAAACCTTAACTGCCGTAATGGAGGTAGAAATTTTTGAACATGATATAAAACATAAAAAAAATAAAAAGATAGAAGATAAAGATAAAGACTGGAAAAACTTCTTGAAAAAAGTGCAAAAACTTCCAGATGAGTTATTAAGAACCATACAATCATATTTTACTTATGAAACAAAAGCCGCTATTCTATATGAAAAATATGAACCAATTAAATTATTTCAATCCTTAAATAAACGTTTACTGAATAAGTATATTTATATTATCTATAACAAATACTGCAAAAAGATGCATAACAAATTCTTTAAAGATAAACTAATGGTCATGTGGCAAAGTTTGTATAAAGATCATGGTAAAAGAATTGAAGAAAAAACAATAGGGGTTCCTTCTTTCTCAAAATTAAAAACATTTATTCAGTATTTATTTGTTTTGTTTCAGTATTATAACTATAGCCAATTTTGTTTTGAATTATATCGTGATATTATTATATTACACCTTTAGACATTTAAAACGCCGAGTTTAACGGCATAAAAAAAATAAAAAAATGTAAAATCAATAGTAGGAATTTCACCTACGATGGTCTAACTTTTTCCTGTTCTTCTTTTTTATTGGAACAGGTGAAAGACGAAATTTGGAAACATAATGGTCGTTCTTGTTTTTCTATCCAACAACTTGTTAATTTCATTATGTTTATGGAAGAATTTGCATCTCTTGTTCTAAATACGATTTTTTTGTTTTCGCAACTCACGCAGTTAGAACAGACCAATAATCTAAATACTTTCTTCCTTTCTTTATCTTTGTAATACTCTAAATCTTTATTACAATCGCAACACTTTTTACTTGTATTACATTCATTTATGGTAATTGTATCATACTTTTTATGGATTAGTTTTCTTAATCCTTTATTCATCGTAGGCATAAAATGTTTCATTTGACTACTCCTACTCCAATTACCATAACCAATGAGGATATTTTCACCAAAAGTTTCCTTTATTTTATTCAAAAATGTATCTATACTTTTCTTCCCATAAGAATATTGTCTAAATTTCATTTTTCTCCATACTTCTTTCTTGTAAAATTCAGTTGTTTCCTTGTTTAATTTATCCTTCTCAACGAGATAATTTTTGAAGTTTTCATAATCAACTGATTTACTATTTTGAAACGATAAATGAGTTTCTTTTTCTATAATACCATTTCTTTTTCGTTCTATCAATAAAATCCGTTGATTAGTTTTTGTTTTACTTTCTCGTTTCCTTTGTGGTGCTGTATATTGTAATTTGTTCCCATTTTTATCCATCATATAAACTAATGAACGCTTACCAGGGTCGCAACCTACAATATTTCTATCTTTCAAAGTATCTAATTGTTCTTTTGATAAATCTTCTATATTGTAAAAATCTTGTTCTTGTAAAACAGGAACTCTTGAACCCCATTTTTTATCCTTCAAATCTTTTCTAATAAATAACAAACAACAACTAATTCCATCAGTTTGGATTTGATTATGAAATTGATAATATTTATTCTTGAATATTTTATCTTTCAAATTTATGAAATTAGACCATACTTCATTTTGATTATCTTTTACATTACTCAATAATTCACCTTTTTTCACTTTATTACCTTGATTGTCTTTTTCCGGACAAAATAGGTTTATCAAACTTGCTGTATCTATGATAATATGTTTTGGAATAATATTATTTCTTAATGGTAAAGGTTGGAATAATTTACTTTCTTGTTTTTCCAATACAGAGTTCATATACAACATTCCTTTCAAATATTCAAATGGTCTAACCTTAATATCATAATGAATTGACTTTTTAATTTCATTAGGTAAAATATGAGATAAATGAGTAAGTTTCCAATTAGAAAACATTTCATCCGTTTCATTTAATTCTAATAATTGTTTCTTGAACTGAAATAATATTGCTTTATCTTCTGTAATTTCATTGGTAGTTTTGTTAATAAATCTTAAAAAATGTTGAATAAAATGTTCTTGGAAATTATTATGTAAAGAAGTATGTATTTGTGTTGCTAAATAAGGTAATAAGAAAGTAGTATTTTTCAAATTGGTTTTTTCGTGGTTAAGTAAAGGTTGATATTCGCTTTTGTAAAATGTATCTAATACTTCTAATAATTCAGTATCCTTTCCTTTCTTCCCTCTATTATCACGACTACCTAACGATTTGATACAATACAAAATAAATGTTTCGTCTATCATAGGCAATGAGGAGTTATTTGTATAACAATTCAAAATATACAACCTAATAAATTGATAGGTATGAATAACTAAATCATTCATTTCAAAAACCAAATTGTTTATAACTGGTTGTATTGTATCACGATTTAGAAGAATAGTTTTGAGTGGTATTTTGAAAGTTTTATAGGCAGATTTTTCATTATTCCTAAATTCTTGGAATGTGTCCTTTGGTTTTTTCTTTTTCACCATTCTATATATTTACTAAATATTTTATTTTTATATAGTTTAATTCTTAAATTATATAATTCCTAAATATTTGGATTTTCTAATTTTTCTTTTTCTAATCTTGACTTTTTATTTAAGTATGCTGTTCTCGCCCATTCTTTTTTTTGCTCTTGTATTGGGTTATAAATATAATTTGTTTGTTCCTTGTATTTTTTAACATTTTTTATATGTTTTTCTTTATTTTTTTCATAATAATTTTTGTTTCTTAATAAATATTTATCAAGTTGTTCTTTGGTTTCAAGTAATTCATTTTTAGTTTTTTCTAATTCTGTTTTTAGTATATGTATTTCCTTAATAAGTTCTTCGTTATTCATTAAGGTAATATAATAAATTATTTTTATATAATTTTCACTATATAAAAATCGGCGTTTGAAATGTTAAAAGGTGTAAAAGAATATTTAGACCAACCTGTTGTGTTATCCTTAGGCTGGTAACCCACTTTTTCAAAAAAAATGGAGCAAAAACATCCTTGGTTCCACTTTTTAAAAAAGTGGAGCAAAAACATCCTTGGATGTATTTTTAATATATATCTATTAAATGGTTTTTGCTCTACTTTTTTTAACAATTTATATTGAGATTTTTAATATATATCTATTAAAGAGTTTTTGCTCCACTTTTTACACCTTTGCACATTTAAAACGCCCACTTTGTGGGCAGTTATGAATGGCTTGGAACGGTTACTTTGCACATTTTAAATACGCAAAGGTGTAAAAAAGTGGACATATTATTTAACTTAGAATAAAAACTTAAAGGAAGTCATTATATTATATATTAGAAATGGGAATTTATAGTAATGGTAGTATTTTTGGAATACAAATATATAATTTTAATGATAACGATTTTAGTAATATATTATTTGAAGAAAAATATGATGAAGTAATGAGTTACCATCAAATGAGAGAAGCATATTTATTCTACACAAACTTGAATGATAAAAATGAAATACATTTTAAAATTTATACTGAATGTACTAGTACACTAAACCCATATAATAAGGAAATTTTTATGGAGTGGTATCCGATGTCATTGGATACATTTTTAGAAAAATTCGGAGTTTGAAATATATTTTCATATTTTTATGTATTTTAACAGCGTAATAATGCAAAACTACAAAATGAATTTATATGACGATTTTTTCAAAGAATGGACTGAAATGTTCTTTCAGTATATCTTAGAACATTCCGATAAACCATGGAATTATGGCATGTTAAGTGAAAATCCAAATATCACATGGGATATCGTTCAAGCACATCCCGAAATACCATGGGATATCGTTGAAGCAGATCACGATATCCCATGGAATTATTACTGGTTAAGTGAAAACAAAATGAAAAAATCAAAAGAGTTCTTTATCAGACAAAAACACCAAGAATGGTTTCGAAAAAGTGAATTGTATGAGGATTTGATCGCTAAAGTATGGCATCCGAGTAATATGGAAAGATGGAAATATTATGATACAGATTTATTTGATGATACGGATTTATTTGATTAGTTATCGGGATATGGTGATAGGTTTGATTTCGCAAATAGTTTGGGAGTTCGAACATTTAGTAATAATGGATGCAAATATACTTCTTTAATTCATATGAAAAGTATTTTTGCTTCACTTTTTTTTACACCTTTTTACATTTCAAACGCCGAATTTTACATAGTCAAAACGCTTTTACATATTTTTTTATAAATAAATAATTAATAAATATATATATATATGAGCTTAAATTTAGATTTTAATTCAACAGAATACCAAGGTAAAGAAGAAATAAATTTAATAAATAAACAAATTACTTCTTTACCAGAAAGTATTGGAAATTTAAATAATTTACAAAATTTATTTTTAGACAATAATCAATTAACTTCTTTACCAGAAAGTATTGGAAATTTAAATAATTTACAAGTTTTATCATTAATGAATAATCAATTAACTTCTTTACCAGAAAGTATTGGAAATTTAAATAATTTACAAACTTTATTATTAATGAATAATCAATTAACTTCTTTACCAGAAAGTTTTGGAGATTTAAAGAATTTACAAATTTTATTATTAATAAATAATCAATTAACTTCTTTACCAGAAAGTTTTGGAGATTTAAAGAATTTACAAAGTTTATTATTAATGAATAATCAACTTACTTATTTACCAGAAAGTATTGGAAATTTAGTTAATTTACAAACCTTATTATTAAGTAATAATCAATTAACTTCTTTACCAGAAAGTATTGGAAATTTAGTTAATTTAACAGATTTGACATTACAATATAATCAACTTACTTATTTACCAGAAAGTATTGGAAATTTAAAAAGTTTAGAAGAATTAAATTTAACTAATAATCAATTAACTTCTTTACCAGAAAGTATTGGAAATTTAAAAATAAATCTTCTAAATTTAGAGAATAATCCACAACTTACTTCTTTACCAGAAAGTATTGTAAATTTAAATCCGTTTAGAACGACGACAGTTATGATAATTATTGATTATAATGTTCGTGTACCAGAAATACTAGCAAATTCAAGAAAATTTAATATAGTAAGGCGACCACTACCACGACATCGACCTCAACAAATAAGAATAGATGCAACTCAAATTCATAAAGAATCCGCAAAAATTGATTATGAAAAACTTATTGGTTTTTTAAAAAGTAAAACTGGTAATGTTGAAATCCCTAGTGACCTCAATTATCCAAATTTTATTAAACAATCATTGGTAACTTTTATTAATCATTCAAAAGAATCTGAAGAAGAAAAAAATAAAAAAAAAGAAGGGCTTGAACGAATTATGAATGAAAGATTACGTGGATTGAATTATTCATTAAATTCACCTTTATTGAATCAAACCGTTTTTTATATTTTATTGTATGTTCCTTCACAGCCAGAAGATTTTAAAAATTCTTATGTAGATACGTTTATTAAAGACTGTATTCACGCATACGAGGGTGAGAATGGTATGACTTGTGCTCAAGGAGCATTGGAGAGAATTATTCTTTCTTTACAATCCGCAATTGTAACTTATGGAATAGAAAAAAATCCAGACTATCAAACAATTCTTGATATTATTAATGCAAATCCAGAGAAATTAGTGAGTGAATATATTAGAGATTGGTATAAATTACATAAAACCGGAACAGAAGGCGGATTTACTGATGTTGATACACCTGAATACAGAAGAGTAAATTTAAAGGACTATTTAAAAACGAAGTTACCAGGACAAAGTGACGAGTGGATTGAAGGTAAAATAAAAGATATTGCCGATCATATTGGTTATGATGATGATGATTTTATGTATGGTGGTAGAAGACGACCACGACGAAAAACCAAGAAACTAAGAAAAACAACGAAAACAAAGAAACAAAGGAAAACCAAGAAATTAAGAAAACAAAAGAAAACTAAAAAGAGAAAACCTAAAGTGAAAATGGCTCGAGGACGAACAAAAAAAAATTAAATTACAATGAGACCCCCGCTAAAAAATTTAAATCTTTTTTATTTTTTATATGTTACAGTATACTATAGTTATAAGATTTGCTCCACTTTAAAAAAAAGTGGAAACACTCAATCGTTTTTTGCTCCACTTTTTTTTAAAAAGTGGAAAGAAAATTGATTTTAATAATATTACTTTATAAAAATATAAAGTAATCACCCTATTATATAAAAGTATCAAAGAAAATGTCATCCGCAGCCGCCGCATTATTAAACCAAAACGCAAATAATAGTACTTTTATTAATTCTATTTATACCTCACGAAAAATTGTACTAGAATTAATGGAAGCTCAAGGTTATCAAGTAGAAGATTATTCGCATTTTAGTTTCAACGAACTTACTGCCATGTATCAAAATAAACAATTAGATATTCTTTTAGAAAAAAAAGAGGAAGATCCTTCCACCAAAAGAAAAAATAAAATTTATATTCGATTTTATTTGGGGAAAGTAATTCGTCCTACCAATATCCACGAAATCATAGATGATTTGTATCATGTAGAAGAAATCCTTCAAAAGGAAGATACTTTAATGGTCATTATTAAAGAAGACATGAATGATACGTTAATGAACGAACTCATTCACATTTGGGAAACCGAACAAATCTTTATTGTGGTTCAAAGTATCAAACGATTACAATTCAATATACTGAACCACTCCTTTGTCCCCAAACATATCCTTATGACTTCTTCTGAAATCGACGAAATGATGAATAAGTATAATATTACAAATAAAAACTTGTTACCAGAAATTTCTCGGTTTGATCCAGTTTCTCAAGCCATCTGTTTACGTCCAGATCAAATATGTAAAATTATTCGACCAAGTAAAACGGCAATTGAAGCTCCATATTATCGCTGGTGTGTAAATGTAGCAATTTAAAATAGTATTCGATCTTTGATATAGTATTCGATCCTTGAATAAAAAATATATAATATGTAAAATTATAAATATATTATATATATATTAATTCCAAACAAAATAAAAGAAAATGAAAATGAAATTAAAAAATAATATTTTTGTAGCATTTATGATAATTATTTTTATTGTTATTATTATCATTTTTTTAAATTGTTATCATTTTTTTAATTTGAAAAGAAAGATAAGCATAAATTTAATGTTTTTATTTTATGATATTTATTCATTATTTGGTTTTTATTGGCAACTACAACCACAATACTGTTCCTCCATGAAATATGGGTTTACACCTGTGATGCCTCTAGAATATTATGCGGATTTTAATAAAGCTATTTTTGAACGTATCCCATTAGGAGATAATACCTTAAACAAAAAAGAAATTATAAAAATATGTGATCGAAATTTAAATTGGTTGCAAGAAAATAGAGAAATACGTATTCATCCTACAAAAATCGAAATTTTATATGCAAATACTCCAGATTTTAAAAAAAAGGTGATGACCTATATTAAAAATGATTTTCCGTTTGTAATTCGCGGTATCGAATTAAAATGTTTTACAACCATGCGATTTGATCCTCTCATGAAAATTGCAGGAAACCAAAAGGTATATATGAGTACTACTTCAGAAGAAACTTGTCCAGATAATGTATTTACTGAATTAAAGAATATAAGTGAAAATAAATGCTATCTTACAAATTCTACAAATTTATTTTATTATTATAAAGATTTATTACCAGATACGGACATGAATGTTATTAAAGATATCATCGATGGTTATATGATAAACGACAGTAAACAATTATTTCTAGGTGTTGAAAAGGGAAGTGGAACTGGTTTACATGCCGCATATACAAATAACTTTTTTTTGATGATACAAGGAGAGAAAAAATGGACTTTCTTTCATCCGAACCAATTGGCATTATTATATCCTGATTTTCAAAAGAAGGGTATTTATATGGCATCTCAATCAAGATTTCTAAATATGGATACAGATACCTTTTTAGATAAATTTCCATTAATTCGATATGCCGAAAGATATGAAGTCGAATTACAAGAAAAAGATATATTATATAACCCGATGTCTTGGTTTCACTCGGTATATAATAAAACCGATATTTCAGTTGCTTGTTCAACAAGATGGTCAAGACCTTTTGTACTACCCGATACACATCTATTAAGATATGGAAATATGACTAATCCTGAATTACGAAATTATGTAAAGGACATTTACATAAATCATGGTATATTAGGAATATCACAAATCGATGAACACAAACACATGATTGGAGAAAATAACCCAGATACGATCCCTTATTGGGATAAATATACGAATGATTCTCATAATCTATGTAATACGAATGATAAAGATTGTTCGATTGATTGGCATAATCAAAATCTGAATAAAACATCCATAAAATAGCAACAAAGTAAAATTATACATATTTGTCTAAAAAATATAGATTGAAATTCACAATGATAAAATAAAATAAATATAATTTCCAGATATGATGTATCCATTCCATTTTGCTATAGTTATATAATTTTAAAAATATTACCATCGCCGTTACATAAGTTGGTGTTATTAAACTTGTTATAAAATATCTCATTCTTCTTGAAAGGTTGAATTTATTTGCAATCAGTAAGGAGATCACATTCATGATCCCTAATCCGATGGGTGCTAAAAAGGTATATGAAACATAATCATAATTTATCTTTTTTTTATCAAAACGCGATACCGCAAAAAAAAAAGGTGCAAATACAAAAAAAGATGAACCAATCACAAATGCTCTCAAATATTCGTTATGCATATATTATATATATTATTTATTATTTATTTTCTGTAATATATTATCTGTAATACATTAAAGAAAATAAAAAATATATAAATATATTATGGCAAATCCAGAAACAAATATTCATATTTTAACACCCGAAGACATAAATACAATCGTCGAAGAAGCAATCACCTATAAAAATACGATTGAACAATTAAATAATCAATTAGATCCTATTTTAGAACAGTTTAAGAATGATTATGTTAATTTTCATATGAACCCTGAAAATAATGAATATGAACAAATCTTTCAAACATCCAATTACAATATACAAAATTTAAATAATACTTTTTTTTCTATTAATAACGCAATTCGAGAGAAAAATCAAAATTTAGATAAAAATATGATGCAAATAAATGAAATGATCCAACAAGCTAAAAATGAAAATAATTATTTGAATAAAAAATACGATCGGAGTGGTTCAAAACAAAAAAATTCGATTGGTATGGTGAATGAATACAATCAAATTTATAACCGTGATTATTCATATAACCTTCATTTGTTTCTTGGTGTTATTATTTCTCTCTACATTACCATTCGAATGTTTAGTAATGGAACCATCAATAGTTATCATGAATAGAATAGATAAAGACAGTTGTATTTTAGTAAAATATCCTTATTTTTTTTATTCTTTGCTTTCATAAAAGTAAATGAATTCTTTTTTATCTCATTCAAAATTTACATACAATTTATTTACACCGTTGAGTATTTCAAATAAGCAAAGATGTAATAAACAACCGCACGAAAAAAAATCGAATATTATCTCTAAAGAAATGAATGATTATATTAAAAGAAGTAACGAAGAAAGTATCGATCGTATCGTAAAATATAATAAAAAAATAATTGATTTTTATCCAAAAAAAGAGGAAGCACAAGAAGAATTAAATTTACTTATTCATGAAAAATTACGTAAAATTATGAATACCTACAACAATCCAAAAGTCTCTTTTTTCTCTCTACCATTTATTTATGAAAATAGATATTTACGAAATCATTTCTTTTATGAAAAGATACATTATTATTCTTATTTAGGATTATTTACTGGAGGATTTTTACTTTTCTTTTTAGGTTGGAAGAGAGAAAAGTAAAAACATGGAAACATGGAAAAATGAAAAATATTCTTATATATAAATGAATACAATGAATACACCGAATACAGAAAATACAATGAATACAATGAATACAGAAAATGAATCCAAAGAATCGAATATTTTGAAATTAGAAAGTCTTGTTCAAGAGTATAATTTACTTTTAATAGAATATCAACAAATATATCAAAGTTATTTAAATTCTGTATCCCAATCTGCTGGTAATACAAAAGATTTAGTAACTATTCCAAATACTGTTTTCTGGGGAACAGATGGATTAAGTGAAAGTTCCGTATCAAATATCGACGAGTGTAAAAATTTATGTGTTGCCAATTCTTCTTGTTCAGGTGCTACTTTTGATCCAAAAAATAACTATTGTTGGATAAGATCCGGAGAGGGTTCTATCATACCTTCCAAAACAAATGAAATAACGATTATTCCTAAAACAACAGAATATGTAATGGTATTAAAAACCTTACATTTAAAAATGGAAAGCATCAATGAAGAAATTTTGAAAATGTTTCAGAAATCAGTATTTACAGATTTAGAAACAACAAATCAAATTGCTTCCAATCTATTACGTAAAAATTATAAAAAATTATTAAAAAATCGTAAAATGATTGATGAAAAAATAGCTGAAAATAATGAATTAACTCAAGAAATTAAAGATACAAGTATGTATGTTACCCATAAATATTTGTTTTATTTAGTCTTTTTTTTACTTTTCCTTTTTTTCATTTATTTATTCTTTCGCATGTTTTTTTCGAATGACACATCAAGATCAACAACAACATCAACAAATGTAAAAGAAAATAATTTTATGTTCGGTGGTGGAGGATTTCGTAATTCAATTCATTCATTTAGAAAATATTTACGAGGTCTGTTCAATAAATAAGAATTTTACAATCATAGATAATAAAATAGATTTTTGGTTATACTTTTTTTAAAGATATAAAGTATAGCAACATAATGTTTCAATGGATTTTTGGCGAAAATGAAAATAATGAGAACCAAGATAAAAAGAAAAACCAATCCAACCATAAAAATAAAATGAATAAACCAGATGTTTATACTTTTTCAAATGAACCTACGAATTTACAAAAGAGAGAAAAAAGGAGTTCGCAAATGTATACCAAACATCATTTTCTTACTACTCCAACGTTAAGCCAAGGCGATGAATTTAATAAACTACAAGGAAAAATCAAATCGGGATTAAAAAAGAAGGCTAAATTTGTTACTGAAGGGTTTGGAAGTATGGATACAAATAGTGGTATCAATCAAAATGCAAATACGAATGCAAATACAAATAATAATGATACACTTATCGATGAACATAACAATTTACTTGGACAATTTAAAGATTTACAACAACAGATCGATACAAGAGCCAAGGAAACCGTTCAACGTATCAATCCATCCAATCCTTATTTTAATCAGAATATTGTTTTTTCTACCGGTCATATCGCGTACGTTACCGACAAAGGGATTGTAAAATTATATCCAGACACAATTACATTTAATAATACCAGTGGAAAAAATAATTGTCCGTCGAATGCTCCAATTCCAATCAATCTTGCTTGGGACCCGACTTTCAACTTTTATGGCACAATCATTCCTACTACCCCTCCTTTAATGTCTGGAACTCCAATGAAATCTGGACAAGCATGTGGAAATGAAGATTCGAATGTTTATGTGAATGAAGCGATTGCCAATCCATCAAGTAGTTATTTAGGATGTTATAAAGATAATCTTCAAAGTCCGACGATGCAAATACTAACTAATCCGAATGGATCGCAATTATACAATCAATCCACTTGTTTACAAGCAGCCATTGATAATCGTTCGGATTACTATTCTCTTCAAAATATGGATCCTTCTACTGGATTTGCACAATGCGGACTATCAGACGATTTAAATCAAGCTCAAACGTATGGAGAAGCAATCAACGCATGTAATCAACAAAGTGATGGATATATTTATGGCGGACCTTTACAAAATGCGGTTTATAAAACCCCAACCGCTACTTATCTTGGTACCTATCGGGATCCACAAAATAAATTAATGACACCAATCAATCGTAAAAGTCGAACCTATAATTATAATTCTTGTTACAAAGAAGCAGTTAAATCAGGAAGTCAATATTTTGCATTACATGGAATGAATAGAAAAACACAATTAGCAAGATGTTTTGTCAGTAATGATTTGGATGCATCTACGAAAGCAGGTCGTTCGAATAAAGTAATTCTTGGTAAAGACGGGAAAAAATACGGGGGTCCTTGGACAAATTCCATCTATGAAATTACATCGGAATCGCCTTATTTAGGTTGTTTTAATGATTCTACCACGGCTCCAGCGATGACTGCAGTAAATAACGGTTCTTCTACTTATACCGTGAATTCATGCCAAAAATATGCCCAAGAAAATAATTTTTCTTTCTTTGGATTACAAGGAGTTACAACAACGGGTAATCCTAATCCACAGGCGAAATGTATGGTAAGTAATAGTCTCGATAATATAAAAAAATATGATGTAGCGAAACCTTGTAATCTTGGTCCAGATGGTTTTCAATATGGAAATGTAGGTGTAAATGCTCTTTATCAAGTAACCAAAGGTGGAGATCCAGAGGATATTGGAAAAATAGGTTATCTAGATCAAAATGGTATTTTATCGGAATATCCAGATTCTGCGTCGAAATTATCAACGACCTATACTACTTATACACATTATGATAGTACCGGAAATGATATCCCGAATGCATCTTATGGAAATGCAAGCGATGAAATGTGTCGAGCTACATGTAATAATATGTCCGATTGTTATGGGTATGTTTTTAACAGTTCAAATTCAACTTGTTTTCCAAAAAATTCGGATGTTTATCCAAATAGTGCAAGACAACCTAGTCAAGATGAAACGTTACATATTCGTGATAAAGTATTAACCCCAGGAACCTCTGCTACAAACCGAAATATTTTAAATATTGACTCCAATACCTGGTCAAATTATGTAAATAGTGGAAAAAATGTTCCTGATACGGATTTAAATATTGGAAACTTTTTTGGATTTTCAGATGTAAATCCACTTAAAGAAAGTTTTACCTCTTCTTCTTCTTCATATAGTAATGGGAATCAAACAACCGATCCTGTTCAACAAAATATATTATCGCAATTAGAAGATCGACTAAATTTATTAACCCAGCAAATAAATACAAATATTGCGAATAATAGCAATCGTAATGAAAATGTAAATCAAGAATTTTCTCACCAGAATAGTAATCTTCAAGACTATATGAAGGAGTATAAAGAAATAACAAAAAAATTAAAAGAATATTCTGGCTCGAACGATCGTAATTTAAAAACGATTTTAAAGGAAACGGATATTCTAATGGTTTATAAAAATTATACTTATTTATTGTATGCTTTTTTACTTATTGGAGTTGCCATTCTTGGATTGAAGATCGTTAATTCGAAAAAATAGAAAAAGGGTTATAGTTTTTAAAAGTTTTTATTATTTTATTATTTTTATTGTTTTTTAATCTTTTTATAATTTATATAATTTATAAAAAAATGTCTATTTCTGATAATAATGCACAAATATTGAATGATATTCAATCTTTACAAAATTTGGAACAAGAAATGTTTAGTAATATAGAAGAAAATCCAAATTTAACTCCTGAACAACAAGAACAAATTGTTCAAAAAATAAATCAAATATCACAAATGCGTGTAAGTCTTTACAAAACACTTGGATCATTAAATCAAAGCTATGAACAGCTGCTTTCGAATTCCACTGAAAATTTAAAAGAACAAACCAGAACGATACATATTGTAGAAAAGGAGTTGAATAAATCTAAAAAACGGTTGGACGCAATCGAACAAGAAAAAAATAATCAATTTCGTATGATTGAAATAAATGAATATTATTCACAGCAATATTCAAATCATACCAAAGTATTTAAAATTGTATTAGTGGTATTAATACTATTGATCCTTATTATTTGGTTACGTAATAATGCTTATTTACCCGACTGGATTTTTAGTATCTTATTTTTCTTCATTATTGTTGTCGGATTATTGTATTTGTTGCCAGTTCTTTATTATATGTGGTTACGTGATAATATGAATTATCAAGAATATTATTGGAAGTTTGATGTATCCAATGCACCTAAACCGAATACCAATACAAACGCAAATACAAAAGATCCTTGGGTAATTCCTAAAAGTAATCCTACTTCTTCCATATGTAAAGGACAAGAATGTTGTGATGATTTTTCTACTTATGATATAAGTTTAAATATTTGTGTTCCAAATAGCACGACTACGAATGCAAACACGAATAGCAAAAACAATATGAATACAGATACTTATAGTTTATATGACAGAATTTCAAATGATTTTTCTACAGGTTTCTCAAAAACTTCGAATGGAATAACTCAAGGTATCTCTGGAATTTCTTCTAGTATTTCTAAAATGAACGATTATCCTGAAAGTTTCCAGAATTTAAGTAGTGAAACTTGTTCTGATCCGATTATGGATGCTCTTGCTAGACCTGAATTGGAAAACCGATACAAAAAACCTGATGCTACCATAAATTGGTCTCCTCAGCCTACTACTAGCGGACAACACTTTGTTCAATTTAACGGGTTTTAACAGAGTTTTAGATATTTATAAAATATCAATGTATTATAACAAATGTCAAATTATCCAAATAATAATCAAGAAACAAATAATAATTCTCAAGATAATCAAGAATTAACACAGGAAAAATTAAATAAGGTATTAAACAAATTATCCGAGGTCATGTCATGTAATAGTAAATGGTGTAAAAAACAAAAAGAAAAGGTACTTTTAGAAGAAAAATATTTAAAAGCAAAATTAAATATGAAAACAGCCCCGACTAAATTACAAAATTCTGAAAGAAATCTTCTTTTATTTAAAGGTGGAGATCAAGCGTATAATAATTTTTTAAGAAATAAATATAAAAAAGAAGCTTATCGAATTGCTGAAAAAACATTAAATCAAAATTTTCAGGATGAACTATCCGATATATTTACCAATTTACAAATACTTCAAAGTTTATTGACAAATTATAATAATGTATATGAGCTTTATGATAAAATAACCAAAGAAAATGTATTATTAAAAAAAGACATTCAACTTACCACGGGGGTCATTATCACGAATACTCGAAAAAGTGTTTATGAAAATCAAGTGATTGATGACTTACAATATTGGAACGGATGGTTTAAATTCTTTTATCTATTAATTATTGTTGGGTATGTGATAGGATTGTTCTTATTACCTTGGGATGTACCTAAAAGAAATTATATTCTTTTTTTTATTTTAATCTGTGTTTATCCTTTTTTTATCCCCTTTTTAGAGAAAATAGAAGGAAAAATATCTTTTTGGATCGGGTGGGAAAAAAAATCGTATTTTTACAACGATGAATAATACGCTTCTTTTTTATATATCCATTAATTAAATCTCCTTTTCGATTAAATCTCCTTTTCGATTAAATCTCCTTTTCGATTAAATCTCCTTTTCGATTAAATCTCCTTTCCGATTAAATCTCCTTTCCGATTAAATCTCCTTTCCGATTAAATCTCCTTTCCGATTAAATCTCCTTTTCGATTAAATCTCCTTTCCGATTAAATCTCCTTTCCGATTAAATCTCCTTTCCGATTAAATCTCCTCCATTTCATCTCCTTCTTCCATATATTTTATTTTCACTCCTTGCCACCCACCCGTCTTTTTATAGGTACCGAATTTTTTGTCCATTACATCATAAATCTCTTGACTTTTCGGCAATTTTCCATTTTGTTGTTCTTGTTGATACCATATTCTAAAATGTTGTACTAATTCTTGTTTCTTTATTTTATCTTTTGAAACACCTGTTTTAATAATCATTTCATCCAGGAAACCAGCAATTACATCTTGTTCTTGACGATATTTATTCGACGCTTGAGTAACAATATCACAATCTTTTACAATTCCATCGGTTTCAAACACGCGTTTTACCAACATACTCATAAAAACAGGAGCATAGATCGGCAATTTCCCTTCTAATTCTTTATCTTTCGGAAAAACATAAGGTGTATTATCTGTATGTTTTTCATTTTCATCTATAAATTTCGACAAGAAATCGCAAATTCGAATACGTCTCCAAGTACCATCATCATTCGATTGAATATCAAATAAATGATTTGTACAAACCACTAGATTAAATTGAGGATCAAACGTCTCACTCTCGTTATAAAGAGCGCGACCTTGTAATGGATCCCCTCCGGTCAATTCCTTCATAATACCTTCATTCATTTTCGTAGCTTTCGACGGTTCTTGCATGACTGCATATCGGATCCCTTTTAATTGAATGATTTCAGAAGACGTTCCACCAATATTCACACGTTTCTCGGTAACTAAACCGATTGGAACAACTCCCTTGTATTCCCCAAAAGATAAAGACATTAAACTCGTAAGCATCGATTTTCCATTACTTCCACTTCCACGATAAATATTAAATGTTTGATTTCGATTTATTCCAATTAAGGAAGACGATAAATGATCCCACATATATTGGTTCAAAGAATGAATTGGGAATAATTTTTCCATTAATGAAATGATTTCTCGAGATAATTCTTGTTGTTTCTTATCCTTTTCATCAAATATTTCATAACGAATTCCAGTTGTTTTTGTAATATAATCTTGCGGATAACCATCGCGAAAGATCTTGTTTTTGAAATCGACCACTCCATTATTAAAACACATCAAAAATTTGTTGGTATCCATGCATTTAATAAAATCCTTATCATAAAAGAGTTCCATCGCTTCCCGCATAATATTATTTTTATCGTTGGTCTTTTTCAACTTCGCAGAAATATCCGAAATTTGCTTAGCTTTTTTCCTCAAATACTCCTTTTTTTCATCATCTTCGGTACATTGTTGCCATTCACTTGTAACATCCTCCATTTTCAAATGAAACAAATGAAACATATCTTTTGAAATTGCCATACGAAGGGTCATTCCTTTATCTGGTTCCCAGCGATGATTCTTGTAAATAAACCAGGTCTTGTTTTGAATACTGCAACATACATATTTATCTTTAAACATTTGATATAGGACTTGTGCGAAATCGAAATCCGTCGCCGAATTCAGCGACTCTTCAATAAAACTATTGATTGAATTATTTTTCACTTTCAAGTAATCTTCATAAGCATCTTGCTTTGCCCAATACATGATCGACCGTTTCGTAATTCCGTCTTCTTTTTTATGAAAATATCTTTTCCAAGTAGAATATAATTCTGGGATGGTTCCATAATCAAAATCGGAAGCTTTACTGCGTAACATCACCCAAGATAAAAACAATCGTTCATCCGTATTTTTAAGTGCAAAAGCTACACTACGATTTAAAAGATGCGATCCGGGTTCATAATATTTTGCAGGCAAAATCTGTGTATATTGGTGGGTCTCCAAAATATCGCTTTCATTTAATTTTAATCGTTTCAACATTTGATTTACTGCTTTTTCCAATATTTCCGCATTCTCAATATCATTTAAATGAATGGATGTTCCTTTTTCAATATCATCTTCATCCTCGTCATCGTAATCGTCCTCATCTTCTTCATTTTTTACCTTCTTATTGTTATCTATATTTTTATGGATATTTGTTGGTGTGTTTGGCGCATTCGTTTTCACTTTTTTTTTCGATTGAAGATCACATAATTTTTTATAATCCGTTTGAATTTTTGGGTGAATTTCGAATTTCGGTAATTTCGTATTTTGTGCACTTAATTTATAAAAATTTTTTTCTAGGTTTTTATTAAATTCAGCAATATTTTGTTCTTCCATCATAAATTCAAAATCATTCTCATCATATTCAATCACATAATAATATTTTAATTGATAGGCTTCATTATTCGGTTTTTTCGAACCATAAAGTTGCCAATTGGTAGTTCCTTTACTAATTCCTTCATCTAATACACTATCCCATGTATTTACTAAAGGCAAATCACAAACACTGCCTATTTTATCAAGTATTTTCTTACGCATCATCGTTTGAATAATATGATCTATCTGAATTCCAACGATCATATGAATACCATCTTTTGTAATTGTTTTATCTTCGAGACGATTTACATTGGGCTTTTCAAAAATAAAAACATCAAAAGGTACATTCGGTTTCATGACAAAATGGGTTTTTAATTCATCTAAATATAAAGACATCAAATCAATCAAATGAGTGTTTGTATGTTGTCTAGTTTCAATCTCATAATCATATCGAAAATCTAAATCGATTAATAGAGGACCGTCTTCCATTTGTTTTTCGGTCAAATATTCGGATTTTTTTTGTACAAAAACATGATTGTAATAGAGTTCATAAAAAGTCGATAATTCTTCTTGTGGAATGAAATAAGAACCACCATAAATACTGAATTCTTTACTTCCGATCCTTGTATGAGTGATTGTTCCGGATCCGTTTATTTCTTCTCCATCTTTTTTATTCGTATTTTTACTTTTTGCAGCATTATGCTTTATCAAAAAGTCGTTTAAATTAGAATAATTAGATGATAACAACATATGCTTAATATATAATAATAATATATTTCTAATTTGTTTTTCCTTTCTTTATTTTATGGAATTTAAAAATCAATTTTTTCGGTTATTGAAAAATCACCATTTTTATTATGATCATATAATATATATTCTCTCTTTGTTAAATCGAAAATATGTACGATCCAATTGTTGATAACAAACACATCTACAATTTTGAAATGCAATTTTTAGATTATTTTAATTTTTTTACTAAAATCACCATTCTTTTATTTTTGGTAGGGTTTTTTCAAGAAAATCCAGTTGTTTTTGTTGAATTTAATTTTATTGTGAAAGTATGTTTAGCCCTTTTTTTAATTTACCGTTTCAATAATTATAGAAAACACGAAATTAAATTTACAGAATTAGATCGTAAAGTATGTTATTCTTCCGGAATTTATATATTAATTATTTCTTTTATTGATTATATCAATTCTTATACAGATACGATAAAGAAACTCATTTTACCTTATACATCCGAGCTTATTGCAAAGTTTCAATAACGCCGTTTTTGCTTTTAAAAACCGAAAATACAGAATATGAAGATTATTCATAAAATCCCTTACCATAATAGGTAACAAATTACATCAAATAATACAATAAACCTATGTTTCGTAGGCAAGGGTAAAAAGTGGAAGTTTTTTTCGATTTTCAAAAGTGTTTTTTTAAATTATTTTTCGGACAATAAAACAAGAAAACATGAAAAAAGTCCCTTGAAAACTGGGAAAAAACTTCCATGTTACCATATGTTAATAAATTTATATGTTAATTGATTGTTTGTTACCATACATGGTCATATTATTTATATCGTGTAGTATTTCTTTAATTTTGGGTTCTTTTGGGTTCTTTTGGGTTCTTTAATTTTCTTAGGATATATTGAATATTTATTTTTGGCTATGAAAACAAAAACAAAAGAAAACCAAAAAAAACATATTAAATAGATTTTTTTAATTAATCATAGAAACTATTCCATCATTTAGAGAGAGAAGATGTCGTCGTCAAAAATGATTAGTAAAGATACCATTACCAGATTATTAAAAGATGTTAAACAAGTAATAAAAAATCCTCTTACCGAAAATGGGATATATTATATTCATGATGACGCAGATATGTTAAAAGGATACGCCCTTATTGTAGGACCCGAAGATACACCCTATTTCGGCGGATATTATTTTTTCGAATTTGTTTATCCTACCGATTATCCATACAGTCCTCCCAAATTAACCTTTTTAACAAACGGTAGAGATGTTCGTTTCAATCCAAACTTGTATAAATGCGGAAAGGTTTGTGTAAGTATTTTGAATACCTGGCATGGTGATCAGTGGTCAGCCTGTCAAACCATTACTACTATTTTATTAACCCTTTGTACGCTTTTATGTAAAGATCCCCTTTTAAACGAACCAGGTGTTCAAAAAACACATGCGAATTTTAATGAGTATACGAAAATAATTGAGTATAGTAATTTAGAAATTGCCATTTGTGATATACTAGAGAGAAAAAAAGGTGTTTATTTATCTAATCCGATGGATCTTTTTGAAACCTTTTTAAAGGATCATTATTTGAAGAATTACGAAAAACTTTTAGAATTTGGAGAGAAAAAGGCAAAGGAGCAAGAGAATTCTGAAATTGTAAAAACAAATATGTATAATATGAAAGTAAATATTGATTATTCTTTGACGATTTCAAGATTAAGGGAATGTAAATCTATTTTAGAAAACATGGAAATAGACAAAAAGACAGACAAAAACATAGATATAAACAAAAACATAAACACAGACAAAAATACAAATAATGATAAGAAAATTGAAACCATTTAAAAATAATGGAATAAAATAATATAACTAAAAGTATTTGCTTATTATAAAATGCATTTTTGTTCTGTTTGTCAAAATATGTATTATATTCGTATTAATGCGACTGATACCAACAAGTTAATCTACTACTGCCGTCACTGTGGGAATGAAGATTCCACGATATCAAATGAAAATGTATGTGTCTCAAAAACACAATTAAAGAAATCAGAACAATCGTTTCATCATGTGATTAATCAATATACGAAACTAGATCCTACTCTACCACGTATTAATAATATTTTATGTCCAAATGCGGAATGTGAGACGAATACCAAAGAAAAGGCGCGCGAGATTATTTATATTCGTTATGATGATAAAAATATGAAATATGTATATTTATGTTCTACGTGTAATACTGTTTGGACTTAAGGTTTAAGGAAGAGTTTTTATATTGTTTTTAGATTGATCCCAATTTTTGGGTTATATGGTTTGTTGTGTGAATATTTTATTCTTTTTTTTCTTTTTTCTTTTTTATACAGTTGCGCATTTATAAATTATTTAGATCGTTGAACAATAAAAAAGAAAAAAATTGAAACCAAAACAAATATATTTATATTTACTTAAAGTATAAATAGATTATAACTAATAGATATAAGAATGAGTGACGACGAATATAGTGATGATGGTTCCGTTGGTAGTAATGATTCTCTAGAAGAAGACAAAAAAACAACATTTTTAAAAAAATCATTAAAACCGAATTTGCCTTCCTTTGTTAAAAAAACGAATTTATCAACCGAAATGATGCCAAATATGAATGAAGAAGAGGTTGAGGATGATGAGGATGACGTCGTGTCTGATGACGACGAAGAAGATGCCGATTTTATTAGTAAAATAAACGATGTAAATAATGAGGAGGATGAAGAAGATGACGATGACGATTTAGATGATGACGTGGAAGAAGATGCGAATGGAGAAGAAAAAGATTATGAAACAAAAAAAACAAAAAACAAAAAACAACCACTCATCAATTCAAATACGGTATTAGAAAATAATATTCAAAAAAATAATATTTTACCTGAAATTGACAGTGACGAGGAGGATGAAAATGACAATTATTTACAGAAATTTAGTTTAGATATAAATCAGAATTATTTGATGAATTATCATCCAGAAACGGTCATTCATAATTATGACGAGATTTCGGTGCTAACAAAAATAATAAAGGATCGTAATGGAACCATTATTGATCCGCTTCATCGAACCGCTTCTTATTTGACAAAATATGAAAAAGCACGTGTTTTAGGTCAACGAGCTAAACAAATTGAATGTGGTGCAAAACCATTCATTAAAGTTCCTGAAAATATCATCGAGTCGTATATTATTGCAGAATTGGAATTAAAAGAAAAGAAAATCCCTTTTATCATTCGCCGTCCTTTGTCGAATGGAACATGTGAATACTGGAATTTACGCGATCTAGATATTATTGCCTTTTAATAGTGTAGAAAAATACAATACCCGCCATACTTCTGTCTAAGTGTAATAATAATTGGTGGTATAATTTTTATGAATGATAATATCATCTAAGATTGCTTTATTTTCTCTCGCTTCACGATATCCTTCTTCATATAATTGAAAAAAATCGATATTATCTTTTTTTAGTAGATTGGTTTGGTATAAGAATTTATGAATATCATTCCATAAAGAAGATTGTTCTTTTACAGGAATTTCATGTCCTTCATGCTTTTCTTCATTCTTATCTCCATCCTTTCCTTCATTCTTATCTCCATCCTTTCCTCCATCCTTATCTCCATCCTTCCTACTATTTTTTATTTTGATCCACATACTCGGTGATATATGTAAAACGGATTTATTTATATTTAGATAGGGGTTCTTTTTGAAACCACCATCGAAATTCATACGACCATTATATTTATTGATCAATCCACCTGTAATAAAAGGAATATGAGAACTGGCGATACAACAATCAATCGCATCTTCTAAACTTTCGAAATCGTTGTAAATGGTCGTGTCTGGTTGATAATTATGATTGATGGTAGTGACACCGATAAACAGTCGTCGAAAATCAAATTCATTTTCTTTCTCTCTATTTTTGTAATAAGAAAGTAATTTTGATTTTATTTTTTGTTCAAGTTCATATACGGAAGCTATTTTTTTTATATCTTCTTCTTGAATCATATCTCTTATATGAGAGTTATTATTTTTTATACACATAAAAAGTGCGTTCCATGCCCCAGCAGAAGCACCCGAATAAATGTAATTTGTTAAATCGTAATTGTCTTTGATATAAGATAAAACGCCGAATAAATAGAAACCTTTGAACCCGCCCGGAGAAATAGAAATAAGACGTTTTCCTTGCAGGAAATCATTTTGAATAAGATACGTTTCATTTTCTTCGTTGTTTTGATGTTTATCCTTTTTTTTATTGACGATGTGATGAAGGTAATTTCTAGAGTTCGAAGAATAAAGGGACATTTTTTTAATCAGGTTTTGTGTCATATTGTAAAAATGAAAAGAATGGTTCATTGGATGGAAGAAGATGAAAAATAAAAATGAATATCTGAATAGTAAATACATTTGTTTTTATACTATAATAATATACAAATATTATTTATTACTTATTGATTATTGCTTATTGATTATTGTCTATTGCCTATTACTTATTACTGTATATATGTAAAAAATGAATAATATATTATTATTTACATACCTTAACAAGTGTAAATAAATTCAAACAAACACGAACAAACACAAACAACGCAAACAAAATATATAAAATTGTAAACTTATATAAATAGATTTCGACAAATATATTATTCATGGAAACAATCAATTCTATTTTTTCAAAATATAAAGTAGCTCTTTGTTTTATTATCAATTATGATCACGAATTAAATAAAGAAAATATTTGGAGAGAATGGATCGAAGAAAATCGAGATATTATTAACGTTTATTTTTTTTATCAAGACAAAAGTAAAATTAAATCTTCTTGGATATTAGAACATTTAATTGATCCTGAATATATTGTTCCTACCAATTATGTACATGTTATTCCTGCTTACATGAGTATTTTAACGTATGCTTTCCGAAAAGATTTTAAAAATCAGTGGTTCTCTTTATTAACCGATTCATGTTGTCCGATTATCTCTCCACGACGTTTTCGTTATCTCTTTTTTAAAAACAATCATTCTACTTTGATGTCTTGGCGTAGTGCTTGGTGGAACCCTCGATTTCAATTACGAGCAAACTTGGCTTTTTTACCTGAAAAATTACATTTAGCGAACGATCCTTGGTTTGTAATGAAGAGAGAAGATGTATTACTTTGTATGAGTTTTAGAAGAGAATATCATAAAATATATGATATCATATGTAAAGGTGAAATTGCAAATGAGAGTTTATTTGCGATTATTTTTAAAACTTATAATCGATTGAATATGATTGAAGATAAAATTACTCATGTAACGGATTGGTCGAGAATGACCAGCACAACAAGTCCTTATGTTTTTAAAGAAGATACTATTGTGAACCGTGGATTTATTGAAGAAGCGTTGAAAAAAAATAAGAAGGCAATGTTTATACGAAAAATCGATAAACATTTTCCTGAAGAAGTGATAAAATATTATCTTTATGAATATTCCAAGAAAAAAGACGCAGATCTTACTTGGAATGAACATGGAATTATAAATCATTGGATTACTGGACTTTATATGTGGTTGTGGTGTGTATTAATTTTGATTATTTTATCTCGTTTTATTTATTTCGTTTTAGAAGCATGATCATTTGCATTTGCATTTGTAGAATATATTGCCTTTCTACTGGGTTTTCCATCGATTATCGCAAGATAAACATGTCACATAAATGGTCATTGGTTCATCCGCAGATCTGGTTTGAAGGGCATAATAACTACATTTATTACTTTTACATTTTCTACAAGTAAAAGTATCAGTAGATGCTTCCACATGATTTTCAAATTTATTTTTATCACGCTTTATTTTTTGTTCGATGAGTTTTGACCATTTATCCGGTTGTAATTCTTGATGGGTCATAAATGGTACTTGTTGAGATAATAATTCACCGTTTTTAATTTTTTCAATAATGGATGGTTTTAGATTGCAATAAACGCTTCGAAGATGGTCAATATAGATTTGAATAAATACGGGATTGTCCCATTTTTTTATGATTTTTTTATTGTTTGCCTCTTTCAACGTATAATTGTAAACCGCTTTTTCTAAATTAATACTATCTTTTTCGCTATCTAACATCATTTTTATTTTTTCACAAATATTTGCGCGAAATTTCTCTGGATTTTCAATTTTACGAATGGAATATGACATGATTGATATAAATATTTGTTTTACATTTAAATCAATTTAAATTCAATTTTTCTTGAAAAAAGAAATCATAGGTAACATCATACACTCATTTTTCGATTTAAAGATACGGTTCTTCGCTTAATTCACTTCCGAATTCTTCTAAAGATATAATTTCTTCTTCTTCTTCCTTATCCTCCTCGTCATCCTCATCGTCATCCTCATCTTCAAAGTCACTACTATTTTCTAAATCATCGACCTCGTCCGTATCACTACTATCGATCACAAATCCGTCTTTCAAGTAACCATTTTTGGTTTTTTTTTCTTTAGGGATCAACGCTAATTCATCGATTTCTTCTTCATCTTCTTTCGCCGTTGCGGCTAAATCTTCGAACCCACCAAATAATTTTTCGTACATTTTATTCCATAATTCAAGGGTTAAATTTGCATAAACATATTCCGCACCTTCTTTTTCTTGTACTTTAGCAACAAGTGCACAACTTCCGAAGAATAATTGATGATCGACTGGCGGTGGAAAATCGTATTTATTTTCTCCTCCTGCTTTGCCTTCGGTTTTTCCATACATGGTTACAGAATAACGATTACCATCGATTTTTATTTTTTTCCATTCGGTTTGTTTGATAAAGTCTTCGGCTTTTTTAAATCCGCATTTTTTATATAATTCTTCTTCTTTGTAATCTTTGATGGATAACGTTTTCAAACTTCCTAACTTTTCAACAATTAAGACAGTAAGTGATAAAAGTGTGGTCATATATTACTAAATATAGGTTCTTTCTTTTTAAATATTTAACGAATATATTATTTTATAGGATCTCTCTTTTAATTTACAAATTATATTTACACTTTTACAAAATTATAATTTTTGTATTTATTAAAATATTTGTGTAATTTATAAATATCATGACTTCCTGGTATTCGATTAGTATGGGTGATGGGGGGGGTGTAGTATTTTTTAATGGATATTTTAGTGTAGATGATGCTACTACTTTAGTTACAAGTTTTTATGAAACAATTGATGGTTCAACTGATTTTAATAATAATATTTATGTGAATAATGGTTATAATGGCGAAGATAGTATTTTTATAAATAATAATTTTAGTAGTGGCGGCACGAATATAAATTATATGAATTACTTTAGCAATCCGGAATCACCTGGTTATAACGCTTCATATGCTTTCTTTAACTTGAAGTATTTGGATGGTGGTTTTTTTACTTTTAATAATATCGATGTACTGAATGGAGATGGAGCTGTATTAGACACTGGATATTCATTCTTCTTAATACAATCAATTTCCGACCCATCCTGTTTCAACGAAGGAACAAAAATTCTATGTCTAAATAAAAATTTGGAAGAAGAATATATTCCCGTTGAGAATTTAAGAAAAGGAGATTTCGTTAAGAGTTACAAACACGGATACAGAAAAATAGATTTAATTGGTAAAAATCCGATGATTAATAATCCTGAAAAATTTATTGAATGTATGTATAAAATGGAAAAAACGGATGATAATGGATTAATCGAAGATTTAATTCTTACTGGCGGTCACTCTATATTAGTAGATGATTTAGGTATTTGTAAAGAAAAAAATGATAAAATATTCGGCTCAAGTCTAATGATAGATGATAAATATTTATTATTATCTGCTGTTTCAAACGATTTTACAAAATTGGAAAATACAAATCTATATACTTATTATCACTTTACTTTGGAAAATAATGGAAATGACGATGAACGATTTGGAGTATGGGCAAATGGACTACTAACTGAAACCCCTTCCAAGAAACAATTTACTAATCATAAATATAGTTTATTGTTGTAAATCATCCAAAAATATTCATTCTGCGTAAAATAAAATCTTTAGTATGAAAATACTAGATAACCCCGTCCAGATAAAAGCGTAACAAACTATTCGTTTTTTTAGATATTCTATTATAAGATGATATTTTGGTCCATAAAAATAATGATTATTTCTTTTCTTTTTATTTTTCTTATCCACCATTTACTTACTTTCTTTAAAAATACGTTAACAACTCCAAAAATAAAAGATTTAGTAAATATTCATACGGAAAAATATGATGCAATCTATGATGTCATACACGATGCAAACCGACGACAAGAAGAGAAAAAAAACATCGAACAGGTAATCGATATTCGGTCTCTCTTACCTTCCACTTCGTCTTCCTCTGGACCACCACAACTTTTATCTCAAGATCCATCCATGAATATGAAAGATGAATTAAAGAGTTTTTTGAAAAAACAAATGCATTCGACGCCGAATATAGATGCGGTGAATTCTTCCACAAGTATTGATTTATTGGATTCGAAAACCCAATTTTCTTATTTATCTTAAAAATAGACTTAAAGACTTTTCACCATTTTATCATAGATGAACCCTTTATCAAACAAAGAACAAGACGTATTGTTATCTCAATTTCCAAAAAATATTAAACTTTCTTATGAAAAAATAATACATAACAAAGTTTATGAATCCATTCCTTTAACTACAAAGGATCTTGATTTATTTATGGCAATTCCAAAAGGTAAAAAGTCCTTTTTTTGGTTTTACCAAAAGAATATTTATTCTTTGACGTTATCGTTGAACCGTGAAACCCAGAATAAAATAGAATGTATTCAAAAAGTGAATGACTTATGGAACGAAGATTTTTCCATTTTTGAGGGTAGTATTTTTTATGGAACATTGATTTTTATTTCGTATTTGAAAAAACAGTCTATTTGTATCGAAGATGTATTTTATTATAAAAATAAAAATGTGTGTCATGAATTTTATATGAATAAATTAGGGATCATTAGGGATTGTGTAAGTTCTTTGTCGGCTCATTCTACAAAAATAATATGGGGAGTTCCTATTCTTTCTAAAAGTTATCATGATGTATTAGAAAAAATAAAGGAGCTGGAAGGTAAAATGAATATTTATTGTATTTTAATTCGACCTTTGAAAGAAAATAAACCGTTGAGTAAAATATTATATACAAACTCAAATGTACAAATGCAAACGCAAACGCAAGGACCAACGCAAACGCAAACGCAAGGACCAACGCAAATGCAAACGCAAATGCAAACACAAACTCCTTTTAAAATAAATATAAAATCTTTACATAGTAATGTACCAAATTCTTTTCCTAAAACAAAAATATTTAGTGTAAAACCAGATCTTCAAAATGATATTTATCATTTATATAATGAAGATCAATATATGGATCTGGCTTATATTCCTAACTATAAAACAAGTGTCATGATGAACCATATTTTTAGAAAAATCAAGGAAAACGACAATTTAGATGCTTTAGAAGAAAGTGATGATGAAGAAGAATTTGAAAATGATAAAGAAGATCGCTTTGTTTATTTAGATAAAATTATGAAAATGGAATGTCATTATCATCCGAAATTTAAAAAATGGGTGCCAAGTAGGGTAATTTAATGGGGTAAGTTCATCTCCCGGTAAGCCCTCCGGTCCCCCACCTAAAAAATGTTATGTTATATAAAGGATGTCTTTTTTAGGATGGGGAAATCGACCAATGTATAGTAATGCCAACGCGAATTATGTAAATCCAACAAGTTCCAATAATCCTGCGAATTTCGGAAGTAATGAAATATCTGGACTGAATAGTCCGCCTTATTATCCAAAAGCTTTTTATGGAGTAAAAAGTAATGTATATGCTGCGTCGGGACATGCAACAATAAAAGGCGGCGACCGTTCACGTACATGTGTCGGGGGAAAGAAAAAGAAAGGATGTGGCTGTGGTGGTACAACGAGTAGTACTTTAAAACGAAAAATAAAAAATATTGTGAAAGTATATAAGATGAAAGGGAAGAAAACAATCAAAAATATCAAAAATAGTATCAAGAGTTTATTTAGTGGTAGAAAATCCAGATTTTTAAGTGGAGGAAAACATAAAAAAAGAACGATCAAGAACCGAACTCGTAGTCGAAGACATCGATTACGTGGAGGATATGCTCAATATCAGAATAATTTACCAATGACCCAAGTATATTCGGTAGGAGCGACCAACCTACCTGCAAGTGAGTCTGCACTAGCAAATCCGCCACCTTATACCGCTTTATCCAATTGCGTGAATTGTGTAGACAATTACAATCATTATACAAATAAAGGTTTTCCTTCAAGAGGACATTAAGTTATTAAGTTATCCACTTTTCCACTTTTTCCTTACTTCGTTATAAAAAGTAAGAAAAAGTGAACCAAAATATTGATGTTAATTTGATTGATTATATAAATAAAAATTATATAAAATTATTATTTATATATAAAAATAATGAATAGCGAATTAGAAAATTTGTCAAATAAAATAAAAATTTTAGAAATTGAAAATAATAATCTGAAAATAGAATTACAAGAAACCAAAGAACATTTAAAAAAATATACATCACCTAATAGAAATAAAATATATTATGAAAAAAATAAAGAAATATTATTAAATAAAATAAAACAAAAAGGTGTACCAACTGAGAAAAGAAAAGAATATAACAGAATTTCTTATTTAAGGAGAAAAGAAAAAAATAAAATTATGAATGTTTGATTAATAAATAATTCGCATAAAAACTTAAAATAAAATATTTAGTAATTTTATAAAAATGCCAATAAATTATAATTCAGAATTATTATATAATTTATGTAATGAAAAAGGAATTAAATTAAAAAAGGATTATAATAATATAAAACTATATTGTAATACAAAAATAGAATTTATATGTCCAACATGTGGTATTGATGTATCTAAATATTTTACTTATATGATAAAAAGAAATGCATTATGTAAGAGTTGTATTACTATAAATTCTCTATCAAAACAAAAAAATACTATGATGCAAAAATATGGGGTGGAATATCCTTCACAGTCAAAAGAAATTAAAGAAAAAATTAAAAAAGGATTTATAGAAAAATATGGAGTTGATAATCCATCTAAAACGGATGAAGTAAAAAATAAAATGAAAAAAACAAATTTAATTAGATATGGAGTAGAATATATAATTCATAATAAAGAAATATGTGATAAACAGAAAAAAACTTGTCTAGAAAAATATGGATTTGAAAATCCGTTATCTAATAAATTAATACGTGAAAATATTAAAAAAACGAATATGTTAAAATATGGAGTTGATAATCCAGCAAAAAATATTGATTTACATAACAAAATGAAAGAAACAAATCTAAATAAATATGGAGTAGAATATCCTTTGCAAAATGCATGTATATCTGAAAAATTATTAAATAACTGTTTTCATGTTAAAGAATTTATTTTTCCATCACAAAAAAAAATAAAATGTCAAGGATATGAACCATTTGCTCTTAATGAACTTATAAAAAAAAATATTTCTGAAAATGATATAATAACAAATAGAAAAAATGTACCAATCATTTGGTACATGGATGAAAATGAAAAAAAACGTAGACATTTTGTAGATATATTTATTTCTAGTAATAATTTATGTATTGAAGTTAAGTCATTATGGACATTAAAAAATGATAAAAATAATGTATTTTTAAAACAAAAATCAGCAAAAGAATTAGGTTATAATTATGAAATATGGGTTTATGACTCAAAAGGAAATAAAATAGAAACTTATTAATGTTTTATTGAAATAAAACATTTTCCCCTTAATTCATCATTCAAATTATCACAATCGTTATCATTTTCATTATTTTTTATAGAAATATTTGTTTTCCAATTATTAACGCTTGAATTATAAATATTGCTATTTATTTCATTTATCTTATAATTTTGTTTCTTATAATAAGCTTTTCTTTTTAACCATTGTTTTCGAAATACATCATGATTATCAATAAAATCATAAATAATAGGATTTGCAAAAGAATGTTTTGCTCTTAATATTCTACCTACAATTTGAACAACATCTGTTTTTGGGGTAATTAAAAATTCAGCATTTAATGTAGGTATATCTAAACCTTCACTACACATACTATATGAAGCAAAGATAATTTGTTTTTTTTCTGTTTTCTTTAATTCTTCTTCACTCATTCCTCCGACATAATATCCGACGGATGCATAATTTTTACATACAAATTTATTGTACATATAATTGAGTATATTTAAATTATGAGACATTACAATTGTATGTAATTTTTCAATTGGTTTTACATATTTATTTTCAATATAATTTTGTTCATATTTTAAAATTTTATCACAACAAGGACATCTAGCCCTTTTAGTAGAATATTTTATATTTCCATTTTTATCTATTTTTTTTTCTGGATTATTTTTGGAATATTCTACTATGTTATCCATACACAATAAACAATACTTCACATTTTCGCAACACGTATTTTTTACCAAATAATTATTATTTTTATTACATATTTCACAATTCGGATTTTCGCTATCCATTTTTTTTTTATTTTCGCAAATTATTTCTTTATCTACATCTTCCATTTGTATAAAATCATTCAATACTTTGATTATAAATTCTGTTCTAGGACTATAACAACATAATTTACTTATCATTGAACTTATTTGTGGTTGTCCTTTATAATCTAAAATAGTTTCATTAAATTCTTCATCATTTGTTTTATATGTTATACTTCTAACTTCAACATTATGTTCATCTTTTCTTTCTACTTTATGGATAATATCTCCTAAAAACATTTTAAATACTTTGGTTGTTCCGTCTTTACGGTTCATTGTTGCAGAAAGTCCAAGCATATATTTCGTAACAATTTTAAAAAGCGCATTTGAAAAAGTTTGACTAGAAATATGATGAACTTCATCTATGATCGTTAATCCAAAAGAATTAAATAAATTAAAATCATAATCTTTTAAAACTAAACTTTGTAACATCGCCAATACAATATCTTTATCATCAATATCAATGATTTGACCTTGGATTTTTCCTATTCTGGCGCCAGGTAAGAACTGTCCGATACGTTCAATCCATTGGTTCATCAAGAATTCTTTATGAACGATGACAATCGTTTTTTTCTTGAGCCGAGATAAGATATTTAAGGAGGCGGATGTTTTTCCCCAAGCACATGGAAGTTCGAGTAAGCCCCCGCGTGGAACATTATTCGCTTGAACATATTGAATGAATTTTTCTACGACAGGTGCTTGATAGTCTCGAAGTTGTCCATTGAACTCTAAGGTAATATCTTGTCCGTCGCTAATTTTAATTTCTTTAGGTGAACCATACTTTTCTAGTCCGTAATAATGCGGAACATATAATTTATTTCCTGATTCACGGTAAACCGGAAAAGATACTTGTGTAGAATTGGCAGGAGAGCCTGCTACATAAGGTCGCACCGTTAAATCTTTTTTTATACGTTCTCGTTCTTCTAATGACAATTCACTTTTTAAAATGGTATATCCTTTGTTTCCTAGATAGGTATTCATGTTCTTGAAACTTTAGTTAATATCTATGTTATATCATCTTTGTATCCTTTTTATAAAAGAATTCAATTTTTACTTTATAAAAATATGTAGGAAAGGTCCGATTTTTAAAATTAGGATAGAAACCTTGGATAAAGAGAGAAATAAAATATAGGAATATGATATATGGATCGTTTTTCAAAATTATTTAAAAAGGAAAATATGGGACAGGTGATCCTATCTGTTTTATTTATTATTTACTTGATTATGGGATATAAAACTCCTGAAAATATTGCGAACGTGATCGATACTTTTTATGGTAAAACCATTATTTTTGGTATGGTCCTTCTTATGTTTTTTTACGGCAATCCTATTTTAGCCGTTTTAGGACTTTTTGTAGCCTTTGATTTAATTCGTCGTTCCTCGATGGTTACTGGAATTGATGCTTTAAAAAAATATGAGCCATCAGAAGAGAAAAAATTCTCTCAATTTACGGCTTTGAACCAGTTTCCTTATACTTTAGAACAAGAAGTTGTCAGTAAGATGGCACCAATTGTTCAAAGTGGATACACCTTGACAAAAGCTAGTTACAAGCCGATGTTGGATAATTTTCATGATGCATCTCCTTTGAGTATTTAACGATGATATGAATTATTACATTATTCTTTTACTTAAGAATTTAATTTTACACCTTTTCTCATTTACTACGAAGTGAAATGAGTATTTTATAAATAATTCTTATTGATTTTTCTAATCTTTTGTATTTTTCTAATTTTTTGTATTTTCCAATTCCAATTTTTCCTTCTATTTCATCTCTATAGGTAAATATACTACTAATTATATATTACAAATATATTTTTGTAATTACAAATGTAAGAATATGAATACATTTGTAATTTAGTCTATAAAATTGGGTGTTTTCATAACTTGTGAAATGAGAAACGGTCGAACATTCAAAGTTTTAATCTCATTTTATTTAGACCCTTGAATAAATTAATAAATGTTATGTCTACGTGTATATTTTTTGGATTTTTTGGATTGCTTTGATTGTTTTCTTGATTTACCTCCTTGTTGAGAATAAGAGCCGATGGTACGATTATTTATGTTATTTGAAATAAATGGATTTTGTAAATGTTTTTTTTCATTTTGCATTTTAAAAACATTGGATAATTTATTTACAATTTGGTTCGAGAAATAATCCATGATATTTTCAAAAGAAGTGGAAATCGGATCAGAAATGTTTGATATACTTGATGGATCGGTTTCATCATTATTTGAATAAGAAAAAGGAATAATCTCTTCTTCGGAAGGCGGATTTTCTGTCGTTGATGTAAGGGTTGAAACTTCAGGAAAGGTATCTTCTCTGTTTGTTTCATGTATGGTTGCGCCTTCGGAAGGAAACGTTTGCTCTTGCTCTTCTTGTTGTTTTTGTTCTTGTTGTTCTTTTTGCTCTTCTTGTTCTTGTTCTTCTTGTTCTTTTTGCTCTTTTTGTTTTTGTTCTTGTTCTTTTTGTTTTTGTTCTTGTTCTTTTTGCTGTTGTTCTTTTTGCTCTTGCTCTTGTCTCTCTTCTTGTTCTTTTTGCTGTTCTTCTTGTTCTTTTTGCTGTTGTTCTTTTTGTTCTTGTTCTTTTTTCTCTAGCTCTTCTTGTTCTTTTTGTTGTTGTTCTTGTTCTTTTTGTTGTTGTTCTTGTTCTTTTTGCTCTTCTTGTTCTTTTTGCTCTTCTTGTTCTTTTTGTTGTTGTTCTTGTTCTTTTTGTTCTTTTTGCTGTTGCTCTAAATTTACATCATTTACAGCATTTACCTCATTTACCTCATTTACATCGTATTCCGTATTCGGGAAATTATTTATTTGGGCACTTTCAGAAGGAAACATTTTCTCTTGCTCTTCTTCACGAGAGATAGGAATGGTAGAAACTTTATTCTCTTTTTCTTCTTCAGGAGAGATAGGAACGGTAGGAACTATATTCTCCTTTAGATCAGGAATTTCTTCACTAGGAGAAGGAACGACGGAAGAAGAAGGAACGACGGAAGAAAAAGGAACGACGGAAGAAAAAGGAACGACAGAATTGATCGGGGTTGCCGTATTTTCACCGTTTTCCGTACTCACATGTAAAGGATTTCGCACGTAATTTGCATCATTTATTAAAGGAGCAGGGGGATGTTGTACATTCGCATTATCATGTAAAATTGGGTTATTTCCAGTAGAATGTAAATTCGGATTAGTCTCTACCTTTGATTTTTTACCTTTAAATAAATCCATAAAGCCTCCACCCATTTGTCTTTTTTTTAAGGTTTTATTGGACAAATTAAGATGTTTCTTTTTTTTGTAAGATGTACTTGATCTTTTTAAAGGTTTCCCATTTTTTCTTTTTCTCATAGTCTGTTTGTTTTTTTTATATAATTTATTTATTTTACCTTTAGTTAAATTTAAGAAATTCAAATAATTCGTCATTTTTTTTATTATTACTATATAATTATAATATAATATTTATATAGTTATGTCATCTACAATAGATATGGTAAATAAACCTTCTATCTATAAAAAACCAAGAAATACAACAAATTCCTATTCATATAATGACAATGAACCAACCACAAATAGTACAACCAACAATCCAGATTTAAACAATGATATTTTTTCTAAACCCCCAGTAATAAATGATACTCCAATCGATATTTCTAAATCAAATATTTATGCAAATTGTGATCAAAAATGTTCTTTTAGTTTTTCTTATTCGCAAACACTACTTGTTGCTAAAAATAATAATACTCAACTTACTTTTTTAATGGAACAAAATCCGATGCCTCCCGTTACTTATAATAATATGAAATATAATGCTTCTTCGTTCTCATTATTCACTCCTTCTCTTCATAAATGGAATGGTGCAAATACAAATGCTGAAATAATCATTGAGCATATTCCAGTACTTGGAGGAAAATATTTATATGTCTGTATTCCAATTGTAAAATCAAATGCGACCAATTCACCAGCTTCTTCATCCTTGTCCGAGATTATTTATGAAGCTTCAAAACATACTCCTGCAAATGGAGAAATAACCAATTTAACCATTAGTAATTTCACTTTACAAAATATTGTTCCAAATGGTCCTTTTTATAGTTATTATGGAGAGAACTCGATGTTTCAGGGAGATTTTATTGTCTATGATAAAATAAAGAACCTTCCTTTAACAAATGAAACCATCAGTCTAGTGTCTTCGATGATACAAGTTTCAACGGTTAAAATGTTCGGCGGAAATTTATATTACAATCCTCTTGGTACAAATCAAACGGAAACGGATATTTATATTTCTTGTCAACCGACCGGTTTTTCGAATGAAAAAATAAAAAATAGTTCTTCTACCTCGACTTTCAGAAATCAGTCAAAAAATGATCTATCCAGTTTTTTGAATAGTCAAATGGTAATGATATTATTTATTTGTCTTTTTTTTATTCTTTGTATTTTCTTACTAAATTATGTATTTAATAAATTTACAGGTATACCTGTAACCAATTTTATTCAGAAAATGACGTATTCGAAATCGTCGTGAAATTATTGAAAGTAATATCTATTTCACATACTAGATAGATCTAGTATGTGAAAAATATTTGTTGAACTAAAAATAAGGTAAATATTTAATGGTATCGCTATCGTAAATGGTTACTTTGAAAGCTTCGTTGTATCCTTCGACAAAAATCGTATCCCCATTATATAATTTATCGCATCCGTACTCATTCGTACAACTACGCCCTGCCCTTGAAACAGGAAGCTTGACATTATTATGTTGGTCACTAATGGTATAATATTGCCATTTATCACGATTGACAAACAAAGGACGACCCATGAGAGAGAGAATTTTTCCTTTTGTGTTCAAAGGCGTTAAAATACCGACTTGTCGGTAAGTGGTATCAACGGCACCAATATTTGTGGAAACATTGATGGGTACAACCGGAGACGGAACAAAATATCTCTCGTCTCTTAAAGGTGGAGCATATGGATCTAATAATACGTCATTTGGTAAATTATTATAAGGATAACTAGGTAGAAATCCGAAACCAACCTCTCTTCTTCTTGCGATCGGTTGTTCGACAATCACTTTTTCAGTAATATGATTGTCTAATTTTATATTTGGATGTCCTTGATATTTGATGCTAATGTAAATAAAATATAAAATGATTAAAAATGAAATCATGATGAAAATTAAAGTAATATTTTCAATACATAAAACACCCGGTGGACATTTTTTCATTATTTTCATAATAAATTCTCTCTTATACTATCTTTGTAAAAAAGTTATTTTTGTCAAAGATTTATTGACTATTTGTGGAAGACGAAAACCCTTTGGCTAAAGAAGCAAAACTTCCTAAATCTTTGATATCAAATCCACCAACACCATTCATCAATCCTTTGGTTTGTTCGATTAATGGTGCCATATTACTAATCAATGGACCCATACTTTTCATGGCATCAGCTAATTGTATTTGCTGTTTTAATAAATGCTGGGTATCATCGGTCAAACGTTTAATTCCATCACTTCCTAAAATTTGATTTAATTGTCCATAAGCATCTTCGATGGTAGAAGCATAATCTACACGATAATTTTTCTTATTTGGGTTTTCCATACCAACTTCGAAGGCTTCGTCGGTGGTTGGTTCAGATTCCATATTTTTTGTGGTATCAACGTTTTCCTCTTTTTCCTCCATTGGTCCATCATTAATAGGGGTTGCAAGTTTACCTACATTACTTGTGTTTGTCATTGGCTTGTTTGTCTTAGGAGTATTTGTCTTAAGAGTATCTGTGGTTTTAGGTTTATTTGTCTTAGGAGTATTTGTATCTTGCGAAGAAGTTTTTGGATCCGTAAATCCTTCGGTGTAACTATTTTGTCCAGCAATTAAAATATTTGATAAAAGAAGAGCAGATAATAGAATAATACACATATTTTGTGTAAAAATGCTTGTTATCAGTCCAACGATTAAAAAGTAAATAAGTGAATTTAAATTACCCATGACTAAATATCCAATCATGTTGATGATACTTAAAAAAACGACTAAATATAAAACATATTTGTTGGTTAAAAATTTGGGGACTTTCATATTCATATTCATCGATACTATATATTATACGATTTAAAATATTTCTTTGTAAAATTGAAATAATAAATAAAAAAGATAAATAATAGTTAAATAAGAAGCATAAATATTTGAAGAAATACTTGAAGAAATGTTAGAAGAAAGAATAAATAAAAATCAATCTATTTATGTGTTGGGATTATGTGAACTATTTAATGCAAATATACATGGATTTATCGAAGGACAAAGCAGTCCGGAAATTTATTATCATTATTTTATGAGAAATGAAATTCCAATCCAAGAGTTTTATGAAGATATCCATATGGTCGAAGAGACGTGTCAAAGATTAAATTATTATTATACCAATCGAATTTGTAGAATGCCGTATTATTATCTTTATCATCCCATTCCAAATTATCGAAAAATTATTCGAAGTAATCAATCTCAATCATCGTATAATTATCATTATATTAAACCAGAAATTATCGAGAGAATAATCCTTCCAAAAGGCGGAGAATGTATAAGTATCATCAAAACATTTTGGTTACGAATTATTCAGCGAACCTGGAAAAAAGTGTATTTAAAACAAAAAGAAATTTTGAATAAAAGAAGGTCGATACAATCCATCCGATATCTAGAAATATATGGTAAATATCCTCCCGATTGTTCTTATTATCCAACTATTTATGGAATGTTGTCTTTTTGAATAGTGAATTCAAAAACAAATAATAATTTGGAATTTTTACATTGTTACAAATTTCAATCGTCGAAATATTGAATATAATAAAGTCATGAATTATATTTTTATGTATGAACTATATTTTTTTTATATTTATATAACAAATATGTCAAGTAATACAAAATATGGAGAAGGAACTTTGCAAAATAATACAACTGGATCACAAAATACTGCGATTGGTTCCTCTTGTTTACAAGAAAATGCAAATGGAAACGCAAATACTGCCGTCGGTGCTTTTTCTCAAGTAAAAAATGTTGATGGAGTTAGTAATATTGCTGTAGGAACAAATAGTTTGCTTTCAAATATTTCAGGATCTTATAATACTGCTTTAGGAACTGCTACTTTATTAAATAATACATCAAGTAGTAATGTCGCTGTTGGGTCGAATTCCATGGAATTTAATACTTCTGGAGATAATAATACCTCGGTAGGAACACAGTCGCTTTATAATAATACAACGGGAACACAAAATACCGCTATTGGATATCAAACTTTATTTAATAGTAATGGAAATAATAATTCTGCTTTAGGTAATAATGCAGGTTATAGTGATTCTACTGGTAGTAATAATACTTATTTAGGAAATAATACAGACAATGTTGGTAATTATAGTTATTCTACAGCAATTGGATCAGGAACGGTAATTACAAAAGATCATCAAATTATTTTAGGAACACCAAATGAAAATGTTTATATTTCTGGCAATTTAGATATTTCAGGGAATGTTACTGTGAACGGAAAATATCCTAGTGGAGCAACTGGATCAACTGGGGCAACTGGAGAAACAGGGGCAACTGGGGTAACTGGACCAAGTGGAAATAATGGTAACGCAAGTGGTTTAATTTTATTTTTAAATTATAGTCAATCAGGGCGTACTGGTGTATCAGATAGCCTTTTAAGTGAATCAACCTCTTCTACTAGTGGAATATCGGTAACTTCTACCCTTGATGCAAATAGTACTACTTTAATTGGTAATTTTGGTACTCAAACAGATATAATATCAAATACAACTATTCCAGATGGAGTTTATAATTTGTATATTTATTGCGGTGCAGATAATATTAATAACGTATATTTATACTATACTTTATCGATTTCAGATGGTACGACTACGAGTGATTTGTTTGCTACAAGTAATCAAACACAAATTACAGACACAGATACAAATACTTCTTTTGTAATTGCATCAGTAGGCACAAGTACGACACTAAATCCACAAACAGATAGTGTAATTTTAAACCTATATGCAATAAATACATCGATTGATGCTTCAGCAAACATAACAGTTCAATATGAATATTTAGATGGTATTGGTGGATATAGTTATATACAATCGAGTTTAACTCCAGAAGGAGCAACTGGAGCAACTGGAGCAACTGGAGCAACTGGAGCAACTGGAGCAACTGGAGAAACTGGACCAACTGGACCAACTGGATCAACTGGAGCAACTGGAGCAACTGGACCAACTGGACCAAAGGGAGATAAAGGTGATGTTACTGGAGTAACTGGTCAAACTGGATCAACTGGAGTAACTGGAGCAACTGGACCAAAAGGAAATAATGGTAATGCTGGTGGTTTGGTTTTATTTTTAAATTATAGTGAAACAGGAGGTATTACTGGTACACGTCTTTTAAGTGAAACAACTTACGAATCTGGAGGGAGATCGGTAACTTCTGGAATTACAGGTAATACTAGTAATAACAAAATTGATAGTTTTAGTACTCAAACAGATCTAATATCAAATACAGAAATCCCAGATGGAGTTTATAATTTCTATGTTTATTGTGGAGCAAGTACTG